CGGCGGCGTGACCGGCGTCTTCACCCCGCCTCCAGGCTTCGACCGCAAGGGCGCGGGCATCGCCATCAGGGCCACCGAGTCCGAGCTGGGCGACGCGTGCACCCGCGAGGCGCTGCGCGAGCGCCTGGAGGCCAGGGGCTTCCGCTCCGTGAGCTACACGACCGTCACGCTGTCCGACCCGGACAGCGTGCCACCGAAAACGAAATGACAGTCCCTTCGGCCCGGCGCCGAAGGGTCATGAAAGGCTGCACATGAATATCATTGAAGCGTCGGACACAGAGATTGGCACCTCTGTCTTCATGCACGAGGGCAAGGTCCTGGTGTGGTTTGACGACATCCTCAAGGCCGGCGGTGCGCTCGACATGCTCGACGCGCTGCCGAACGTCCAGGTCACCACCGTGTACCTGGATGGCAAGCTGCGCGACATCGGCACCATGACGGACGCCAAGATGGCCCAGTACGTACTCGACACAATCAAGGGAGCATAGAATGAAAATCGTCATCGTAACAGACAACGCGACGCGCTACGCGTACTTCATGATCGACGGCACGCTGCGCAGTGTGCGCAAGACCCTGGACGAGACCGCCGCGTACCGCGCGGCATTCGGCGCCTTGCCGAACACCTGGATCACTGATGTGGCGGCCGACCTGAATATCACCCCACAGCAAATGCGCTTTGCGGGAATGAGCGAGCTGCACGAGCTGGTTGCGGCGTACCTGGCAGCCAACCAGCCGGTGACGCCGCCGCGCGTCTACGCCGCCAGCCGCGCCAGCATTCCCGAGCGCTCCGCCATGTGGCGCGAGATGCGCGAGGCCGGGGCCGACGTCACGTCGACCTGGATCGACGAGGCGGCCCACGGAGAGACGGAGTGCTACGCCGAGCTGTGGGAGCGCATCGTTCGCGAGATCGCCGCTGCGGAGCGCCTGGTGCTGCACGTGCAGGCTGAGGACTTTCCGCTCAAGGGCGCCTTCATCGAGGTCGGCATCGCCATCGGCCTGAACCGTCCAGTCTTCGTCCACATGCCGGGCGTGGAAGTGGAGGGCATCACGTTCCGCCCCGTCGGCTCCTGGCTGAAGCACCCGCTCGTCACCGTCGTGCGCGACATTCGCGCTGTCATGTTCGAGCGCGCAGTAAGTCCGGATAACATCATCACCCTGTAAGGAAGCACCATGAATGAATCACCACTCGCTAGAGCTGCGCGCCTGCGCGGCCTAGTACCCGTCCCGCCGGCCCCGACGGCCATGGTGGTGCGGACGACCGCGCTGCCCGACGCGCCGCTGACCATCCTACCATTCACGCAGAAGGACATGGACGACCTGTTCGGCGACGTTGCCCGCAACGTCGGCGCCACCACCGAGCGCATCGTCTCCGAGATGGGCGTCAGCCGCTTCGGCGACATGGGCGCGATGCTGGTCCAAGTGCAGGCCGAGGCCGAGAACCTCGACCCGGACTCGATCATGAAGCGCGGCGTCGCCGGCTGGATCCAGCGCCGCTTCGGCAACGTCAAGGCCGAGATGACGCTGCGCCTGAAGAAGGGCGAGCAGGTTTTCGACCAGCTGGCTGCCAAGATCGCCACCCACGTGACGGTCCAGGCCAAGTGGGTCGACGATCTGGAGGCCATGTACGCCGAGAACTGGGAGCAGTACAAGATGCTCCGCGGCGTCATCGAGAAGGGCGAGTCCTGGAAGCGCAGCATGGAGGCACAGCTGGCGAACACGCCCGCTCCCTCCCAGGACGATCCGGACGCGGTCATGAAGGGCCAGGCCATCCGCGACGCCCAAGCCCTTCTGTCCCGCCTGAAGATCAAGATCGATTCGGCCGAGCGCCTCCAGGCTCAGATCGAGGGGAGCGCCGCATCGATCCGCGACCAGCAGAACGGATCGCTGACCGACATCCAGATCCTGAACGACTTCGTCGAGCAGGGCTTCCCAATGCTCAAGCGCGAGTTCGTCCGCTACCTGCAGACCCTGGACCACCAGAAGACGCTGACGCTGGCCGAGAACATGCGCCAGCTGCTGACGACCACGCTGACCCGCAGCGCGGACAGCACCAAGGCCGCCTCGATCCGCACGGCCAAGGTGGCCAACGCGCCGCTCATCCAGACCAGCGTGCTGAACCACATCCGCACCCGCATGATCGAGACCGTCACCGAGGTGCGCCGCATCGAGACCGACGCCACCGCCCAGCGCGAGGCCGACGCCAAGACCATCGCGGGCGGCCAGGCCGAGTACCTGAAGCTGCTGCAGAGCCACGGCAGGGTCTGAGCCATGACGACCGACCGCAACGTCATCGTGGACTCGATCGGGGTCCACGACCGCAACTGCCTCGGCTGCATACGCTGCCACGAGAAGGGCTTCGACGACCGGAGCGTGCTGGTGACGGCGCTCTCCATCCGCAACGGTCCCCACGAGTTCACCAACCTGTACCTGGACGACGCCCAGGCCTCGGCCCTGCACGCGCGCCTCGGCATGGTGGTCGGGGCCAACCTGGCCGCCGTCGCCGCGCTCTCGACCACGCGCGACAAGTTCTACGTAGCGTCCGTCGACCGCAAGGTCTACGACGAGATGGTGGCCGACCGCGACCGCTGGAAGGCCCTCGCGGAGAAGCCTCGCAAGATCCCGATGGAGATCGTCGATGCGAAGTTTCACAGCTGGTGGGGAGCCAGCAAGTACTGCCAGGTGGTCCACTCCGGGCCGACCACCATGGCGATGGTCAAGGACGGCGCCATCGCCATCCTCGGCGAATTCAACCTCATAGAAAACAAAGGAAGCAACAATGGCTGACGGAAATGTACTGAGCCTGAACCTGAGCAAGAAGGACATCGTGCTCGATCTGAAGAAGACCTTCGAGCTGAACCTGCGCAAGGTCGGCCTGCCAGAGAACCTGGTGATGCGCACCAAGCTGGGCATGGACCGGTCCACGTCCATGGAAGGCCTGTTCCGCAATGGATGGGTGCAGAACGTGTTCGACCTGTTCCTGGCGGCCGCGATGCGCTTCGACGACGACGGCGAGCTGGAGGCCGGCTTCTTCAATACCGGCCACAAGGAGTACCCGAACGCGACGCTGGACGACGCGGGCGTGTACATCCAGCGCCACGGCATCAAGGCGGACGGCGGCACGCGCTTCGCCCCGACGATCGCCAGCATGATCCCGTCCGGCGGCGTGCGCGGCATCTTCAGCAAGATCCTCGGCGCCGTGACCACGCCGCCGGCGCCGATCTACATGGCGATGGGCACCGATGGCCAGAACGACGACCGCAAGGCCTTCGAGAAGGAGCTCGAGCGCGTGTCCGGCACCCGCAGCTTCATCCAGATCTTCGGCATCGGCGGCAGCGTCGACACCGACTACCTGACCCGCGTGGCCCGCCTGTACGACAACGTGGCCTTCTTCAACATCCCGAACCCGAACGACCTCACGCCCAACAGCATGTACGAGGCCATCTGCAACGACAAGTTCGTCGCGTGGCTCACCGCCAACGGCCTCGCCAACCCACACGTACAAGGACTCCAATGATTGCCTTCCTCCGCTCCACGATGCGCCACTTCGGCGGCAGCATCATCGTCATGGCGATCGCCTTCGCAGCCCTCTACGCCTTCACCGGCTCCGCCCAGGCCCTGCTGGCCGCGGCCACGCTGACCGTCGTCGAGATCGCGGTCAGCTTCGATAACGCCATCGTCAACGCGGCGCACCTGCAGCACGTCACCAAGCTGTGGCGGCGCGTCTTCCTGACCGTCGGCATGCTGGTCGCGGTGGGCTTCATGCGCCTGTACTTCCCGATCCAGATCGTGTCGATCATCGGCGGGGTGCCGATCGGCCACGCGATCGACCTGGCGATGCACGACCACGCCCAGTTCGCCAATATCCTGATCAGCTCCCACCACATCGTGGCCGGCTTCGGCGGCGGCTTCCTGATGATGGTCGCGCTGGGATACTTCATCGACGGCGGGAAGGAGGACCACTGGCTGCCGGGCGTCGAGCGCCTGCTGCAGATGGGCGGCGAGTACATCCTGGCGTTCGACGTGATCGTCACCAGCGCCGCATCCTACTTCGTCTCCACCCTGATGGGCAAGGAGCACGGCGACCCGTTCTTCAACGCGGCGTTCGTCGGCATCATGGTGTACATCTCGGTCGACTTCCTCAAGAAAGTTCTCGAGCAGTTCGACGCCGCGCTGGCGAACGGCGCGTTCAAGTTCCTGGCCGGCGGCCTGGGCACCTTCATCTACCTGGAGGTGCTGGACGCCAGCTTCAGCTTCGACGGCGTGATCGCGGCGTTCGCGATCAGCAACGACGTGATCGTGGTCATGTGCGGCCTGGGCATCGGCGCGCTGTTCGTCCGGAGCATGACCGTCATGATGGTCGACCAGGGCACGCTGAACGAGTACCGCTACCTGGAGCACGGCGCCTTCTGGGCGATCGGCGCGCTGAGCGTGTTCATGTTTGCGGGCGCGGTCGTCCACGTCCCCGAGTGGATGGTTGCCGGCTCCAGCATCGTGATCATCCTGGGCGCTCTGGCGCACTCGATCATCGACAACCGCCGCCACGCATACACTGCGACTGATGTGGCGGTGAGCGAAATCGACCTGTCGCGCGCCGCGATCGGCGCCACGCCGGGCGGTATCCAGATGATGCGCTCGGCCGATGACTTCCACAAGGCATTCGGTGAACCACAACGCCGCACCTCGGATCAAAACGACATCGGTCAACCAACCGAAGTCCTTTCCGACGTGCACTCCATCATGGTCTCGCATGGCGGCAGCGAAGTTGCTCCCGACATCGCCAGTGCGCGCGATGCGGCGGACGCGGCGCCTCCCGGCTACGCCACTGTGTCGGTATCGGGTTGGCCTGCCATGCTCGTGAAGAAAGACGACGCGATGGGCGTGATGGAGCGCCTCGGCAACATGCTGACCGCTGGTCCGCGCCGCTCGGCACGCATGGACGATGGTGCAGTAGCCCGCGCAGTCGAAGCCGGCAAACCAGGCATCACGGCGTCCGTCACTCCACTGGTGAACGCGTGCGCTGAGGTCGATATTCCGGCCTACACCGATCCGAATACGCTGTGCGGCCGATGCTCCCACCTCGTCGCGGAGACGATCACGGAGGTGAAGAACCGCGTTCCGGCGGTGCAGTCGCTGGCGACCCCGGCCGAGACCGCCGAGGCCCTGGGGCACCCCAGCCTGCTGACGCGCGTCACCGCGGCCGTCCGCGCCTTCGCCGACCCGCATGAGCAGCCGGCGCCGAGCGACCACCAGGTCATCTCGACGGCCAGCGAGGAGTCCGAGGTCGACCCCGAGGTGCTGGCGCAGCTCACCGCGGATAGCGGCGTGCAGGTCGTGCGACGCGGCGTGGGCATCGCCACCATCCGCGTCATTCCGGACTGATCACGGCCGGCTCCACCACAGTAAGCGGCACCGTTGTGGAGGGGCTGGTCGTGACGGCCCAGGACCTCTACGCCATGCTGGACCGCATCCCGTACCAGGCTCGCCTCACGATGGGCGTGAGCATCGCGGTCCACGGGTGCGAGAAGGTCGCCGAGCCCAACAAGGAGCTCGTCGGCCGCGGCCACACGAGGGCCGACGGAACCAGCGAATTCACGCTGTACTAATCCCAACAACGAAGGAGAACGCATGAGCATCACCCTGAACCTGAGCAAGAACGCGCCCCTGCTGGACCTGCACAAGGAGGCGCCGAGCCTGACCACCCTGCGCGCCTCGCTGAGCTGGACCGAGCACCCGGTCCACGGCGCCGACCTGTCCAAGGGCTTCGACCTGGACCTGTTCGCCATCGTCCTGACCGGCGAGAAGATCCGCGGCCCGCAGGACATCGTGTACTTCCACAACATGTCCTACGACAACGGCTCGATCGTCCTGCCGGCGGACAACCGCACCGGCGGCGGCGACGGCGAGCACATCGACATCGTCCTCGGCAAGGTGCCGGCCGAGCGCACGGGCGTGGACCTGTACGTCTGCATCCACGAAGCCGCCGAGCGCCGCCAGCACTTCGGCATGATGGCGGACGCGAAGTTCGTCCTGGCGACCGAGTCGGGCGCGACCATCCAGGAGTACTCCGTGTCGTCGTATCCCAACAAGGCGATCCTGCACATCGGCCGCCTGGAGCGCAACGGCGCCACCTGGGCCTTCAGCCCCAGCGGCGAGACCAGCGACGCCACCATCAACGAGATGGTGAGCGCCTACATGTAAGGAACCGCCCATGCCCCGCGGGCATGGGCTTCCTTCACGTTTTTTCTGCCACGGCGGCCGCCGTGCGCTTGGAGCTCTGCGCCTGCGCGATGCGCGTCAGGTACCCGTCGTTGTGGTCCTGCGCCGCGATGAGCAGCTTGGCGTGGACCCTGGAGTAGACGAAGGCCGCGCACCCCTCGTCGCCGCCGAAGTACCGCTCCATGTGCTGCTGGTACGGCTTGCCGAGCTCCTTCATCACCAGCACGGTGAGCTCGACCGACGCGTCAGTGATCTCCTTGTCCGTCATCTGGCGGCCGGTCTGCTTGGCCGCGTGGTGCGACATGGCGGCCGGCTCCATCACGGTCTTGAAGTAGACCCTGACGTGGTGCTCGATGCTGGACGTGAGGAAGTCCGAGTCGGCGGTGAACGCGTGCGCGCCGCTCTTGGGGATGAGCGGCGAGATGAGAGCGAGGGCCTCCTCCAGGCGGTCGGTCGTCAGGATGCCCTTTTCTACCAGCGCCTCGGCGATCGCCTGGGCTGGGGACTTCTGGCGGATGTCGGTCACAGTGCCTCCTCGGACGGCAGCGGCGCCTCGGTCGGGGGCGCCAGCAGGTTGGCGCGCGTGACCGGGATGGCGGTCCAACGCTGCAGGTTGATCTTCAGGGCCTTGGCGTTCTGCTCTTTGGCAGCGTCCGAGTCCCAGGACAGGGCGATGGCGCGGATCTTGTCAGCCAGATGTTCGGTGAGCCCGGCGCGGTTCTCGTCGATGAGGCCCTGCCAGTTGCCGAAGATGGACCGCGGATCGACGTGCAGCTGGCCGGCGTGTACGGCCTCGTGCAGCATCTGCACCAGCGGCACCAGCCCGACCATGCCCTTCCAGTGGTACGCCATCACGCGGTTGGCCACGGCGAAGGTGGTCAGGCGCACGCGGTCTACCTGCATCTGCCCCAGCACCAGCTCCACGATGTCGTAGAGCGCCAGCGGCGCGTGATGGATCTCCAGGCCGGCGGCGGAGACCTCCTCGGGCGTGAGATTGGACAGGATCGAGCACGTGCTCATGTCCAGGTTCTCCAGGATGAACGTCCGGTAGCGGGCGTACTCCGGGCACTTGCGCACCGTGGACACGATGCCCTTGATGAAGGCGGTTCGGGCCTTGGTGTCGAACAGGGCGTCGCCGTAGAAGGTCGGCTCGCCGTAGTTCGTGATGAGGGCGACGTTCAGCTCCTCGTTGCTCAGGGGAGTCGCCGCCAGCGCGGTCTGCGACTCGTCTTGCATCTGTGCTTCCATGGCGTGTGGGTCCTATAGGTTGCTATCTTAACATGAGGCTGATCGGGCAGCGTGATCGGGCGAATCCTCGCCACGGCGCCGCCCTGGAGACTCAAACTTCAGGAGGAAATCGATGAGCATCAAGCTGGATACTGTAAAAGCGGCCGACCCCAAATCCCTGCTCGGCCAGGTCGTTGCGTGCAGGTTCGGGGAGCTGGACACGTCCGATTGGGCGAGCGTCTTCGTAATCGACACGCGGGACGCAGCGTCCGGGGTGCCGATGTTCCTGGTGGAGCGGGCCGACTGCGCCGGCTCGTTCGGGCTGGCGCGGATCGAGTGCGGCACGCTCGTCTGCGTCGCCACCGCCGATGCCAACCAGGCCGGCGTTGGCCGCGAAAAGGCGAAACGAGTCCTGGGGTTCGGTGAGGCCGCCCGCATGGGAAAGTCCGCTCTCGCGGCGGGTCGCCCCGTCGCATGGAATAAGACCACCGGGTGGGTGTCCGCGTGCATGGGTCGCGTGGACAACGGCCGGGTGGCCTACCTGTGATTGCGAGAGAGGCTGCGGCCTCTCTTTTTTTGCGGCGCGAGAGCCTCCTCGGACGGTCGCTTAAAATTCTTTCGATCAGAGAGCAATGCGCGCTCTCCGGTACCCACAACCAACCGAAGGAGTAATGAACCATGCTGATTCAATTCGACGCCAGCGAGCAAAAAGCAGCACGCGACCAAATCAAGAAGATCTCGGCCCTCCTGGGCGACATCCCTGGCACCGGCGGCGTCCGCAAGACGATGGATGAATTCGCCGCCAAGCCTATCGACGTCACCAAGGTCGGCGACGTTGTGAACTCCAACGAGGTGCGCCTGACAATCGGCGAGGACGGCACCCTGAGCATCTGGGTGAACCCGGATGCCATCAGGGATGCCATGGACTTTGTGACCGAGTACTACACGATGCTGATCGAGATAGCCATCGCGCTGTTCCCGGTCTTCCGCATGGGCGCTCGCATGGTGGGCCGTCTGGAGGAGCGCGCCAGGGCGTTCGGCCAGCGCTTCGTCCCGCTCAAGAAGGCGGACGCGGCCGATCCGGCGAGCGCCCCAGCCGCGCCTGCCGAGGCGGACGCGCAGCCGTAACACTGCAAAAGAAGCCTCCGGGCTTCTTTTTTTTTTGCCGTCAGCCGGCCGGCGCCATGAGCAGGAGGCTGACCTCCTCGCGGCTCGGGACGTGCGTGTCGGCCCGCAGGCGCGGCAGTGCGGCCGTGGCGTCGACCTTCTGCGCGGACGCGACAACCTGCTCCTCGGTCGTCTCGACGAACCGCAGCACGGCGGCCACCAGCTCCTCGGACACGCCGTCCGAGTAGTCGCGCAGGAATCCGATCCAGTCGCCGTGGACTTGACTCGGGTGGATGTGCAGCGTGCCGTTGTGCACCAGTTTGTGGATCGAGCTGGCGAGCGGCACGACTCCGACCTTGTCCTCGAAGTGCATCTGCATGACCTCGTCGGCCACGGTCATGGACGTCACGGCCTGCCCGCGCGCCAGGCGGTGGTTGATGACGGTCTCCACCAGGGTGTAGAGCGTCAGCGGGCAGTGGTGCATCTCCAGGCCGATCTCGCCGCCGGACATGTCCAGGCCGCTCATGAACGAGCAGTGGTTCATGCCGAGGTCGATGCGCAGGTGGCTCACCCAGCGGCTGTACTCCGGCGAGGTGCGGATCAGCGTCTCGATCTTCTTGATGAAGCGGACCGACTCCTCCGCCGTCACGATGCGGTCGGTCATGAACGCCTCCTGGAAGAAGCCGGCCTCCAGGGACAGGTAGAGCTCCGCGTCGCGGTCGCCGTACAGCCTGATGGCCTCGAGGCCGGTGGCCACCTCCAGGGGAACGGCCGGCGGCGGCACCGCGACCTGGGTGCCGGCGTCGGGTGCGGCGGATTTTTTCGGGGGCTTGTTGCGGGTGGCCATTGTCGGATGCCGGTAGTTGATGGAATAAGGCGCTGTTCGCCCGCGGGTTTTTGCGATCGGAACAGTCAGCTAGTCCACCCTAGAAATGCACACAAAATGCTCAAGACCCTTGACCAGACCTCCTCGGAGGAGCTCCGCTCGCTCGTCGACTTCGCGCGAGCGCTGACCGTGAAGAAGCAGGAGGTGGCCGACGCCGCCGAGACGGTCGCCCTGCAGAAGGCCGGCCAGGGCTTCATCGCCGTCGACCGCCCCACCCGCGACTGGGCTCAGGTCGTGGGCTACGTCCCGGTCGGCAGCACGACCGTCGAGACCCTGCGGGGCGCGACGTGGGTCCACCGCCCCACCGGGAGCCCGGCGGCGCAGATGGCAGTCGACACGTCCGTGTCGCTGTGGGAGAAGTCCGTCCTCGGCAACTGGCTGAACAACGCGTCCGGCCAGACCCGCACCGCGACCGACCCGACGTGGCGCCTCTTCTCGGCGCCGGCGGGAGACTGCTGGGTCGACCCCGTGGGCGCCCGATCGCTGCTGCCCGTCCTGGTGTGGCTGGACCGCACCACCGGCACGACCTCGGCGCTCGGCCCGGGCTCCGGCGACTTTGTCGGCGAGACCTCCAACGGCCTCGCCCACCCGGACGGCCTGAGCGACATCATCGCCGCGCCGCAGGAGTACGTCACGGCCCTGGTGCAGAAGGCGCTCGGCGGGATGACCGCGCAGCAGGAGGCCGCGCTGGACGCCGCCATCGCCAGCTTCGAGGAGCCCGGCCCGTGGGAGGACGTGCGCCAGCCGTACTTCGCCTCCGACGGCCGCGGGAACCCCATCCTGGACGACAACGGCGTTCCCGCAGTGAACCCCCTGCGCGTCGTGCAGGTGGCCTTCCGCGGGGAGCTCAACGACTACTACCGGACGATCGTCCGCGACAGCGGCATCAGCCCGTACGTCTCGCGCAACGCCAACCAGTTCGAGGTCATCGCGTGGAAGGCTGTGCCCGGCATGACCTACGACGACTCCCGCCGGTTCGTGGCGGCCCACACCGAGAGCGTGCGCGTCTATAAGGCGGCGTTCTACAACGAGGCCATGGAGGGCGACCCGCTCTACTTCGACTACTGCCGCATGTTCATCGCGTGGATGACGATCAACCGCATCAGCGACGAGCGCATGGACGGCATCGGCGACGTGGATCGCATGAGCCCGTACGACCTGACCAACCACCTGTACTCCTTCGGCATCTACCAGTTCGACGACCTCCCGATCGTATACCGCCGCCGCCTGGCCAAGAGCATCCAGAAGATCATCTCCGTCAAGGGCACAACCCAGGTGTTCCGCGACATCCTGGGCCTGTTCAACCTGGACCGCGACCTGAAGATCTGGAAGCACTACCTCGTGCGCTACTTCCCCGACACCTCCCAGATCCTGACCTTCCCGCGTCAGGCGGGAGAGGGCGAGGAGCTGCACGTCGACATGCAGGACCAGACCTCGCTGGCCGCCGCCACGGTGGAGCTGCTGGGCGCGCAGCTGGTGGCGCTGGCCGGTCCGTACCGCTCGTTCACGGCTTCGAGCGACGGGCTCACCCTGATCCTCAACCGGGCTCAGGGCGGGGCCGGCGGCGTGTCGGCGGTCTCCATCGTGGAGACCGAGGGCGGCGCGGTCGTAGAGGAGGGCGACATCTCCACCGGCGGCACCGACTACGGCCTGCCGGAGGTCGGCTTCCAGAAGGTGGACATCGACGACCCGGCCGCGGAGACCACTGTGGCCAATCTGGACACCTCGTTCCTGGCGGACTACGACGAGTTCGTGAGCGCCGACCCGACCTGGGAGACCACCCGGCCGGACGCGCGCAAGCTGGCGTTCTCGGTCCTCCAGACCAAGTACTTCTCGATGAGCAGCGCGGTCGACACCGTGTACAACGGCCTGTCGCTGGGCGTGCTGTGGGGCATGCTCAAGGACGCCCAGATCCGGGGCCGCGCCGGCCCGATGCTGATCCAGGGCGCCAGCTCGCTGAGCGGCGTGATCTCCATGAACCTCTTCGAGGCGTTCGTGGCGACCATGACGCTGACCCTGTGGCGCTTCGGTGTGGACGACATCATCCCGCACGGCGAGGCCGGCGTGTCCCGCATCATCGCGGCGCGCACCGACGGCTCCGCGTTCCCCAACGAGGCCTCGCTCCTGCCGTACTCCACGGTGCTGGAGCGGGTGGCGACCCTGCCCGAGCCGCTGACCCCGCAGTCTGTGGCGACCGCCAGCGACAACAACGTCGCCACGGCGCAGCGCATCGACGTGTCCATCGACCGCACGGGCCACTTCGCCGACGCGGTGGGCGACTACGACCCGCTGCGCGGCGGCGAGGAGATCCGCACCGTCCCGCGCAACGAGGCCCTGCGCCGCATGTGGGACTACAAGTTCGTCAGCGACTACCAGACGGACGCGTTCGGCCAGCTGGACACGTACTCCGAGTGGCTCGGCGAGTTCAACCCGGAGCTGGCGGCGTGGATCAAGCAGATCGACGCCGACGAGGACTACGTCAACGGCATCCTGTCCCTGATCCTGCTGATCGAGGACTCGATCGAGAGCGCCACGCTCAACCTGCCCGCCGCGATGGGCATGACCGACATCGTGATGATGTACGCCCAGCGCCTTATCCTCTTCTTCAAGGCGTACACGACCGACCTGCGCAGCTTCAGCACCTTCATGCTGATCGACCGCCCGGCCACCGAGACCGTGCGCCTGATGAACCTGCTGGCGGGCATGAAGGCCACGTGGTCCAGGGACGACGCGCTGGACCAGATGAAGGACCTGTACTCCATGATCGCCAGGTGGTCGTACGACGAGGGCTCGCCGGAGTCCCTGCTGTCCGACGCCCTGGCCATCTTCGCGCGGCTGCAGCAACAGGACATTGCCGAGATTCTGGACCTCGCCAAGCTCCGGGCTCGGGATGAGGTCAACGACCCGGCGGCGGTGATGCGCGACGCGTTCGCGATCACCACGTCCTTCGCGAGGCGCGACGCCGTCACAGTCCACACCCGCGCCCAGCGCGCGGGCGACGTGGTGGTGACGGGCACCGAGCCGGACGAGGACGGGCTGTTCCTGCCGTTCATCAGCCCCGAGACGAACCCGGACCTCACCCCCGGAGAGATCTCGGACGAGGACAGCAGCGGCCTGGAGTCCGTCGTCGTCACGCCATACACCCGCCAGGAACCCCTCGAGAAGCCCCGCACCCAGGGCCTCGGCGAGGGAGTCCGAATCACCATCGACTAAGGATACCCATGAACGACCACATCAAGCGCATCAACTTCGCGGACGCGATGGACATGGCGCGCGACGAGCACATCAACCGCGAGTACCGCGAGGAGATGGCCGGCCTCGGCGGCATGGCCGGCATCGTCACGATGACCGACGAGACCGGCCGCGTCGTCTTCAGCGAGCGCAAGAACCTGATCGTGCTGCGCGGCCGCGTGTTCGCGCTGGAGAAGCTGTTCAACGACGGCATCGACACGTTCGGCGTCAACGGCGGTCTGCAGCCGTACATCACCGACCTGAACCGTCAGATCATCTCGTTCGGCGTGGGCAAGGGCGGCGCTCCGGCGTCCGATCCGTTCGCCCCCTACGCCCCTCCGCCGACCGGCGCCAACGGCGTGGCCCTGGCCAACCGCGTGCCGTTCCGCCTGCACGACACCAGCAAGAGCGCCAGCGGCGACCCCCTGCTGTACGTGCCGGGCGGCGAGATCGGCAACTACGGCGGCGCGGAGAACATCGTCGGCCAGCCGACCCAGTTCTACTACTACATGAAGCACTTCGACAGCCGCGATCCCGTCTGGTTCTTCGACGAGGCCAAGAACCAGGTCTACAAGCAGATCACGATGAGCGTGACCCCGAACGACTGCCGCACCAGCACGTCGAACTGGATCAACGAGCTCTGCCTGTACTTCAGCCGCGTGGCCGGCGTGGACGCCCGCGGCGGCGTGTCGTTCGCCAACCCGGAGATGTTCAGCCGCATCACGTTCCCGACCGAGTACCTGTCGGCGAACAAGGCGCTGGAAGTCCAGTACAACGTCTACGCGTAGAGCGCCGCCATGGGTCCGCAGAGTCTCAACCTTGGCCTCGACTTTGACAATCCGGCGGACTGGCACGGCCACCTCCGGCCCCGGCCGGACGGCGCGCGGGCCAAGTGCGGCGCCCTGGGAGTCCTCGGGTGCCCGGTCTGTAGGGAAGAGGACCGCCAGATGAAAGCCATGGCCGAGAACGCCAGCATTTCCGGCATCGCTCCAGTGGCGGCCGGCGTGCAGGGTGGCGCCAAGCCGCAGGTGCTGAGCGCGCCGTTTCCGTCGACCGCCTTCGGCGGCAGTGAGAAGCCGACCGATGCTAGCCTCAAGAAGCGCAAGCTCAGCGAGGAAGACGACCAGACCGAGGCCGAGATCGATCTCGGTCTGTGAAGGAGAGGGGAAGGGCGTGAGCCCTTCCCCGCTTCCGTGTAATTGAAAGGATTCAGAATGTCCAAGGAACTGCTCTTCGGAGACGGGTACTACCACAACGATGAGGCTCGCGCGAGGGCGCTTGTGGAGAAGTATCCCACAGCCGACAAGGCGATCGCGTACCTGAAGCGGAACCCGCACCTCGGCGGATTGGAGGCGTCCGGGGGCCTCGGCGACTGGCTGAAGCCGGAGTGGCTCGTCACCGAGCGCGAACAGCGCCTGCACATGATCTACAGCGATGGCGGCGGCAACGACTGGTTCCTGTCGGAGAAAACGGGCCAGGTGTGGGAATTCATCCACGACGACCCGCAGCCCGGCGAGCCGAACTACGGTTACTTCGGGCCGGCTCGCTTCACGTGGCTCAGCTGCAAGGATTCCTACCAGGCTTTTCTCGAGAGCTTCAAAGAGGACCACCTGAAGGATTACGTGAGCCCCTACGAGATCCAGAGGCCCAAGCCGGTGGTGCTCTCAGTCCCGCGCAAGAAGATCCCGATGGCGCAGCGCATCAAGGCCGCCAAGACCAAGGGCCTGGCGTTCGGCGTGGGTTACGGAATAGCCGGTGCGGGCGTCGGCGCCTTCGGCGGCGGCCTGGTCGGCGCCGCTGCGATGGGCGCGGTGATGGGTACCACGATGGGCGCAATCGGCGCCGCATCGGGATTCGCAATGGGAGAGAATACCATGATGGAGCACGCCGATGATCCCGAGATCTTCTTCGCAATTCAGGAGAAGGGCTCGCACGGCCACGGGAACGGAAAGGCGGACGTCGGCGTGGGCGACCGCGCTCTGGCCGGGAAGACGCGCATCTGCGGCCAGGACCAGCTGATTCCTATGCTCCGGCACCTGATGGACGCACTGCGCGCCGGGGGCTGGAAGGACGGCGCGCCGTTGACCGTCCGCATCACCCAGGGCGACCACGACGGAGTGAACGGCCGCGAGTGGTCGCTGCGCGACGCGATCGCCGAGGCGTGGGTCAAGGCCGAGGTCCGCCCCGAGGGCGGCGAGGGCCAGGCCAACCCGGAGCTCGCCAAGGGCGCGCTGTTCGACAGCGACCTCCCGGACGAGGCCGTGACCTTCGGCAGCCTGACGTGCCGCCACGTGGGCTCCGCCGGATGGCTGACGGCCACGCTGCGCTACCTCAGCGACGGATCCGCCGCCAGCGGCCAGGAGGAACTCATGAACGCCATGCGCACCGCTGGCTTCGACATCGAAGGGAGCGCGTGATGGACCGACAGACGATTCCCGGCATCGCCACCATGGAGCTGCTGCGCACGCCGCCCTCGGCCTACTCGCTGGACCTGCTCCGCGACTGGCTGGCGACGACCAAGAAGACCACCCCGCGGTACCCGCACGAGTCCACCGTGGACGTGCCGGACGAGTTCCGCCGGCCGCCGCCGGGCGAGCGCGCCGAGGGCGAGTGGGACGTGCGCTGGGCACCGAACTGGGGTTCGATCCGCAGCACGACCGTGGGCCGCTACGTGGCCAACAACCTCGTCTTCTCGCGCTCCAGGGCGCTGCGCGAGGCGTTCCCCTACTACGACAGGCCGTGGGACGACAAGACGGTCGGCGAGATCCAGCAGCGCGCCATCGACATGCGGCTCGCCGGCAAGATCACGTTCGAGGACCAGGCGTACCTGATCGACTACATGCAGTGGCTCGGCTACGCCCCGACCAGCTTCATTGCTCCGTCCATGACGATCGACACCATCCGCATCGACCCGGTGACGAAGCGCCTGAAGAAGGAGATCCTGGCGAGCGAGCGCGGCAAGAGGCTCCGCGAGGGCGACCTGGGCGAGCTGGGGGCCGTGGAGAAGGAGCTCGTGGCATCGGCCAAGGGCCAGCTCGACGGCAAGGACCCCGGCTTCGACATCTTCGCGTCCGGCGCGCGCGGCTCCGTGGGCAACAACTACAAGAACACGGCGCTCATGCGCGGCGCGATGCGCAAGTCGGACGATCCGTCGCAGATCACCGTCTCCACAGCGTCGCTCGAAGACGGCATTCCGGTCGACGAGATGCCGGCCTACGCCGACCTGATCGTGCAGGCGTCCTACGGTCGCTCGATGATGACCGCCCAGGGCGGCTACATCGCCAAGCAGCTGAACGCCGCGTTCCAGGGCCTGCGCCTCAACGAGGACGCGAAGAGCGACTGCCGCAGCGCGCGCTACCTGCGCGTGACGGTGGACTCCCCCCGCGAGTACCTCTTCCGGTTCTACCTGGAGGGCGGGAAGCTGCGCGAGATCATGCCTGACGATCTTGCCGGGCTGAAGGGCAAGACGCTCCAGTTCCGCTCCCCGATGTACTGCGGGGACACGAGCGGGGGCATCTGCAGCCGCTGCGCGGGCACCCTGCACCACCGCATGGGGGTGACCAACATCGGCCTGATCGCCGGCCGCATCGGGACAACCCTGATGAACGCGAGCCTGAAGGCGTTCCACGACTCCAGCCTGAAGCGCACGCGCATCGACATGTCGAAGTACTGCCGCGAGCTGTAAAAAAAAAAGACGAAGTGCCCATGCCCTCCGCGGGCATGGGCGTCTTTACTGCTAGCTCTCGTCGGTGACGGGGCCCAGATCCAGCTCCTCCAGCGACTCGATGCTGAACTGGCGACCGTTCAGAGGCATGATCGAGACCTGGCAGATGAGGCCGTTCTCGCTCGTCACCTGGCCGACCTTGAACCGGCCCTCGGACAGCTTGATGACCAGCGCCAGCGCCTCGTCCTCGCCGTAGCCCTCGGGCGCGATGTCGTCGAACTGGATGTACGCGGCATCCACATCGTAGTACAGCAGGTTGGTGTTCTTCAGGACCTGCTCGGTCTGGCGCGACGTGCCCTCGTTACCGACCCACAGCCAGCCGGCGACCCACACGCCATCGTCATCGGGCGCAACCATCGGCACATCGTCGATCTCGACATCATCGTCACTCGGAATGGCGTAGAGAGAGCGGGCGGAGGCCACGTGCTCTGCCACCTGCTCGCGCTCCTCGATGGCATCGTCGGCGTTCTGCACGGCCTCGTTCAGACCGGTGGTCTCCAGCAGCGCCGCCAGGGCCGGGTACTGCTCGGCGGCCGCCTGGAGGGCCTTCGCCGCCTCGTAGAGATGCTGGACGACGGTGAAAGTCGCCAGAATTTTCTGCTCTTCTGCCATTGTCGGCTCCTTGGTTGCGACCATGCCCGCGGAGGGCATGGTCTTCGTTTCAGATTAGGCCAGGACGGCCCCGCCGCCCTCGGCCAGCGACTTGAACGCCCACTTCTTCGTGCACACGCTGTCGAGGCGGTCGGCCACGAGGTGCCAGTCCATCGGCAGGGACCTCAGCACTGCGTCCAGCTCGGCGCCGTCGACCTCCCAGAAGCCCAGCAGGTCGTCGCCGATGTAGTGGGCGTTGCCCTTGGAGGCGTGGTTGATCTGCATGGCCAGGACCTCGGACGTCTTAGGCCGGGACGTCAGCTGGATGAGCAGCGGGCGGCTCAGCATGACCTGCGGGATGCGCGGAACGATGTAGCGGATGCCCTTAAACATTCTCGCCCTCCGAGACCGCGCGGTTGATCAGCTGGCCGACCAGCGGCGAGATGATGCGCAGGCGGCGACCCATGGTCGGGACCGGCGGGACCTTGCCCGGCTCTGCACCCACGGTGCCCTTGGCGATCGCCATGCGGACGGCGCCGCGGTGGCCCATCGGCTTGAAGCTTTTGCCCGACTCCTCGTCCAGGCCGAAGGTCAAGAAGACCCAGGTCACGCCGAAGCTCATGTCCCACTTGAAGGTGGACACGATCGGGGCGCCCTTGCCCTTGCGCATGAGGCCCAGGGCGCGCGAGATGTCGCGGCCCTTCACCCACATCTCGCGCGGCATCAGGAACCAGCCGGTCACGGTGTAGGCGTGCTGCGACGGGTCGTTCAGCACCGTCAGTGCGCCCAGGCCAGCGCCTTCTTCCACGCGCATGTGACCGTCGGCGGTGACGAGCAGGCGCTCGATCATGTTGACTGGAGGGGTCGGGGGAGTTTCGATCTGCATCATGCTTTGGTATCCTTGTAACCCTGGCCTACTTCCCAGAGCGGTTGGTTATTCTTGCCGGCCGTGGCCAGCTGGTCTGCGACTTCGTTGAGGGGCACGCCGCGGTGACCCTTGACCTTCACGAACTGGACGAACATGCCGCGCTCGGACGACAGGCGGACGGCCTCCCGGTCGTCCGCGTTCGCCAGCTTGAGCCACGGGGTGCGCGGGCCGTAGGTGCCCGACAGCGTGTGGTAGGCGTCGAGCGTGCGGGAGAGCAGAGCGCGCCACAGGTCGGAGTTCTCGACCGGCTGCTTGCTGCTGTTCTTCCAGCCGCCGTTCTGCTTCACCATCCAGTTGTACCACCACGCGTCCTTGATGCAGTTGATCATGTAGGCCGAGTCGGAGTGCAGCACGACCTTCGTGGTCTGGAGGTCGCCGTGCAGCGCTCCGCGCACCGCTGCGATGCCCTCGATTGCCGCCAGCAGCTCCATGCGCTGGTTGGTGGTGACGTCGTCGTAGTGCAGCGCCGCCTTGACGATCAGGCGGTCGGACGCCACGCCGTTCTCGGCTTCCACCGCGATGAAGCCTGCGCCGCCCATGCCGGTGCCGGCGGCCCAGCCCTGGACGGGGCGGAGTCCGCCGTCGGTGTACAGGTGAATCTCTCTCATGCGAAGTCCTTGGTTGCGTCGTTGTATGCCAGCATCATGTCCATTGCCGACTTGTGGGCCGCGACGAGAGCCGCCGCCAGGTCGTACGCGTTTTCATCGAAGTGGCGGGCGTACGGCTCGTGGAGCGTCAGCCCGTTCGGGATCTCGCCGTAGTGGTCCAAGTCGGCCAGGAGCGAATCGAAGCTCATCTCGCAGTCTTCGAAGAAGCGCTCCAGGACCAGCTTGCTCGCGAGGGCGTGGCGGTGCAGGGCGGCGCTGCCGTTGACTATGCCCTCCATCACGTCCACGAATTCCTCCTTGAACGTGTCGAACTTGTCGGCCTGATCCTCGCTGATTGCGAAGCAGTTGCCGTCCCCTGCGATGCTGCTCATGAGCTCGTACAGCGACTTTACGGCGAGCTTCATGCGCGACGCCCGCAGGAAGACGCGGCTGTTGAACTCGCTGCTGTCGACCTGGCGGGCCAGGGTGTCGGGCTCCACGTTGTCGGAGAGGAACTTGTCCACCACCTCGTAGTCGTCCCAGTTCGAGTCGTCCGGATCAATGCCGACCGCAATTATGTGTACGGTCACGGCGCTACTCCGGGATCTCGCCGGCCTCGACGGCCGCCGTGTTCAGGTCGTGCAGGTGCTCGGAGGCGTGCTCCCCCAGCACCTCGTGGTTGATGCCGACGTTCGCGTCGTGGCGGCGCTCGGCCGTCGCCAGGATCGCGCGCTTCTCGACCTCGGACAGGGACTCGACGCCCGGCGCGATTTCGTCGGTCAGGTCTTCGGTACCCCAGCTGATCAGGATAGCATCGCCAGCCAGCTCGGCCGCGAATTCTTCTTTGACATCGTTGGCCGCCTTCGAGAGCGCGATGTCGGTCGGGGTGCCGGCCCAGCCGTTTTCCTTCATGTCCTGCGCGGCGTCCAGCAGTACCTGGAGCTTCTCCATGCGTGCTCGTGTGCTCATTGCATTCTCCTTCGATATGTGAGGCCCATGGCCGGATTGACCATGGGCCTGCGTGTTACTTCTCGTGCACCATGCGGCTGTGCAGCTGACCTTCCTGCTTCTGGTACACGCCGTTGTACGGCTTGGCCGGGACCGCCGCCATCTTGGCGAAGGCGAGCTGCAGGGCGCGCGCGCCCGAGCGCAGGCGGTACGTGGACGGGCTGCTGTTGGTCAGCTCGAACGTGATGTTGCCCTGGAAGCCGGGCCACACGGAGGTGGCCGACGAGTGGTCGATCCAGTCGCGGGCGAAGCTGCTGCGCACGGTCAGCAGGCCGACCAGGTGCGGCGGGATGCGCACGTACTCGGTCGAGTGGCACAGCACCGGCTGCTTGGGCTGCAGAATGATATCGATGCGCTCGTCCGCGTGCAGCTTCAGGAGCAGACCGTCGATCTCCTTGCTCGGAGGCAGCTTGCGGACGACCTGGCCGCTGCGCATGACATACGCCTCCATCTCCAGGGGGCTCGCGAACTTGTTGCCGATCTGGATGTCGTACGACGCCGCGCCCAGGAACTCGGCCGCGAACGGCGAGATCAGGGGACCGGCGTTCTCGATGGGGAACTCCTGGCCCACGTGGGGGCCGCCGGACGGGGACCAGGTGCGCGGATAGCCGTCGCCGCAGAGGGCCTCGATCTGGAAGTCGGGGATGAACATTCGGGTTCCTCTTTATTTGAACTGTATAGTTCTGTGTTTATCAATTCGTTTTTGCAGGCGCGGCGGCGCCGGTCTGCGAGTCGTCCACGGCGTACTCGACCGGGACGACCTTCCACACGCGGGGAGCGTCCGCGCCCCAGTAGTCCGGGATGCCCGCCCGGTAGACGCCGTTCTCCGCGACGTCCGCGTAGCCGGCTTCCGCACCGGCCTCGCCGTTGACCACCAGGCGGTGGGAGAACCCCTGCACGGTGTCCACCACCAGGTGGACCACTTCGTCCTTGGCTGGAGCCGGCTCGTCCTTGGACTCCAGCCCCAGGATCGAGCGACCCGCGAGGGCGCACATCAGGACGGCGGGCGGCACGTTCTCGCTGAGCGCTTCCGCGGCCCCCTGGAGGAACGCCACCTCGTGCTTCAGCGCGGCCTTGCTACCCTCGGCAACGCCCATCTGGGACAGCGTGGCGCGCAGGCGGTCCTGCAGGCGCCGCACGCTCACCGTCGGTTTGACTTCCATCATCTCTGCTCTCCTTGGCATTGTCTTCGTTCGCTCGCCGTCCAGCGCGAGCAGGACTGACGACAGGCTGACGGCTCTGCCGCCGGCCATCATCAGCCGTATCATGTTCATTTCCTGCATTCTTACTCGGATTCCTTCTTTGCGAGCTTCTCGAGCTCGTCGTACAGCCACAGTCCGTTGTCGCACGCGTTGGTCGACTGGACGCGGCCCTGGGTGCCCACGAAGCCGGTGCGTCGGCAGTTGTGCATTTCCATGTAGACGGCGGTCCGTCGCGCGGCGGCCTCATGCGCGGCGGCGCTGCGCTTAACGAGCACCCCTGACACAGCCAGCACGACCAGCACAACGATGATGCACCACCACGTATTGTCCGGCACGTTCTCCAGCCGCTTCACGAAGGCGTCGAACCGATCGGCTGGGCGCTCGGTACTGGCGTGCCATTCGAGCTCTTCGGCCGCGTGCGTCACGGCCTCCTGCAGCGTGGGCTGGGCGAAGACCAGCCCATTGTCCTTGTCGTTGCCCTCGATGACTTCCCACACACCAGCCATGGCGTTGCGCGCCATGGTGTAGCCCATTGACTTGAGCCAGTCGTAGTCCAGCCGGCCCTGCCGGGTCAGCTTCTCGTCGAGCCGTTGCCTGTCAACCATTTGCGCTCCTTCACAGCCGGGCGGTCACCCGGCTAAGTCTGTCTGGTTGCACGCCGAAGTCTTTCTCCTCGGGGTGCCCGTTTCTGTACACGCTCATCTTGAAGTGCGGGGTCTGGAAGAACGGGCTGGTCTCCGGAATCTTCCTCACCCGGCTCATCATCGCCGGGTCGGGCGTGCAGTCGTCCCTGTCGTCGATGTACAGGCTGACGTCCTGGGACAGGATCCCGAGGCTCAGGAGCTGCCGCAGGATCGTCTCGTGGCTGGCTCCGCAGGTGGCGACGCCGATATGGTCCGGTTCCCAGCGGCGGTCCGGGTAGAACTGCCGCTCGATCTGGATCAGGTCCAGGATGCCCTCCGAGCACACCACCCCGTGCCGGGGGGCCAGCAGGTTCACGTCGGACCTGCACGCGAACGACTTGCTGCCCTCCCACTCCGGAAAGATCCTGTAGTTGGTGTAGCGCCGGCCGCCGCGCGCCACGTGGCCCGCGTCCATGGTGCGGAAGATCACGTAGCTCTCGTCGGCGGAGAGGAAGCCCACGCACGTCTCGTTCAGCCTGTCGGCCTCGCGTTCGTGGATGGTCAGTTCGTTCACCCCGTTCATCTCCAGGAAGCCGTACAGGCCGCAGGTGACGATCCGGTAGCGCTCGATCTCCCTCGGCGTGAGGATCGGTCCCCCAATCCTCGACTCCACGTATCCGATCGCGGCCGCGTCGTCCGCGTTGGAGCGGTCCGGCTGCGGCACGATGAGCCTGGAGTTGCCGGCCGCCAGGGAAGGAGGCTTGCGCCTGCTCCTGCCCGACCGCCGCTCGCTCTTCTCGACGGTGCGCGCGTACACCGAGGCGTCGCGCTCGGCCGCCCCGAGGGCCTCCAGGATCTCGACCGTGAGGTGGCCCGACCGGAAGCCGCACCGCTGGCAGAAGCACGGGTGGGGCGCGGTCAGGTTCATGTAGAAGTGCTTGCTGAAAGCGTTCTTGCTGGAATCGCCGCAGAACCCGCAGCGCGTGTTGCACTCGCCGTTCCGGATGCTCAGAGGGCGTCCGGATCGCTCGATTGCATCGATGACCGTTTGGATGACGTCGCTCATGCGCATCCCCTCCGCTAGTCGGCCACCAGCTCGGCGGCGCCCTTGTCGGCGCCCTCGAACCACTGGAACGTGGCGCCGGCGATCTCGCCCTTGTCGTCCAGACCGACCCGGAAGTTGGCTTCTCCGGGGACGGCGATCTGGCGGGCGGCGACCTTGACCGCCTCCCGCTCCAGGTCGGACGGTCTGACGTGCAGGTCGCCCTCGCCGCGGCCTATGCCGCCGACGTAGATTTTGGCGGCGCGGGGCCGCTGCGTGTGGTCCTTTGCCAGCGCGCCGGAAGCGACCAGCGCGGCCAGGCCGGCCTCCCTCGCCTCCGTGCGGTTGAGTATTACCCGCACGCGGACGCCCATCTTGAGGCGTTCAATTCTCATGTGGGCGCTCCGGGTTGTTCGGTTGTTGGGCAGATGCTGCTGGTGTTGCTCATGTGTTTCCCTCTGCACAAGTGAAAGTCGGAGATCGAGCGCGAGCCCGATCCCCGAAATGATATCGTCCTGCGGTGGTGCTTTACGGCCGCGCGATGTGGGCGATGAAGCGCAGGACCTCCTGCGCGATCGTCTCGACGCGGTGGGTGACGGTCGGGCGAGGGCCCTCTTCGACCGCCTCGCCGTACTCCGGGAGGAGGGCGAAGTTGCCGACGTGGACAGCGCTGATCATCTCGATGATGACGCCGCTGTCGATGACGCTCTGGCTGGTGGTCGAGAAGCAGCCGCCAAGCAGCGCCCGGTAGGCGTCGCTGTCGATGAACTCGCGGATGAACTTCTTGCGGGCCATCAGCTTGCGGGCGTCCTGGCCGTCGGTGACGCGCGCCGACATGTACGCGGCCAGGGCCGGCAGGTCGTTGCGCACCAGCCAGCGGCGGGTGACGAGGAACATGCGGACGTAGTCGCTGAGCGACCTGGTCAGGATGTGCTCGACGCGCCCGATGCGGGGCAGGAAGAACTTCGTGACCATGCCGCGCTGCCACTCGTTGATGCCGTGCTCGCGGACCATGTCGCTCCAGTGGAGGATCTCCTCCTCGGAGGGCTCGTACTCGACGTCCCGGTAGGTCTGCATCAGGGCCTGGCTGCACACCAGCTCCCCGATGACCACCGCCGACTCGTCGCGCCGGACCAGCTCGTTCTCCAGGTGCTCCATGGCGCCCACGCCCTCGGGGTCCATGACGTCCTGCCGCACGGGGCGGTAGGAGATCGGGAACTTGGCCGTGAACTGGAACTTGATCTGGTTGCGCAGAAACGTGTGGAAGAACTTGATCACGTTCGTGCCCTGCTCCAGCTTCGGAATGCCCTCGGCGATGAACTTGCGGAAGAGCTGGTCGATGAAGATGTGCGGGTCCGTGGCCACGTTGCGCAGGTAGTTCCAGATCACCTTGTCCGAGTAGCGGGTCTGGAGGACGCGCGACTCGACGAGCTTGCGGATCTTGGCCAGGATGTCCGTGGACCCGTCGGCCGGCTCGAACCGGCGCAGCAGGGCCGTAAAGACGCCCATGATCACGTTCATGCTGTTTCGCGCCTGAATGTCGCGCTCGTCCATGAACGCCGTGATGACCGGAGCACAGGACATGCACGCGAAGGTCCACCGCAGGATGATCAGGGCGTGGTCGTTCGTGAACTGCAGCTCCTCGTTCGCCTTACCGCCGTGGTCGGTATCGATGTCGACGTCCTCGGCCGCGTAGGCGTGGTCCACGATCGCGCCGATCGTGGCGACCGAGCGCTCGTCGATCAGGTCGGCGACGCGCTGCGCCAGGGCTTCCTCGGTCACGAAGTCCGGGTCGTCCTCCGGCAGCGAGATGTCGTAGCGCAGGCTCAGCAGGCCCCACGCGAAGTCCGGGTTCTCCAGGAGCGCCGCGAGTCCCCCCGCGCAGCGCTCGGCCATCGCCGAGAAGTTGCGCTTCCGGCTCATGCTGAAATGGTTGTAGTCTTCGATGGGCCTGCCGTAGTGCCCCGAGAAATCGATGCTGATGTTACCCTCAACGAGGCTTACGGTTGGCCCCGTCGTGACGGATCCCTCTTCCGATGCTGTCATATGACTCTTTCTCTGCTTTCCTAGTTTTTTGTGCGGCCCAGCGCACTGCGGATGCGAAGGAATTATATCACGTTACGCAACCTAGCGGGCCTTCGTGCTGCTGCGCGCGGTCGTGCTCTTGCGGGCCTTGACCGTCTTGGACGCCGATGCGGTCTTTGCCGCTTTCGTTGCGTTGCGCTTGCCGGCGGCGTCGGCCTTCCGGCGCTTCTCGTCCAGCTCCTTGGCCGCCTTGGCCGAAGCCTTCTCGGTCCGCTTCTGGGCGTCGTGCTTGTCCTTCGCCCGGTTGTACTCGAAGAGCTTCGCCTCTGCCGAGAGGCCCGGCGCGCGCGGATCCGGAGCCAGGGACTTGGCCACGGTCGCCCGCTGGAGGTCCCCCATGCTCAGGAGCCCTCCCGGCCCCATCGCCCACAGGAGGCCCTGCTGCACCACCTTGTCGAAGCCCACGTCCAGGTTCGGGTTCGTGACCTTCGGCTTCTCCTTGGCGGCCCGGCCGAGCGCCCCCTCCCAGCCGGGGAAGAGGATCCCGGCCTCGCGGGCGGCGTAGCCCGTGGTGAACACCCAGGAGGGCGAGTTGCAGTACAGCTTGATCTCGGCGCTCGACAGGGCGCGGACGCCCTCGGGGAAGTGCAGCTGCAGGACGACGTCGTACACAACGTCGTACTCCTCGGAGGGAACGCGGAGCCAGACGACGAAGTCCGGCGCCACGCCCGTGACCGACGCCTGGAACCTCTTCCGGCGGGCGGGGTCCTTCATCGCGGCCAGAAACTTGGCCTTGAGCGCGTCGCGGATGGTGTAGCGGGCGGCGACCTGCCTCGAGTACGGACCCGTCGGGTTCGTGATCAGGTCGCGCACGGTCATGGGTTCTTGCGGCTGCATGGTCTATCTCCTAGAAGTCTCCTGGCGCCACGTGGTAGCACGTGATGCCCATCTCGCGCCACATGTCGACGACCGAGTTGCGGTCCTCGAACACGCAGAGGATGCGATCGAATGGGATCTGACCGCTAGTCACCAGCTCCTTCTTCAGGACGGTGTCCGTGCGGTAGTCGCCCTCGGGGCGCATGAGCATGTTGTCGGGCTCGATGCCGTGCTCGGCGAACCACTGGAGGGTCTCGGGCTTGACCGTGTCCTCGCGGCCGGTAACGACCCAGCACAGCTTCGAGATCTTCAGCGCCTTGAAGATGGCCACGGTGTTGCTGATCGGAGCGTCGCCGCCGCACGCCTTGTAGAACGCGCGCCAGTCCTTTTTGGCGCCCAGCAGGAAGTGCGTGCGGTTCTCGGGGTTGGACAGCGTGCCGTCCAGGTCGAAGATGACGATGTCCTTCACGGTCTCGGCGCTCATGCTTTCGCCTCCGGACGGAAGAGGAAGACCGGCCAGTCGTCGCGCACGTCGCCGTTGACCATGTTGTGGTCGACGAACTCGGCGGCGTCGGCGCGGATGCCGCCGTCGCGCTCCAGGATGATCTCGACGCACTTGTTGTAGTCGTAGGCCAGGCGCGGGGACACCATGCCGGACTCGACGACGCCGACGATCGCGGCGTCCATGTCGTCCAGGGTGACGATCTCTACGCCGTACTTGTCGGCGTAGTTCTCAACGAACTGGAGCATCTCCAGCTGTTCGGGTGTCGGTTCCATCTTCTCTCCTTGGTTAGTCGAGTCCCAGGCCGGCCGATGGACGGATCAGGACGGTCTGGTTGCTGCTGACGAGCAGGCTCACGATGGACATGGCGCCGCGCAGGACCTCCACGTCGGTGTCCGTGGGGGCGAGAACGGTGGCGCCGACCGTGTACTCGCCGGTCATCACGTCGAAGCACTTCCCGTCGCGCAGGCAGGTGCCGATGATTTCGCCGGCATCCAGGTGCGCGTTCTCCAGCACCTTGGAGGAGGCCGCGAGGTATGCTGCCTGGACGGCCACCATCATGTGTGCTACCAGGCCCGATAGGCGGCCCATTCCCAGCGAGGTGCGGGTCGCGGCGATCTTCAGGCTCTCGACGGCCACGTCGGACGAGCTGTCCGCCAGCACGCGCTGCGCCGTCATGCCCAGGCCCTCGACCACACCGGAGCGGTTCGCGGCGCGCACGGCCAGGATCGAGTCTTCGATCAGGTAGTGCAGGGCCTGCTTCTCCTGCTCGGTGGCGCCGCCGACCGAGATCGTGACCTCGCTTCCCAGCATGGCGCGGATGCGGGCGCGCAGCTCTGCGATCTCGTCGGCCTGGGTCTCGTCGTGGTTGTTCATGTCCATGCGGTCGGCCTGCTCGCGCAGCTGAGCCACGCGCTCGGCCACGTCCGTGCCTTGGCCCGCCAGCACGAACACCGTGTCGCTCGGGCCGGAGCGCACCTCGGCCGCGAAGCCCAGGCGGTCCTCGTCGATCTTGGTGCCCGGCATGACGACGGTCGTGCCCAGCACGGCCGCGAGGTCGCCCATGCGAGCCATGCCGCGGCGGGTGGCGCCGGCGTGGTCGAGCATGACCAGCTTGATGCCGGGGCTCTTGCGCATGAACTCGGCGACGATCTTCACCACGTCGTCGCCGTAGTCGCGCGCGACCAGCGCGAACGCGACGCCGAGCTCGATGCAGCCGTTCATGACCGGGGCGATCTGCGTGTTGAACGTGGACTGGTCCACGGTGCCGTCGTAGATCAGGACGCGGACGTCGTGCAGGCGGCAGCGCGTGGCGCGGCTGCCCTCGGCGCTGACCTCGTTGGCGAACGCCTCGTGGACCATGCCGCGCATGACGCGGTAGCCCGGCTCCTTGCGCACGACGGTGCGGTCGCCCGTGCCGATCTCGGCGAATACATTGGCTTCCTCGCCGCCCGCCTCGTAGGCGTTGGCGATCAGGGCGCCGATGGCCGGATCGTTGTTGGCGGAGATGGTCGCCACGGTCAGCAGATCGGCCGCGCAGATGGCGCTGGTGCCGCGCTCGCGGATCTTCTCCACCAGGACGTCGGCGATGGCCGACAGCACGGCCTGGACGGCGCCGGGCGGAAAGTCGCGCAGCACCGAGGTGTCGATGATGGTGTCGTACAGGGAGTCCGCCATGACGACCGCGCTGGTGGAGCCGTCGCCAACCTTGCGCACCATGGTGCGGCTGACCGAGCGCACGTGGTCCAGGACCATCGTGGCGATCTCCTGCACGAACGTGGTGCGTTGCAAGACGGTGTAGCCATCCTTGGTCGCGAAGTGCGAGCCGCTCTCGGAGCGGACCAGGGTGTTCGAGCCATGCGGGCCGAGGGTGCGACCCACGATGCGAGCGATCGTGTTCAGCGCCGAGCGGATCGCCACCGCGTGCGCGTCGCCGGCCACCACGTTGCTGCGTGGACCCTCGAACGCAGGCTTGGTGATCTTCGGCAGCGGCGCCGCTGCCACCTCGTCCGCAGCCTTGTTTGCATTGTGCTGCGCTACCAGGGTGGTAGCGGCTTCGAGGTGGCTGCCCGCTGCCGGGCGAATGCTGAGCTTGTCGTTCATGTGGGTTCCCTATGTGAGACAGAATTCTGGTCGGATAAATAGTTGATCATGGCATTTTGCGAAAAAGGGGAGGGAAGCGGTCGCCCGCTTCCCAGTCCTTGAATGCCTTATTGGTCCTGCACCGAGACGATGAACTGCACGCCGGTCTCCTGGTGCCGCAGCCGCGCAGCCAGGAACTTGCACGACGCCGCCACGAAGTCCGGGCACGAAGCGACCGTGGTCTCGTCGTTGGCGATGCCGAGCGTCTCGACGAGCGAGGTGTCGACGAAGCCGGTCACCACCTCCATGTCGAGGTCGTTCTCGGTCAGCACGCGCTTGATCTCGTCGAAGAGGCGCCTGCCGTTGTTTCGGTAGCGACCGGCGCGCATGAAGTTCATGGCGCCGTACGCGTCCTGGTGTTCCACCGGAAGAGCCGTCAGCTGCTCCAGGGCGGATTCCCAGCTGGTTGTTGGGGACAACGTGTTCATCGGTTCTTCCTAGTGGGTTGTGTTTTCAGTGGCCCTTGCCGCCGCTGAGTTTCGCTAGCTCCTGCGCCGCCTTCTGGGCCTTGGACTTGCTCTCCTCGAGTCGGATCTTGGCCTTGACCAGATCCATCGCGAGGGGCAGCTCCATGTGCATGACCTGCTCCGGCGAGTTCATACCTAGCACGTCCATAACGCTGACGACGAAGTCGGCGCTACGGCGGCGCTTGGAGGCTAGCGTTTCTCCTGGAGCTTGATAAAAAGCAGGGCTTCGAAGTCCAGCATGAGGTCCTCGTTGCGCTTGCCGCATCCGGCGCAGTTGTAGGCCGGCAGCATGTACGACACCTCGAGCCGCTTGGTCTCGTTGCCGACGGCCTCGTTCAGCGCGGCGCCGTCCACCGGGGACAGGCGGCCGATCAGGCTGGCACGGTCGCCCTGATTGGTGATCGCCATGTAGGTGTTGCCGCCCGGCACGGGGACCAGGATGCGCTGCACGTACATGGTCAGCGTGCGGGTGACCTCGGCGCCGGCCATCTGCGTAGGCAGGTAGCCGGTGTTCTTGTCCTGGACCTGGACGAACCACTGGGTGCCGTCCAGGTAGTCGCGCAGACTCGGGTTGCGGATCTCGACGACCATCTTCGACTCCGGCAGCTCGCGCTGGATCGTGTGGCCGACCAGCGAGTTGACGATGGCGCCCTTGAAGTCGGTCTTCGGATCCAGCAGCTCGCGGATCTTGGCGTAGACGTCCTCGTTCTCGACGCGGACCAGGTCGTTGATGTCGCAGGCAACCTTGTTCGAGTGACCGCAGTGGCGGCAGCCGATGTCGAACTCGTTGACGCCCGGGTAGGTGGCACCGTACAGGCCGTACATCAGCGTGTCGTAGTCGCCCTGGGCCGAGACCTTCAGCCAGTCATCGAACGACAGGCGGTCGCAGGAGAACTGCTGGATCATGTTGTACATGGTCGTCAGCAGCTTGATGCGGTACGCGTAGTTGTCCAGCGAGCTCGCCAGGATGCGGTTGATGTCCGCGAACTCCAGCGCGCGGAACTCGGCGGTGTAGCCGGACTGCAGCGCGCCGACCTTGAAGACCGGAGGCTTATCGGCCTTGCCGCGCGCCAGAGCCGCATTGATCGCCTGCATCATGACCAGCGAGCCGCCGGAGTCGATGACCGAGTTGACGGCGACGCTGACTTCGGCCGCTACCGGCTTCGGTGCGGCCTTGGCGGCCGGTGCCGCCGGCGCTTCGTTGATGTCCGTGACGGCGCCGGAGCCGGTCAGCGGGCCGTCGACGACTACTTCGGACACGGGAGCGGAAGCGGCCTGCGCCTCGGCGGTCGCGGTGGCAGTCGCCAGCGCCACGTCCAGTTCGTCCGCCGGCTCAACTGCTACCGGGGCGGCTGCCGCTTTCCGCGGAGGAGGCGGCATCGCCGACATTGCTTTGCCCATTACGGCGGATTGGTTCTCAGGAGTGGTCATTGGTCGTACGCCTCGTGACGTTGATGTTGGAAACTAACGGAGCGTTCAGCCAGAACGTTTAGAGAACCAAAGTCGAGATCACGGTTTTCTTGGCGGTCTTTGTCGCCACGAGCGCAAAGTCGTATGGGGCGCCGGAGGGAGTGCCGATCGAGATCGCAATCACCAGGGAGACGTTGTTGCGCCCGGTCGGGTCCTGGTCGGCCGGCAGCATGGCCGTGGTGAGCTCCTTGACGTCCACGTCCTTGCAGTACGTGCCGATCGCCTCCCTGGCGTCGCTCGCTATGCGCTCGAGGGTCTTGGAGTCCCCGAACTCGAACAGGTTCGACTGGATGTCGATTCCCAGTTTGAAGTCTCCGGCGCGCCCGTGTCCGAACAAGACGTTGCGGATGCGTCGAGCGTCAGCCTCTGGACCAGTCATGGTCTCGATGCTGTTCGTGTCAGAGAACTGTAGGACGAACTCGTCCTTACCAGCTTGGCTTGCCATGGTGTTGCTCCTGGTGATAGCCGGGCGTCCCCCAACGGGACGCTACGGCGGGTTGCCGCCCAGCTAGTGGTGTGTTCGACGACACTCCGAGATGAATTTAAAGGTCCCCTCTACTCTTTAGAGTAGAGGGGCCTTTACTTCTCCGATGTCACACCCTGCTGTTCACCCCTGCGCTCTGGCCGCGAGGCACCGCTCAGCCTAGTGGATGGAAGGGAACAAAACCTTGACACAACACCGAATGGAGAACGACATGGCAGGAGGAGCTTACAAGAACCCTCTGTCCGGCGCCCGGTACATGGGCGCGTCGGCATGCGAGACCGCCATCGAGCGGGACAACGCGGCGGACCTGGACAAGTTCGGCGTGAGCGCCCGCCAGCTCATGTTCAATGCGAGGAACAGACTGCCGCTCGGCACGAAGAAGGGCAAGAGCGTCATGAGCGGCCGCGACACCGACTGGAACGAGAAAGCCGGGCGGTACGAGCGCTTCGCCAGCGAGCAGGAGCGCCAGCAGTACAGGCAGATGTTCCTGGACCGCATGCGCCGCGTACACGGCAAGGACCACCTGCTCGACGACCCGGACCAGCAGCGCATCATGCTGGCGAGCCGCTCGATCTCGGGCAAGTACTCGTTCGCGGACGGCACGGAGAAAACCTACACCGGCCAGGAGGAGCTCGCGCTGCTCAAGTTCCTCGACGAGGCGCTGGGATGGCCGGGCCAGGACGTCCACTGCCCGGCCCCGCAGAACTTCCAGTACCAGGACGACAACGGCCGCACGCGATTCTACATCCCGGACTGCTACCTGGAATCCCTGAACCTCATCATCGAGGTCAAGGGCGAGCTCCACCCAGGGTACAGGAGCCGGGACATCGCAATCGAGCACGCGAAGGACGCCGTGCTGGAGACGTCGGGCTACGCGTACGTCAAGACCGAGGACCGCGACTACGGCGACCTCATGGACAAGCTGGCCCAGATCAAGCTCCAACTGGAACAGCAGGACATAACCGAATCGAAACGGAGGCACTGAGATGGACAACGAACTGCTGGTCGAGTCAGCCATCGAGGCCGACCTGGAATCCCTCACCGAAGCGGCCTGGTGGGACAAGTACAAGCGGCGCAGCCTGACCCGCGAGGAGTCCGGCCGCCTCAAGGTGCCGCAGGCCAAACTGGACTGCACCGTCATGTACTTCGAGGACAAGAAGGGTGAGAAGGTCGGCTACGCCGCCTACACGCACCGCGCCGCGACGAAGTTCTACCCCGAGCCGGAGGCCATCCCGGCCGAGAAGCTCGAGTTCATCAGCTCGACGTCATGATCGCCGCTAACATCCAGCAGTTGCTGGAGGCCGCGCCGGACGCACCGGGAGCTGAGGAATGGATCCTCAAGAACAAGCCGGAGTTCAAGAAGCGCTACGGCCAGAACTGGGCGCGCATCCTGTACGCGAAGGCGTGGGTCATCTTCGGCAAGCACGCCAAGAACGCCGATGCCGACGCCACGGCGAAGGTCGTGCACGAGGCCAGCCACATCACCCTGCTCGTGACGGACGCCGGCGGCGACGGCGCCACGCAGGTCACGCAGCAGACCCTCTCCGGCGGCAACATGGACGTGCAGATCGATCGCCGCCCTGAGACATCCATCACCGACCCGGAGACCAAGCCGCGCGGCGACGCGCCGGCCAAGACCGAGTCGCAGAAGGGCGGCAAGCTCGTCGCCGTCTACCCGGCCCAGATCCAGGTCTACGAGGCCGCGGAGATCGAGCTCGGGCTCTAATCACAAATCAAGAAAGCGCCAAATGCTGATCCAAGAAACCTACATGGAGCTCGGCCTGTACGAGCAGGACACGCTGTCCTCCCTGCTCGACGACTTCAACGTCGCGCTGGTCGAAGCCCAAGCCAGCTCGGCCGGCGACATGATCCACGCCGTCTGGCGGAGCATCGTCAACTTCATGAAGCGCATCGTCGACATGATCATGCGCCGCAAGCGCGCTGCGCCCGATGAGGCAGCCGCGGCCGAGAAGGATGCCACCGCCCCCGGCGAAGCACGCATGCCGGATCCGGTCGTGATGTCGGACAACGTCACCAACCTGGTGCGCGTGTTCGAGGCAATTCAGAAATGGGCCGTCCAGGCCACCTCGCAGCTGGTGAATCGCGACGTGGCGGGCCTCGCACGCGCCCGCACGGAGATCACGCTGTCGATCGAGCGCTTCGCGCGCCCGATCCCGACCACGATCGTCACGCCGACGGGGCGCGCCAGCTACAGGCATCGGCTGGGGAACGTGCTGGACAAGGCGCACGACGGATGGGAGAAGATCGAGGCGATAGTCGATCAGACGACCGGCTTCGTCGAGAAGTCCAACCTGCGCGCTGCCGTACCGAGCGTTTACAGCGACGTGGAGCGCACGTACCTTAGCCTCATCAGCACCGCGATGCAGGCGTACCGCGGGATCCTGGCCGCCGCCATGCAGGCGGACGACAACCTCGCCAACGCGACCGAATAAGGAGCAGCACATGGCAAACGAAATCCTGGAAGAGGACGCCTGCATCGAGATGGGCCTGGTGCCGCTCGAAGAGGCCGGCGGCGTGATCTCCTGGATCAAGCGCGCCTTCAGCAACGTCGACAACGCGCTGGTGAACGAGCTCCGCGAGCAGATGGCGCGGATCAAGACCAAGGACGACAAGCGCCGCGCGCTGGACGAGATTGACGACTTCCTCGATGAGGCGCGCATGGCCGAGAAGAACGGCCTGCTCGGCGACGCGCTCAACTCGCTGGGGATCGGCACCGTCGGCGGCGCGGCCGGAGCGATCCTCGGCGCGGCGGCCGGAGCGGTGTCCGCCTCCGGCATGCATGCGCCCGTCGTCAAGGACATCTTCTTCCGCAAGACCAAGCAGAAGCTGGCCGACGCCGCCAACAAGGCGTCCCAGTTCGGCACGATCGTGAACGGCACCGTCCAGGGCCTGACGATCGGCGCCATCTCGCTGGGCATCATCGCCATCACGCTGAAGACGGTCAACCGCTACTCGGGCTCGCTCGACAAGTACGTGGCCGCCCTGCAGCTTGTGCGCGACGACGTGGCAGCGATGAAGGTGGAGTGAGCCATGGCGAGCATCTACCTCCTCGCCACCAACACGAAGAAGCCCGTCTCGCACATCATCACCGCCATCACCGGCGAGCGATTCAACCACGCCTCGATCTCGTTCGACCCCGGCCTGGCCGAGTGCTACTCGTTCAACATGGGCAAGGACGGCTTCGTCCGCGAGACCAAGGAAGAGTGGCCATCCTGGACCGAGTTCGAGCTCTATGAGGTCGAAGTCGAGCCGGCCGGTCTCGCCTCGGCTCGCAAGTTCGTGACGGAGATGTCCAAGTCCGGCTTCCGCTTCTCCTACCGCGGCACCATCGGCATCGCCCTGGGCATGCCGATCCAGTCCGACGAGGCTCGCTTCTGCTCCGAATTCGTCGAGCAGGCGTGCGTCATCGCCGGTCTGCGCCGCGCGTTCACCGTGCCGGCCATGGCCACGCCGCAGGGCGTCTGCAAGCGCCGCAGGGCCAAGCTCGTGGCGTCCGGCCGCCTGCATGACTACCTGGTGACCAAGATCGGCAGCGTGAAGCAGCGCGCCATCGCGGAGGCCACGGACGACGAGGTCGCGCTCGGCCTCTAACGTAAACCAACAAGAAAGATCGACATGATCCTGACCCTCACCCAGCTGAGCGAGAACGACTCCGAGATCCTGGCCGGCATCGACGCCATCTGCGAGTCCGCCCGCCGCGAGTACGACGACCTCTTCAGCCGCCTGACCGAGAACACCGTGCTGAACGAGTTCGCCATCGGCGAGCTCATCGACCACATCATCCAGTGGCTGAAGGAGTTCGTCCGCAAGGTCGTGGCCTTCCTGCGCCGCGCCTGGGACATGCTGCGCGGCAAGTACAACTCCAAGATCCCGGCGGCCGAGGCCCAGGGTGTGGACCGCTCGATGTTCCACCGCGCCGCCGACGGACTGGGCGCGGCCGCAGTGGACCGCTCCGAGGAGCCTGGCATGACGTGCGGCCAGCTGCTGCGCAAGCCCGGCTTCGTGCATCCGACCGACCACCGCGCGTTTGACGTGCACGTCATGTGCGGCGCCACAATGGCGGGTGCGGCGGTCAAGGACTACGAGGAAGCGTTCGTGACCCTCTGGAAGGCAGAGACCGCCTTCATGAGCTTCGGCCACCCCATCGTCAGTTTCCAGAAGACCGTGCGCGAGATCATGAACCGCACCGCGAACAAGGGCGGCTACGACTCAGACACCCTGAACGAGAAAGGCAAGGAGTACTGGTACCTGGGGCAGACAGCCGAGCAGAAGATCACCTCGGCAGCCTACCAGTCCGCCGTGCTGAAGATCGCCATGATCACCAAGGACATGGACGAGCTGCAGAAGGGTCAGCCGGGCGAGAAGATCGCCGGCATGTTCATGGAGCTCAAGTCGCGCCTGAAGTCCAACCGCCAGCGCTTCAGCAACCCGCAGAGCGTCGTCGACAAGCTGCGCGGTGCGGGCAACGACGTGGTGCAGTTCCACAACGCGCTTGTGCGCGGCACCGTAGCAGGCTACCAGGACGTGTCCGTGTTCATGATGACCTGCCTGCGGGCCGTGTCGGACAAGGGCATCGATGTCGAGGCCCGCGAGGTGAACCCCGACGCGCTCCGCATCGCCTACAGCGAGTCGAAGGAGTACCTGCACGAGGGTCTGGGTTCCTTCGTCAAGAACCTGGCGACCGGCAACATGGAGAAGGAGATCAAGGAGCTGGCCGCCGAGGCCAAGGACATCTCCACCCCCGAGCAGCAGCGCCTGGTCATCACCAAGATCGTGCGCTTGCTGGAGCGTCTCGTCCAGATCCGCCACAGTCCGTCGAAGTTCCAGGCGTTCGTCCACGACAGCGCGGCGTGGTTCCAGCGCGCCACCGGCAGCGACGACGCCGCGAAGGAGATGAGCGTGCGCACCGGCGAGGCCATCCGCGAGCTGGCGGCCCTGCGCGACAAGGTGCTGTCGAAGAAGTGGGACAACGACGAGTACAACCAGAACGTCGACCAGCTGAAGGCCAAGGTCCGGGACCTGCTCGACAAGGCCGCCACCTCGGAAGCGGAGTACTAGCCCATGATCATCACCGCTGAACAGGCCGCCCTGATCGAGGGCGTCAACGTGGGCCTCCTTATGGAGATGGTGAGCTCGAAGGCCGGCGTGGAGGCGGCCGAGGCTAGCATGAACTCCTGCATGGAGGAAGCCAAAGCTGCGCTCAAGGCGGCCGGCTTTCACGTGGAGGAGATGCTGACCAAGTGCCGCGCGGCTGCCTCCGGCCTGGCGACGACCGTCGCGCCCCTGCTTTCAGATCCGAAGGCGGACATCGGGCAGGTGGCCGGCATCATGCACGAGAGCTTTGTGAAGACCTTCGTGACCATGTACAACGGCATCTCGGACGGCAACGAGTTCAGCGCTGGCCTGATGCTGTTCCTCCTGATCCTGATCGTCAACACGTTCGCCATGACACTGTTCTCCGTGTTTCTCGGTCCGCAGGCAGCCATGATGGTCACTTCGGTCTTCGTGGCCCCGATCGTCGAGGAGAGCGCCCGCCGCCAGGCGCTGAAGCAGGGCGAGGGTTTGGCTTCCTTGACCATGCTCATCAACACGTACGAGTTCACCTCTTACGTCAGCATGATGCTGAAGGCCGGGATCAAGCTGGGCGTCGCGGTCGCCATCCGCGGCACGCTGGCGGTGTTTCACCAGTTCCTTGGCGCGCTCCAGAAGTGGGGCTACCAGAAGGGCGTGCTGTCCGGCGAAAGCAAGGACGAGGCCGGTCGCGCGACCTACGTGATCGCCATCCTGATCCACGTGCTCAACAATGCCTTCGGCGGCGTGTTCTGGAAGGCCATCCTTCCAAAGGGCGCCCTGGGGGAGGCCGTCGTCGTGGGCGACGACGTGTTCTTCACCTGACCCATTCCAACAACCACGTAACACGACAATCAGGAGCACGCAATGCTGGATACTAACATCGTCTTCACCGAGGGCGCCGACGCGATCGACATGGAAAACCTGGAAGAGGCCGGCGGCCTGGTATCCTGGCTGACGCGCTGGTTGAGCGGCTCGGACACCAGCCTGCCGGACGACATCGAGGCAGAGATCAAGAAGATCCGCACCGAGAAGGACAAGGATCGTATTTTGGCCGACATCGCCAAGTTCAGGAAGCAAGCGAAGACCCTGACGGGGGGTCAGCTGGCCGCCTTCTTGATCGGACCGATGTGGGTCGTGCTGGGGATCGTCGGGCGCCTGATCAAGAAGAACAACGGCACGACCGAAGAGTACATCAAAGCGATGGACAAACTCGAAGCGCGCGTCAATGCGATCAAGATCGAAGACAAGTAAGCGAAGTGAAACGCTAATCGTGCACCATTAACATTCCCCTGTCATCAACGAGATACAGGGAATGAAAATGTCATCGAGCCGCAATTACGGTGTGCCCGAGAGCGATTCTGCTCTCGGGCCGCTCATCGGACTCCGCCGCCCGAGGTACGAGATCCTCCACGACGTCCTCGGTGAGTTCATCAGCGCGCAGAATCCCGAAAACGAGCTGTACTTCTTCGTCAACCTGAACACCATCCTCCGCCAGCTCTTCAGCGAGCACGCGGTGGCCAAGCTGACGCGCGGCGAGTTCAACCGCCACCCCCGCCAGCTGGCGGCCGAGCTCCTCAACGTGGGCGGGCACTACCGGAACTTCGCGTTCAAGCACTACGGCCGCCGCACGACCGTGATCATGTACTACTCGTCCGAGAAGTGCGAGGAGAAGCTCGCGCTCAACCCGGACTTCAAGTCCAACATGTACGCCAAGCGCATCGGCGGCGCCGGCCCCGAATTCGACGTAATACGCAACTACGTGAACTTCAACCTGGAGACGGCCAAGAAGGTCGCCCAGTTCATCCCGCACCTCCACCTCGTCGACACCGGGGCCGTGGACCCCGAGCCGTGGCCCTGGGCGCTGGCCTCCGAGGGGCGGCTGAACGGCAGCGCGATCGTCCTGAGCTCGTGGGCGGCCGACCTGCAGTACGCCCTGGGACCGGGCAACAGCGGCAACGAGGGCTACCAGTGGGCCGTCCTGCGCGCGTCCGGCGACCACTCGCGGCTGATAACGCGGGACACCATCATGAGCGAGGCACTCCGCGAGACCAAGACCGGCGAGGAGGTCGCCGCGCAGCTGGAGCCCGGCCACTACCTCTACACCCTGGCGATGGCCGGGGAGGACGACCTCGGCGTTCCCGGCATCCCGAAGTTCGGGATGTCCAAGGCGGCCAAGCACATCGCCAAGCAGGTCGGGCTCGGCCGGATGCCAGGCGGGTCGCCCAATCTCGCCGCACTGTCCGAGGAGGGCGGGCTGGACGAGGGCAAGAACGAGGCCGCCGCGCTGGCCTGGAAGCTCCTGGTTCACCAGGACTACGCCTCGACCATCCCATCCAGCGCGATGTCCGAGATCGACACCCAGCTGATCAACCGCAGCGGGCTGGCTGAGATCGAGAAGACCAACGCAACCTTCTTCGAGGGCCGGCTCTCCCTGGAGCTGCTCTACGCCGGGGAAGGCTACTAGCGGAACGGGAGGGCATCGCGCCCTCCCCTCCCTCCCAAATTTTTTTCCGATCGGACCAACATGACCACCATTTCATCCGACATCAGCGACTTCGAGCATACGCGCTACGGCGCCGTGGTCAAGCTGATCCCGAAGGACGGCGAGGAGGAAGACACCATCGACCTGTCGGACTTCATGACGGAGCTCAGGATCGTGAAGAAGTACGACGAGCACGTCATGCCGTACTACCGGCTGACGGTCGCCGTCTCGGTGGTGAACGCCCTGAAGATCCAGGCGGCGTGGCGCTCGGCCAAGGTGTACATCACGCTGGGTCGCTTCACGGCGTCGGGGGCCTCCGCCGACGACACGTCCGGCACGGTGGAGACCGACACCGGCGAGACGTACCTGCGCGACGCCCCGTTCCAGATCATGGTCTGCGACGGCGCCCCTCCGCACGTGCCGGACGGCCAGGCCTCCGACTCGGCGATGAACACGCCGAGCGTGCTGTTCAAGATGGAGCTCGCCCCGGTGAACGCTCTGGAGATCAACAAGAAGGTCAACAACGGCGCCTACCACGACGCGGCGATGACCAGCATCGTGGCGTCCCTGACCGCCGACAACGCGCCGACCGACATCCCGTACCGCTTCTTCATGGCCCCGTCGGACAACCCGAAGGTCTACGAGACGGTGTTCGTGCCGCCGCTGAGCTACGTGGCGGCCGTGCGGCACGTGGACCGCGTCTACGGCCTGTACGCGGGGCGCCTGTCGATCTTCCTGGACGTGAACGAGGGCTACATCCTCAGCTCAACCAAGTCCACGGTTGTCGACAAGGACGAAGCGACGGCTGTGACGATCGAGTACCTCGGGCCGGAGGAGGCCGGCCCGGCGTCGAGCGGCAGCGGGTCCGCCTACGACCCAGACACCCGCACGTTCCGTCTCCGCACGTCCCGCCGGATCGCCGCTGCAGTGGACGGCCCCGCCCGCCGCGAGGTGGAGGGCGAGCGGGTGAAGCTGGTGCGGTCCACGGCCGACGAGCGATCGGGCAGCAACTGCAAGAGCCTGGTGCAGGACGACCAGTCCGGCGTCAGCGACGTCAAGAAGGAGCGCGTGGCCTGGCAGACGTACGACAACCCGCTGACCGTGGAGCGGATGCGGATCGAGGCCCGGGAGCAGTACTCGCCGGCCTCTGTGTTCTTCAGCTCGTGCGACCTGGACGCGTTCACGCCCGTCCTGCAGTGGACCCTGGTGACGGACAAGCCCACCAGCGCCGAGATGGAGGGGCGCTGGAGGATCACCGCCTTCGAGGCCGTGCTGACCAAGGCCCCGGGCGCGCAGGAGACATGCGCCGTCGACGTGAACTGCATCCTCGTGCCCTCCGCGGCGCGGGCGCAGTGAGAAAGCCCCTACCCCGCGAGGGGTAGGGGCAATCAGCCTGCTCACGCCCGGGGGCGTATTACAGGTAAGCGTCCAGCAGCGAGCCGCTTTCGTTGGTCGCTGCTGCAGGAGCGGCTTTAGGCTCCTTTTCCTTCTTGCCAGCGGCGCCAGCGATGCGCACCAGCACAGGCATGACCTGGCCGTTGGCGGTGCTGATGGCCGAAGCGTGGGCCGAGATGGTCGCCTGGACCAGGTGGCCGACGTCGCGCAGCGCGCTGATGCGTGCGTTGATGTCAGCTTTGTCGCCGCCGGTGACGTGGGCCAGACCTTCGGCTTCTTTCACGGCTGCGTCGGCAACCATCTTGGCGCCGCCGATTTGGCCGACTGCCTTGAAGGTGGCTTCTGCGGTCGAGATCAGCTTACCGACCAGGCCGGAGTTGACTTCGACTTCCTTCGACTCGCCGATCAGGCTGTCGTGGACGTTCTTGCCGATCGAGTTCTTCGCATCGCGCTTGGCCAGGTGCTTGGTGATGGCTTCCTGGGCGCGCTCTTTGAAGGACTTGCCTTCGGCGGCGGTGGTCTTGCCGGCTGCAGCGATGACTGCCTTGGCTTCGTTGATGGCCTTCGAGGCGACATCGGCGAAGTTGGTGTTCAGGACTTCCGAGCCGATCGAGGCTTTGATGTCCTTCAGCTGCTCGGCGGTCGCGCCGCTGATTGCCGACTTGTTGCGGCCCAGCCACTCTTCGCGCTTGACGAAGGCGTCCTTCATGCGGGTCCACATGGAGCCCAGCCAAGCGATGAACGATGCCCACCACTTCTTGACGGTCTCGGCTGCCTTGGCGAAGAACTCGCCGACGGCGGCTTCGATCAAGGTTTTCGATTCGTCGGTGCCTTCGGTCAGCGCTTTGTGCTCGAAGCGAGCCAGAGCGATGGTCAGGTTGTGCATTTCGCTCAGACCGGCGACGGTCAGCTCTGCGAACTCGCCGGTGTCGCCCGCGAAGTCTGCGGACTCGACCAGCTCTTCGCTGGCGATGGCGGCCGGGTTGTAATTTTCGAGAATCATGGATGCTCCTTAGTTCGAACTTGGGAGGTGAAAAAAATGGGAGTTGTGTGTGCTAGCGACGGATGACGGACGCGGGGCCGACCTGCGCCCGACTCCGTTGAATGCGCAGACCCGCTATCCCCCTGTTAGTAGGGAATCATGGTCCGCGCATGTTTAGAGCAGCCGGGATCCGGCGGAGCTCGGCGCGGCGCCGGTCTGGGCCGCCGCGAGTTCCTTGTCGTCCTGGCGAATGGCCGCATTCGCGTCCTTCTCGGTGTCCGCATCGTCCACCTTGATGCGGTCCGCCAGGGCGCGCAGCTTCTCGGCGTACTCGCTCTGCTTGTTGCGGGACGCGTCGCGGTTGAGCGTCGCTGCGTTCATGTCCAGGAAGCGGGCCTGGACCTCGAGCCAGCGCGAGAACGTGCCGCGGAGCGAGTAGAACTTCTCGGCCAGGTCGCGCGCGACCAGCAGCATCGCGGCGAGGCCGGTCACGGCCAGGCCCGCGCCGACGATGAACGGGATCGCCTCGTGCATGGTCTCGTTCTCGACCATCTGGGCCGTCTCCGTGACGACCTGGTCGAAGCCGTACTTCTCGGCCGCGTCTGCGAACTTCTCCAGGCGGGTGACCACCACGGAGCCGGCCATGCCGTCCACCGCGCCGCGGTTCACGATCGGGCCGTAGGTGCCGTCGCCGCCCTTCATGAAGGTCACGCCCTCGGCGCACAGCAGCGAGGTGACGTGCCACAGGCCGGCCACCGCGTTGGCGTAGATGAGGCGGGTCGCCTCGCTGCCGGACGGGTTGAACGCCTGGGTGAACGCCGGCTTCTGCTTGATCAGCACGGCGCGCACGCGCTTGGCGACGGTCAGCGGCTTGCCGAGCGAGCCGGAGCCGGCGTCGAGCATGCTGAGGCGGTCCAGGCACTCGGACATCTTGGCGTAGCCCTCGACGCGGGTGACGTCGCCGCGCGAAGCCATTGCGGCTTTGACGCTCTCGTGGTCAGAGCGGCGACGGAGGCGCTCGATGAGAGCGCCGATTACTGGGATGCCGGTCATGTTCACGGGTTAGCCCTCCACCTTGTGGGCCGCCACCTTGGCGCGGACCTTCTTCAGCTCGGCGATGTACTTGTCGATCGTTCCGTCGAGGGCATTGATGCGCTTGACGATGTTGCCGACCGCGCCCGCCGCGAGGTGGTGGCCGTACTGGCCGTGCCCGACGCCCAGCGCGTTGGTGTGCGCGTTCTTGCGCATCCAGGCCATACGAGCCTTGTACTTCTCGCTGCCGGGCATGGCGAAGCCCTTGCCGAGGTCGTTGGGAGCCCGCTTGTCCATCGCGTTCGTGGCGGCGGACGCCTCGGCCTCCTTGATGAAGTCGTCGATGTCCGCCAGCATCTTCTCCTTGGCTTCCTTCGTCTTGATGCTCTCCAGCTCCTTCTCGATCTCGGCGGGCAGGTCCTTGTCCTTGCCCGTGTAGGCGCGCGCCAGCCAGGATACGATTCCGCCGGCCTCGTCCAGTGCGTCGATCTCGTCCAGCATTTCGTTGTCCGGATCGATGCCCAGGCCGATGCATTCCGCGGCTTCGTTGATTGCTGCGTGGTCCATGCTAGCTCCTTACTTGACGGAGAGCGCGGCGATCTTGGCGCGCACCCCCTTGAGTTTCACGGCGTACATGCGTACGGCGCTGTCCTTGCTGTCGGCGGTCTTCGAGATGTACCCGTCGACCTCCTCCAGCGCTTTGTCCTTCTCGGCCTTGGTCTTGATCTTGCCGACCTCGGCCGTCAGCTCGGCCGGCAGGGCGTCGTCGCGTCCGCGCACGAGGCGCTTCAGCCACGACACCAGGCCGCCGGCCTCTTCGAGGGGCTCGAGGCCCATCTCGATGCACTGCGATTCTTCGTCGATGAGTTCCACGCTTAGCTCCTTGCCAGGATGGTCATGATGTCCTTGACGGACGTCTCTTTGCCCTGGGTCTTCAGGGTCGCGATCGGCAGGCGGTCGAAGTCGTCGTCGCCGTCCTCGAACACCCGCACCAAGCCGATTGCCTCGTCCACGATCATGAAGCCCATCAGGTTGTGGCTCTGCATCAGGGCGCGCACGGCGCTCGGCTTGGTGAAGTCCACGCCGTACAGCGTGCGGATCTTGTCCACCTCGTCCGCGGTGACGCAGATGGTGGTGGTCGGAGGCACGAAGCCGCGCTTGGAGATCGAGGCGATCACCCAGTTGCCGCGGCGGTCGTTCCACTCGGCCTGGCGGCGCAGGGTCTCCAGCACCTTGGTGCCGGTCGCGGTGCGGCCGGACGCGCGGGTCTTGGCCACGCCCAGGTTCAGCACGAAGTCCTTGACGAAGGAGGTCTCGCCGGAGGTCATGCGGAAGAACTGGAGCACGAGGTTGTCGCGCTGCAGGGCGGTGCCGAGGCCGGTCACCAGGTCCATGCTCGGGACCGGGTGGGCGACGCCCTTCACGCCCATGACCAGGTGGTCGGTCACGGTCGAGATGCCGCCGGAGCCGGTCTGGTAGCGGACCGTCAGGTCGAGCAGCACGGGCAGGAACTGGTTGACCTTGTTGAAGTCGACGTTGCTTGCCACGTTCACCGTGTTGCCGGTGCGGGTGATGTCGTAGGAGCCGTCCTCGATCACGCCGGGCGGGAGCTTCTCGAGCATCTCCACGATGTCGCGGGTGTTCTTGTCGGCGCGCAGGCGTGCGAGGTCGGTCTCGTCGTTGGCGGCCATGATCTCCTGGACGGCGCGGATCGCGGCGTCGCGGGACTGGGGCGTCGCCTTGGTGGCGAGGCGGATGGCGGTGTCGACCATCTCCTTCGAGCGGAGGATGTCGCTCTGCAGGGCCGCGTCAAGCCGCTTCTTGTCCGCCAGCGACGGGTGGTTCTCGGCGTCCTGCTTCAGCTTGTCGTGCATCTCGGTCTCGAGCTGGTCGACGAGCGAGCCCAGGCCGGCGTCCTTGATGTCCTGGATAATGCCCTTGTCGCCCTGGCGCATGATCTGCGCGACCATCTTCTTCGCTTCCTCGCGGCCCGTGAGGGTGCCGTTGGAAAAAATTTTCTTGGCGGCGTCGAGCTGCTCGGCCGGCGTCTTGCCGGTGTTCGAGCGGCTGGTGGCCGACTGGTACTGGGACGCAGGACCGGCCGGCTTGCCAAGATGGGCGAACGGTGCGACGCCCGGGATATTGCTACCTGGGACGCCTACACCCGGCTTGCCGCCCTTAGGGCCGCCCGGGATTGCCTCGAACAGAGGCTGGCGCAGACCGTCCTCCGGAAAGCAGTGCTCCACCAGCTCGGACATCCTGGTGCGCAGCAGTGCGTGCACCGCGGCGGTGTGCTCGGTCACGGACTCCGGGTCCTTCAGGAACGCGTCCTTCAGGGTGGCGCCGCGCAGCGCGTCGACGATGCCGTTCTTGCCGGAATTCGGGCCGACGCTGGAGATGGGGTCCATGTTGGACACCCACAGGCGGACGTACTCCGCGGCGCGCACCTGGACGGCCTTGGCCACGGTGGCCGCCGTCTCGGCGCTCAGGCTCTCGGAGATGACGACCGGGAAGTAGAGGATGCTCTTCTTGGCCGAGCGGGCGACGGACGCCATCGGGCGCTCGAAGAACCGCTTCTCGTCCGCGGCCTGCTGGCCGCCGTCGGTGAGGCGATTCTTGGCTTGGGCCATGGAGCCGAGCGCTTTCTGTACGTCGCCGATTACTCCGGCGATATCGCTGATGATGGTCATGGTGTGGGTCTTTTCGTTGAGTGGAATCGGACTAACGCTCTGTTCTCCTGTGCTCCAAGTAACGGACAAGTTCGGCGTCCATGTCCGGGCGCGGCTCGAGGTCTATGCCGCGGACGAAAATGTCGTAGCTGTCCCACGCGTAGGGGCCGGTGCCCCTGAGCTTCTCGACGGCCACGCCGGCCATCCAGTCCTCCGTCATGCGCTTGAGCATCAGCGCGCGCCGGTTGTACAGGCCGCAGGGCCTGATCGCCTCCACCAGGTCCTCCATCGGAACGTCCGCGAACTCCTCCGGTATCGGGGCGAGGTCGAAGATGCGCTGCAGGGCCGGCCTGGCCTGCTTCCTGTGCGTCTTGTTGAGCATCATGCAGCCCACGATGAGCTGCCAGCCCCCGAGCTGGACCGTGGCGCGCTGCACCGCGCATGGGTCGTCGTCGAATTCTATGCTTGCCATGTTGGCCTCCAAAAAAGCGGCGTTTGTGGGGCGGCCTGGACCGCCCCGTACTGCATTCGTTCTCTCGACCGGATTCGGTTCGGCTGTGTCTGGAGCCGAGCGCCATTCCGGCTGTGATGGTGCTTCGCTAAACCGGTGCCGATCTCATCTGCCTGATGCAGTGAGACACGTAGCTGCCGTCTATCAATCCGTCCACAATCTCCCGGATCGCGTTCGCTTCGCGTGCGTAGGTACTCATGAACTCGTCGCCCCAGCATGCGGCGACGTGCTCGTGTAGGCGCTTCCTGGTACTGGCGTCTAGGATCGGATCGTCACCCATGGTTCCCAACACGGATGGATCGATCAGACTGACAAACTGGCGCACGAACATGCTCGTCGCCTGGGTGGTGCAGTTGAAGAACACTGCGGCCTCATGGCTGGGGCTGGCGGCGGGACTTCCTAACTTTCTTCGGTCTCGCTCTTCTAGGTAGTGCAGCTCCACGAGGGAGTGCGGATGTGCGCTGACGTGCGCCGTGCTACCGCGTCGTTGTAGGGAGGTACTGCTATGCTCATCCCGTGCTTGCTCCTTGGGCTGTCCGCAGCGAGGGGATCCCGCTGCCTGTGCGGGAGAATGATATCGCAGCGTCGGGAACAGTCGGATAACCTATAGGAAGCCGAAGACATGGCACTGACGACACCCACCGACCTCACGTCCTTCTACGAGAAGCGGAACACCACAGCGGCCAAGCTGCTGACGGAGTTCAACCCGCTCCGCCTCGCCGCGCAGGGCCACGGCGCCGACCCGGCGTCCACCGGTCCCTGGTACGTCTTCGTGACGAGGCCGGACCTGAACCTCTCCACCGACAGCGCCAAGAAGTTCCTCGGGATCGGCCAGCCGACCGCGCCGGACAATATCGCCGCGATGCTCACGGGCGGCGGGGCCAACAGCTTCATCAAGATGCTGACCAACCTGTGCGACGGCTACTCGGTCCAGGACCTCGTCATGGACGTGCACGCCACGGGCGAGAACTGGGAGGGCGCCAAGGTGTCCGTGCCCAAGTCCAGCCTGAACAGCCGGCAGGACGGCACGCTGCAGCTCGAGTACATGGAGCTGACCGGTACGCCCAACACCATCTTGCACAAGATCTGGTTCGACTACATCGAGGCTGTCACCAAGGGCCTGCTGAATCCCAAGTTCGACGCCCCGAACTACATCAGCAAGCGCATGCTGGACTACGCGGTGTCGATCTACGCCTTCCAGATGCAGCCCGACGGCGAGACCATCGAGTTCGGAACGCGCTGGACCGGGTGCTATCCGGTCGGGGTCCCGTACTCCGTGTGGGGCGGCAAGATCGGCAACAGCGAGACCATCAAGATCCAGGTCCCGTACGCTTACACCTACTCGGAGCCGATGGACGGCGCGATCTTCTACGAGTTCAACACCTCGGCCGCCAACCAGGGCGTCGCCATCACGGTTGAGACCCTGCCGCAGTCGCAGCGCAAGGTCTTCAAGCTCAAATTCACCGAGGGCATCACCCTCGACAAATACATCGCAGGATAAGACATGGCAGACATCTCCCCATCCGTGTACGGCGCCGAGTCGGCGATGCTGGACCTGGCGGACACGTACCTCCAGCCCGGCTCGTACTCCACGCTCAAGAGCGGCTTCTTCGGCTACATGACCGGCGCCATGGCCCGCGTCTCGGCCGAGGGCGTGTTCCACCGCAACGTCATGTACGGCGAGAACTTCCTGAACACGGCCTCGATGCCGCGCTCGATCTACAACTACGCCAAGATCAACAACTATACCATCGGCCTCGCGGTGCCGTCGCAGTGCCGCATCCTGCTGGGCGTGTACCTCGACGAGGTCGTCGCGGCGCTGGGCTCCTCGGTCGGCACGCTGTCGCTGCCGCGCGGGCAGGCCGTCTACCTGGGCGGCGCGGCGTTCGCCCTGGCCGGCGCCGTCAACCTGACGCTGCTAGCGCAGGGCCGCGTGGCGGCCAACTACGACCTCGCGCAGATGGACTTCGCCGAGACTAACCAGGACTCGTACATCCGGACGTTCGTCACGGCGCAGGTCGTCGACTCGGCCGGCACCGTGCGCACGGTCGTGTATATGGAGGTCCGCGCCCACCAGGTCGTGCCGCGCGCCACCACGTTCCAGGTACTCAGCTCGGACGTCCTGGAGACTTCGTACTACCAGGTCACCGTCCCGGCCGGCGAGCAGATGGCGAAGTTCCGCGTGATGTACAAGAAGGCGTCCGACGCCAACTTCCGCGAGATCGAGGCGATCTTCAACGACACGTCCTCGCCCACCGGCAGCGAGTACTGCTTCTACTCCTTCACCGCGGCGAACGAGCTCGAGATCTACTTCTCGCCCCTGCCCGGCCTCTTCCGCCCGGCCTACAACAGCCAGCTGCGCGTCGAGTTCCTGACGACGACCGGCATGGCCGGCAACTTCGACTTCACCGGCGTGCCGGTGCTGACCGTGGCCGGCGAGACCCTGACGACCCTGGTCGAGATGGTGACGCAGCCCGCCGGCGGCAGCGACGGCGAATCGCTCATGGCCGTCAAGCGCGGCATCCTGCGCAAGGTCCTGGAGCGGAATAACATCATCATCGAGGAGGACCTGAAGAACTACCTCACGGGCGCCGTGGACCGCACGTCGGTCAACCAGTCCGTGCTGACGTTCATCAAGCGCCGCGACGATATCCAGCGCCGCCTCTTCGCCGCCTGCCTGGTCATCCGCGACCAGGCGGCCCACATCGTGCCGACCAACACGGTGAGCCTGGACCTCGAGGTTGCGGACCTGGAGGAGCGCGGCTGGAGCCTGCGCCCCGGCACCCTGATCGTCTACGACCGCCGCAACGGCATCTACCGACTGCTGGCGCAGGGCGAGTACCCGGACAGGATGGTGTCGGACCCGAACTCGTTCGTCTACTGCGTGCCGTTCCTGATGCAGTTCCAGACGCACCCGTTCCCGCGCCTGGTCTACTACCGCAATCAGGTGGACATCGACGCGCCCCTGTCCTCGCTGCCGGGCGCGATCCCGTCCGCGGACAGCTTCATCGCCAACTCCGTCACGGTCAAGCGCAACAGCACGTTCGACTCGGCCTACCAGATCGACCTGACCGTGTCCAGCAACCTGGGCACGGACGCGCTGGGGAGCAAGGTCATCGTTCGCGTCCTCTTCCGCGCCGCGAACGGCGAGCGCCTGGGCTACGCCGAGTGCTCCCACGTCGACGGCACCAGCATCTTCCGCGCGATCGTGAGCACGGGCGACGCCTTCGACGAGTCGAGCCGGATGGTGTTCACCGACTCGCTTCGCAACGAGGACGACGACTCGCTGATGCCGTCGGCCCCGCTGCCGGAGAACGTGACCATGCGCCTGGAGTTGTACTACGACAGCGCCGACACCAACACGGCGGTGGCCAACGTGCAGCGCGGTGGCCGCGTGTTCCAGCTGACCCACGTCTTCCAGACGGTCGACCCGGTCAGCCTGTACCAGAGCCTGGAGCGCGTCATGTCCTCGGGCATGTACGTCACCGAGGCCGGCACGTTCCACGTGGACGGCGTGCCGCTGGTCGGCGCCAGCTTCTTCCTTAACCCGCGCATCGGCCAGGAGGCCATGGGCGTGGTCGGCAAGTACCACAACGCGGTGCTGGACGTCTTTGATCTGCTGCACAACAACACGAGCGTCGACGTGAAGTTCTACAACACGTACGGACCGAGCAAGTCGTTCAACCTGGACCGGCCGAACATCAGCCTGTCCCTCCAGGTCAAGCCGCGCGGCAAGGCCACCGAGGAGCTGCGCGTCGCGGTCAGGAACGCCGCCGCCGCGTTCGTCCAGACCTGCAACGAGAACGATCAGTCGCGGTTCAGCATCTCGAACCTCTTCAGCTACCTGGAGAAGACGCTGCCGGACATCTCGTACCTGCGCTTCGTCAGCATGAACGGCGTGGCCGCGCAGAACGCCGAGATCATCTACGCGCCGGCGGCCCTGCTGCAGGACAACCTGCGCGTGCCGGAGTATCTGAGCGTGGCGACCATCCTCCAGAGCAACCTCAACCAAGACCCGTACGTGCCGGACGTGGCCGTCGAATTCATCTGACGGGGCAACATCACCATAGCCGGAAGGCCCGGTCCGGGATACCCCCGGCCGGGCCAACACGAACGACCAACAGCGAGAGAATCCAATGAGCATTCACAGCAACCCAGACACCCCGAACCGCGACCGCACCATCACCGATCGCAAGGCGTTCGTGCTGTCCGAGCAGACCGCCGCCATGGCCGTGACCCTGATGCCGAAGCCGGCCGAGGCAGCCCCCGTGGTGGCCATGCCGACCGACCCACGCATCGCCGCAACCAAGTCGCGCGCCGCCATGCGCGAGGCGGCCGCCGCCGCCCGCAAGGGCGCCGCCCTGCACGCCATGGGCGAGCTGGTCTACCGCGCCCTCCCGCTGGACGAGGCCGAGAAGGCGCCGTTCCGCGAAGCGGTGCTGTCGCAGACCGTCGAGATGGTCAAGTCGCTGGGCGACTGGAACCTGACCAAGACCGGCACCGACCTGCTGGAGGCCGCCGGCATCGCGGCCGACTCGGTCGAGAGCCACGACCTGCTGGAGGTCCAGGCCGCCGTGGCGGAGTCCGTGGCATCGGGCGAGCTGTCCGCCCTGATCGAGCGCGTCGGCGCAGAGGTCGAGAACCGCGTGATCGCAGCCCTGGCCGACTCCCGCGAGCGCTCGATGGAGACCGAGCAGCGCCTGGCCGAGGCCACCGCCCTGGCCACCGGCGACGCCGAGCTCGACCAGACCCGCATCCGCCGCGCCCAGCGCAGCGCGCCCCCGACCCTGATCGAGGCGCTCTTCGTGGCGAACCGCCGCATGCTGTCGGAGGGCACCGGCCAGGAGGTCGCCGCCCCGGTCCTGATGATCGAGGCCGTCAGCCAGTACACGCTGCTGGAGGCGCTGTCCTCGATCGGCGTGATCACCCTGGAAAAGCTCGACGTGGAGAACGTGGCCCGGCGCCTCGTCTCCCGCAAGGAGGCGTGATCCCATGGACCTCGCCGACTTCTGCATCGTGTCGGGAGCTACCGGCATGAACGAGGCCGTTTGCTTCGACGAGGACGGCCGCCTCGACCACCTGGTGATGCAGCGCGCCGAGCTCAGCGACAAGTACAGTCGCCTGATAGCCGCGGCCGCGGCCGACCACGACAAGGTCCGCAAGGAACTGCGGGCCAAGCCCCACGACGCCGGACTCATGAGCCTGGAGCGCACCTACTCGGCCCGCGTGACCGACCTGCACCGCAAGCGCGACGCGGCCCAGGCGACCCAGCGGGAGGAGGAGGAGAAGCACCGGGCAAACCTGGCCCGCTCCCAGGCCGGTGCCGCGCACGCCGCGTCCCACGCAGGCCACCAGGGCGGGCACTTCGCCGCCCACCACCTGAGCGCGTAAGAGAGGCCCATACCCCGCGCGGGGTATGGGCGTTCCTCTCCGTCACAGGAAGAGCTTCAGGGCGCAGATGCGCTCGTCCGGGGCCTTGCCCTCGTCGGTTCCGATGCGCACGCTGAACATGGCGCAGATCAGCATGGTCAGGTCGCGCTCCTTCTTGGCCGGGTCCGGCTGGACGGGCCGCGCGGCGCGCATGGCCGCGTAAGTGGCCTTGGCCTTCTTCCAGTGCGGCGCCAGCGCGTCGGACATCTGGGTCAGCATCGGGCGGCACACCTGCTGGTGGATCACGGCGGCCTTGACCTCGGTCATCAGCTTGATGTCCTTGTCCGGATCGCCCTTGGCGGCGAAGCGGCTGCGCAGCTCGGGGTCGTTGGCCAGCGCGACGCGCCAGTCCACGCGCAGGTTGACCTCCGGCCGGGTCGGGTCGATCTCCTTGCGGGAGCGGCGGGCGGAGAAGTAGTCGACGTTCTCGGCCTCGTCAACCGCCTTGCGGAGGATCTCGACCACGCCCTGGCGCCCGAAGAGGGTGATGATGGCGTATCGGTAGCGGGCCATGGCGGCCAGCATGGCGCCGTCGTCGTCGCTGAGAAGGTCGTCGATCACCTGGGCGGCGTCGAAGATGTCGGTGCTGGTTTCCTGTGTCATTGTAGTTTGGTTCCGTTTGGTGCTCAGTTGAATTGGTAGCCGACGAAGTTCGGCACGCCGTTGTCGCTCCAGAGGTACAGGTGCTGGACGATCTGGCCGTTGGCGCCGTAGAAGGGTAGGGAGGCGTGGATGCCGGCGGAGAGCGCCAGGGTCCCGTAGACCGCCGGGATCGAACCGTTCGAAAGGTCCTGCACCACCCTGTACGGATCGATGCCGTTAATCCTGAAGTTCACAGCCTGTCCCACGAGGTGTCGGGACGGCGGGCCGCCCTGCAGTTCGGCCCTCACGACGTCCTGCTCCACGATGCCGTAGATCACCTGCCCGAGGCGGATGGGGTAGTCCGGGCGGCCGTAGACCAGCGTCTTGTAGTAGGACGCCGCCGGCAGGATGACGTCGTTGTGCAGCGTCTTGGCGTAGGACAGCGCCTCCAGCATCAGCATCGGGTTCTTGCCGCGCCCGATCCACAGCCCTATGGCGAACGCGTCGGTGTCGCCGCGCACGACTCCGTTGAAGTAGTCGGCCACCTCGTCGCTGGTGATGGCCGTGCCGGCCACCGCCACGCCGGTGGGTCCTCCCGTCGTGGGGGAGTAGGGGGTCTGCGTGGGCACGACGCCGGGGCGGCCGTAGGGGCCGGACGGGTCAGTCCGCGTCGGGTCGGAGAAGCCGCCGTTGGCGTTGCGCGAGGGGAAGAGCGAGCTGATCACCGACGAGCCGGTGCTGCCGAACCTCCCGACCGCGGAGGCGGTCGCTCCGGCCTGGAGGCCCGCGTTCTTCGCGAGGCTGGCCTGGGCAACGGCCTGTGCGAGGTACCTCGCCACGAGCGTGCGCATGTCGGCGCCGCTCAGGCCGAGCGCGAACTTGGCGCCCAGCAGGCCGACCATCGAGCTGAAGACGCCGTCCAGGAGGCTGGCGTCGAACTTGCCCTTGTTCATGAGGGCCTTGAGCAGGGCCAGAAGGTCGTTCAGTGCGCCCTGCTTGGCCTGGGGGGTTCCCTGGCAGTTCTTCATGGCGCGTCGCTCCTGTACTGCAAGTCCTGACGATTGTAAAATTCGTAGTCGATCCCGGCGTACTTCAGGAAGAGGCGGTTGCGCAGCCCCCTGATGATCTCGCCTGTCGCGGCCGAGCCGAAGGCCACGTTGTTGGAGTTGGAGGCGACCGCCACGGACCTGGCCTGGTTAGCGAGGTTCGCCGAGGCGATCGCCTGCTGCTGCGCCGAGAGGGATGAGCCCTGGAGCGACGACAGGATCCCGAGGAGGGACGCGGCGTTACACGGGTTGGTAGACATAGTTCCTCATCACGTCCAGGGTTGTCAGGATGGAGGCCACACTGCCCTCCCACACGGATGCGCCGGGGGTTCCCTGCGGCTCGGTTGTTGCGACGGCCCCGGCGGCGAACCGCGCCATGATGGCCTCCTCCAGCGAGTCTCTGCCCGGAGCCGGAGGGAGCGCCACCAGCGCGTCCGCGCGTCCGCCGAGCTGGGCGGCGGCGTCCGGCACCCACCCGTCGGGGCCTGCGATCGGGCTCGGTTCGTAGTCGATCGCGGCGTCCGGGAAATCGATCTCGGGCGACGCGCTGACAAGGCCGAGCGCGGTGGCTCGCCCCTCCGCAGCGGCCCGGTCCTTGCCGCCGTGGGCGGGTATGCCGCGCCAGTACTGCGACTCGGCGGCCAGTCGCTCGTGGGCCTGGCCGAGGTGGTCCGGGACGTCGGCCGAGGAAGACGGCGGGGCGCTCTCGCGGCGTAGGAGGCTGGCGATGTACGCGTCCCCCAGCCAGTCCGGCCTGTCGACCTGGACCATTCCGAAGGCGAAGCCTTCGGCTGCGGCCGGAAGAAGGGGGTCGGGGGGCAGCACGCCCGCGCTGACGATGCGGCCGGCCACGGTCTGCACCAGCGCCAGGTGAGCTTCGGCCGCGATGCGCAGCTCGCTGTCACCCACCGGGGCGGCCGCGCCCCCGTCGGCGTAGCGGGACAGCATGTCGGTTATGACCTGGCGCAGGTACGGCGCAGGCCCGCGGTCACCCCCCGCCGCAGCGGACGGCAGCAGCGGGGTGCCGGGGCCGCGCGCCAGGGTGAAAGCGACCTGCGCTTCGTTGTACGCCGAGCTGGCGGCCTCGGACGCCAGGAACTGGTGGGCGACCTCGAGCGGAACGCCTCTCAGCATGAGGCCGGATGCAGACATGGATTACCTCACTTGTTCATCCTCCGCGGGCGACCTGCCACGTTGAGGACCATGCGCGGGCGCACGGAGTAGTACAGGGACACGTTCCCGACGACCACCTGGCCGTCGTCGACGAAGACGATGCCGCGCATGGCATCGGTGATGATCTTTGAGAAGTTGTCGTAGTCCGGCTTCGACTCCGGCCGGATGACGCCCAGCTCGCACAGCATGCGCTTGTACGGAGCCCAGCTGGCCAGCATCGGCCGGTAGATCGTGATCTCGAGCTCGACCTCGCCCGCGTAGGGAACGTGGTCGCGCGGCAGCTGCAGGGCCACGCTGTCCTTGATGTTTAGCTGGTCGTCGCCGTCCGCAGCGTACACCCGCATGCCGACCACGTCGCCGGCCGCGTTCTTCAGGCGAGCGGAGCGGGGGCGCTTCGAGATCGGTGGGTCGCCCAGGATGGTGAACTCCACGGACGACATCGAGTTCGTCGCGACCATGTCGTCCATGAAGGCGACGGCGCGCTGCACGTCCTTGAAGCCCAGGCCGAGGTGCTGCGCCGAGGCGAGGATGCTCTGCTTCACCGACTCGACGTCGTCGGAGTGGAAGCGGTTGGCGAGCTCGGAGATCTGCTCGGCGAGTTTGGTGTCCGTCATGGTGCGTCTTTCGTTGGTTGTCCAACGGAATGTTGCACCCGCGCTTTAACGGTCCCTGAACGACCTGAAGATGCCCGGGATGGGCGTGCTGTTCTCCAGGAACACCTGGCCGGCGCTCACTAGCTGCCCGGGGATCGCCCTGGCCTGGCCCAGCGTCGAGTTGATGTTGGCGCGCGTCCGCTGGATGAGGTCGCCCTCCCCCGCGTTGCCCTTGAAGAGGCTGATGCCCGCCAGATTGTCCAGGAAGGTACCCATGCCCACGTTGAAGTACATGGACTGGTTGTTCTTCGAGGCCACGAGCACCGGGTACAGGTCGCGAACCGACATGGTGACGTCGATCTGGCGCGGCAGACCGTCCACGGTCCACAGGTTGTCCGCGCCGCCCTTGACGAACGAGAAGTCCGTGCAGATGCCGAGGTCGCAGGCGAAGTAGCCGGGGCAGTCCACCTGGAAGATGAACGGCTCGGTGTACACGCCGGGGTTGGCCTCCACGGGGAAGACCAGGCTCATGAGCATCATGAAGGGCTGCAGCACGTTCTGGTAGATCGCAGCGGGCGCGCCGTACGGGCTGAAGAACTTGAAGCTCAGGTTGTAGCTGCGGCTGAAGGACGAGTCCTTCCACACCTCTGGGAACATCGGGTTCATGCCAAGGATGGCATCACCCAGGCTGGCGCGCAGCCCGCCCGAGTCGCCGGCCCCGATGTAGTCCGCGATGCCCTTGATGGCTCCGTCCACGGCGCCCGCGCGCTGACCCTCCGTCGCTCCGCCGGCCAGGTTGCTGCCGAGGAAGAACTGGGCCTCGCGGCTGATCTCGGACACGCCCTTGACCAGGCCGGCCAGCTTGGTGGCGCCGACGTTGGAAGAGGCGGACTCGGACACCGACGAGGCGTTGTCCGCCCAGAAGGTGTAGAAGCCGCCGTTGGAGAGCTTGCCCGGGTCCCACTTGCCGCCGATGTCGGCCCAGGCGATCGTCTCGCCCTTCATGCGCGAGTAGATGCGGCCCGACAGGGTGGACAGGACGGACTGGTACTCGCGCTGGATGGTCGGCGTCGAGCTGAAGTCGAAGTAGCGGATGGAGCCGTCGTGCTTGCTGATGTCGAAGCTGCCGACCGTGCCGCGGGTCTTCTCGGCGATCGCCGCCTCGATGGCCGCCTTGTCGGCCGCCGTCACGCCGTACTCGCCGCCGAAGAGGGTGCCGCCGCCCGGCTTGCCGGCCGAGTCCTTGCCGCCCTTGAGCACCTTGTCCACGTCCGCGTCGCTGCCGACGGCCACGCCGAACTTGGTCAGCGCGTCCTTGATGAACTGGTTGGGCGACTCGGAGAACTTGATGCGGCCCGGGCGGATCATGACCAGCGGGGAGGCCGGGACCATGTGCCGCGCGAAGGTCCGGCCCTTCGGGTCGGTGTTGTCCAGGAAGCTGTAGGGCCTTCCGATGACGTTGTTGAGGTTGTCGAACAGACCCTCCGGCGTCAGATTGCGCGGATCGTTGCCGAACCCTTGCTGGTTCGCCTGCTTGCTCTGCGTCTTGAGTTCTGTGGGGAAGAGGTCCATGTGTTCTCTCTGTGTTGGTGAGACGGGAGGGCCGAGGCCCTCCCGGTGCTGCTTAGCCTACCGCGAGCCGCTCCATCATCGGGCTCATGCCGTCGCCGCGAGGCGCTGCACTGCCGAGGGTGAAGACGTTCTTGGTCTGCTTCGATGCGTCGATGCCTACGGGGCTGTTCGCCTGCGGCGCCGCGGCCACCAGGTTCGAGATCCCGGCGGTGTTGTTTGCCACGGCGTTCAGCGCCTCCAGCATCTTCGTGAAGAGCTCCATCGCTTCCGGAGCCATCCCTCCGCCGCCAGCCGCCGCCGCGATCTTGCTCATCGCGTCGTTGGCTCCTGCGTTGTCGGGACCGGCGCCGGAGCGACGAACCGCCTCCTTGACCGCCGTGTTGACGGCGAGGCTGGAAGGGTCGGCGCTGGAGGAGCTCAGGTACGCGTCGACGGACGGGTGAATCTGGCCGTCCGGCGACAGCACCTCCGGCTGGCGCTCGCCCACCAGGGTCGGCGAGTCGCCCATCCAGCCGCCGAGCATGGCCGTCTTCAGCGGGTTCGCTTCCGCGGTCCCGCCAGTCGGCGCCTGCTGCAGCTTGGCTAGATAGCCAGTGTACTTCGCCTGGCGGTCCGACAGGCCGTTCTCACCACCGTTGATGATCTTGGTGGTGCCTGCCACGTCGCCCTTCGACGCCGGACCGGAGATGCCGTGGCTCTTCCAGAACCACGTGGCGATCGCCGCCGCCGTAGCCGGATCGGCCGCCAGGTCCGGGCTGCCGACGAGGTCGATGCCCAGCGCCTTGCCCGCCGCTTCGTAGTTCGCCTTGCCGGTCAGCTGGATGTAGCCGCGGCCGCGGTACTTGAAGCCGTCGCCCTGGTCCTTGTTGCCCATCCGGCCGCCGTAGACCTTCTCGGCGATCGCTTCAGGACCCTGCTGGACCACCTGCGCGGCATCGGCTGGGGACTTGAAGTACTTGGGGAACACGGCCGCCAGCCTGTCCGGGCTGTAGGCGAAGCTCTCGGACAGCTTGCGGAAGCCGCCCGACTCGGTGTCCATCTGTGCGAGGAACATCGCCTGCTCGGTCGGAGAGGTGATGCCAGCCTTCACAGCGGCGTCCATCAGGGCCTTCTGACCCTCGCTGCCGGAGCCCGTGATGGCCGAGCCGATGGACGTTTGGCCGATGGCCGAGCCGGCCTGGCCGATCGCCGAGCCAACGCTCTTCAGACCACTCCAGGCGCTGCTCGCGGCCCCGGAGAAGTCGCCCGACATGATCTTCGAGCCGACGTTCTTGGCTGCACCGAAGGCAGCGTGGCCAACGCTCGATGCGCCCTGGCCGATGGTCCGGCCCAGCTCACCGATGTTGTCCATGATGCCGCCGGACGAGGAGCCCCCGCCGCCGCCCGAGTTGGACGGCCTGCGCACGTTCTTCAGCGGCTTGAACTCCACAGAGTCGTCGTCTTCGAGCGGGCCGAAGCCGGACCCGTTGACGATCGCCTCCAGAGCGCGAGCGCTGTAGAGCGTGTTGGTGGAGATGCGACGCAGAATCTCGGAGACCGAGTCCTCGCGGCCCTGGGCGGCCTTGACCAGCGATGGATTGCTGAACTTGCCACCCTGACGGCCGCCGGAGATGACCTCACCCCTGCGGTTGAGGACCTCCGGACCGAGCTCGCCAACCATGGTGGCCTTGGAGCCCAGCGGACCGCCCTCCGCCCGGTTCTCGACCGGAGCGTCAGACGACGAACCGCCCGAGATCCAGTCCCACGCGCTGGAGGCGGCGCTCTTCACGCCGTCCGCAGCCTGCGAGCCCAGGCCCACCATGGCCTTCAGGCCGTCCAGCAGCATGCCAGGGATCGCCTTGATGCCGTCCAGCAGGAACTTACCGGCGTCCTCGTAGAAGCCCAGGATCTTCTTGGGCAGCGACCACATCATCTCACCCAGGGCCTTGGCGGCCTTGGCGATGTCGTCCCAGTTCTCGACCACGGCGCCGATCGCCGCGCCCACGCCTGCGCCAACGGCGGTGCCCACGCCCGGGATGACGGAGCCGATCGTCGCGCCCATCGCGCCGTACTGCAGCGCGGTGCCTCCGGTCTTGACGATCTTCTTGCCTACGCCCTCGTCCATGTAGTTGTCGGCCAGAGCGTTGACGCCCGTGCCGATCAGGCCGGCGCCCGCGGCGAGGCCCACGCCCTTCAGGCCGCCCATCTTGCCGACGAGCCCCTTGCCGGCGTCCATCACCATCCCGGCGCCGCCCTTCAGCATGCCGCCGACGTTGCCCTTGAGCAGGCTGCCGAGCATGGAGATGAATTTGCCCTGGGTGAAGAAGGACACCAGCGCGCCGATTCCCGAGATGACCATCGGGATCGCGCTCATCAGGAAGGAGCCGAACGACTTGATGCCGCTGCCGATCCCGGCCAGCGCCTCGCGCGACTTCTCGCCCGCGGACAGCAGGCGGGCTTTCCACTTGCCGTCGTTGGTCACGGTGTCCTTGGCGCTCATGCGATCTTTGACCGCCTGGAAGCCATTCTTCACCTTGTCAACGGCGTCGCCGATCGCGCCCGTCACGCGGTTCACAGCCTTGCGGATGCCGCCGCCAGCCTCGGCCTCCTCCAGCGACTTGGCGCCGCCGGTGGTGCCGGCCAGGTAGCCGCCGACCACGTAGACCGGGGTCAGCTTGCCGCGCGCGTTCTTCTTGCCGCGGCCCGTGATGGTGCCGACGACCGTGCCGATCGCGTCGAACGTGATGCGGGCCAGGCCCGTCACGATGTCCTTGGTCACCTTGACCGCGGTCGTGATCATCGCGCCGGCCATCTTGACGAGGGTGGTCGCGATGGAGCCGACGATCTTGGCGGCCGCGCCCAGGATCTGGCCGCCCGCCTTGAGGATGCTGACGGAGGCGCTGGTGATGGACGAGACCACGGCCGGAATGGCCTTGGTGATCGACACGAACGCGGTGCTGGTGGCCTTCGCCGTCTCGCGCAGGATGGTGCCCGCGACCTTGGCGGCGCCGCCCAGCGTGTTGACGATCAGATCCTTGGCCATGCCGGCCATCTCGCCGAACATCTTGCGCATCACGCCGAACGTCTTATTCAGCAGCTCGAAGCCCTTGATCAGGCCCTTGATAGGGACCATGATCAGGCCCTTCGCTGCGTCGAACACCTTCGACACGGCTTTGCGCATGTAGTCGAAGGCACCGGTCACGACGTCGCGCACGAAGCCCAGCGGGTTCGTGATCAGCTTGCGCAGCTTGCCGAGCAGGCCGGAAGGGCGTCGGTCGGAGCTGTTGCCGCCGGTGGCGATGTCCTGGATCTTGAAGTGGTCGACGATACGCTCGACGTTCTTGCCCACGCCCCACAGGTGTTTGCTGACAAACTGGTAGATGTTGTGGGTGTTGTCAGCTGTAGCGATGATCGCCTTGTCGATATCGTGCGGCTTGGCCATCGTTGCCGAACCGGAGTCCGGGTGCGACGGGGAGCCCACGCTGCCGTGGCCGCCGCCGGAAACCGACGGAGCGCCCGCTGCGCCAGCCTGGCGCACGCCGCCGGGAGCGGCAGCAGAGCCCGCTACGCCCGGAGCCGTGTAACCTGGGGAACCGGCTGCGACCGACTGAGGGCCGCCCGCCGAGCGCACGCCGGGAGCCGCCGAACCGCCAGGGCCGGCAGGGCCTCCAGGGGAAGCAGGGTTCGCACCGGCGACTCCCGGAGCCGCCCGATTGCGCAGGCTGGAACCGGAGCCAGCGGGGATAGTTGCCGGATCGATGCCCTTCTCGCGGATGATGCGCTCGCGCTCGGCCTGCGACATGCCTCCCGCGATCCCGCGGCGGATCTGCGATGCCTTCAGCTCGTCGGCGGCGCCACGCAGGATGTTGACCGGCAGCTTCAGGACCGACTTCAGCGCCGTTCCCAGGAACTTCTGCACGCTGCTCAGCGCGTCCTTGATCGGATCCAGGACGTTCTTGCGCAGCATCTCGGACAGGCCGGTGCCGAAGGTGTTCTTGAACACGCCGTCGATCTGCGCGCCGACGCCCTTCACGGTCTCCCACAGGGGGCCCTTGACCCACTCCTTCAGGAGGCGCCACTGCTCCTTGGCCTCGGTGACGAACGGCTCCATCACGCCCTTCAGCGGCGAGAGGATCTCGTCCTTGAAGAACTGCTTGGTGCCGTCCCACATGTCGCTGACCTTGGTCTTCAGCGGGTTCCAGATCTCTTCCAGCACGAACTTCTTGGCTGGCTCGACCACGCGCTCGACGAAGCCCTTGGTGCCCTTGTCGGGATTGCCGTAGAAGAAGTGGTCCATCTGCTTCTTCACGGCGCCGAACAGGCCGCCCTCGCGCATTCCGCTGTCGGCGTTCTTCTTGCCGTAGAAGAACGAGGCGGTCCCCTCGCGCATGCGCACGATGAAGCCCGACTTGGGATCGTTCAGCCACTTGCCGAACGGCTCGAACACCTTGGTCTTGAGCCAGTCGCCGCCCTTCTGGATCCACTCGGTCACGGGCTTCAGCTTGTCCTGCATCCAGTCGCCGACGCGCTTGATGCCGTCGGAAATCTTGGCGCCGATGCGATCGGCGAGCGAGCCTTCTCCCTCCTTGGCCTCGCCAAAGATCGCGACCTTCAGGTCGGCGAAGGTGTCCTTGACGCCCTTCTTGAGGCTGGTCCAGATGCCGTCCGGGCCGACGAAGGTGTTCTTCAGCGGGGCGAAGGCGTCCTTGAGGGACTGGCCGAGCATGCCGAAGGCGCCGCCCTGGCGCTTGAAGATCGGCTTGCCGGATGCGTCCATGCCCTTGTACTGCTTCTCGCCGAACAGCGAGGTCATCATTGGAGCGATGACGCTGGTCTTCAGGGTGTCGCCGAGGGTCGGGAAGATGCCGCGGCCCTTGTAGGTGACGTTGCCGAAGCCGTCGTCGACCGTGGTGCCCTTGCCGAACAGGGCGACCTGCATGGGCTTGATGATCGAGGTCGAGACCTGGGCGCCCAGGTTGGAGACGAAGTCCTTGCCTTTCTGCCAGGCCGAGCCGAACGCGCCGCCGGAGCGCTTGCCGTCCGCGCCCACCTCGCCGAAGAGGAGCTTGCCCAGGGGCTGCACGGCCTTCTCCTGGAACTTGTCCCAGAGCGAGACCATGAAGTCCTTGCCCTTCTGGATGCCGTCGCCGAACACGCCGCCGCTGCGGCGGCCGTCCGCGTCCTTCGTCCCGAAGAGGGACTTGTTCATGCGGTCCACCATCCCGGTGAACTTCTCCTTCAGGTTGACGAGCAGGCCCGGGTTCTTGCCGTCGTCGCCCTTGCCGAGCAGGTAGTCCTTGAGCTGCTTGCTCTTGCCGGAGAAGTAGTTCACCACGCCGCCGAACAGGCCGCCCTTGCGGGTGACGGTGCCGTCCTCGGCCTCGGTGCGGTCGCCGAACAGGAACTTCTTGCCGCTGTCGACGGCCTCCCGGAACCAGCGCTTGGTCGTGCCCACGATCGAGGTTGCCTGGCTGGCGGGGTCGGACGGGTCGCCGACCATCGCCTTCTTCAGCGGGCCGAAGATGTCCTTCTTGACGAAGTCGACCATGCGGCCAAGGGGTCCGGTGCGGCGCCCGGTGGTCGGGTCCACGTCGCCCATGAGCATGCGGTTCATGCGGGTGAACAGGCCGGCGCGCTGGCCGGTGCCGTCGCCGAACAGGACGCCGGAGATCTTGGTCTCGAGCGTGTTCATGGCCTTGGAGGCGAGGACCATCGGGGTCTGCAGGATGCTCTTCAGCGTGATCTTGCCGGTCGCGTCGCGGAAGAGCTTCTGGTCGGACGCGCCCTTCTCGAAGCCCTGGGCGTCGCCGGTGGGCAGCACGCTGTCCAGCGGATTGCCGGACGGCGCGGGGCCTGGACCGGGGCCGCCGCGGCGACGGCGATTGCCGCCCCGGCCTCCGCGGCCTCGACCGCCCCCGATGTCCAGTCTCCCGCCGTCGCGCTGCGACTCTGCGTCGTAGATGCCGCCGCTGTACATCATGCGGTGGACGCCCTCCTCGTTCTCGATGCCGTCGTACGCTTTCGAGCGCGACGCGTCGGAGCGGTTCACGGCGGTCTGCAGCTCGTAGGAGAAGCGGGCGCCGTGCTTCTCGCGCGCCTTCACGATCTTGTCGCGCGCCTTCAGCAGCTTGTCGGCCTCCGCGCCCTTGCCCTGGGTGCGCAGGCGCTGCGCCAGCGAGTCGATCTGGCCGCCGAGGTCTGCGGAGCTGCCCTTCTTGACCGAGAACTGGTCGTTGCGCAGGACCTTGAACGCTTCTTTCAGGTCGGCGGCGGTCTGGCGATCGCCGCCGTCGCCGATGGCGCGGTGGACGCGGTCGAAGTGGGCGATGGACTCGCGGTCCACGCGCTTCTCGTGCGCCTGCCGGCTGGCCTTCTCGCTGGAGAAGCGACCGGTCTTGAAGTCGTACAGCTTGCGGTCGGTCGGGTCCGCGATGCCCTTGGCCCGGCGCTGCGCCACCAGCTCGGCGTGGATGTCGGCCAGGTGGCTCGGGATCACCTCGACGATGGAGCGGTGGGCGTAGCCGTCGAACGCGACGGCCTTGCCGCGCACCTGGCGGGACAGGTCCGGGCCGGCCGCAGAGGTCGGCGCGTCGATGCTGAAGAACTCCAGCACCTTGCCCAGGCCGCGCTTTCCGGCGCTGTTGCTGCCGCGCAGGCCGCCCGCGACGTGGCGGGCGCGCTGGTTCAGCACCGTGCCGAGCTTGCTGGCGAAGTCGTTGAACTGCTCCAGCTGCTTGCCGAAGTTCTTCGGGATCAGGGCCTCCAGCGTGCGGCTGAAGGCCGCGGCCAGAGGGGCCGCAGCGATGGAATTGCCCATCATCTTGAACATCGAGCCGTCGCCGACGGACTTCTTGAAGCGGCTGTTGATCACGCCGAGGTAGGCGCCGACGTCCATGCCGCCCTTGCTGTCGAACACGCGGGAGAAGTCGGACTGCTTCCCGGTGAACGCCTGCATGATCTGGTCGGACGCGGCGGCCGCGACGTTGGACGAGCTGCGCAGGTCGCGGATCTGGGAGATCAGCTCCGACGTCATGCCGGCCATGGCCATGTTGTGCTCGAGCTGCTGGCGGTAGAACTGGTGCTGCGTCGTGACCTGGAACTTGTGCATCTGCGACAGCACCTGGGCGTTCGCCATGATGGCGCCCTTGAGCATGTTGCCGACCGCCATCTGCGCGCCCAGCGACGCGCGGCTGAACTTGGCCGTCGCCACTGACGCCTGCGCGCCCACGCGGGCCGCCGGGCTGTCGCCCATGCGAGCCGCGGCCGCCGCCACGCCCGCCGACGCGCCCTCAGCCGCCGCGGCCGCCGCCACGCGGGCGGTGCCGGAATCGGCGGCGTTGGTGGAGCCGTGCTCCTCCAGGAACGAGTTGTCGAACGCGCCTGCGTCGAAGCCCATGGACGAATCGAACGATGCGTTCTGCTCGGCCTCGGTCTGGTGGAACTTGCCGGACTTGAGTTCCTTGTTCGCGTTGTCGAGGCCCTTGCGCATCAGGCCGAGGACGTCCTCCTTGAGGATGCCCTTCATTTCGCGGAAGGCGTCGACGGTGTTCTCCCGCTGGCCCTTGTCGGTGAACTGGCTCGTGAGAGCGTGCACGGAGGGCAGGCGGCCCTTGATGATCTGGGGCAGTGCGTAGGCGGCGCTGCGGCCGACGTTCCCGGCGTATCGGAGGATGGATGCCACGGTTGGTCCTTGAGAGTGTCGTTTCTGTCAATTTCCTGTTGCGGGCATAACAAACCGATGATCTTTTCCATGGAAGCTAGCCATGTTCTCTCTACAGACACTCACGGGCTTCCCCTCCACCGGGGCGTTCTCCACCTCGGGCTACTCCGCGCCGCCGAACACCGGCACCGTCCAGAAGACGGAGCTGATGAACCTGCTGGACACGCGGTGGTCGAGGGACGCCATGGGCCGGGCCACCTCGCTGTCGTCCTCGCCCTCCACATCCCTTGGATGCCTGGGCTCGTCCGGCCTCGGGAACCTGGGCGCCGACGCCCTGGGCTTCGGCAGATCCGACTACTCCTTCGACACGGCGGGGCTTGGCAGGGTCATGCAGGCCGGCTCCGGCTCTCTGCGGTCCACCATCGGCGACCTGTCCGTCTCCGCCACGATGCAGTCGCTCGCCGCCGGCCTCGCTCACAGCATCGCCAGCCAGGCCTCCGCGATCGGTTCCCTCATCGAGAGGTCGCTCACGGCCAGCCCCTCCGACGCGAGGAAGATGCTCGGCGCCGCGTCCCAGCTCGTCGAGATCGGAGCCAGGACCACCGACAAGTTCTCCAAGGGCTTCCAGATGGCGTCCCGCGGCGAGCTGAGCGTGGGCGGCGACCTGGACCCAGGCGAGTTCATCTCCGGGGAGACCGACCGCCTCTCCGGCCTGGCCGGCCTGGACACCGGGAACCTGACCGGCGACGACCTCAACCTCAAGCAGGAGCTGGAGGACTACGGGGTCTTCACCCCCATTGCCCCCTCGCTGGAGATGGCCGACATCTCGGCGCTCTTCCCGATCACCGAGCTCCCGCCCGGCGTCGGCGACATCGACGGCGCGATCGGCGACCTCTCCGAGGAGACGGCCGACGCGGTCAGCGCCAAGATCGGCGAGGCCGTCGGCGACCAGCTCGATGCCGAGGACGACCCCGACGCAGCCATCGGCCCGGACGAAGGCGAGGACGAGTCCGATGAGGACACGGCGGATCGCCTCCAGGGGACCGGCCTGCTGGACGGGGACGGCTGGAAGGACGCGACTGTCATCGTGAGCGGGAATCCGCAGTACGCTCCGCTCAGGGGCGATCCGGGCCTGACGACCGCCGGCCGCTCCGGCTCCGGCTCGGACGCCGCCGTGCGCCTGGCCTCGCTGCTCGGCACCTCGCCGCCTATCACGGGCTCGTTCCTCTCGTCGGACAGCAGCGTGGCGTGGGGCGGATCCTCCACCGCCGTGGCGCGCGGCGTCTCCGGCGCCCTGGCCGAGGCGTGCTCGTTCAACTCCGCGATCTTCAACGCGATCGGCCAGATCCTCAACGGCAACATCGCGCGGTCCCTGATCGACGCGCTGCTGGCCGCGCTGGAGTGCCGCCGGTCCACCTACTCCAACGCCCAGTACAACGCGGCGTCTTCACTCGCCTCCACCGCGGCGCTCCTGGCCGCCATGAAGGCGCTGCTGGGCGTCATGCAGGGGGGCATTTACCCGGCGCTGTGCGCTGCATCGGCTCTGGGCCTGGGAGGTTGTGCATGACCACTTTTGATATGCAGCTATGGCTGACGAGGGGCGATCAGCTCGGTTGCATCGACGGGAGGGTGGCGCAGGCGCGCTACGCCTCCGCGTGGGAGCTGGGGGACGCCAACTACGTGAAGGGCGAGCTGGAGCGGATCTTCACGCGCCGGCACCGCATGCCCGCCCTGAACTGGCTGGCGCGCAGGAGCCAGATCGAGGGGATCGACGAGCTCGAGGACGCGCCGCCCAAGCTGGTGGAGGACTGGCGCGACGCCGACTTCGCCATCCGCATCCCGGACAAGGGGGCGGTGTCGCCGGCCTGGCTCCAGACCCCGGCGGCCTGGGAGCGGCTGCTCGTCGCCGTCACCCGGTCGTTCGTCTTCGCCGAGACGGCCGAGAAGGTCGCCCTCGCGCGCCGCTGGTGCGACGACGCGGTGAACATGAGCTGGCGTCGCCCCGTGGCGCTCGCAGAGCTGGTCGAATCCGCCTCCCGAGCGCGCTTCCTCGCCCTCTCGGCCACGGCCTCCGAGGCGATGCGGGTCATCGTGCCGGACCACGAGGCCCTCGCTGCAATCGCCGACGGCCTGCAGGCCAGGGCCACGGCCCTCGTGGCCGCGTGGGCCTCCGTGCTGTCGGGGCCGGCCCGCCCCCTCACGCTGACAGCGCTGCGGCGCTGCACGACAACCTTCGAGCTCGACGATTTGCTGGCGGGAGCCACCGGGCCGTCGACCCTCAACCTGATGACGTACCTGCGGTGCAGAGACCTGCCCGCCAACCCATAGAGGACACACCGTGACCGACATCAACCAAAACTCCACCCTGGCCGGCGCAGTGGGCGCAGTGCCGCCCGAGAACCGCCCCGCCATCCAGGGCGACCCGCGCCCGACGAACCGCCGCGTCCGCGCGGTGATCGCCGACGCCGTGCGCAAGCGCGTGCTGGTGCAGGTCAACAACCGCGCCGAGTTCGGCTGCCTGACCATCATGCTGCCGGGCGGCGGCAACGACGGGGAGGGCGACCTGACCGCGCTGGCCCGCGAGATCTACACGGAGCTGGGCGTCACCGTCCAGCTGACCCCGGCAAACTGCAAGTTCATCCAGAGCCGCGCCTACGAATTCCCGGCGGCCCCGGACGGCTCGATCGACAAGGCCGTGCTGAACTTCTACGGCGTCGACATCGGAGGCGCGGTCCCGCGCAACATGGAGCCGGACTCGGTCCTGTCCCTGGACTGGATGACCCTGACCGAGATCCACCGCGTGCTGGACCTGGACTCCAGCAACTGGCGCATCCAGCTGGGAGCGCTGGATGCCATCGAGGCGGTCCTGGACCCGGCGAAGGCCAAGACGGTGCACGGCCACGGCGGCGACGACGCCCGCGAGGTGTCGCGCCAGGACGGCGGCGTGCCCCCGGACGAGGAGAAGTACAGCAAGCCCTCGCGCCTGCCTAGCGGCGAGCCGTCCGGCCTGTAGAAAAAAGAAGCAGAGGAACGCCCATGCCCTCCACGGGCATGGGCTCTCTATCAGACGTGACCCAGCAGGGTCATCAGCATGCGCAGGCTCAGGCCGCGCGGCTGGGGGATCTGGATCGGGTGCATCCAATGGTAGCCGTCGCACTTGGTCGGCTCCATGTTGCGGGCGTCGGCGGCGTTGGGGCAGTTCGCCATGTACAGGTGCGTCTCCCACGGGTAGATGAAGCCGACGGTCTTGTGCTTGAAGCAGCCGACCAGCTCGGTCTCGTCGTCCTGCACCTGGAGGCCGGTTTCCTCCTCGGTCTCGCGGATGGCCGCTTCGAACGGCATCTCGCCAGGCTCCACGACGCCCTGCGGAAGGTCCCAGCACATGCGCTTCTTGTTGTAGCCGACCAGAACCTGGCCGTAGGCGTTGACCAGGCCCAGCGCGGCCACCTTGATCATGGGCTCGTCGTCGCTGGCGCCGGGGAGGACGGGGATGACGGCGGCGCCCAGGGCTGCGCGCCCGTGGGGGTGCTGCTCGTCGTAGCGCTTATTCGCCATGCTGCCGGCGACTCCGTTCATCGGTTCGGTGGCGCACTCGGCGGTCTGGGGGGATGCGGTGGTATTCATGGATTGCTTGGTCCTGCGGGCTGCTTGGTACACCTGCGACGGTCGCCGCCTCGCGCAGCCCTGAGTGCGCGGTAATTCCCTGTTGACGCATTTTTTTCCTTCTATGGCTTGCACACTGCTAAATGTTAATGCTTCGACGGCGAGTATGGAAGCCCGATGCCCTCGCAGGCATCGGGTTCCTAGTCTTGCTTACTCGCAGGTGCGCAGGCCGGTGGCCGGGTCGAAGACGCACGCGGCGCCGTCGTTGGTGCCGGTAGCGGCCACAACCACGGTCTCGACTTCCTCGTCAGTCGCCTCGTCGACCTTGGTCTTCTTGGCGGAGAGGATGCCCATGCGCTTGCCGGAGTCGTTGAACGTCGTGCAGCCCTTGGCGCCGCCGTCGTAGGCGCGCATGTACAGCTCCGCGAACTCCTCGAAGGTGATGCCGGAGCCCTGGCCGTTCACCTGGCCGGTGACGTTGCAGGTCTTGGACACGGCGCTGTCGGTGTGGCGCTGCATGGCGCACAGCGTGTCGATGTGCTCCTGCGGCGTCACCTGGTCGGCGGTGCGCGGGACGGTGCCGTACTTGTCGTAGGCGTAGTCGTTCAGGTCGACCGTGATCTGGCCGTCCTGCATGGTCACCAGGCGGCTCTGCTCGGCGCGGAACACCGGCTCGCCTGCCGAGCTGACGTTGTCGGCGCACAGCGAGATCGTGCCGGTCGGGGCGATGCTCATCAGCAGGCCGTTGCGCAGGCCGATGGTGCGGATGCCCTCGATGACGTCGTCCGCCAGCACGCCGGACTGGGCAAAGCCGGACTGCAGCCACAGCTCTGCGTCGAACAGCGGGAACGAGCCCTTCTCGGCGGCCAGGGCGATCGACGCGCGGTAGGCCGTGTTGGTCATGAAGTTGGCGACCTTCTCCAGCTCGGCGATGTACTCGGGCGTGCCGTACGGGAAGCCCATCGTCTCCAGCAGGTTGGCCATCGCGGTGTAGCCCAGGCCCATGCGGCGCTTGTTGTACGCCTCGGTCTGCTGCTCGGGCAGGGGGTAGATGGTCACGTCGATGACGTTGTCCACGGCGCGCACGCCGTCGGTCACGTCCTGGCGCAGCAGGTCGTAGTCGATCGCCCAGTACTGCTTGCGGTTGGTCGGCTGGTCGCCGCCCGTCACGATGTCGAACGACTCGCGCTTGACGAGGTACTTGATCATGTTGAAGCTGCCCAGCAGGCAGGCGCCATCCGGCGGCAGCGGCTGCTCGGCGCAAGGGTTCGTCGCGGCGATGACCTCGCAGTACCACAGCGGGTTCATCTTGTTGATGCGGTCGATGAACAGCACGCCCGGCTCGGCCCAGTCCCAGTTCGACGACATGATCTCGAACCACAGGCCCTTGGCGCTGACGGTCTCGTAGACCTTGCCGCCGAAGCGCAGGTCGAACGGCAGATCGTTCTTGACGGCGTGCATGAACTCGTCGGTGATCCCCAGCGAGATGTTGAACGAGGTCAGCTTCAGGGTCTTCTGCAGCGCCCAGACGGCGGCGGTGCGGTCGGCGCCCTCCGGCATCCGCTCGACGACGTCCCACAGCGGCTGGACGTCGGCCGGGGTGCGCTTGGAGTTGATGAACTGGCGGACGTCCGGGTGGTCCACGCGCAGCACGGCCATCATCGCGCCGCGACGGCCTCCGCCCGACATGATCGTCTTGCACATCGCGTCCCACATGCCCATGAAGGACACCGGGCCGGAGGCGAACGCGCCAGCGCCCAGCCCCTTCACCGGCGTGCCGGCCGGGCGCAGCGGGGAGAAGTCCCAGCCCTTGCCGCCGCCCGCGCGCATGGTGGTCGCGCCGCGCTTCAGGGTTTCCATGATGTTGTCCATGTCGTCCTGGATCGGCGACGACACGAAGCAGTTGAACGCGGTGATCTTGTGGGAGGTGCCCACGGCGCGCTGTTGGCGGCCGGCTGGCAGGAAGCGCTGGTGCGCCAGCATGTCGAATACGCGGGACTGGTGCTCGGCGCCGTCTGCGGTCGCGGTGGACCAGCGGGTGGCGTATCCTACGAAGGTCTCGCCTTCCTCGCGGTACTTCTCGCCGTGCAGCTGCTGGGCGAAGAGGTTCTGTGGGCCCATCGGCAGGGTCGAGGCTGGTACTGCTGGCGCGTTCTTGGTCATGTTGTCATCTTTGGTGTTAGTGTTGGACGGAGCCGTGAAAGCCCTGGAGAGTCGTTGTGCCCCAACGGTGGTTCCCTAGACTGGAGGCGCGGCGATGATGTGTTGTGTCCGCCTCGGCCCGCAAGCTCCCCGTAACCAAAAAATGAAGGTAGAGCCCCGAACCCCTTGGAAGGGGTTCGGGGCGCACATCACGCAGCTAAGCGGTGATTATTCAGCAGCGGCATCGGCTTGCGGCACGTCGCCGCCTTCGCCTTCAGCGTACGGCTGGAAGTCGTCCTTGTTGGTGCCGACGCCAGGGATCGAGCTGCCGTCGATCAGCTGCGAGGACAGCTTGATGTACAGGCGGCCGTGGACCATGTTCGCCGAGCCTTCAGGGGCGGCAGGGTGCGGGTTCTTGAAGAAGCGGCCGTCGAACCATTCCTGCTTGAAGTGCACGCCGTTGGTGATCTTGGTCTCGTAGTACTTCAGCAGACCGCCGTTGGTGACGATCTCTTCGATCGACGGGACTTCGGCGCGGTCGGCGCCCACTTCGCCCAGCAGGAACTGGAACGGAGCTTCCAGGATCTTGATGGCGGTGGCCTTCTTGTTGACCGGCAGGCCCAGGCGCTCGCCGTTGCGCTGCAGCCACTGGAAGAACAGCTCGCGGACGTCGGACTGGTTGATGCGGCCGCCCAGGGTTTCAGGCAGCTGGATCTGCACGCGGTCGTTTTCGGTGGATGCATCCAGCTCGCCTTTAGCGGCGGCCTTCGGGGCGGCCTTGGCTTTGGCTGGAGCGGCTGCCTTCGGGGCAGCGGCGGCTGGCTTGGCAGCGGCCTTCGGAGCGGCAGCTTTCGGAGCTGCGGCTGGTTTGGTTGCGGCAGCTGGGGCTGCGGTTGCGACACCTTCGGCGGCTACAGCAGGAGCGGCAGCGACGGCGGCCGGCTTCACTGCTGGAGCGGCGACAGCCGCTGGTTTGGCTGCGCCGATTGCTGGGCGGATGCCTACTGTTGGACGGACTGCTGCACCGATTGGTTTGATCGACATGGGGTACTTCCTTTCAGCTGAAATTATAAAGTGATTGCGCAGTTTGTTGAGCGAGCCACCGGCCGGCCGACAGTTCGCGCTGCACAAGACGATGATATAGATTCGAATTTTGGGTTCGAATTCGGGAACTTCGTAGCTCCTCGATGCAATGTTGGATCCCATCTTTTAATCGCAAAGAAACCGACGATACGCAGGTCAAAATCGGAGGGCATGGGGAACAGTCCATCAGATCCAATAGGGCCACAAACATGACACCACTACAACAGAAACTCCCCAGCGGGCGCGCGGTCAAGCTGAGCGTGCCCCTGCCGATCCCGGGCGACGAGCGCGTGAGCCTGGTGCTGCTGGGCAACGCGCCGGGCTTCCTCGCGCACGCCCTCAAGGGCCACCTGGTGAAGCCGATCCACGCCCGCACCGCGGTCGCGCCGCGCATCGTCCAGACTCCGTCCCGCTCCCGCCGCATGCCGAGCTTCGGCACCGCGGAGGCCATGCAGGCGCGCAAGGACGGGCTTGTCAAGGCCGTCGCCTACGACGCCAAGCGCACGTCCGAGTCCGGCGAGGTCATCGACATCACTCCGCAGGCCATGTTCGCGCGCGAGACCCTGTGGAGCGTGCCGGCGGCGCAGCGCCACGAGCTGGTCGTCGAGACGCTGCGCGCCTGGATCCCCTCGCCTCCCGACGGCGGCGAGCAGATCACGATCGTGGAATTCGACCCGTCGCTGGGCGTGCAGCCGCTCAAGGTGCGCCTGGGCTCCATCTCCAGGCTGGAGACTCCCACCGACCACTTCCTCTTCGAGCTGGTCTCGGGCACGCCGGAGCGCGTGGTGGGGTTCAACCCGGACAACGTGATACTGATCAGCCCGGACGGACGCCGCGTCGTCCGCCTCGATCCCATGGACCGCCGCACCCTCGGCCGCGTCCGCATGCTGTCGGTGCTCGCGACCGTGGAGAAGCTCTTCAAGGGCCTGGAGCTGACCGCCGAGGAGACCGCGGACGTCGGCGGAGAGGAGCCGATCGACACGCCGGAGGCCCCCGCCCTGCTTGCTGCGCCGAGCGCGACGCGCGCCCCCGCTCCGACCGCCGCCGACCTGAAGCAGTCGGAGCGGGTCGCTCAGTACCGCGAGGAGCAGCACAAGGTGGTCTTCCCGCAGCGCGACGCCAAGGCCGCGCCGCTGACCCTCGGCGTCCTGTCGCAGCCGACCAAGGCAGCCCCCATCGTCGGCCGCAAGTCGGTCGGCAGCTTCATGGACAAGCGCATCGACTCGCCGAAGTTCGACGGCATCACGATGAGCTACCTGGACAGCGGCACGTACGACCGCGACATGGCGTCGATCATCGCCAGCCTGGCGAACGACCCCCTGATGCCGCACTTCGTCCAGAAGATCGAGCGCCGCCCCAACAGCGACGCGCTGAACCACAAGGAGACGCTCTCCATCCAGTACCGGGACCCGAAGGGGCGCAGCTCCACGATCCACGTGGACATGCCGATCCAGTCGCGCGACGGCTACATGTATCTGAACGGCAACACGTACAACGTCAGCAAGCAGATCCTGGCGATGCCGATCATCAAGGTGCGCCCCGGCGAGGTGCTGATCACCACCGCCTACAACAAGGCGACAGTTGAGCGCTTCGGTCAGAACGCCAGCGCGGCAGCTTCCTACGTGCGGCTGCTGGCCGCGCGCATCGACAAGGAGCGCCCGACCGGCGTCAAGGTCGACATGGCCTCGGCGACGGCCGCCAACTCGAAGTACCGCTCGACCGTCGAGTACAACGACATCGCGCGCACCGTCCGTGCCGTGCGCGGTCCGAAGGCTGCCTTCGTGTTTTCCCGCCCGGCGCTGGACGCGGAGCTCGCCAAGGTTTCTACGGTCGCCCCCGACAAGATCGCCGCCGCGCTCGGCGCAGGGGGCCATCCGATCGGGTACCTGGAGGGAGGCGCCGCGATCGTCGGCTGCAAGGCCGACGGCTCCATCCGCGTCGTGCGCCAGACCACGGAGTCGACCACGGGCGGCAAGGACATCGGCGCCCTGATTTACGACATGGTGCGCGAGGCCGCCCCGGCGGCCGACCTCCCGGAGCCGAGCGTCCTCCAGCGCAAGTACATGTACAGCCGCGTCAAGATGCTGAGCCAGTACCTGCCGACCGCCGTCATCGTGGGCTACGACATCGGCCTGACGAACATGCTGCGCGCGGCGCAGGTGCAGTTCTCCATCGTCGACGCCGGCGCCTACCGCAAGAGCCGCTACGCAGAGAGCGACGCCATCCGGTTCGAGGACGGCGTGGTGGTGTTCGCCCCGACGCGCCTGCGCGACTCGCTGCTGATCAACGGCCTGAAGGAGCTGGACACCGAGGACCGGCCGATGTCGGACTTCGGCCCGGCCGGCATGGGCTGGGTGGACCACATCGCCGACCGCCTCGGCGGCCCGGGCCACGCCAAGGCGCTGGTCAACTACCAGGCATCGTTCATCGACCCGATGACCCGCGACCTGCTGGCCGAGGACGGCCTGCCAACCGACATGGCCCACGTCCTGCTGTATGCCAGCGCCATGCTGGAGAGCAACGAGCACCCCGAGTCGAACGACATGGCGTCGTACCGCCTGCGCGGCCCGGAGCTGGTCAACTCGATGCTGTACAAGGTGCTGCACAAGGAGATGGAGCGCGTGCGCGCCACCCGCGAGTCGGCCTCGCCGCAGAAGCTCATGGTCAACCCGGTCGAGGTGATCCGCCAGGTCCAGGCCGCCTCCAACGTCGAGGAGGTCTCCCTGCTGAACCCCCTGCTCGAGGCTGAGCTGCGCGGCAAGGCCACGTGGACCGGCGCCGCCGGCGGCCTGAGCGACGGACGCACCGTGAATCGCGCCATGCGCGCGTACCACAAGTCGATGCGCGGCATCTTCGGCTACTACTCGCCCGACTCGGCCGAGATCGGCGTCAAGCGCACCCTGGCCTACTCGGCCGCGGTGAAGGACGTGCGCGGCAGGTTCGACCTGGACCTGGCCGCCACGGACGCCGCATCGGTCCTGGCCCTGGGGGAGCTGATCACGCCGTTCGTGGCGCAGCACGCCGACCCTCCGCGGATCGGCATGCAGTCCAAGCAGGCGACACACACCATGCCGATCGCCAAGCACACGCCGCAGCTGGTCGGCTCCGGTGCCGAGAAGGCCCTGGCCTACGCCATCGGCAACACGTACGCGTACAAGGCCCGCAAAGCAGGGGTGTTCGTCTCGCTGGACGAGAAGGCGCAGCTGGCTAAGATCAAGTACGACGACGGAGAGCTGGCCTACGTGGACATGTCGCCCCGCTCGGTCAAGAACTCGGGCGGCGGCTTCTACATCACAGCCCAGCTCAAGCTCAACCCCGGCGTGGAGCCGGGCAAGCGGTTCGCCCAGGACGACATCCTGGCGCACGACCCGTCCTACTTCGCGGCGAGCGACGACGGCTCCACCGGCTACAAGAGCGGGATCCTGGCTCGCATCGCCATCGTGGCGCTGGACCAGACGTACGAGGACAGCCTGATGGTGACCTCCAAGCTGACGCGCGACACCGTGGCCCTGGTCACGATGGCCCGCTCCGTGAGCCTGGGCGCCAAGACCAACCTGCAGGGCGTGGCCAAGGTCGGGACCGTTGTACAGCCGAACGACTCGCTGGCCGTGTTCGAGAACGTGACGGACGACGCCGACGTGTCGGCGCTGCTGGCGCGGGTCGGCAAGGAGTTCGACGACGCGATCGCCGAGCTCACACGCAACGTGGCCGTGGCGAAGTACGCCGGCAAGGTGGTCGAGATCCGCACGTACTACAACAAGGACCTCGACCAGCTGTCGCCGTCGCTGCAGAAGTTCATCAGGCTGCAGGAGCGGCTGGCGGACGAGCGCAAGAAGGCCGGCGCCGGAGCCCCGACCGACGAGCCCGTGCGCGCCAACGCCCCGATCCGCATCACGCGGGACAAGGTGGCCGGGGAGATCGTGGACGGCGTGCTGATCCAGTTCCTGATCCAGGTCGAGGACGAGGCGGCGCCGGGCGACAAGTTCGTGTGCAGCTCCCCGCTCAAGGGCATCGTCAGCCGCGTGTTCGAGGACGGCGAAGAGCCGGAGGACGAGGAAGGCAACCAGGTGGACTACATCACGAGCCCGCTGTCGATCGTCAGCCGCATGACGTCGGACGTCTTCCTGGCGATGTGGTCAAACGCAGTCCTGGTCGACCTGAAGAAGCGAGTCTTGGAGATCTACAACGAGTAAAAAATATCCTCTCCTGTTTGACAAACAGGGTATCATTCACACAGGGGAGGATATTGTATGACCGAAGAAGATACCGCAGAACTATTTCCAATTGTCGATGATCGTCTGGTAGACGGCTATTTCATCAATCGGCGTGGAGAAGTGTTTTCCACGCTGCGTAGTTCGACGCCAAGGCAAATGAAAACGCATGTGTCTAGTACAACTGGATATGTGCATATCAGTCTACGACTGAAATTAGGCGGTGATGCCATGTTTATAGTGCACAACATGGTTGCGCGCACGTTCATCCCTCTTCCAGAGTCGGACGCAATCTTGGAGGCGTGCCATAAGGATGGCGTTAGGTCAAACCCCGTGTGCAGTAATTTGTACTGGGGCACCAAGGTTCAGAACATGGCGGATCGGCTTGCACACCGCTTGGCACGGGACGAGGACCACCCACGGGCAAAGCTTACGCGCGAGGAAGTAATTGCTCTCCGAACGGCGTTACACAACGGCGAAACGCCCGCCAGCGCTGCCGTGAGGCTCAACCTGAGTCCATCGTATGTCGTAGATGTGTACAAGGGTAAATTCTGGTCGCATGTACCGCTAGGATATGAGCCGCGCGACTTCCAGGAAACGCAATCCAGGATACCTACCTCTCGTCTTCTTGATGACGAGCTAGTAAAGAGAGTCTACACGCTGCATTTCGTTGACAAGAAGACGTATACCGAAATTGCTGTGCTGTTGAATGGCAAACCACATAAGGTGACAGTGCGAAGGATCTGTCTCAACGATATTCCGGCCTATCACCACCTTTTTAAGGAATTCCAATGTCCATAATCGACGCGACGTGGGTTACGAACCGCTGTAGGTCCTTCTTAGGGCAGACGGTTACAGGTCCGATCGACTTCAACGACGCCGACATACTCGCCTGCATTGACGCCGAGACCCTACCGACGTTCTCGATCTACTTGCCGTACATGGTCGATCTCAAAATTGACACAGTGGCCGACCGCATCGACCAGCGCGAGGGCGTCTACCAGATCCGCCCGCAAGGCGAACGAATTCTCGGCGTGAATCGTGTGCGTGAAGGGGTTGGGGCTTTCGGCGCCTTCCCATATGATCCTCTCATGTTCGGCGACGTCCTGGACCGCCAGCTGGTGGCCGACCGCCAGTCGGCTTCCGAGCTCTCCCTGACGTTCGACTACCGCCCTCCCAACATCATCGAAATTTTCCCAAAGGGCCTCCAATATTCCGACCTCTACGTGGAGTGCAAGTGCGTGCACGCGACGCACTTCCGCACCATCCACCCGGGGGCCAGGGAGATCTTCAGGGAGCTGATGCTGGCGGACATCGCCATCGACATCTTGAGCGTCCGGCAGTACTTCCAGACCGTGCAGACGATCTTCGGCGAGCTGAACCTGAACCTGGAGCGGCTGAACGCCCAGGCGGACAAGCGGCCGGAGATCATCGAGCGGATGGAGAGCAAGCAGCTGAAGTCGTCCACGGCCCGCAGGCTGTGGATCGCTTAGGTGTGATGGGGAATTGACTACGGAAGACCCAACGGCCTGAGCCGTTGGGTCTTTCTTACGCCACGCGCCGCAGGACCGGGCGGGCCTCGGGGAGGGCGGTGGTCGGGGCGGGCACCACGCGGTGTCCCGCGGCGCGCAGGCGGTCCTGCTCTTCCTGCGCGCGCTCGACGGCGTACGCCGAGGTGCGGAACGGGATCACGTAGAAGCTGCCGGCGTCCGGGCCGGAGCTGATGCAGCGGTGGTACAGCGGGGTGATTTTGATGCACATGGTGCCCTCCTTTCTGGTGTGTAGTAACTTCGGCGCAATTATGCCCGAAATTTTTGAGGGGAGGGAAAAAAAGAGGGCAACCGGGACGGGGGCGTTGCGCCCCCGCATCGGTCAGTGGCTAATAGCCGGCGATCTGCTTCGTGGCATATTGCGCCCCGCTTGCATCGAACAGGCGCAGTTCGTTGAAGTCGGGACCAGGATCGCTGAAGCTACTGGACCACACCTCCGCCTTGGCGCAGGTCGCCAGCTCGTCGTCGCTCATCGCGGCCCCCACGATGCGCAGGGTAGACTGCAGGTCGGCGAGCTCCTTTTCGCTAACGGCTGTTTGTGAGATGTACATCACGGCTCTCCGGTTGTGTTGCGGTTGTGTATGTTGGCATGACTGCCGTAGGACCCGTTGTCGAGTATTTTTTTCATGGCGGCGATGTATGCCTTCCCGATTGCTTTGGTACGCGCCTCCGAGCCGTTCTTACCGGCCACATCGAGCTGGAACTGGGAGGGCGCGCGAGACCACCATCCTTCGATGGTCTTCAGCGCCGGCCCGATCATGCCGGTGAGGCGCACGTTCCGGCCGGACACGCACTGCAGCTGGCCCCCGCCGACCATGTCCATCCTGGCCTTTCTGGTCCGGTGGACGGTCCGCGCCGGCCCCCAGTAGCCGATCAGACGGAGGATCTCGGTGTCGCTCAGCGCCACGACGATCTCGTGCTTAGGCGAGTGCTTCCACTCCGCTATCAGCTTGAGATTGGCGGCCTTGCGCTTCTGGTTGGCGTCGAAGGGTAGTTCTCTCATTCTTGGCTCCTTGTTGGTTTAGTCGGCCCCACGCACCCCGTTCTCGCAGAGGTCCGTCAGGATGCGCTTGAGTGCGCCCGCCGATCCGTTGCAGAGGCGGTATCCCGGATGGGACTTGATGGCGTTGCGGACCTTGGGCGAGCAGGTCTCCTCCATCACGAAGACGTAGTCGGCGTACCGACGCGCCCGCTTGACGAGGGTTCCGGCGCTAGGTGCGTGCTCGTAGAACGTCATTTCGAGGCAGTCGCTGAAGTCCTTGTTGACGGCCGCGACGTGGTTGGTGCGCAGACCGAGCACCAGGACGCGGGGGCGCTCGCCCGGGGCCTTTTTGCACTGCTCAGGGACCGCCGGCAGCTCCGGCTTCACGTACGGGACGTAGGCCGGAACGATGACCTCATCCGAGATGGACCCCGGTGCAGCGTCCTCCAGCATGTGGTCGCGCAGCTCGGCTTCGACCTTGGCTACGGCTTCAGGCACCGGCGGCGGCGGCGTGTACGGCGCTGGGGCGGCCGGGACCTTGCTCGCGGCCTCGGCGGCTCTCAGCGCTTCGTAGTTCAGCATCAGCGGAACGGGCTTGGCCTTGGAGGCCGCCGCAGCCATTGCTGATGCCATTGCGGTCGGGGCCGGCGCGGGGACGGGGGCAGGCGCCGGTGCAGCTTCTGCCGGGGCATCCTGGACCTGCGCCAGCTCCGCGACCATGCCCTCGTAGCCAGCAGGGGTCCGGGGGCGGCTGCCGGGGCGGATGACCTTGATGCCGACAGGTGGATCGCGCCGCTCGGTTGCCACCGAAGCACGGCCACCCGCCTCGTCCTTGCTTAGATGCAAGACGATGCGGGGGCGCCGCTGCACGACCCTATCCTCTTTTGGGCGGCCGGGTTCCTCCGGTGTAGAGGCGGCCGAGCCGCCCATGGCGACGCGCAGGCGCTCCATGAGATCAGCGACGGCGCTGTCGGCCACTCCGCCCATGGCCCTGGTCACGCCGTCGGCGATGATGGCGGCGGCCCGGTCGGCGATGCCCTGCGCGGCGGCCTCGACGTTCTTGGTTACGCGAAGGATGACTTCGGTGCTGACATTTTCAACGACCGTGTCGATGACGCCGTCCTGGATCTTCGCAGACATCTCCGCCACCGCCGTCGACACCAGCTGCTCGATCATCGAGGGCGCGGTGTGCCTGGCTGCGCTTGGAGCGTCGGGAGCGAAGTATATGTAGTTGGTGCGCTTGCCGGATGTTGCGATGTCCTCGCGGCGGATGGTCTTCTTGTCCATCATGTCTGTCAGGCGGGCGGACATGCTACCGGGGCGCATGCCGATCAGCACCGCGAGCTCGGTGCTGCTCTTGCCGGGGTTCTTCTTGATCAGCTCGAGTATGTCTAGGGTGGTGATTGGCATGCGGTCTTCTCCTTCGGCTGGGTTATTCACTTGGATTGCGTAGTAGTGGTGGACGAGGCCCGCCGCCTCTGTCGATTCCTTGCGGGTTGCGACCCCGCGGTCGACGAGGCGGGTGAGCCTGGTGGTTCCCAGGTTCCGGCTACACTTGGTCAGCTTGCCGAACTGCACCCCGGTCACGCCGGGGTTCTCGGCAAGGACCTTGAGCAGCTCGGTCCACTCTACTGCTGGTTTCCGCTTCTTGTTCATAGATATCTATCCTTGGTTACGAGGCTTCGAATTTCCTCAAAGCAATAATATGGACATAGACGCGTGGGGTCCTGCGGCGGATCACAGGGCTTTTGCGCTCGCGGGAGAGCCCACAAATGATTCGAGGGCCTCTCACTTCTGACAGGTCCGTTGCAACGATATCATGGAAGTGCAAGGGCGACTTCCGGCCCCGCACCGACCAACCCAAGGAGAGACGCGAATGCGCATCGGAGAAGTATACCTCGAGAACTACCTGAACATCCAGGAAGGAACCGGCCGCAGCGAGCTGCACATCGATTTCAAGCCGGCGTACGACGCCGGCCTGGCCCGCATCCTGTTCTTCGGCCGCAACGGAAGCGGCAAGACCACGCTGGTGAACGCGCTGACCCCCGCCCCGGGCCAGATGGACGACCGCAGCGCGCTGATCATCCCCGGCCGCGCCGGCCGCAAGACCATCGACTTCATCTCGCCGACCGGCCGCACCTTCAAGTGCGACATCCAGCACTCGTCGAAGGGCAAGGTCGCCTGCTTCATGTACACGGACGAGAGCGACAAGCCGACCAAACTGACCGAGAAGGGCAACATCGGCACCTACATGGACGAGCTGAAGGACACGATGGGCTTCACGCCGGACTTCCTGAAGATCGGACGCATCGGCTCCAGCGTGTCCGGCTTCCTGGACATGTCGCCGGGCAAGCGCAAGGAGTACATCGGCCAGTTCATGCCCGAGGTCGAGGAGTGGATCGCCATGAACCGCAACGTAACCAAGCGGATCACGATCATGCGCAACCAGCTCTCCGGCATGCAGGTGGAGCTGGACCGCATCGAGCCGCGCGACACGCTGGAGGCCACGGTGCGCCTGGCCGTCTCGGAGAACGCGCGCCACCGCGAGATCATCAGCCGCATCGACGGCCGCCTGGGCGAGGCCCGAGGCACGCTGGCCGAGCTGACCCCGGCCCGAGCCGCCCTGCTGGAGCGCGCCGGCATCGCCGACGATCCGGCGTCCTTCAACCCGATCGCCGACGAGCACGCCAAGGCCGTCCAGGCTCAGTCGCGCGCCGAGGCATCCATCTCCAAGCTGGTGGACGAGCGCCCGCGCCTGTCGGCGTTCACCGACCCGGCCGCGGCGCTCACCAAGTCGAACGAGCTGCGCGAGAACATCGCCCGCGCCAACGGCGAGCTGGAGATCCACCGCAGCACCCGCTCCAGCGCCCGCATGCGCCTGGACACCGCGATCAACGCCGAGGTGCAGGCAAACCTGGCCGTGCGCAAGGCCACCTCCTCGGCCACCGAGCTGACGACGTTGCGCGCCCGCGTGGCTCCGCTGGAAGCCGCGATCGCCGAGCTGACCGCCAAGGCGGCCACCCTGCCGGGCGCACCGGACGGGCTGGACTTCGCGGAAGTCAAGGTCGTCTCCGACATGATGGGCAACCTGCAAGGCGAGATCAACGATCTGCGCAACGGGTTCCCTACCGCCGACACCCTGAGCGAGGCCCGCCGCTTCGACATGGACGAGGCCGAGATCCGCGGAGTCCAGGCAGCCCGCCGGCAGGCCGCCCGCGAGCTGCGCACCAGCCTCGACGTGACGCGCAGCCGCATCACGACCATCGAGACCCAGGCATCGTTCCACGCTCGCTTCGCAGGCATGCACTGCAACGACAGCCGCTGCCCTTTCGAGCGCCACATCAGCCAGTACGCGACGGCGGCCGACGAGTTGGTCGACAAGCAGAACGAGGTGGTCGCGCTGGAGGCCCGCATCGCCCAGGCCGACGCGGACGTAGCCGACTTTGGCCACGCCGCGTCCACCGCCAAGCTGGTGCAGGCCGCCCACGCGCGTCTGCGCCGCGCCAAGCCCGTGCTGGAGGCTGCCGGGATCTGGGCGTCGATCGGTCCGTCCGGCGCCTTCTACGACCTCGTGGCGTCCGGCGCCATCCAGACCGCCGACACGCTGAGCGTTGCGCGCCTCCTGGACTCGCTGGGCGTCAAGCGCGACCTGTCCGAGAACATCCGCCAGCTGGAGGGCGTGAAGGAGCGCATCGCTAGCATGGAGCAGCTACAAGGCGCCGCCGACCAGCTGAAGGACACCGCAGCGCGCGCCACGGAGGCCGTCGCGACGGCCCGCGCGGAGGTCACGACCAACGACGAAGCGGTCACCTCCGCCGAGCAGCGCGTAAGCACCTGGTCCCAGGCTCTGCAGCTGATCGACCAGATGATGGCGCTCCACAAGACCGCGTCCGAGTCCCGCGACCGCTCCTCTCAGCTGGCCACGCTGGCCGAGTCGCTGGAGGCGCTGCGCGCGCGCTGGACCGCAGCCAACGACGAGCTCACCATGGGCACGTCCGACCGCGCCGACGCCGAGCGCGCGGCGAACCTCGCCGACCAGCAGCGCAACGAGGCGGCCCTGCGCCTGCAGCGCCGCGACGAGTACGAGGCCCGCCTCGCGGAGATGCAGGGTAAGATCGAGCGCGCGCTGCCGGTGGCCGCCGCGTCGCACCCCGCCAAGGGCGCACCGATCGAGTTCCTGAAGGTGTTCCTGGACACGACGCGCGAGAACGTCAACGATCTGCTCGATCTGGCCATGCAGGGCGAGTTCCGCATCGGCTTCTCGCTGACCGACAAGGAGTTCAACGTGCCGGTCTCGAAGGGCTCCGGCCGCGTCATCAAGGACATCACCGAGGCCAGCATGGGGCAGCTCGCGCTGGGCAAGACCATTCTGTCGCTGGCGCTGGTCAAGCAGACCATCCAGCAGGCCGGCGGGTACAATATCATTGGCCTGGACGAGATCGACGGCATGCTCGACCGCGAGAAGAACCGCGAGCGCTTCGCCGACATCGTGGAGCACCTGTCCCGCGACCTGGGGCTGGAGCAGCTGTTCATGATCTCGCACAACGACTCCTTCGCGGCGTCGCCGGCGGGCATCGTGCTCTTCCCCGGCCACTCCATGCCGGTCGGCGACCCGACGTTCCTCGAGAACAAGGTCGTCCTGGCTGACTTTTCGTAACAGCAACGCCCCCTACCCGGGAACGGGTAGGGGTATTGTTTTCGCATCGCACTAGCTTTGGGTGAAAAATTGAACACGTTTGCAACAAAAAAGTGTATAATCTGATTCACTCGCAACACAAACCAAGGGGTACCAAATGGATCAAATGATGGAAGCCGACATTCAGGTCGTGGACCTCGTCGCCGCGCTGGCAGACCAGGAAGGCGGGAGCTACGAGGACGTCATGCAGCAGCTGCACGAGCTCTCGCTGGGAGAGGACGGCGGCCGCCACGGCACCATCCTCGTCGAGTGCGGCAACGGGCCGGAGGAAATGTCGGTCGGGCGCGCGCTAGCGAGCCTGTCGCTGCTCTACCCGTACCACGTCGCCCAGGTCCAGCCGCCGGCCGACCGCTTTGTGCGTGAGATCATCAACGCGAAGTACCTGGAAGTCCACCTGGACGTCACCATCAAGGCGCTGTACCGCGTGCTGGACCCGGACACCCTGAACATGGCCGTCGCCGCCGCCGTGAACTACGTGCAGGACCTGGCGATCGCCGTGGTCGGGCGCGTAGGCACGAGCATCAGCATCAAGGGCCTCTTCGAGGCCGGCGAGCGCGACCCCGAGATCCGCAAGCTGCTGCGCTGGCAGGCCCCCGTGGGCGAGCTGGGCGACATCGAGAAGGCCGCCGACGCGGCCACCGAAGAGCTGAACACGCGCCTGAAGGCGCTGCCCGGCGAGCTGGGTCGCCTCCTGCGCTCGGGCTCGGCCGTCAACATCGGCCAGATGCGCCAGGCGTTCGTGAGCATCGGCGTGAAGCCGGGCCTGATGGACGGCCAGCTGATGCCGGAGCCGATCGACACCAGCTTCCTGCGCGGCATGCGCGGCGTCGAAGACTTCTACATCTGCGCGATCGGCGCCCGCAAGGCGCTGACCACCAACTACAAGCAGGTGAAGACTTCGGGCTACCTGTCGCGCAAGCTGGTCCTGCTGGTCGCCAACCACTTCATCGACCCGGACCTGGAGGACTGCGAGACGCTGCACGGCGTGCAGACCAAGGTCCTGAGCCTGGACCACGCGGCTCGCCTGGAGGGTCGCTACATCGCCACCCACGCCAACCAGCAGTGGCACCTCGCCGAGGAAGGCGAGCTGGAGGGCCTGGTCGAACAGGACATCGCCCTGCGCTCGCCGATCACCTGCGCGGGCAAGAACGGCGTCTGCCACCACTGCTACGGCGCCCTGGCCCGCAGCAACGCGAGCATCCACGCCGGCATCTACGGTGTGCTGATCATCTCCGAGCAGATCCTGCAGCGCCTGCTGTCCTCCAAGCACCTGCTGAAGGCTCGCCCGACCAAGATCAACTGGCCGGAGGACTTCCTCAAGCACTTCTCCGTCGAGCGCACCTCGGTCATCGCCGAGAGCACCGTCTTCCGCGTGTACGTCAAGCAGGACGACATCGAGCTCGACGAGGACGAGGACCGCCGCTCCACCACGATCTTCTACTACAAGATCGCCGGCAAGCAGAGCCGGATCAAGATTACGACCCCGGTGCCCATCTACCTCGACGACGAGGCGTGGGAGAACACCGAGGTCGACGACGGCGAGCTCACCCTGTCCCCGCTGCAGGACAGCTCGGTCTTCCAGGTCCCGATCAGCAACACGGACCTGTCCGAGGCCCTGCACTCGATCTTCAACCTGATCGAGCGCGAGGAGATCGCCACGTACCACGACGCGTACGCCCGCCTGATGGCGCTGCTCACCAAATCCGAGCTGCGCACCCCGTCGGTCCACGCCGAGATGATCCTGCGCGCCCAGGTGCGCAGCGCCACCGACCACATGAACCGCCCGGACTTCTCGACCGGCCCGGACGAGCCGCCGTACGCCGTCCTGAAGCTGACCCCGGCCATCCTGTCCAGCCCGAGCGTCACCAACTCGCTGGCGTTCGAGCGCGTCAAGGCGCAGCTGACCTCCACGGACATCCTTCGCAAGACGCAGCCCGGGGTGATCGATAGCCTCTTTGGTGGGTAGTTGCGATGGGTCTCTTCCGATGCGAGGAATGCGGCTGCGTCGAGAACACCGCACTGGGGCTATGGTGGTCCAGGAACGACGCCTCGATCTGGCCCGCCGGACACGTGTGCCGGGCGCTCTGCTCGGAGTGCGCGCCGTCCGTGTTCAGCGACGGCAAGCCCAGCGGGTACGGCGTCTGGCACGGCCGGTTTGCCAAGCGCAGCGCCGACGGCATGCTGATCGACGACCAAGGCACGCTCTGGAGTCAGGACGCAGTCGTCCCGAAGAGCTACCGCATAGTAGGCAAGGTAGAACCCGACCCAACATAGACCGAAAGGAGTTGTCATGAATCGCCGAAAGCACAAGTACACCGTGGTGTCCCGCAGCAGCACCAACGGCTCCCTGCCAGCCGTCGTGATCCGGGCGAAGAGCTTCGCCCGCGCCATTTCTGCGTTCTGCGGCGAGTCCCGCATGCCGGAGCGCGACGTGTCGCTCAACATGAACGGTCTGCAGCTGCTCACCACGGAGAGCCCGAAGGTGACGGCGTGACGGCGCACCGCAACCCTCCCCCCGACTCCCCCGCGCAGCAGGCCGTGGCCGACAGCGCTCCGGCGCCGCTGCTCGCCATCCGGCGCCGCAACCACTGGCTGGTGTACAGCCCGCAGAGCAAGGACGCCGCCGGCTTCTCCGCCCTGGAGAACCGGCTGTCCGTGCGCGAGAGCGAGCCGACCGGCGCCAGCTGGGTGACGTACAAGGCCATGCTCTACGACATGGACCCCCAGCGCCGCCGCGTCCTGCGCCTGCCGGGCGCCCTGAGCCCAGACGAGATCTCCTCGGCGTTCCCGGCTCACAAGCTGGTGGACGACGACCGCGTGTGGGTCGCGCGCAAGGTCCGGGTGAAGTTCAAAACCAAGGACTTCCCGTACAAGAACGACGACCAGCGCCGCGTCCACGACTACCTGTCGTGCGTCGGCGACTACGCAGGCCAGAACCCCGGCGCGCGCCTCGTCGTCGCGGGCACCGCCGCCGGCAAGAGCTACGCGGCCATCCGGTCCTGGGTGGACTCCAGCGACGTGCTGCTCGGGACCTTCGCCGCCAGCGCCCACCTCGAGAACTTCAGGGTCGAGCTGCTCAAGTTCACGGACCTGACCGAGGACGAGATCCTGGTGATCGACGACGGCCGCGAGAGCATCCGCAAAGCGTACAAGAAGGGCACCGTGGCCACGGCCAAGGTCTGCCTGGTCCTGCACCGCACGGTGGCGTCCTGCGCCTCCAGCGTCGTCACCGGCGAGATCATGTCCGGCGTCAGCGAGTTCGTCAAGCTAGTGCAGGACCTGGGCGTCGGCACGCACGTCTCCGACGAGTGCCACCTGGAGCTCGCCAGCCTGATCACTCTCGCCATGATGATCAACGTGGAGCGCACGTTCTACCTCACCGCCACGGCCAAGCGATCGGAGTGGATGGAGGACCGCGTGTACGGCGCGCAGATGCCGCGCGACTGGGCGCTGGTCATCGCGTCTCCGGCCCGGCTCATCGTGCGCCAGATCAAGTACAACAGCAATCCCACCGAGAAGGAGGTGGCGAAGAGCGTCAACCGCCGCAAGTTCTTCGACCCGGTCTACTTCTTCGACCGCATCGCGCTGGTCGACCAGTGGGAGGCCTGGGCCGAGATGGCGACGGCCCTCGTGGGCCGCGCTCTGGCCGCGCCGGACTGCAACAGCGTCGGCATCGTCGTGTCGGGGCGCCTGGAGTTCCTGGACGCCACGGTCAAGCTGATGAGGGCGACGTTCCCGGAGCGTTCGGTCGGCAACTTCTCGTCCCGCGTCAAGGCGGGCGAGCTGCGTGACGTCGAGCTCCACAAGGACATCGTCGTCACGACGGAGAAAAGCTTCAACGGTAGCGTCAACCCCATCCGCATGACCCACCTCCTCCTCTTCGCGCCGATCTCCAGCGCGGTGTGGGTGGAGCAGGTGTCGGGCCGCCTGCGCGGCGTCGACGGAGCGCCCTGCTACCTGTGGGACATCTGGGATGCGGGCTTCCCGAAGATCGAGTCGTCCCGCAAGGAGCGACGCAAGCTCTTCAAGAAAATCAGCCTCGAGCTGGAAGAAACGGACTACGTGAAATGAGCCTGTCAAGAATCACCTACGACGCGCCGACGATCAACGGGCGCCTGGAGCAGTGGCGTCGCCACCGCGAGCAGACCCTGTGGTCGCGCGACATCGACCGCCGGTGGAGGCGCGAGAGCAACGGTCGCCTCCTAACTCTGTGCCTGGTCGTTCTGGGGGCGCAGTTCGTGCTCCTGAGCCTCATCCAGGCGATTCAGTGGGCGCTCAAGTGAGCGCCGCCGCGCTGGAGAGGATCACCTGGTCCCTGTACTGCCCGTTCCCCAAGGTGGCGGCGGCGGCCGAGTTCTCGTTCGCCGAGAAAGGTCGGTCCAACGGCCAGCGCTACCCGAAGCTGAAGGGTAGCACGTATCAGTCCAACAGGTACGAGGCGCCAATAGACGCCATGAGCCTGGACCTCGGCACCGACGACTTCCTGACCTTCCGGGTGGTCAACTTCGAACAGGGCGCCGAGCGGATTCAGGTCATGATGGGGTACTCCCACGTGTTCAGGTTCGTGGAGGGCCTGCAGGACGCCCTCGAGATGGTGCGCGACGGCTGCTTCGAGGAGAGCGCAGACGGCTACGTGCTCACCGAGAAGGGCAAGCAGGACGCGCTGATCGTGGACGACCTCATCGGGGTCGGGTTCCTGGCGTTCGCACCGACGGTGTTCGTCCGCTCCGAGCGGGACCTGGAGGGCGACGGCGAGGCCCCGATGGCCGCGGCCGGCGAGCCCGGCATGCGGATGTACATCAAGAGCTGGGACTACTACTCGGACGTGCGCCTGTCGGACTACACGGCGTTCGTCGAGTTCTTCATGAGGTTCGACCTCTTCGCAACGTCCCGGGCCGCCGTCCAGGTCGCGGTGGCGCAGATGGGCGGCGTGCCCGGCGTCATGCGGTCGCGCGCCCCCGCCGAGATGCCGCAGCGCAAGGCCGGGACCCTCGGAGGCCTCGCAGGCGCCAAGACGACCCTCGCGAAACGATAAACAAGTGACAGCAAGAAAGGAATTGCAATGACGATATCCCGAGAAGACAAGCTCGGCCGGATGGCGGAATCCAGCGGCACGCGCCGCGCCCCGAAGGTGCAGATCCACCGCTCCACGTCGGGGCCGCGCCAGGGGCGCCGCACGTCCCCCGACGACGACAAGCACACCGCCGACCAGGTGCTGGTGTTTGAGATCTTCGACGGGCTGCACGCCGACGTGCGCTCGGCGGAGCGCAAGCCGGACGAGGAGCTGGTCGTCCTGCTGAAGAAGGAGATCAATCAGTCGGGCATGACGCGCCGCGACCTGTACGCCTTCATCGGCGACGGGCCGGGCATGCTGTTCGACAGCGAGAACCAGGCGTACAACCTGGAGTACGGCCTGCGCAAGCGCCCGACGATCACGATGGAGTGCGCCCGCCGCTGGCTGGCCATCATCGGCAAGAAGATGGTCGTCTCGTTCGAGCCGGCCGACGACGCGGAAGCGTGAAGGACGCCCCTACCCCGTCGAGGGGTAGGGGCTCTTCCTTTTTTTTTTTACTCGCCGTCGATCAGACCGATGATGAAGGCTTTGATGTCCTTCAGCTTGGTCTTGTCGGCCGGAACTTCGATGCCGAACTCGGCCGCCAGGGCGGTTGCTTCGACCACGGACTTGAGGTCCTCCACGCGGGCGCGCAGTGCTGCCAGCTCTTCGGCGGTCATCGCGGCCGGCTCGTCCTCGCCGCCCTCGCCCAGCTCGGCGCCACCGGCGCCTTCCGCTGGAGGGGCATCAGCAGGGCCAGGCTCCGGTGCGGGAGCCGGCGCCGCCGGTGCGGGAGGGGCGACCGCGGGGGTCGGAGCGGGTTCCGGTGCCGCCGGAGCTGTCTGCACAGCCGGCGCGGAGGGGACGTTCACGGGCGCGGCGGACAGGCGCGAGGCCAGGTCCGCAGCTGCCGCGTTGCGCGCCGCCACCGGATCATAGGGCTCTTCGTGGACTTCCACGTCAAAGCCCTGGGAGCGGATGGAGTTGGCGCGCCAGGTTTCGATGGCCAGCTTCTTGAAAGGACCGGGCGCGTTCAGGAACGGCACTTCCTTGTAGTGGTCGGTTGGGTGACTGATGGTCACGAGGCTGAGTGTCATGGCGGCTCCTTACAGGATCAGGAGTTCGCCGGTGCGCAGCTTTGCAGCCTCGCCCAGGCCCAGGGACGCGTCTTCCGCGTCCTCGGATTCGATTTCGCCGGCCAGCAGGTCCAGGGCGCCGTCGATGTCGCCCTCTTCCATGTCGTCGACGTTCGGATCGATCGGATTGCCGTCCTCGTCGACTTCCAGCTGAGCGTCGTCGCCATCCTCTTCGATGTTCATGACGACGTCCAGCTCGGAGTCCTCGGCGTCGCCCGCGTCGAACGAGTCCGGGTCGTAGCCGACGTCCAGCGCCAGCTCGATGATTGCGTCGGCGCCGTCCAGACCAGGCTCTGCGGTCTCTTCGACGATGTGGGACAGCTCCTCGGCCGTGTCTCGGTCGTGGATGTGGTCGTTCAGGCGGCGGCTCAGCCCAGCGAAGGTATCGCTCATGGCGTGATCTCCTAAGTTGTGTGATGGGTGGGTGTGCGCCCTGGATGCCCAGGGGCGCAGCGCGTCAATCAGTTGTTCGCCCGTGCCTGATCGCGGAAGCGTTTTGCACGCATCAGCACGATCGGCATGAGCCAGTACTGGTCTGCTCGGTTGAGGACCAGGGAAGAATCGTTCAGCGCTAGGTTGAACGCGCGCAATGCAACGCGGGTGTCGGTGCCCATTCCATCTTCCTGCAGGCATCGACGTGCCAGGGCACGAATTGGTACATCATCGGCGTAGTCCTTCGCCGTCGTCTTGGCGACGAAGTCCGGACCGCCGATCTGGTAGGATGCGCTCGGGGCCGTGAGGGCCTCGATGTAGCCGTCCACCGCGAACTCGGCGAAGAACGGGTTGGACTGGCGGATCGGCGAGGAAGGCGCCAGCATGACGCTGTTCAGGGTCTGCACCGCCGGGTCCCACTTGCCGCGCTCGGCCTGCCAGTAGAGGGTCAGCGGGTACACCATGTCGTCGTAGGAGCCGCGGTCGGAGTAGTCCACAGGGACGACCGTGCGGCCCTTCATGTAGCCGTTGGACCCCAGCAGGGACTTGTTGGCCACGATGAGGTCCACGCCGCGATCGTGCAGCGGTCTGTCGAAGCCGGTCCGGCACAGCAGGGCGCCGGAGCTGCGGTCGTAGAACGCCTTCCAGTAGGAGGCGCGGTGGAACTCCACCAGCACCTCCATCTCGCGCAGCAGGATCGCCAGGTCGGACTCGATCAGCGGGTTGTCGCCCGTGCCGATGGTGGACAGCTCGAAGTCGAAGGACTCGACGACCTGCCGCTCGATGGTGCCGATCTCGACCGGGTCCAACGCCCACTCGATCTTGAAGTAGGACTTGCCCTCGAGGCGATCGGGGTTGCAGCTGATCGCGCGGAAGACCAGTTTGGTCTCGAGGTAGTCGATGACGAAGCGGTCGTTCTCCATCGGCTCGATCGTGCCGGGGAGCGCGTAGGTCTCGCCGTGGACGCCGGCGCTGACGATGCCCTGCAGCTCGTCGTAGGAGGAGCTGACGTCCGCGTCGCTCATCCCGTACAGGGGGAAGTCGTTGATCTTCTGGAAGCGGAGCGGGCTCTCCTGCCCGACCAGCTGGATGGCGCCCCCCAGGTTGACGTCCGCGTAGCTCTGCGACGTGTCCTGGGAGTAGTACGTCACGAAAGTCGGGGTCTTGCCGAAGAGGCGGGAGTACGTCTGCGTCGCCTGCTCGATGTAGCTGTGCAGGTTCGCATCGACGACGCGCCTCATCTCGGCGCTAGAAACTACCTGGCCCATGGCATCTCCAATCTAAAGGGTTCATTGGTGAGTTCGCGCATCAGCGAAAGCACCAAAGTTCTGTTGACGGAGGGGTCCCGACTGCCGGTGGGCAGTCGGGCATTTTCCGAACGGATCACCGGCCCCGGAAGGCGCGGATGAGGACGGCGACGGCCATCAGTGCAAACCGCAGGGGCAACCACACTGGCAGCAGCATGATCACCCACTTGCACACGGCGAAGACGGCGTAGAAGAAGGCCGGAACCAGCGCCCAGTACCACAGCCACGGCTGGGACAGGACGCCCCAGTCGTACTTCGCCTGCTCGACCAGCCACTGGAGGTAGAGCAGCGCCTGCGCCTGGACGTAGTCGGAGATCACGACGTCAGGCCCTTGACCACGCGGTACACGGCGTCCTCCAGGTGGCGCACGCCCAGCTGGACGTTGGCGCCGCGCTCGCGGTTGGCGTCCTGGCCCTTGTCGATCGGCGAGACCTGCATGAACAGGCGGTACAGCTCGTCGGCCTTGTCCTTGATCGCGTCGTGCAGCGCGACCTCGGGCTCGCTCAGCTTGCGGTAGCGCTTGCGGAACAGGCTGCACTCGGGATCGAGCACGGGCGAGTCCGACTGGCGGGCGTCGCCCTGCCCGCCCTTGTACAGGTTGGTCAGGCCCGCGATCGAGGCGGGCTCCGGCGCCTTCTGGCCCACCAGCACCGGCTTCAGGGCCTTGATGACGTCGAACAGGATCGTCTCCTCGACCTTGCGGCGCAGCGGCAGGTCGCCCCATGGGCACAGGTACGGGCTGACCATGGCGACCGCGTCGATGCCGCGCTCGGTGCTGAAGCGCCAGCCCTCCTCCAGCATCATGGAGACGACGTCCTCGTGCTGGGCCTGGGCCGACTCGTAGTCGCCGCCCAGCGCGTACATGACGCGCGCGGTGCAGTTGTCGACCACGCCGCCGACGTAGGCCAGTTGCGCGGTGTCGCCCAGCGAGGTGTAGAAGAGGCTGCATGCATCGTAGAACGCCTTCGGGAGATCGCCGACGGTCAGCACGCGGTGGCTGGGCAGGCCGGCGACGACCGATGCTACGATCGCGTCGGCCTGGCTAAAAGCGAGGGCGGGGTCCCCGTCAAAGCCGTCGCCCTCGTAGGCGATCTCGCTGACCGGCGCGGTGCCAGTCGAGCGGATGTTGGCCAGCTGGGCCGGGTCCAAATAGCGCACCAGGAACATCACCACGCGGGTGAACAGCTCGTCCTTGAGGCGCTGGGTCTCGGGCAGCTTATCGTACGGCAGGAACGCCGGGTGCTCCTTGGTCTCGACGTTCTTGACCTCGCCCCACTTCCAGCCGTCCGCAGCCTTAGACTTCAGCCAGTTCTCGTGCAGGGCGCTGTTCGGAGCGTCCGGATTCTTGATGCGGAACAGCACGCCCTCCTCGGTCGAGGCGGAGCACTGGTCCCACGGCAGCGGGTCGGCGTCGCCGGCCAGCTTGCAGTACTCGCCGTTCGCGTCGTAGCAGGCGCGGGCGATCAGTGCGGTGGTCAGGGTCTCGCTGGCGTTGATCTTGCGCAGGGCCGAGTTGCAAGCGTCCTGGCGCAGGGCTTCCAGGTTGATGGAGGATGGGTCGATGGTCATATCTGCCTTAAGTTTGACGACGGTGCCGGTGAGGCAGTCGTGTTCTGAGTAGTGTTCCCGGAGCTCGTATCCCAGGGTCCTGAAGCTTTCTTGCACGTCGCAGTACTCCGTCCACTGCTCCCGGCTACCCTCCAGCTCGGGCGAGAAGTCCCGCCGGAAATATCCCTTGTCGTCCACCTCCCCGGCGAACTCGGTTCCGACGAAGTCCGCCGCCGCAACGGCGCTCACGGCGCCCTCCAGCCGCGGCCCGAGCGGATCCTTGCGATGGTGGTCGGGTGGACCTTCTCCTCCTTGGCGAGCTCCGCGTTGCTCTTGTGGGGCAGGCTGAGGCGGATACGGCCGACGGCGGCGTCATTGAGCTTGGCGCGGCCGTGGTTCTGACCGGAGGACACGCGCCGGTCGGCGTGCGGGAGCGGGGCGACGGCCGGCAGGCCGCCGTCCGGGATCTGGACGTGGCTCCATAGACGGCGGGCCACGATGCCCGAGATCGTCGTCGGGTGGACGTGCTTGTGCCGCGCGATGTCGGCGGGGCGCTCGCCGGCCGCCGCGTAGGCCAGCACCTGCAGCACGTCAGCGTCGGTCAGCTTGGAGCGGCCGTGCGCCTCCCCTGTGGCCCCGCCGCCGGAGCGGGGAACCTCGCCGGGCTCGCCCCAGGCCAGATTGTCCGGCGAGTTGTGGGTGCGGTCCTCGTCGATGTGGCGGACGCGGTGGCGGTCCGTCGGACGCGGGCCGTGCCACGCGGCGCAGATGAGATCGTGGACCTGCGCGGTGTGACCCTTCTCGGCCCCGTCCGCGATCAGGAAGACCTTCCTACCCTTGCCGGAGGCACCGAACGCCAGCGGCTTCAGCGAGTCGCTCTGGCGGGCGGAGTAGATGTCGCCGCGCCGGTCAGCGAAGTAGGCAGAGTAGCCAGGGATGCGTCGCATGCCCTCGGGCTCGGGCACGGAGGCGGGGTCACGGTTGGCCCACGTTGTCCCGCGCACGGCCATGCGCATCGTGGTGGAGTGAACGTTGTACTCCCGCGCCAGCGAGGCTATCGTGTCGTTCGCGCTCTCAGCGGCAAGCCGCGCCTTGCACGACTCGACGATCTCGGGCGTTAGGATCGGACGACGGCCCGGACGGCGTGGCGTCTCTTGTTGCGTCATTGGATTCCTTCTGTGTTCTTAGTTGTGTTGCGAAGCAGCGCGAGCACAGCCATTTGTAGTGCAGGCGGTCGATGTTGATCTTGATGCTTTTCGCCCTCGGCCGGGGCTCTGTACAGCAGCTACACGTTACGGGTCCGAGGTCGTTCACAAACGTCGTTGGCTTCGTTTTTGTCATGTTTCTAGTTCAGTAGGGATATTTTTTATTCCAAGCTTCGAGCAGATAGAAAACCGTGCATCGCGTGGATGCACGGTTGTCGTTTGCCATCGGCGGGACGGGAATCCGGCAAAAAAAAGCCGCGCCCCTCTACTTGGTCAGAGCGTACAGCGTGAGTATGGCCTCGTTGGCCACGGGGCGGCTGGCGTTGCCCTGGCCGTCGCAGTAGTTCGTCGGCTGCTGGATGAGATGCTCCGCCTCGGCGTTGGCCTCCTGCGTGAAGATTCCGACCACCCGGTGCGTGTCTCCGTCGTAGTCGGCGCCCATCGCCTTCGTGTAGCTGTTGTTGATCCGGAAGCTGTCAATCCACCTTGGCCGCCCTGTGATGATCGGGTAGCGCTTATACTCGTGAGCACCGATCGTGACCAACTCCGTTCGCTCCGTGGTCAGCACCACGGGCTTGGCGAAGTGGCACGCCCGGAAGTCCTCGACGGGGTACCGCGTGAACATCACGTACTTGTCCGCGATCACGTCCTGCGCTACAATGAAGAAGAGGTCCAGCAGGGTCGTCGGGCGCCCCAGCACCGCGTCGTACAGCGGCAGGGCGATCGTCTTGCCCTTGCCTGTCTTCAGCGACACCACGTCCAGCCTGTTGGCCTGGCTGCGCATGAAGCGGGAGATCCACTTCTTGTACAGCTCCGGCTCCAGCTGGGCCTTCGCTTCGGCCGGGATCTCGAAGTACACCGGCTCCTTGCCCTCCTCGGTGCGCACCAGGATGCGCTCCTGCCCGGTGGCGTACAGTCGGAAGATCTCGGTCAGCCGCTTGATGACGAACGGCTGGAAGGCGTTGATCACCAGGTACAGCGGCATGCCGATGGTGCCGAACGGAACCTCCTGCTCCCCGGGCTTGGCCGCCTTGGCCAGCGCCGGGCCGGACAGCACGCCGCGCACTGCCCAGTCGGTGTACTTGCCGAGCACGCGGTCCTGGATCAGGCCGTGCTTGCCGCTGATGAGGTCCAGGGCGGAGCGGTGCAGCTCGTACAGCGTCTCCTGCGCCCGGCGCTTCCTGGTCCCGTCGACGAAGGTGAGGCCGGACACGCGGGTTGGCGCGCTGGTCATCATCTGGATGTACAGCGAGTTGATGGGCGGGACCTCCTTGATGCGGTCGCCCGAGGAGGTGTCCACGTCGCGGAACATGGCAGGGATGACGTGCCACCTCGTTACGAACGCGATGTCGCGGTGCTTGCGCAGGGCGTTGAGCATGCCCACGCGCTCGGCGCGCTGGGAGCCCGGCTCGGCCACACCCCAGTTGATCTCGGTCCAGTGCTCGTACAGCGCGTCCAGGCCGCTCCAGCCCTCGTTCTCCTCGTCGGGGACGTTCTGCATCTCGCCGGAGCGGGTGAGCCGCACGCGCTGCAGGCCGGCCACGATGTCGGGGAACTTACGGTTCAACTGGGTGATCGTTTTATAGACGAGCGGATGCAGAAAGCGACCGTTGAGGTCGATATAGGCCCAGCGGCGGCGGCGGTCCTCGGACCCGGCCCGCCCGAAGATGGACGTGGAGAACAGGCCGCCCTCCGTGGGAGCGCCGGTCGCCTCGAAGAAGGTGAGGGCCGTCACGGGCTGCAGCTGGTTCACCTCGATGAACTTGTCGACGTTGAGTGCGGAGAGTTCCATGGTAAAAATCCCAAGATGTTGATCAAAAAAATGTTGCGGTTAGGGGACCGCCATGGACCTTGCGATCCATGGCGGCCATCTCGGGCGAAAGAAAGGTCAGAACACCCGCGGGTTTGCCACATTGCCGTCCCGTCGTGCGGCTGTGATGAAGGAGATGCGCCCTTGCGGGGGCACATAGAGGAGACCGCCGCCAACGATGTGGCCCGCAGCGGCGGCGGTCGCCCCTAATTAGTGGACCGCGACGCCCGTCGGCGCTGGATCCAGGTCCTGCGGCGCCTCGACCAGGAAGCGCGCACCCGGGAGGTGCATCGCCTCGATGATCTCGGCGGTCACATCGGTGGCGTGGCCGTCGATGTGGAAGCGGCCGACGACGAACGTCCGTTCCAGCTTGGTGCCGCGCAGGACGACGAGGCGGACGGTGTAGCCGTCCACGAAGCCGTGCACCAGATCGAGGTCGCGGGCGTGGGGGTTCTTCTCCCACGCTTCCATGAAGCTCTCGCTGGCGCGGTCGAGCAGCGCCGCGACGCGGAAGCTGACCTCGGCCGGCACGTAGGTGCCGTCCGGGTTGTGGTGCCCTAGGCCGACGATGTTCTCCTCGGTCGGAACGCCGCCCGGGCTGTTCAGCATCCAGAAGTCGAGGTATTCCTCGATGTCGATCGACGTCGCGCAGAAGTCGCCGTCGCTGTAGGGCTTGCCGACCGGGGTGCCGTCGATCTTGTAGTCGAACGAGCCCAGGCCGCCGGTGACGGTGAATACTTCGGGGAAGACCCCCTGGCGTTGCTTGCTCATGCGGTTATCCTTGTTGGAGGCGGACGCCGGCGGCGCCCATCTTGGTTGCGAGGGTGTTGGCCACCATCATCGCGTGGTCGGCGCGCACGAAGCGACCCACGCACACCGGCGCGCGGTCCGGCAGGCCGCCGATCAGCACGTTGTGGCTCGGTCCGAGACCGCGGGACACGAGCACGACCACTACGTTGCTGCGGTCGACGGTCTGGTCCTGGTCGTTCTCGACCGTCAGATCCGCGATGCCGGCGCGGTACAGCAGCGCGTGCAGGCGGTGGTCCCACTCGGGCTCGAATGCGCGACCGGTGCCGTCGATGCCGCCCAGGTCGAGGACGTCGATGTCGGACGCGATGATGCCATCGCCCTCGTGCTGCAGAGCCCAGAAGTCCAGGTGCTCTGCGATGTCGACGCTGCTGGCCAGGAAATCGTTGTTGATGTACGGGCGCTCGGCCAGGCCGCTCGGGAAGGCGTAGATGCCGTCCTGGGAGCCGCTGCCGCTGACGGTGAAGCGGAGCGGGAACACGGGAACGCTAGGCCCCTCGCCGCGCGCCTCGACGGCCACGTAGACCACCAGCTCGTCGTTGACCGGACCGGCGATCAGCGCCAGCTCGGCGCCCTCGTACTTCGCGGTGATGTTCTGTGCATCCAGGTACCTGGCGATCTCGTCGTACCCGACCACTTCGACACCGCTTGCGAAGCCAGCGCCGTACGTGATGCTGAGGTCAGAGACGACCGTCTCAGGCGTGGAGCGCAGCGTGCCGACGTAGCACAGCTCGTCGCTGCTCCAGGGGCCGCTGGTGGAGAAGATGCAGTACAGCTGCTTCATTTGGACATCTCCATTTGGTTCAGTTTGCTCATTCTTTGGTCCTTGGTTTTACAGCAGCGTCTTCGCGTGCAAAGAACTCCTGGAGCTTCTTCATGTCCTCGCGCGCGAACATCACGGTGACGCGGCGGGACTCGTTGAGCGCCTTCTTCATCAGCTCGAGGATGGGGAGCATCTCGGTCGTGATCTCGAGATCGACGTCCGGGGCGCGGTCCTCGGCGGTCGGACCGATCGTGAGCGAGACCGAGAGGCCCGCCGCGATGAGGTCGCCGCACTTCATGATTTTGTCGACGCCGGCGAGCTGGCGTTCGATCTGCGCTATGCGCTCGATGTGTCTCACGTTTTCGGGCCTTCTCTTTGGTTGATCTGCTTCCAGCCGATGCTCATGCACAGCCAGTGCGTCCTGCCGGTCAGCACCTCCTCGACCTCCACGATGTCACCCGTGGAGACCGAGCGGCCGGTGCCGTACATCCGCTCCCGCTCTTCCTGGCGGCCGGGATTATTGGTGAGATCGAACATTTCCTCCGCCGCATGGTGCGGGGTGGTGCCGATTGCGACCTCGATCGGCCTGCACGCGATGTACTGGCCTTCGCGGTACATCGCCTCCCGGCGCTGCTGCTCGGTCAGGGACCGCTCTTCACCGTCGAAGAGCGGCACGTAGTCGGCGCTTCCTGGCGCCAGGTGGACGGTGGCCTTCATGACGTCTCCTAGAGTGCGTTTTCGTAGTAGACGATGCTGATCTTGCGCAGCACCGCCAGGGTCGCGATCTGCTCGCTCATGACGTTGTGTCCCATGCGCGGGATCAGGATCTCGCGGGGCTTGCAGCCGTCGTGCAGCAGGATGTCGACGACGTTCTTCATTGAGTCGTCCGCGAACGAGTCCGCCTCGGGGCAGTGCTCGGCGATCACGTCGGACTTCTTCTGGCCGGCCTGGACGTGGTGGATGGTCACGCGGTCGCGCTCCCCCAGCCACCTGCGCAGCCAGCGCTCCTTGCTCTCGGCGCACGGGTCGGCGTTGTCGAAGTTGTGCGTGATGACGTGCACGTGGGCCACGCGGCCCGGCATCGACATCGCGGCCCGGATGGCCTGGCAGTACTGGGTCGGCGGCAGGTCGTCGTAGAAGGCGGGGTCGCCGCGGTACACCATGTCCAGCGCCGGGTACAGGCTAGGCGAGAGCGCGTGCGCCGCGGTCAGCCAGTCCTGGATGTAGGGGTGCGGGCGCGCCAGCAGGGCGCGCGTCAGGTCGCCGTCGTTCGGGTAGTGCTTGCCGATCACGGCCTCCAGCAACTGGCGGAGGTCCGGATGCGCGGCGGCGCGCAGGATCCACGGGGTGGTGATGTGGACCAACACGTCGTCGGTGTCTACTGCTATGAGCTTGGCGTTATTCATCGGTCTCTTTATTTCCGAGGTGCAGAGAAGGACCTAGCCCGCGGGCTAGGTCCACTTGGTGACGCTTAGAACTTAGGCACTTCGCCGCCCAGGGCCGCGTCCAGGTCGACGTCGGCGACCGCACCGGCCTGCTGCTGGACCTGGCCCGCAGGAGCGGACACGTCGTTCTGCTCAGCGTCGCCGCCGGAGCCCGCAGGGGCAGCGGAGGCCGCGCCGCGCGCGACCGGGGCGCCGATGCCGCCGCGACGCATAGGCATCGATGCGGTAGGGCCGACCGGTGCCGCTTCCTTGGCGGCGTTGTTCAGCAGGCGGACGCTGGCGTAGTCCACGCGCGCGCAGTTTGCCAGGTAGCTGTCCAGCACGGCCAGCAGGGCCTGCATTTCGGGATAGAAGGCGACGGGCTCCGCGCCGTCCGCCAGCACGACCGCGCTCTGGCGGCTGATGAACACGACCACCTTGCCGGTGCTCTTGTCGCTCGGATCTTCCTCGATCGACAGGGCCAGGCCGTTGGCGTGGATCTGGTACTCGGGGTGGGTGTTGTCGTAGTAGGCCTCGGCGCGCAGCAGCAGCAGGCGCTTGGTTTCCAGGCGGGCCAGCATGACCTCGCTCAGGTCGCCGTTGATGAACGCGTTCAGCTGCTCGCGCAGCACGATGACCTCGTTCAGGTCCAGGACGACCATCGCGGACTCGTCGTGGTTGTACTTGCGCTGGCCCTTCGCGGCCTCGCTCGGACCCTTCGCCTCGGCGAAGACGGGCGCCAGCTTGATTGCCACCGCGGTGCGGAACGTCTCGGCGACGATCTGCACTTCCATGCTCGAGTGGTACTCGTCGTACAATGCAACCGCGGTGGTCCACGATGGCTTCGGCTTGTCGCCGTAGCCGCCGCGACCGCCGCCGCCGGATCCCGAATCGGCCGGCGTGGCCGTGCGACCAGGGCCGCCTACACCGCGTGCCTGGGCTCCGCCGAAGCCGGAACGACGTGCTGTTGGATTGCTGTTGAGCGTCATACTGTGTTTCCTTCAAGTGTTATGGTTGGTGGTGCGGGAGCATGATATGTGACTGATCGCGGGACTCAATTGGGCCCCGCGACCGGCACGGCTCAGAAGCGGATGATGTTTGAGTAGGAGTCCACGCTCGACGCCCGCGAGACCCGTATGCCGATCGCCTCCAGGATCGGGTGCATCGGCGTGGAGTTCGCCTGCAGGACGCTCTCGACGTCGATCAGTGGCAGCATGTAGTCCGGGATGGCTGCCGCGTCCTTCGGGATGCAGAACCAGTTGAACCCGTTCTTGGACATCTCCTCCGGGGCGTTGTCGCCGAAGAACTCCGTGAGCAGCGCTGACAGGGCCTCGTGGCCTCGCGTGCCCGGCTCGTGCTTGGCGATCTCCTCCGCGAGTCGCCCAACGTCCGTGTTGACGACCGTCCTGTACATGGCGACGCGATCGCCCTCCCGGATGGGCATTTCAGGCTCGGCCACATTGTACGCCAGCGCGCCGCGCACGACGGGCATGGCGTACTTGTCGGCGTACTCGGACATCCGGCCGAGCGTGGCCGGCGACGAGTACTCCGGGACGCCGGCGAGGGTCTGCTCGCGGATCGTGTCCTCTAGGGTCACCAGGTCGCGCAGCACGCCGACCCGATCGATGTCCTTGCTGCGCAGGATCTTGGTCTCGATGGATTCCTTGAGGAACTCGCCGGTGCTCTTCGCCACGGTCGTCTTCTTCATGGACAGGCCCTTCAGCGTCACCTTGTCGCCGACGATGCGCGCGCCCTCCTGGTACATCTCGAGCGCGACATAGTTCTTCTTGCCGTTGGTCAAGACCATGCGAGAGATCACGAACTCGGATTTGAAGTTGATCATCCGGCGCTTGTCCTCGGGCACGCCGAGGTTCTTGGTCAGCTCGCCCATCTGGAAGTCGCTGACGAGGCGCAGCAGGTACACCATAACGTTCAGGCAGGTGAGCATCTGGTCTTCGTCGTTCTCCGGCAGTTCGAAGGATGCGCGGAGCCACTCCATCCAGGGCAGCAGGTTCAGGAACGTCGAGTCGGTGTCGGTCAGGATGACCACGCGGCGAGTCATCTCGCCGATGAGGCGTGGCATGTCGGCGGGCATCCAGTGGATGGCGACCCAGCGGCTCATGCCCTCCCACAGCGCCTCGATGGCGAGCTTGCCCTCGGGGTGGTGCTTCTCCATCTTGCCCGGGTCCGCCTCGCTGATCTTGCCGTTGAGGGCCGTGATCAGCAGCTCCTGGGCGCGCGGGAAGCCGAGGAACTGGAACGGGTTGCCCCGGAAGAGGATGGCCCACAGCGCCGACTCGGGCAGCCCGACGACCAGGCCCTCGGCGCAGGTGCGCGAGTCCCAGCCCGGAGCGGACGCGTCGATCAGGCGGTCGACGACCATTTCCGGCGTGACCTCTGGCACCTGCGGATGGTCGCCCCACTCCTCGCGGGGGTCGCCGCCCTCGCACTGGCCGACGCAGATGGCGACGTGGCGGGCCATCTCGTTCGGGTTGCGCAGCCACAGGTTGTTCATCATGAAGCTCTCGAAGCCGTACAGCGTCGAAGCGATGATGAGCTGGCCCGTGAACGTCACGGCGGGGCCGAGCGCGTCGTTGTAGAAGTGGAAGCCCTTCTCGCCGTACGCGCCGTAGAACGACACGGCGAGCAGCTTGTAGATCTTCTGGCCCTGGTCGAGCGCCTTGACCTCGGCGTCCTCGGGCGGGCGGCCCTCGCGCATCAGGTCGAACATGCGGTTCTTGAGCACCTTGCGCTGCGCCAGGAGGAACGAGACCATGTCGCCCACCGTGGAGCGGTACTCCTCGTGGGGGCGGAACATCGTGCCGTGGCCCGTGATGATGGGGGCGTGAGGCTTGCGGTTGTGCATCCAGTCCGCCACCTTGGCGAGGCTGGTCGGGACGCGGACCTGGCGGTGCGCGTTGACGATGACGGCCTGCTTGTCGCGGTAGCCGGTCTCGGTGACGTGCAGTAGGCGCGCCTGCTCCGACGCGGTGAGCGGCCGGCCCCACAGGGCCTGCAGGCGCTCGGACGCCGTGTCCATGTAGGTCTTGAGGAACGGAAGTACTTCTGACATCTGCTTTCCCTTCTTTGATGCTGAGATCGGAGCGATCCCGATGAATTGCTGTTGCACCGCATTTGCGCTCGCGGTGCCAGAGCGCCGTTCGGCCCGATACCCAGATGGGGAGCGAAAGCCGAAACCTCGCGTCTGTTTGGTGCCGAACTGAAACATAGATCATTGATCACCTTGCGGGCCGCGACGGCGCCCCGCTTTCCCTTCCTCTTCGAAGAAAACCGGAGCAAACCCATGATTCTTGACAATAACGACAACCTGCCAGCTACCCTGACCGAAGCTGGCGAGAACGCCATCTACCAGATCGCCGAAAACCTGGGCCTGATGGTCACGGAAGAAGAATCGAAGGCGCTGATCGCCTTTGACGAGGCAGTCGCCGCAGGCGGCCCGCTGGCCGAAGCCGCCAACATCGTGCGCCTGAACCGCCAGGCCAAGCTGTCGAGCCTGACCATGCGCAGCGCGCTGGTGCTGGCTCAGCAGAAGAAGGACCCGCTGTTCGCCAAGTACGCGCGCGCCGCGATGCTGAAGCGCTCGATCCGCGCCATCATCGCGAAGAAGTACGGCTCGCAGGCCACCACGACCGCACGCAAGCTGCTGGCCAACGCCGGCAAGCGCAACATGGTCGACATCTCGCAGCGCCCATCGTCGCTGAGCAATCCGGACACGCGCAACTAACCAGCGCACGAGCAGCACAACGTGGCGGGAACGGGCGACCGTTCCCGCCCTTACACTGCCTCGGTCACTCCTCGCTGCGTAGGTCCGCCATCATGTCGGGGAAGCTGTCGTTGAAGTTGCCGCGCTCGATCAGCAGCGGCGTGTTCTCCGTATCGTCCGCATCAACGCCTTCCAGGTTGGCGGCCAGGAGATCAGCGGTACGGACGAGGGTGTACTGCGTCTGCGGCACGCCCTTGAAGATGGTGCTGGTCATGCTGGCGACATCGAAGGTGTACTTCTTCTCGACGGTGCCGACCACAGTGCCATCGGCGCGCGTGTACAGGTTGCCCGCGCGCTCAGCGTCGCGGATGCTGCCCGGGTCCAACCGGTCCAGCACCCAGTGGCCCAGCCACAGGAAGCGGCGCAGGGCGCTCTGGAGGTCCGGCGTCGCCGTGCTGAAGTCGACGGACTCGATAGCCGTCATCAGGCCTAGGCCGCGAGCGCGGCCTTCCTCGATGCGCTTCAGCGTGGTCGCGTCGTTCAGTCCGAGGACCTCGCTCAAAGTGGCGAAGTTGTGGTCGTCACCCAACTCGTAATTGAAGAGGCGGTTGGCGACGACGATCTGGCCCTTCTTGCCGATTGCGTTGAGCTCGGAGATGAAGTCGTCGTACTCGGCTTCGAACATGCTGTCGCCCAGCATCTCGTTGAGGTCCTTGAGGATCTTTTCGGCGGTGTAAAGCTCGGTGCCCGCGTCGTGCTCGTTGGAGTTGCTGCACAGCGCGCACGCGAGCGAGCAGTTGTAGCTGTTCAGGTCGATCGGGGATTTGTCTTTGGACATGGTCATTTCCTTTTGCTGGTGAGTATGTGCTTCCGCCGCTGGTCTCGGAGCCAGCAGACCAGGTGCACGCCGAAGTAGAACAGGACGGGGATGCCGTACAGTGTGAGGCCCATGGCAAGAATTACGAGGGCCACCAGGTCTCGCTCGTCCATCAGCGCTCCTCGTAGTAGGTCATGATGCTGTCGATCGTCTTCAGCGGCTGGCCGGACTTCCAGCGCGCGGCGTCGGACGAGTCCGAATCCAGCGTGATCGGTATGACATGGCCCGGCCCGTCGTAATTCGCCGCCGGATTGATGGCCTCGGCGAAGGCATCCGCGGCTTTGCGCATCTCAATCTCGCCCTTCATGTCAGGGAAGAGCTTGCGAATCTGCGCCTTGCTGAATGAGAAGACGGCGTAGCCTTCACCGGACCGCCCCTGGGACGGCCTGGCTATCCCGTCTACACGGTCGGCCAGGATCTCAGCGGCCGAAGCTGCCTGCTCCCTGGCGAGGCGCTCCCGCTTCCACCGCGCCTCGTTCAGCCAGGAGCCGATGGTCAGGATGTACAGGACGTAGAAGTTTGCCACAGGGATGCAGGTCACGATGGCGAACGCCCACAGCACCCAGACCTTGCCGTCCTCGGGACCGCGGTAGCACACCCAGAAGGGCTGGCTGGCGCGGGGCAGGATTCGCCCCAGCGCCCAGCGCAGTCCGCGCCTGGCGTACTCGTACAGCATGAAGGCCGCGGCGATAATGGGGCCGGCCCAGAGGTAGATCTTCAGAAAAATCAATTGGTACTCCTTCTTATGATAGGGAAATGACATGCACAACCACAACATCGCAGTGCTGCGCGAGTTCGCGGGCGAGCCGCTGATCGGCGTGATCCTGCAGGAGCTCACGATCATGGCCGCCGAGCCGAAGATCGTCTCCGACACGGGCTCCGGCGGCATCGTGCGCTTCGAGTCGCACCTGCAGGACACGAAGCCCAACCGCAACAAGCGCCTGTACAACGAGGACGTGCTGACGCACGCCATCTCGGCGCCGGCAGTGCAGGAGCGCCTGCGCACCCGCACCATGTATGGCGAGGCCAACCACCCGTTCACCACGGACCTGGCCCGCCAGATGATCATCGACCAGACCCGCATCAGCCACATCGTGACCGGCCTGGACGGCGCGCGGGGCGGCGTGGTGCGCGGCCAGCTGGAGACCGCGGCCACCGCCTGCGGCCGCGACATGCGCGGCCTGATCGTCGAGAACAAGTCCACCGTGGCCTTCTCGATGCGCGGCATGGGCGGCGTTCGCAAGGTGCAGGGCCAGGATCTGGTCGAGGTCACCAAGCCGCTGGCCCTGGTGACGTACGACTGGGTGACCTTCCCGTCACACTCCGGCGCCTACATGGACACCGCGTCGATGAAGAACGAGGGCGCGTGCGTGGTGACGATGTCCCAGGCCGCCGAGTACGCCCGCGACCAGAGCGCCAACGTGCGCTCGCTGGTGGAGCAGTTCGAGCTGGAGGGCGTCGAGTACTCGCTGGACGAGAGCCAGATGAACATGATCGTCAAGTCGAGCCAGGCCATCGTCAAGGTCTTTCTGGAGGCAGACATCCGCAGCGAGTTCCGCGGCGCGCTGCTGTCGCTGTAATTCAATCGCCCCATGCCCTCCGCGGGCATGGGGGCTTTCAATCAGATGCCGTACATCTCCTCGCGGATGGCGCGGACCTCGTTGGCCCGGCGCTCGGCGTTGCGGCGCTGGTACTCGTTCTCGGCGCGGGCGTCCATGATGGTGCCCATCTCCATGGCGAGCATCTCGAGCTCGCGCGACGTCAGGTCGTCCATGCGCAGCTCCAGCACCAGGTCGCCGATGCCGCCGTAGTAGCTGTCGGCCATGTCGAAGCCGCGCAGCACGACGGTCTGCGGGTCGAGCGCGGTGAAGCCCAAGACGTAGATGCCGTCCACGCTCTCGATGCGGGGCGACTTGGTGCGGACCAGGCGCATCCACAGGGCGTTGGCCAGCGGCGGCGAGTTGACGTTGTGGCGGTGGACGCAGCTCGGGTCCTTGGTGAAGGGGAAGAGCCCCAGCACGCTGAACGGCTTCTCGCCCAGGTCGGGGATCTCGACGCACGGGTTAACGAGGCCGCGGCCCACGTCCGGCTTCGCCGGCTCGAGCTTGAGCTGGCCCTGCGGGGACGCGGGCTCGTCGCTCTTCGGGTTGGCCGGCGCGTCCGCGATCGGGCGGCGCTCGGACTTGGCCTTGTTGCTGGCACCGGCGGGGCGACCGTTCGAGTCGCGCTTGCGCATTCCGTCGCCGCCGCGATCCTGGTACACAGCAAAGCCCGCCATCTGGATGACGTAGCCGTCGGCGCCCCACTCCATGGTGGTCTCGTGCTTGGCGATGTCGACCAGCGGCTCGGCGATGTTGATCCGGTCCAGGCTGGTGAGCGCCAGGCAGCTGTCGCTCAGCGCGTAGCCGCCCTCGTGGGCGCTCAGGTGGAGGATGCCCTTGGAGGAGGCCAGCGCCTGCAGGCGCAGCTTGGCGCCGGGCCGCAGGCCGAACACGCCGCGCATCTTGGCGACGTCGCGCGGAGCCACGGCGATCGTGACGCGGCCCCGGTTGCGGTACTTGGCGACGGTGACCGTTACTTTGAAATCCACTTTGCGCGACTCGCGCTTGCCACGGGCATTGAAGTCTGCATCGCGCTGCTCCTGGGAGCGCGCATCGACGACCTTCGGCGCGGTGATGCTCGGCAGCGACGGCAGCTTGCGGGTGGCTTTCTTTTGCGTCATTCCATTCTCCTTCTGTTGGTTTCGGGTGGCCTACACTATAAGGATATCGCGTTGAGCGCTCCGGTAAAAAAAGAGAGGCCCGGAGGCCCCTCGTCTTACTTGGTCGGTGGATCGGCGGGGCGCCGCGAGCGCTCCGCGATCTCGTCCTTCACCTGCTGGCGGCCGTCCTTGGACACGAGGTCCGAGGCGTTGCGCACCACGCGCGAGCCGATGCCGAACAGGTCGGCCACGTCCTCGAGAATGTCGGCGATCCTCGCGACCGTGCCCTTCTTCTCGGCGGTCACTGCGGCAGCTCCTTCAGTACGTCGTAGAGCTCGGGACCGCGGATGTTCTCGGTGTTGCGCAGCAGGTAGCCCGCGTTGATGAGGCCCTGAAGGTTGTTGCGCACCTTACCCCAGCCGTTCTTCGGGATCGTTCCTGCGGCCTTCACGCCGTCGGAGATCTCTCCCCAGGTCACCTGGGGCTTGCCCTTGGTGGTCGCCGCGATAGCCTGCTGGATCTGTCCGTCATTCATGCCCATGTCTTTCTCCTTACTTGTCACTCGGTTCGTTTTTTCCCACCCACGCGTTGAACGTGAAGTGGGGGTGGAGGGTGCGCACGGACCCGAAGGTCATGCGCAGCCAGTGGGCGACCTCCTCTTCGCCGCGCGCCAGAGTTTCCTCCGGCACCTTCACGATGGTCTGCACCGTGATCGCGAGTTCGCCCTGGACGTCCAGAGTGGCGTTCTGGTGCTCGCTCGCCTGCTCGTCGCCGTCGATGCCGAACTCGACCACGCCGGTCGTCTTCGGCTTGACTGTCAGCTCGCCGCTGTGGAAGCTCGCCGCCGTGATCGGGTTGGGGTTCTTCATCGGCGGCACGACGACGTCGGGTAGCTCGACCGGCACGACGGCGTACATCACCGTGCTACCTGGCAGTAGTGGGTGCGCGTTGCTATGGGCGCCGTAGACCATGAGCAGCTCGATTTCGATGGGGCTCTTGTACAGGAGCTCCATCTTAGAGGTCAAGCGCATGATATTCGCCTGGCCGGTGTAGATGCCCGTGGTGGTCGGAGCCCAGCCCGGTCGGCTGTCGGACTCGGCCACCAAGGCGGCCGCGTCGGTGGCGTCCTTGGCAGGCAGCACGCGCACCAAGCCCAGGGACTTGTAGTTCCAGGCTCCGTTGTTGGAGAACACGGCATAGATCTTCATGCGTTGAGCCCCTCTTTGACTTCGACCGCGGCGAAGAGATATGGCCTTTCGGTCCCGTCGGGCACCACGCCCCACGCCACCTCGGCACCGTGGAAGTAGCAGTTGATCTCTTGCTTGTTGATCAGCTCAGTCCACTCGTCGTCGGTCAGAGGGAATGATGCAAGCGTCGGCTTTGTCGAGGCGTAGTAGGTGTCAGCCAGGCGCTTTTGGACCTCGTCCGACTGGATGAACGCCTGCAGGCCGAGGTTCGGATCTTCGCCTATGAAGGCTCCGACGTAGCCGAGCGAGTCCATGTCCCAGTTGGCGAGATTGGACATGACCATGAAGGACTTAGTCAACTGAGCCTCCCTCGGTCTCGGCGGCGCCGGCGTAGGTGGTCGGTTCAGTGACCACTGGGGTGATCGGACGGTAGTCCGCGCCCACCAGCGTGTGATGCGGTGCATCGCTTTCTTCGATGACCTCCGCCAGCACCAGCTGGTTCTCGCGCCAGCGGTTGCCCTGCTCGTCGACGTACAGCTTCTCGTCGTGGAGGGTCTGCACGGTCTGGTTGTTCCAGTCCACATCAGTCTGGTCTTCATACAGCGCCTCCAGCAGGAAGTTGCCATTCAGCTGGAACTGCGATGCGAGACACACCATCGGGGCCGTGTCGGATGTGCCGACGATCGCCAGACCGTTCGGCGCCTTGGCGGAGTAGATCGCGCCCGCGCGGCGGTGCTCCCGTTCGGCCATGTTCGGCGCGGTCTCGACCCGTTCCCACAGGTCGGGCTCGCCCTTGGCGCCACCGATGCCCACCGAGTAGTCGCCCATCGGGCCGGACAGGTATTCGCCGCTCGGGTCCAGCAGATAGACGTCGCCGGCCTTGTGGACCAGGGTCGTGGCGTCCTTCAGCTCGACGGCCGTGACATAGCCGCGCGAATCGAGCTTGCCTAACGCGTACAGGTCCTGCTTGAGTCGGTACCACTTTTGATCTTCGTTCATGCGTTCTTCTCCTTCAGTTATGGGTTGCCGTAGCGGTCGGCGTAGAGTTGGTCCAGGGATTCCTCGTACGCGTTGGAATCCTCGATTTCCTTCACCAGGGCGGCGGAGCACTCGGGCTTGTCGCACACCGGGCAGGAAGTGCCGCCGAACCACCGCAGGTTCTCGGCCGACCGGCACGCCCGGCAGCGGTACACCGGCTCGGGGTACTTTGCGTTGATTTCTCCTGGGCTCATGTCACCACCTCACGTTCAGTTTCTTGGTTATCTCGGCCATGCGGCGCTGAGGCCACCAGCGCGTCGGTCTGTCGCAGTGCTTGCACCTGAGTCGGAATTCGGTGATCAGGTATCGCTGCTTGCGCTTGGCGTACCACGTGCGGCGGTGGAAGGCCGGCTGGTAGCGGTGCCGGCCGAAGAAGCACTTTATCCGTTCCCACAGGGACGGCCTGTCGTCGTCTTCGTCCATCCTACAGCGCGATTTCGATGGCGCCGCGCGGATGGCGGACGTCCCAGGGCGTTGCGGCAATGCGGTAGGCGGTCGCATGCTCAGGCCAGCGACCATTCAGCAGGCGGCGTCCCTGGTCGCGCCGCACCTCGGTCCAGATGAGGCGCTCGTCCACTGCGTCCAGGTTCTCCTGGGTGGTCGCGGCATTCGGCATGGCGTAGCGCCTGGCTGGGCCATACTGCGTTTGGAATTCGTCGATGTCCATGCGCTTCTCCTAGTTGGACGCGCTCTTGCCGACGAACGTGATCCGCATGCCGATCTCGTGGTTGCCGCCGTTGATGGTGTCGATGCCGTCGAGAGTTGCTTCGCGCGCCCCGACGTCCGGTGCCTCGCAATCTCCGCCGTCGCTGCGCTCCTTGAGGATCGTGATGCCGTCGTCGGACTCGTACACGAAGGCGAAGGGTACGTCCAGCATGTAGTCCGGGACCTGCTCCAGGATCTTGAGGAGGGATCGGGGCGTATCAAAGCCCTGGGATATTTCGAATGTCATGAATTGCTCCTTCGGTTAGGTTGGAAAGAGCCCTACCCGCGAAGGGTAGGACCGCTTTGGTTTCAGAACGTGATGTCGAGGGTGTAGGTCGTCACAGGAACGGGGTGGTCGTACACGATGCTCGTGCAGATTACCGTCCTGAAGTCGATCGGTCGCTTCTTCAGGGCAACCCGCGCAGCGCGGCGACCGCCGTAGCTCCGGCCCCTCACCCTCTGGAAGCGCCCGTCCTCGCCGAAGTAGATGACGTCTGCTCCGGAAGCGTGGCTGCGAATCATGACGCCCACCGGGCGCCAGCTGTCGAGCTTGTGATTCGCGACGCCGGCCGTCTGGAAGAGGCCGCTCACGAGGCCGCGCAGCTGCTTCTCCATCGACGCGACGAATTCCGCGCTCGACACCGTCGGCTCGCTCATGCTGGTGATGCTGGCGCGGATGTCCGCGATGTCGCGGTTTATGCTCTCCTCCAGCATCAGGGGCGCGCGGTGGCGGCCCGGCAGGACCGGGCCGATGGACTCCTGCATCATCTTCATGATGTGGGACAGGCCCACGGTCGCGAGCGGGCCGGCTCCCGCGACCACGATCGGCTCGCCCCTCGGCCTGATGTCCGCGAAGTCCACGGTCACACCGCCGCTTCGACGCAGGGAACGTCAATGTCGAAGACCTTCTTGATGCGCTTGATGGCGTCGGCCTCGTCCTCGACGCCGCACATCAGCGGGTGGACCTTACCGTTGACCAGCACGCGATAGCTGCCGTTGGTGGTCTGGTACAGGGAGAATTGGATCATGGGGTTCCTTTACAGAAAGAACTGCGAATCGGTCTTGCAAAACGGCACCAACGTGCCACTCGTGCCAGGATCGGATGCGCTTGCTGCGCTCAACCCGATACGCCCAACGTACGATGGGTGGTGGCCCCTGAACCGCAACGAGATGTCCGATCGGCTCCGGTCGCTCAGGGACTGCGGCCCGCGCGTCGTCCACCGGAGCGCAGGGATCAGGTCGAACGAGTTGACCATATTGTTATATCTCAAAAGCTCGTTCATCACCAGCTTCTTGATGAGGAAGTTCGTCTGTGGCTTCGACTTCGGGTCGTCGACGTCGTGGATGAACGGACGGAACACGCCGACCAGGGAGCGGAAGGTTAGGTTCTTCGAGTTCAGCAGGCGGTACGTGGACTCGGAGAACTTCAGCAGCAGCGGGTGGATCAGGTACTCGGACACGCGGATGCGCTTGTTGCGCACGTCCATGCCGTCGACCTGCACCAGCGTCTTATACTCGCGCATCATCCAGCGGAGGATACAGTACACGTCCACCTTGTCCTCTGGCGCGACGTGCGCCAGGTTCTTCTTGGTGCGCTGGTCCAGGATGCGCTGCAGGCTGATGAGGATCTTGTCCGCCTTTTCCTCGTAGCCGTTGGAGTTCTGCGTGAAGTGGCGGCCGAGGCGGCGCTTCCACTGCGCGATGTCGTCCTCCTCGATCAGGCGGCGCTGGATGCCGTCCAGGGCGTCGGCCAGCGTCACCATGATGGCTCCGCGGTAGTGCGGGTTCTGCGCGACCCACGACTCCTCCGCGACGACGCACAGGCCGGCGGCGCCCTTGACGTCGTAGATGCGGTACGTGCCGGGCTCAGTGTTCTTCACCTCGTCCTTGACGCACAGCATGACCTCGGTCTCGGTGTTGATGCCGAGGAACTCCATCGTGCCGGCCATGCCCTTGCTGGCAAAGAGGTAGCGGAAGATGTTGATGCGGTTGCGGAAGAGGTCGAGCGTGTAGATCAGCTCCTCGTACTCCTTCTCGCTGACCGTGTCCTGCACCTTGACTACCGAGTCGCGGCGGAACACCAGCGGCATCAGCAGCGTCTTCAGCGTGAAGGTCTTGCGGGTCACGTAGGTACCGCGGTCGACCAGCTGGAGGATCGGGTAGTACGGGCTGCCGTTCAGCTCGTAGAACATGCGGTCCTTCAGCTTCGGCAGGAAGATGGACAGGGTGATGTCTTTGACGTTCTCCTGCATCTCCAGGTGGAAGCGCACCTGTGCCAGGTCCAGGCGCGACGGCTCGATGTCGTTGAACATCAGGTCCTTCGGGTAGCGGCTCTCGTCGCGCATGACCGTCACGCCGTTGAACTTGATCCCTGGGACGACTTCGAGCGCCTGGAACACGTCCTCGAGGTAGCCCTCGGGATCGTCCTTCTCGCGCCAGAAAATCAAGTCGTCATTGAAGGTGTTCTCCGGGTTCGCGCTCTGAAAGCGTGCATAGAGTTTTTCGGATACAGATGACATGCGGGTCCTTTCTTGTTGGGACCGCCCGCGTGCGGGGCAGTGTCCGGGGGTGTTTCAAGAGAATTATATAGCAGTTGCATGTTTTTTCAATGCAAAATTTCGGTTTCTCGATGTCCGCCCCTCGTTCCGGATCAACAAGGGGATAGACTCCACCCTGCGGCGCCATCGCCGCGACCACGAGGATTTACCAAATGACTACTGAAACCGCAGCGCCGCGAACCCGGCGCCTGGCCGGTGAGCCGGACCCGGCGGGCCGCGAGGAGCTGGTCGCCTTCGTCTCCAAGGACCTGGACACCACCAAGGCCGATTCCAACAAGATCGTGGACAGCGTGACCCGCGGCATCGCCTCCCTGGCCGGGCGCTTCGCCACGGTCCGGGTGCCGAACCTGGGCAACTTCCGCATCATCGAGACCAAGCCGCGCGAGGGCCGCAACCCCCGCACCAGCGAGGTCGTCGCCATCGAGGCCGGCCGCCGCGTGTCCTTCCGCGCCGCCAAGGTCCTCAAGGACGCGGTCAAGCGCAAAACGGCGGGCGTATGATCCTGACCGGCTACGTGCCCCTGAACGAGGCGCCGGGCGACCCCCCGAAGGACGAGAAGGAGCTGAAGGAGCCGGGCGGCAAGGCTGCCGTGGATCCAGCGGCCAAGCCCGACGCGCCCAAAGATCCGAAGGCCAAACCCGCAGCCAAGCCGGACGCGGACCCGGCGGACCCTCCTGCCGACGACGGATCGTCGGACTTCAACATCGATGACGACGACAACAGCGACACATCCGAGCTGGGCAGTGACGATCCCGGAGACGGCTCCGCCGACGGGGCTCCGGCCTCCGCCCCGGACCCCGCGTCCGAGAAGATCAAGCGCGAGCGCATGTACGACAGCCTCGTTGAGATCCAGGCCCAGTGCCAGGCGCTCAGCACGGCGTCGGAGCAGCTGCTGGACCGCATCAAGGACCCAGTCGGCCAGAAGTACATCACGCGCTCCAAGGCTCTGATCGACGAGGCGAACGAGCAGTGCACCACGCTGCGCGCCCGGTTCGCCGACCTCGGCTACGAACGCGTCCGCGACGTGTACGTCACCGTGCGAGAAAGAGTGTCCGCTGTGGCCGAAATCATCAAACACGTAATTGATGGTGACGATGACTTCCGGAAACCCGACTCCGGACCAACAAACTAGGAACACCCCGCCGGCCTCGACAGCCCAAGGGAAAAGCGAATAGCCTCGGTTTCTGTTCCGCCACATTACCCGTTTTAGGAGAAATCCCCCATGACGCAATTCAATAATGCGCGCAACGATGGCTATTCCGCCGTGCTGCGCGAGACCGTCGACACCCTGCGCGCCAAAGACCACGTCAACGTCCTGACGATCGCCGGCATGCAGGAAGCTCTGACCGAGCCAGCCCTGTACCGCCAGTACAAGTCCATGCTGTCCGAAGGCATGAGCGCAGACAGCGCCGACGCGCTGTCGATCCTGGCAGATAACTTCCAGGCTACCGTGTTCCGCGAGAGCTCGCTGAGCGGCATCCAACCGGTGTCCGTCCTGACCATGCCGATGCTGCGCAAGGCCTGGCCGAAGATCGGCATCAAGGAAGCGCTGCCGACCGAGCCGGTCAAGACCCCGAAATTCACCGTGTCGCACCTGATTCCTTACATCAAGGATCCGGTCACCGGCCTGAAGAAAGAGCTGCCGCAAGCTCTGCGCGATCCTGCCCTGGGCAATTCGCAGAAGAAGATCGACGGCGCCGCGCACGCGCTGCCGATGGACGTCGTGGACATCATGCCTGTCGGCTGCCCGGTTTCGGCTGGCTACAACCTGGACCCAGTGTTCGCGGTTGTCGCTGTCGACATCGTCGTGACCGACGCCGCCGGTGCCAACGCCGAGACCCAGGTCAAGGTGCCAGTGTACGACGGCAAGGCCGAGACCCGCCAGGGCAACATCCGCTTCACCGCGACCGCCCAGCACAGCGTGGACGGCCACGAGTCGAGCGACACCGTGTTCGGCTTCGTGTCGACCGCCGACGGCACCCTGACCGCGACCTCGCTGTCGTCGGGCGCGACCGCCGCCAAGGCGCAGATCACCAAGATCTACCTGTCGGGCAAGCTGGAGACCACCTCCAACAAGCAGTCGACCACCATCGGCTTCGACATCAAGACCACCGAGATCCACATCGGCACCGGTGAGCACTTCGATGCAGCGCTGCCGCTGGAATGGCTCCAGGACAACCTGGCGCTGTACAACATCGACGGCACCCTGAAGGTCGTGGACATCATGACCGAAGTGCTGGCCCAGAAGGTGGACCTGCAAGGCGCCGGCTTCATCTCCGACGCTGCCGACCACATCGCCGCCCAGGGCGCACAGTTCGTGCGCACCTTCGACGTGTGGCCGACCGGCAACTACATGGGTTCGCCTACCGACTGGCTGAACGAGCTGAAGCGCATCACCGACAATCTGGCCCAGTCGATGCGCAACTACTCGAACTTCTCGGGCGGCACGTTCATGATCGTCGGCAACCCGATCGACGTGAACCTGTTCACCGGCGTCAACTGGATCTTCACCGCACAGGCCGACGCTCAGCGCGACGGCGTGGACGTGAACTACAGCATCGGCGCCATGAGCGGCACCCAGCGCTACATGATGTTCTCCAGCCAGAACCTGCCGGCTGGCGAGCTGTGGGTGTTCTTCGTGCCAGGTCAGGACGACATCAAGACCCTGATGTACTACCCATACACGTTCAACGTGGAGCGTAGTGCCTCGGGCTTCGTGTCGCCTAACTCGCCGAACGTGCCGAGCGTCCTGCTGACCAAGCGCCAAGCCTTCCAGGAATTCGTTCCGCTGGTTGGCAAGATCGTGATCAAGAACAACAACGGCACCCTGCCTGCGTAATTCCTGGTCCGACCAGAAAAGCCTCTACCCTTCGCGGGGTAGGGGCTTTTTCACCGCGTCCGAAGTCACTCTCTGGATGAGTCCGCCGGTCAACATACCCATGAAGGCGTGTACGGTTTCCCGCTGTGTTTTCCTTTCTGCTGATCCTGGCCCATCCCTGCCAAGACTTTGGTCGCTTCCCTCTCGGGGGAAGCGACTCTTTTTGCCGGTCTCGCGGAACTAACTGATAGACGCGTTAGCCGCGACACCCACCCAATTTACCAACGGACTTCCACATGAGCCACGGCGAAATTTCAACCATGCAGCACGGCCGGGACGACGGCGGCACGGCCGGCACCATTCAGGTGCTGGTGACGGAGATCCGCCACCTCACCACCGCGGTCGGCGAGATCAAGCAGACCGTCAACTCCTACCCGGCGCTGCTGGAGCGACAGGCCACCACCGAGCGTCGCCAGATGGACACGGACCAGCGTCTCGCCGAGATCCTGGAGAAGATGGAGAAGTCCATCATCCGGGTCCACGAGCGCATGGACGACGTTCGCGCGCAGGTCCAAGACGACACGCAGAAGGTGCGCATCGAGTTCCACGAGTTCACAACGAGCCACCGCAACGAGATCGCCAACCAGATGACCACCGCCCTCGAGGTGCTGACCCAGAGCGTCTCCAGCCTGGACACCAAGGTGACCACGGTCAAGGCCGAGTCGGAATCCTGGATCAACAAGGGCAAGGGCGCCTGGTTCGCCGCGTCCGTGCTCATGGGCATCATCCAGATGGTAATCGTGACCTCCATCGGCTACGTCGCCACCGAGCTGCGCAGCATGCACGACTGGCAGCTGACCGCCGACCAGACCCTGAAGGGCCTCGTGGCCGAGAAGGCGAAGACCGCCGACGCCCCGATCACCGCGCCCCGTCCGCCGGGCCGATGATCCTACAACCCCATCCGGCCGCCGCCGGATGGGGCGAAACATCCACTTGTGATAGACATCCAACAGAAAGGGCCAGCCATGGCTGCTGCAGTCAAAGAGAGGGCGCCGGTCATGCTGCCGCCCCGCCTGAAGGTGCCCGTGCCCGTGAAGCAGCCTGTGGGAGTCGTGCAGATCCCGGGCCGCCCTTACTACGCCGACTTCGGGACGAACAACAAGAGCTTCACCAAGGTCTCCGCGCACCTGGCGGAGAAGGGGATCAAGAACAACGCCTTCATGCTGGCGCTGTACGACCTGGACCTGGTGGGAGTCGACCCCCACCGCGAGGACCTCCCGGAGGAGATCCAAGCCCGCATCCTGGTGGAGATCACCCGCAACCCGTTCTACTTCATCCGCGAGGTCGTCCGCATTCCGGTGCCGGGCGGCTGGGTGCCCTACGAGCTCCACCTGGGGAACCTCTTCCTGACGTGGGCGATGGTCAGCAACCTGAACTGCTACCTCCTCCTGCCGCGCCAGAACTACAAGACGGTGTCGGCCTGCGCGATCTACCTCTGGCAGTACGGCTTCTCGACGACCAACAGCCACATGCTGTTCTTCAACAAGGAGCTCAAGGACAGCCAGAACAATCTGAAGCGCGTCAAGGACATCCAGGACAACCTGCCGAACTGGCTGCGGGAGAACGTCCTGGACCACGACAGCGACCGCAACGCGATCGAGTACATCTACTCCGAGAATCGCAAGAACCGCATCGATCCGAAGGCGGCCGGCACCAGCACCGAGCACGCCGACAAGCTTGGACGAGGCAACACCGTGCCGTCCGTGTGGTACGACGAGATCGCGTTCATGAAGTTCATCCGCGAGACGTACATGGCCGCGGTCCCCGCGCAGTCCCAGGCCCGCGCATCCGCGATCAAGATGGGCGTCCCGTTCGGCACCGTGATCACCACGACGCCGAACTCGCAGGACGACCCGTCCGGCATGTTCGCCTACATGATCCGCAACGGCTCCCTGCGCTTCCGCCTGGAGTTCTACGACTACGGCCCGACCAAGGTCCGCCAGATGATGGAGGAGCTCGCCGAGTACAACTACCTCTACGCCGAGTACACCTACAAGGAGCTCGGCCGGAGCGAGGCGTGGTTCAAGGAGCAGTGCCGCGAGCTGCTGAACGACCAGATGAAGATCAAGCGGGAGATCCTGCTGGTCTGGCCGATCTCGACCGAGGGCGCCGTCTTCGACGAGAACCAGCTCGAGAACCTGCGCAAGCACCAGAAGCCCGTCGTGGCGACCCTGCCGGTCAAGCTGCGCCACGCCCACATCCAGCCGGGACTGGAGGTCGAGTTCACCGAGATGCCGGACACTGTGCTGCCGTACCTGCTCACCGTCGACACGTCCGGCGGCGTCGGGCGCGACTACACCGCGTTCAACCTGCTGCACCCGGACGACATGCGCATCATCGGCACGCTGAAGACGAACACCGCCGACGACGGAGCGGTGAGGGCGCTCACCGAGCACTTCATGACGTCCCTCTTCCCGCGCTGCATCGCGGTCATCGAGCGCAACTACCTGGGCATCGTGGTCATCAACCACCTGCTGAAAGTCCCCGGCCTGGAGCCCCGGATCTTCTACCTGGAGAAGGAGCGCGAGGCGGAGCGCACGATCGGCAAGATGGTCGTTAAGCAGAAGAAGCGCGTGCGCGTCTACGGCGTCGACACGACCGCCGAGAGCCGCGAGGCCATGTTCCGGCACCTCTTCCAGATCGTGGACGAGCTGCCGCACCTGATCCGAGCGGAGGACCTGCAGGACGAGATCCGGACGCTGCACCGCAAGAAGACCGGCAAGATCGAGGCGCGCGCCGGGTTCCACGACGACGTGCTGATGTCCTTCCTGATCGGCATCTATGCCGACCGCCACGACCAGCCTGTGCTCCGCGGCATGATCTCGCGCGGCCGCCAGGGCGGAGAGCGCAACGCGTCCCAGATGAACGCGGTGTCGGCCCTCAACATCGTCGGCGACCGGCCGGCGGTGCCCGTCGCCCTGACCGGAAAGAAGGAGGTCAGCGTGGACGACTACGTCGCGCGGGCGGACCACGCCATGACCGACGAGAAGGCGGCCAAGAGGGCGCGCATGGCGAGCATCCTGAACGACCTCAACTCGTCTGGGAGCGGCGGCGACTTCCCGATGTAGGAAAAAAGAAGGAGCGCAAGGCCCATGCCCCGCGGGGCATGGGCTCTGTCGTCCTACTTGCCACGCTCGAGCGTGGCGCGGTACTTCTCGAAGAAGCGCCGGATGGAGCCCTTGGGCACCTTGCGCTGGACCTCGATCTTGTCGCACCCGGCAAGGAAGCCGTCGTAGGTGCCGGCCCGGATCTCGTAGACCTTGCCCGAGCGCGCCACGCCCATGTCTACTATGGACGCAACGTTGAACGACTGGCCCGGCAGGGCGATGGCCGAGACGCCTCCGCCGTGCGCCGCGATTTCCGCGGGCAGGGCGCTATTCATCGAGGAGGCGTAGATCGCCTTGCCGTCGACGACCAGGTAGGTCGTCTGGTCGGGCTTCGCCCCCTTCGGCGCGTTGGAGGCCAGCTCCTCGCAGTAGAGGAACGTGTAGCCCGGCGCCTGCGGCAGGCGCTCCTTCCAGGAGGCCAGCTGGCTCGGCGTCGGTCGGCCGAACGTGGAGCTCGTGAACGGGTTATCGTTCATCCTGCGCCTCCACGCGTGCTTGGGTGTTCATGTGATTCTCCTTCGGTTGGTTTTCGATTGCCCCTACCCCGGGAGGGTAGGGGTGGCCTCTCTTCTGCAAGCTAGGCGTACATGTCTGTGGCGAACTCGCCCGCCGCCATGAAGCCGCTGACAATACCGTGCGTCGCCGACTGCACCTCGTCGGACATGCCGTCCGCCTCCTCCACGACCGCCTGCATGGCGGCGCGGGACAGCGTGGGCTGGTCCTCATGGAACGTCGGCTCATCCGCTAGTGCGGCTCCGGCCGCTACGGAAAGCCCTACGGCGACGCTTGCGATTTGTCGTGCTACAGTCATCATGATCTCCTTCTCACTGCCAGTTGCATTCCGATCGGATCAGGATCGGCAGGCTGTTGTTGGTTCTCCGCCTGGTTCCGGTGTGCAAACGCCGGGGCGGAGAAGAAGAGGCGCCCGCACCGTCGTGCGGTTCTTCTCATGAGAATATTAAGGAGTCAACATTGGAGGGCGTTACGGAAATTAACTTTCCGATGCGTGTCAGGAAGCCTCGCCCGTCGGCACGGGGCGCTTGAAGTCCTCGGGCGCAAGCTCGTTCCAGACCTCGACGGCCTTGGCCGTCCCCACCAGCGCCACGAGCTGCTTGTACAGATAGTTGATGCGCTTGTGGCGGTCGGTGCCCTCGCGGACGACCGTCCGGTCCTCGGCGCGGGCGTAGTGCCAGTCGTGCCCTCGCATGGCCTGCTGCAGGTCGTGCTCGGCCGTGCCCTCGGGGCTGCGCTCGTCGTTCGATTCAGTCATGTTTCGTGGTTCCCTGGTGTTGGTGTTGTCCTTGAAGCGGCCGGTGAATGCCACCTTCAGCAGGTCGGCCACTCCGCCGCGCGTCATCATCTCGCCCTTGATGCGGATGCTGTGGAGGCCGGACAGATCGCGCCTGTCGTCGTTGTGCAAGAACTCCTGGGCCACTTCGACCGCGCGCTTCTGCATGTCGTTCATCTCGAACGGCTTGTCGCCCATCTCGTCGCACACGCTGCCGCACGTAGGCGCCTGCTCGGGCTCGTCCATGCGGGCCTCCACGAGCGCTTCTTCGACCATCTGCTCGAAGTACGGCGACTCCGTGATGAACGCCTCCGGGGTCTGCCAGAAGCAGCCGGAAATGGTTGCGCGCCCGAAGAGGCGCCCGTGCTTCCAGGCGCTCACTTCGGAGACGAAGAGGTGGGTTTCGCCCGCGAAAACCTCCGCCATCTGGGCGCGGTGCTCGGACAGTTTCATCGAGCGGCCCGCGTACGCCCGGTCGTAGTCTTCGTAGTCGGGAAGTGCCTGCCAGCAGATAATGAAGCCCTCCCTCACGAAGAGCGGGCGCAGGCTTCCCTCGCGCTGTAGTGCTGTTACCATTTTCTTACCTCGCAGTCTATGACCACCAGATCCAGTATCAGGCCCGTAGAGACCTCCCTTAGCAGGATGGTGTGCTTGTTGAGAACAGCGCTGACGGCCCACGAGGACGCCTTAGCGTAGCCGCGCTGTTCGAAGTATTCCAGGAGCAGATCGCGACTCGGGTACTCCCTCCACGACACCGCCATCACGTCGATGTCGCGGCCCTCGCCGTTGCGCACCGTGCTGCCGTAGAACGCCAGATTGTACCCGGCATCCTGGGCTACGCCTTCCATCACTGCGGCGAGGCGGCTGATGTCAGCCAGGACGGCAAAGTCGCGGCGCTTCACGGATACTGTCTTGATCGGCATGCTCGGGTCTGGAGCTGAAGTGGGCCGCAGGAGAACTCGAAACGCATCCTCCAGCTCGTAGCTCGTGCGGGTGCCGTACGTCTGCGCGCGCTCGGCCACCGACATGATCCCGGCCGCCTTGCTTTGCGCCTCGGTCATAACACCCGGACGCGGCGGCCTAGCCTTCTTGATCATGGCGAGAAGGGGAAGACCGCCAGGACGTACTCGCGCCCGTCGATCTGGGTCGTTTGCGGCTTCGCGCCGACCAGGGTGCACACGGCGTCCAGCTTTTCTTGCAGGCTCGGGTCCACCGTGACCAGGCCGTAGGACGCGGCGACGCCCTCGGCGGCGTGGCCGTCCGCGTCGTCCTCGCGCGCGATGCCGGTGACCGCGTACGCCTCGACGTGGTAGCGGTGGGGGCCGATGGCCATCGTGGCGAGCAGCGCGGTGCCGGTGGCCAGGCTGCCGCTGTCGTCGGTCTTCTGGAAGTCCAGGTCACTGTGGCTGATTCGAATCATTTCTTTGCTCCTTGGGTTGGTATTGGTCCGGGAAGGACGGCAGCTCGATGCCGGCATCCTTGATCGCCTGGAGCATGATCTCCAGGGCTTTGATGTAGTTCAGCGGAGGATCCGCGCGGTCGACCATACCGAAGCGCATCTCCTCCGCCACCTCCAGCGTCCTGAGCTCGCTCATTTCGCCACCCCGCCGAGCGCCGCGTCGCCGATGAAGGTGTCGCTGCCGATGAGGAAGAGGTTGTTGCTGCAGACCTTGTTGAGCAGGTAGCGGGCGTAGCCGGCACCCCGCGTGCGGTGCCACTCGGGCCGGAGCGAGCCGTCGAGCGCTCTGACCACGCTGGCGGCATCCTCCCTGGACAGCGGTTCCCCAACGGCCACATTGAAGTCCTCGCGGAGCAGGACCTGGTAGGCGCCGGCATCCGAGAAGTTCTCCACGTAGTCGCACAGGAAGCGACCGGGCGTCCGCGTGCGCTCGTCCTTGCGGGCGATGCCGGGGCTGACGACCTTCGACACGCGCACCGGACGGTCGATCGCGACGCTGGACACCTCGTGCATGGCGCCGTTGTTGGCCACCTCGTAGCTGAAGCTCCACATGTCGATCTCGCGTAGCGCGCTGCGCCCGTCGAGCGGTGCGGTCGGCACCGCCCTGGCAGCATCGCTCGCGATTGGGATGTACCGAGGCGCCGCCATCCCGAAGGACATGGCCACGTTGCGGGTCTCCTTGGTCACGACCTCTACCAGGAAGCCGAGCTCGTGGATCCAGTCGACCAGCGTGCGCAGACGCGTACCGTTCCGGTCCAGGTCGTACAGCGGATCGCCGCCGCCCGACAGCGTGACCTTGTAGCCCTCGAACCCTTTCAGGAAGGACTGCAGTCCGTCGCGGGTTGGATAAATGTCGCCCTGCTCCTCTGCGCGCTCCTTCCAGGAGCAGAACGAGCAGTCGAACCGGCAGCCGAAGCGGGTCGTCTCGTCCGCGTAGTTCACGATCACCGTGCGGTTCTGTGTGCGCTCGCTGGGGGCGGCCGACCGCATCGCCTGGAAGAGCATCGGATCCTTCTTCGAGCCGATCGACGCGAGGCGATCGCGTTCGTACTGCGCGAGCTCAGTCGTTGTCCATTTGGCCATGGCTGGGCACCTCAGAAATAGTGTTGTGGGGAGGCGTAGTTGAACTGTCGCGCGTGGCGGCATGCCTCGTGGTAGCGGCGTTGCCCCTCGATAATCTCGAGCTGCGCCGGGGTGTACTGATGGGCCTTTGGATCGTCGGCGGCACCATCGGTCTTGACCTCCGCTGCTTGCGCGGTGTCGGTGTTGGTGTTATTCATGTCGTTTCCTGTTAGGTTGCTTGTTGGTTCATCCACTGGGCGTGGATGTCGAGGATGGCGGCGAGGTCGCGCGGTTCCGGCACCTGACGCCAGCGCTTCACCGTGGCGCCGTTCGCGACATCGCATCCGATGTGGTACGAGTGCCCGCCGACGACAATGAACCAGCTGTGAACGCTGCCGCGGTGGAAGTGAACCGTTCCACGGCGAATCACACCGTCGCTCAGCTCGAGCAGCAGCTCGGAGGACCTTCCGCCGCCGTTCTCGTCCATGCCAGGCGGAATGGCATCCGACGGATGCCACTCGTAGGTCGGGAACGGCACCCACTCGCCCGTGAGCGAGTAGTAGGACATCACGCCGTCTATGCGGGCCATCTGACCGGCGATGGGTTTGGCCGGCCGCAGACCGCGCTCAAGCTTGAGCGGCTTATCCATAGAGGCGACCGCTGCTGTTGCGCATCTCATTCATGAAGTTCATCATGGAGCGCGAGATGATGCCGCCGACCAGCGCCTCCATGAACGGACCAGGGTTGTCGGTCACGATGCCCTTCAGCGCGTCGGTCACGTACTGGCCGTCGACGTACTTCTGCTGGAAGATCGGGTCCTGGCTGATCGTCTTGATCAGGTCGGCCTTCGCCAGGGCGTGCAGCTCGGCCATGATCATGCCGGGCAGCGTGTTCGGATCGCGCATCACGTCGTAGGTCGGGTCCACGAACGGGGTCTCGACCTGGACGTTTCCGGTGCGGCCGAGCGTGTTGCGCGGATCGTCCTCCTCCAGCCACTCGGTAGTCATCTTGAAGCGCTTGTTGCGCGGACCGTGCATGAAGTCGTCCATGGCTGCGCCGATCATCTTCTCGAACGCTTCGTCCGGGATCAGGTTGACGAAGCCGCTCTTGATCTGGTCGGACAATTTCTTCCGCAGGAGCTCCTGCAGGTTCAGGTTGTCTGCCTGGGTGGTCATGTCGCTGCTCATTGTGCGCTACCTTTCGTTCGTTTGTAAGTTGCGATCGCGTCCTTCTGGTGAGTCCAGAACCAGTCGCGGTCGGCCTGCGAGTACTGCGCCTCGTAGCGCCTGGTGGTCTCGTCGTAAACCTTCTTGGCCTCGTCTGGACCCTTCGCGATGGCAGCCTCGAGCTCGCTGCCCTTGGCCACGAAGGTGTCCTTGTAGAGTGCCATTTGACCGGCACCCATCGTCAAGCGCTCAGCTCGTCGGCGATCTGCTGCAGGGTTGCGGCACGGGCCTTCCAGTCTTCGACAACTTCCGGGCCGGTGTAGGTATGGCCGTGGGTCGTACGGGTCACCGGCACGGCATTGTCGGCAAACAGCACGGCGTTGCCGTCGTAGAACGATACCTTCGTGTCGGTGCCGTCCGTGCTTCCCGCATCGGTCGTGAACACGCCAGTGCCGTCGGGTAGGCCGTCAGGCGCCGAGCCGATCACATCCACCTTGGCATCGCGGACGACTTCCATGGTGACGTACGCGAATGGATTTGCCTTGTCGATGAACTGCACCATGAACTCGTCATAGTGGATGCGCGCATCCAGGAGATGCTGGAGGTAGGACGTGTCCTCGGGATCGTGCGTAAGCTGCTGGTTCGAAACTTCGCTTTGGGACGAGGCGTAGGATCCGCCGTTGCTCGCCAGAGCGATCGCGCGACCTTCGGTTGCCGAGGACAGCGACGGCGCGTAGATGCTCATGTACTTGACCATGCTGAATTCGATGTAATCGCCATCGCCTTCCGGATCCGTTAGCTCCTGCACTTTCGCGCGGTCGATGGTGACATCCAGTTCGGACAGCACCTGGTCTTCGATCTCATCGAGCGGGCTGGCGTTATAGGTATCGTATTTCATCTCGTTGAATGCGGCCGGTACCAGCGCGGCGCGATGGACCAGGTCCGGGGTCAAGATCTGCATGCCGTTGGCTTGCGACACGCTGAATTCGGCGCCCTTGTCGAACTGCATACCGTTCCAGAAGAACAGGCCGCCGTCGATGCGGTACTGGCCGTTTCCCAGCGGCGAGATGCGCGGTGCGGAGAGCAGGGCGACGGATGCTTGGTGGATCTCGTTACTGTAGCGAGTTTCCTCGGCGAGCGCGAGGCCAATGCCGGTGGCAGCGCGCGACATCGCGCGGGCGAACGATGCGTAATCGCTCTCGCCCGGGACGGCGACGAAGGCGTTGAGGTTCTGAACCGGAACAGGGCCGGCCGTGGCGATGATGTTGTCCGAGAAGCGTTTCATGTGGATCTCCTTTGTTGGTTGTGGATGCGGTTGTATGATATCGGTTTAGGATAGCTTGCGGGAGAAGCCCGCGGCCCGGCGCAGTTCGTCGAGATGGCAGCGCTGCAGGCCACCCGTGACGTTCAGTTGCTCGACGTTGCTATTGTCGAATAGCGCCGTGAATGCGTTGGCCATGGACATGAAGCTGCCGTCGGAGGTGATTCCGGGCGTGCCCATCGCTTGCTGGTCTGTGAACTGCTTAGCCGGGAGCACGTGTCCCGACATGTACTCAATCGCCACGTACGAGAAGATGGCGTTCGGCCCCGTCAGCTCGATGAGGAAGTGGTCGAAGTGCGTCAGACTGTTCCAATCGTTGATTGCCATCAACGAGTCAAAGAACGTCGTGTCGAAGCCTTCGTCATCTTTTGGCTCGCCCTTCGATATGGCGTAGACGCGCTTGCGCCGCGCGACGCTCGCTGCATTCGGGGCGTAGACGCTCAGGTAGTGGACCATGTCGACGTCGCCGTCGTACAAGCTATCGTCCCGTGGATTCTGCAGCTGGGCGAAGTCGACGGCCACATCCAGCTCTTCCAGAACCTCGCGGTCCACGTCGATCAGCGGTGTCTGGTTGTAGGTGTCAAATGCGAGGCGGTTGAAGTCGGCTTCAACCGTTGTCGCCGGCTCGATCAGATCCGGCGTGATGAAATTGATGTCATTGCCCTCGACCGAAAAGATGGCACCCTGGCGGAACAGGTGCTCGCTCCACAGCATGATGCCGCCTTCCAGCTTGTACACATGATCGCCCATGCATGCTATGCGCGGGACGGCGATGAGCAGGAGCGGGTGCCCATAGTTGTCGATCATCTGAGCCAGGCTGCGGTTTTCCCGGAATTTCGCATAGTGCTGGTATGCCTCGTCAGCTAGGAGCGCCGCACGCCGCATGGCCTCGCGGAAAGATTCCTCCCGCGTCATCCCATCGCCGTGGGTGAAGAAGTTGAGGTTGTGCACGGCCAGCTGGCCGGACGTGGCTTTGATGTTGTCCGAGTGAAACTTCATTGGTTCCCTTTCTGTGCTGCTTCGCCCCTACCCCTCGCGGGATAGGGGGCTGATCTGTCACTTGCCCTGGAAGAGCTTGACGTATTCCTGGTACTTGCGGACGTTCGCCTCGTCGGCGGTGTAGCCCTCGCGGCGGAAGCGCTGCCAGCGCATCAGGGCGCGCGCCAGCCCGGCGCGGTACCACAGGTTGTCACCGACGACGAGGCGCTTCAGGCGAATGTCCTCCATTGCCGCCTGGATGCCACCGAACGACGCCGTCGGGCCGCGGACCTCGTGGGAGGCCGGGTCCCACCAGACCATGTTGTGCCGGAAATCGAACGTCTCGACGATATGCTCCTTGCTGCTCACGAAATCGTAGTTGATGACGTCGTAGACCAGACACTCGTGTCCGTGCAGCGGGCTGGCTGCACGGAACTTCCGCAGATTCACGCGCTTGCCAGGCGGTATGTCGAACGTAATTTCCTCGAAGCCGAGGTCGAGCATGGCCTCGCACATAGCGTTCCACTCCTGCTCGGTGTGGGTGAAGATGTCCATGTCCTTCGGCGCGACGCCCTGGGCCTCATCGCGGAGGAAGCCGCCGGCCACGATGGCGCGGTTGTCGGACATGCGCTTAGCTAGGGCAGGACCGGTCGCCGCGTAGCACACGGATGCTAGCGCCTCCAGGTCTCCGGTCAGATGCCACTCGGCGCGCCAGCGCTCGCCCGTGCCCATGGTGTATCCGCGCTGCTCGAGCTTCTTCGCGGCGCGCATGACGGTGTGAAAGTCTGGGAAGAGAGTCTTCGACTTCGGGTTGAACACCAGCGTTTTGCTGTCGATGTACAGTGCGCTGATCTTCATCTCGCCCCGGAGGTCCGAGGTCGCGCACAGGTTGCGCCACGAGATGTAGTCCTGGAGTTCTTCGTAGCAAGTCTGGCGGATGTGCACGGGGTGAATGCGCGTGGAGGCCGCCGTCGCCAGCAGGAACGCCATGGTCATCGTGTCGTTGGACGCGATGGCCAGGTCGATGTCGCCGAAGTCCCCGCCCAGCAGCGAGGAGCCGAACACCTTGGCGTCGCCGGGCGCCATCTTGCCGAACGTGCGGCTCTCGTGATCCGTCAGGGCGGCGAGCGGGGCCGCCAAAGCTGAATTCTGATTCGTGTTAGATTGGATCATAGGGTTTTTCTTTCAGTTTCGACGAAAAAATAATATGGATGCGGCACCCTCGCCGGGTGATCGCATCCATCGGGGAATTAGTGGTTGTAGCGCAGGGTGCGCGCGCCGGCCCACTCGTGCTGGTAGTGGGAGTGCTTGGACTGCGGCATGTAGTCGGGGTGGCCGACCCAGTTGCGGCCCATCTTCGCGATGGCCTCCTGGCGGCGCTGCTCGATGCTCTCGGCGGTCTCGCGGGGCACGACCATTTTGGTCGTCACGCCGCCTACGGACACGTCCTCCTCGAAGAAGCTCGCGCTGGGGCTGGCCAGTTCTTTCAGTGCTTTGACGATGGATAACATCTGGTACTCTCCTTCTGATACTCTGTGTGGTTGGTGGGATTCGACCGAGTGGTCAGAGAAATTATATGCTGTCGGCGCGGTGGGGTGGAACCCCCTAAAGGGGTTCCCCTCCCCTGAGCGATCAACGTTTTTTCACCACGGTGGCTCCCAACAGGTCATCGTGGCAGTCCTGCTCGCTGCGGGAACAGTCACGATAGTCCCTAACCCATCACCACCAGAGAAACCCAAATGGAAGACACCGCCATCTCCACGGACGCATCGGACATCCTGCCCGGCGCCGGTCTGCTACCAGACGACACCCCGGAGACGGTGGTTGCCGGTCTGCCGACCACCCTGATCGTCGGGGCGCTGGAAGCCCAGCTCGCGACCGGCAAGACGGGCTTCACCAGCACGGACTACCTCGCGCCGATCCTCGACTCGGCGGCGGTGCTCCGCCAGCGCTACGAGGGACGCCCCGAGGTCGTTGCGTCGCTGGACTCGAGCCTCCGCAGCATCCTCTCCCGCGTCGTCGGTCGCATCCAGGACGAGTGGGACGTCGACCTGACGCAGGTCGGCCTCGATCCGAGCTCCGGCTCATACTACGACGACGTCCTCGAGCTCTACCGCTTCATGGTCGTGGACCGCCTGGCCCTGGGGCGCGAGCTCCTGGCGCAGGTCGTCGTGTCGGCCCGCAAGCGCTTTGCCGAGAGCTACCGCAAGGTCGTCGAGAAGAAGAACCAGACCGTGGCCGAGGCCCGGCGCGTGTTCGTCTCCTTCGACGACGTGGTCGTGTGGGTCAGCATCCCGCAGATCATCGAGGACCTCCGCGGCGAGGGCAACTGGGGCTTCAACTTCGCCGAGAGCGCCCAGATGCTCGGAGCCACGCCCGGCTCCCTCGTGTCCCGCATCTCGTCCGTGTGGAACAACGACGACTTCGCCGAGCGCTACTGCCAGCCGGCGCTGGTCGACGAGAACGCGTCCGTCACCAGCATGAACCTCCAGGACCGCTGGATGAACGACGCACCCAAGAAAACCGACAACCAAACGGAAACCGCAGAATGAACGACGCCACCAGCACCGCCCAAGAGATCCAAGCCCACCAGGACGAGAGCCTGGAGGACCGCCTGACCACCGCGACAGTCGAGGAAGTGATCACCGACACGCTGAACAACCTGGGCCTGACAGCCGCCGACCAGAAGGTGTTCGCCGACACGTCCAAGGCCGAGGCCAAGGACTTCAACGCCAAGGCCGCCACGATGGTGGACGACATGGTGCGCACCGTCGCCCAGCAGCGCGTCCAGCTGTCGCAGATGACCGGCCGCGCGGCCGAGATCCGCCTGCGCCAGATCGAGCGCATGGAAGCGCAGCTGAATGCCGTGCGCCCGGGTGTCATCGACCTGTCGGTGTGCAACAACCGCCAGCCCCAGGCCGGCGACTTCAAGTTCCCGGGCCGTGCCATCCCGCTGATCAACGTGGCCCGCAAGCGCTTCCGCAAGGCCAAGTGGCTGATGGTCGACCCGCAGGTCATCATCGACGGCGCCCTGAATCTCGCCACCGCGATCCCGACCATCAACCGCGACGAGCTGCGCCTGCGCCTGGCCTATTACTTCGCCAACTGCAACCTGATCGAGGACGGCATGCCGCTGTCCGTGGCGACTCGCCGCCTGACCACGGCCGCGGGCACCGACCGCTACCTCCAGTCGCTACCCGAGGGATCGGTCTACGACAAGGAGAAGGTCGAGCTGGTGGCCTCCGCCCTGGCCGCCATCCAGAGCTTCATGTACGAGGCCCACCGCAAGGAGCGCGTCGCCCACGAGGCCGAGCTGGCCAAGCGCACGCCCCGCGTGTCCCTCTTTGACAGCATGCCCGTGCGCACGGCCGCGCTCAACGACAAGGCGCTGCTGGGTGGCACTCGCGTCTTCGCGGAGGAGGCTGCGCTGGCCGGCTACGTGAAGCCGACCATCGATCGCAGCGCGCTGACCGACAAGCAGGCGGAGACGCTCCGCCTGCTGGACGACAACGTCGTGCGCGTGGCGCAGGCTAACAACGGCACCGCGATCATCGACGACGTCGTCGTGCACGAGGCCAGCTGATCATGGCCGCCCTCGCCAACATGCCCTTCGCGTCCGAGGAGGGCGACAGCATCGTCGTCGTCTGGGACCGGGTGGACGTCCTCATCTCGGACAGCTACTTCTCCGAGCCGCCGCTCGCCGAGGACCTCGGCGGCGTGGTCGACGTGCTCTGCTTCGTCGACATCCGAGCCTACGAGAAGGAGGGCTCGGAGCCGCGCACCTTCGGCCTGCGCCTGCCGGCTCGCATACGCGTCCGCTACAACGAGACGTCGATAGAGGAGGACTCCGAGGGCGACAAGCTCCGCGTGTTCTCCTCCAAGGCCGGCGATGTGCTGGTCGAGGACGTGAACGTGGTGCAGAGCTCCGACAATGTGTCCGGGCTGTTCCGCATCCTGGCTGGTGCGCGCATCACGGGCGTGTCCTACGTCGACATGTCCAGCCTGTTCATCGACGGCGCCAAGCTGAACGGCGCCGGGACGGGCGTCACGCGCTCCGTCATGGAGGCGGTCATCTCCGACATGGCCCGCTGGAGCAAGGACACGAGCATCCCGCTGCGCATCCCCCTGCACCAGGGCAAGGCTACGGAGGACGACATGATCATCGTCAAACTCAAGGATCTGCCGCGCCTGAACAGTGTCTTCACCGGCATCGGCTTCGAGGACATCCAGCTGGCCGTGCAGACCGCGGTGCGCAAGACCATGACGGGCGAGCGCCAGAGCATCAGCCCGATGGAAGAGCTGGTGAAGATGTGAGCCGCGCCAAGAGGGTCGAGCCCGTCCGTAAGACATTCCGCGTGCGGTTCCTGGAGGCGCTCACGGCCCTGTGCAAGCCGGGCGAGGATCCATCCGAGGAGCTCGTCGACAAATGGCTCGATCCGAACTTCGACGACAGGCACGAGCTGACGCTGCAGGATTGGATGGCATGCCACACGCCGTTCGAGTGGGCCATGGGTATCGCGCTCATCGAAGCGGCGCAGGTGCTGGCCGCCGACGGCGTGGTCGAGGGCGAGCAGGATCTCTACCCGGACATAGGCGTCGAGTGAAGAAAAAAGGAACCGAAGAGGGGATAGGCCGATGGCCTATCCCCCTCCTTTACTGCACCGACGGGCGCGCTCGCCATGCGCCGCTAGCCCTGCTCACCGGCTGCGTGTCCTTGAAAATCCCGTAAAAACCGTGCACCACGGCCATGGCCGAGCACAGGCCGGCGATGATCGTGAGCCCGAGCGCCTGGCCGTCCGGCAGGGTGGTCTTCATGCAGATGAACACGGCGACGGCCGCGAGCGCCCATGCCAGGGCGAGCCAGGCGGAAAACTTCAGGTAGGTGCTGGATTTCATGGTGTTCCTCCGGTGGTGGTTGTGGTCTCGGAGGCATGATATGGGGCCGCGGATGGGGGCCGCCGCGGTCAGGATCCCATGAAAACCTGGCTCCCGTCCAGAGGGGGCGGTCCAACAGGTCATTGAATCCGGCACAGAGCCGAGATCGTCTGACTATCCCCTTTTCCAAGGAGAGCCTAATGGCTGAATACCTCCACCCTTCTGTAACCTCGCGGATCATTGACAACAGTCAGGTCTTCGTGACGGCAGTCGGTCTGACTCTGCTTTACGCTGCTTTCCCGGCTGAATCTGGTCCGGACAATCGCATCCAACTGGTCACCACCGACAGCGAGTTCCTCTTCTACTACGGTGCACCCAACATGCGCAAGTACGGCCAGACCGCGTACAACGTGGTGCGCTGGCTCCGCGCCGGCGGTGCCGCGCTGTGCCTGCGCGTGCTGCCGTACATCGAGAAGGATGCGAACGATGCACCGCTGCAGCAGTCGACCTACGCTGCGTACATCCTCGAAGTCGGCTGCAAGGTCGACACCGCCAACGGCAAGCAAGTCAAGGTCCGCACCCGCACCCTGGGCGATGGCCGCGGCGCGCTGCCGGCGGCCACCGAGAAGGCCATCCGCACCGACGCGTCGCTGCAGGGCCTGGTCCTGGCGCAGCCGGACGACCCCGAAGCCGACGGCTTCATGTACCACCCCCTGGCCGTGATCCGCGGCAAGGACCGCGGCGTGAAGTACAACGCATTCGGCCTGTCCATCGATCTGAACGATCGCCTGGACGAGACCTACGCGCACCGCGTCTACGACATGGCGTTCTACGCCTCGGCGTCGGACCAGCGCGAGACCTTCCTGGTGTCGTTCTACCCTGAAGCCACCAACAACTCGGGCGCCAGCCAGTTCTTCGTCGACGTGCTGAAGAACTTTTCGAACTACGGCCGCGGCCTGTTCAGCGAGGACGGCTACGACGCGATCACCGAGTACATCAACGACGATGCGACCGTGGCGAAGAAAATCGACATGTTCACCCTGCAAGAGCGCAGCGTGTCCGTGCCGGAAACCATCCACGCGGGCGTGACCGTCGCCAGCGGCTCGGCCGACCTGACCCCGACCCCCGAGGTCTTCCGCCCGATGGGCGGCGGCTCGGACGGTGACTGGGTAGGCCCGAACAGCCTGGAGGCGCTGCTGTACAAGGCGTACTCGGGCTCGGGCGACTTCATCGATCCGTCGAGCGGCGCCAACATCTACGACACGCTGTTCTCGGACGCGTGGGACAAGAAGGCGTACCCGTTCGACATGATGCTGGACGCCAACTACCCGATGTCGGTCAAGGTGGCGATGTCGAACTTCGCTTCCGCGCGCGGCGACTTCATGTCGATCCTGGACGTCGGCTTCACCGGCTCGCCGGGCCAGGCCATCAAGATCCGCCAGAACCAGCTGTCCATCAACTCGTTCTACAGCGCGATCTTCGTGCAGGACTTCGTTGTGGAAGACGAGTTCCAGGGCAACGACATCCAGGTCACGCCGACCTACTTCCTGGCCGAGAAGATCCCGTCGAACGACGCGGCCTTCGGCATCCACTGGCCGTTCGTCGGCCCGCGCCGCGGCGCCGTGGCCGGCTTCAAGTCGATGTCCTGGGCTCCGAACGACGTGTACCGCGAAGAGCTGTACAAGGCCAAGCTGAACTACGTCGAGCGCGACGTGCGCCAGACCAAGTTCAACAGCCAGTCGACGAGCCAGTTCGTCAACTCGGCGCTGAGCGACATCAGCCACGTCCGCACCCTGCTGCGCATCCGCCGCGAGCTCGAGAACATCGGTGAGACCTACGAGTTCGAGTTCAACGACGGCCAGACCTGGGACTCGCTGCAGTACTCGGTCAACAGCTACCTGCAGACCTGGGTGAGCAACCGCGCCCTGGACTCGGCGAGCGGCACCGTGTACGCCAGCGCCTACGACCGTCAGCAGCGCATCGTCCGTATCAAAGCCGAAGTCGTATTCAACGGCCTGATCGAGCGTGTGATGATCGACATCGTCGTCGACAAGTAAACAGTAATCTGAGAGGAAGGGCCGCGCCAGTCGCGGTCCGACCCCAACGGAGAAAGCCACATGAAAACCGTACCAGAAATCGTCGACGAGCTGCAGACCCAGCTGGACACCAACGAGGCCCTCCTGGACGCGAATCGCGGCGCATCGCGCATGCAGATCCGCCGCCAGCTGGGCACCATCCTCCGCGAGGAAGTCGGCAACGACTACTTCGTGAAGGTGCGAGCCAGCCGCGACGACGTCGTTGCCGGCCGGATCCAGGTGACTGCCGTCGTCCTCGGCGAGACCGCCGAGCTGACCCTGCAGCGTACCTAACACCGAAAGAGGATAATCCATGTCTCTCGTCAAACCAAGCAGCAACATCAACCCGTTCAACTACTCGTCGGCGTCGACCCCGGGCTTCTTCCAGGGCCAGTTCCAGTCCGACACGATCGTTCGCGATCCGCTGGTAAGCGGCTACGCGTTCATCAAGTGGCTGCACGTTCCCGACTGGGTCACGAAGGAGTACCCCGACTTCGCGGCCCTGACCGAGAAGAACTTCCGCGCGCTGTCCGGCATCAACGACATCGAGATGAACACCTTCGCGATCAACGAGGGCTTCAGTCAGTCCGAGGTCATGTTCGCCGGCGGCAGCCAGATGTTCCAGGGCTTCTCGATGACGCACCGCGAGTACAGCGGCTCGCCGATCCGTAACTCGTACAGCCACTGGGTGACTGGCGTGCGCGACCCTGTGACCAACGTCGCGACGTACCCCAAGAAGTACGGCGTCGAGTACTCGGCCAAGAACCACACGGGCGAGCTGATTTACATCATGACCCGTCCCGACGCGGACAACACCGACAACGGCAAGATCGTCGAGTTCGCGTGCCTGTACACCATGGTCATGCCGACCAAGGTGGCCCTGAGCCACCTGAACTTCACGGCCGGCACGAACGAGGGCACCGAGATCGAGATGCCGTTCATCGGCGTCCCGCACATCGCTCCCGCAGTCGATGATCTGGCGATCGAACAGCTCAAGAAGCTGCAGTACGGCTTCATGAACATGGGCGATTTCAAGTACGAGGGCTAATCCCCTCCCACGGCGCTGAGCCCCCATCCCTTTCGGGGGATGGGGGCCTCACCGCGCGCCGGGGTGCAACAAGGTCATATACATGACCTCCGTCAGAAAGATAACTTTATGACCATCCCACAAGGAGTCGCCCCGTCGCCGGACCTGCCGTACCGCCTGAAGCGGGACGACACGATCAAGGTGGCTGGAGTGCCATTCAAGCGCCAGCTCGTCTACGAGATCGACGTCCCGCTGCCGCTCCCGTCCGAGGGCACCATGCTCTTCGCGGTGGACGCCGGATTCACCATCTCGTCGATCCTCGTCCGCACGTCGCACGCCTTCGAGGCGGATGCGGCGTACGTGCTGTTCGACGCCTCCGACGCCGAGCTGATCGGGATCGTAACGGCGCGGGCGGGCAACACGAAGCAGTTCCCGCTGACCAAGCCCGCAATCCAGGCGAACCTCGACGGGCCGTCCACGGTCCTGATGAAGTACACCAGCGGAGTCGAGCCGACCACAGGCCACCTGACGATCCAGATCTCCGCAGAGGGTCGCCCCTCGAGCACTGGCGCCGGCATCGACGCAAACGGAGACGGGGTGCCCGACGAGCTGGCTGAACAGATCCTGCCCGCGCCACCCTTCCTCCCCCTCGAATCTTTTGACGACTTCTACGGCGGCTACCAGGCCGGCGTGGCAGGGGAGACTGAAGCATGAGTGACCCTATCACCAACACCCTGACGCTGACCCGCATCGGGAACTTCGTCGGAGCCCGCGTCCTGGAGCTCCGCAGCCTCATCGGCCTGAAGGCCGACAAGACCCAGGTGGACGCGATGCCGCGCTTCTTCGAAGCGAGCGACGTCAACCACATGCTGGCGCTGGCCGCGCGGGTGGGCGATTTCTGCCGCCGCGCGGACATCTCGGCCGGGTACAAGCTGTCCGCGCTCCCGGCCACGCAGCTCTCGAACTGGACGCTCTACTTCGCCCCGACCGACGCGACGGTGACGAAGCAGTTCCCGTTCCAGCTGAACCAGAACCCCGTCATCTCGCACAACCGCGGGCGCGTGCCCATCGCCATCATGATCATCGACAGCGATGGGCAGCAGAACCTCGCGGGCTGGCGCCCCCTGGACGCCAACCGCATCCAAATAGACTTCACCGAGCCCGTTGCTGGAGTATGCTCGCTGACGTTCGACACGGTCTGAGAACGACCTCCTCTTTAACAGCCGCATAGATGCAGCTGTTGACCCCAGCATCACAACCCTTCGAAGGAAACACTCATGTCTATCAAAGCACATGGCATCAAGATGGCCGCCGGCAGCGTCATCGAGAACCTGAACGTCGAACGCCTCACCGCTGACCCGGCCCCGCTGACCGCGGGCCGCCTGTGGCTGAACACCACCACCAAGCAGTTCAACTTCACGACCCTGGACAACACCGGCGCCGTCGTCAAGGCGACCTTCTCGTCCAGCGCGGAGCTGACCGCGGCCCTGGCCTCGGCCAACGCCTACACCGACGCGGCCATCACCGCGCTGAAGGGCACGACGCCCGAGCTGCTGGACACGCTGCAGGAGATCTCTGCCGCGCTGAACAACGACCCGAACCTGTACAACACGATCACCGCACTGATCGGCACCAACATCACCGCCGCCAAGGAAGAGCTGCGCGGCGACGTTGACACCGCGTTCAACACCCTGGGCGCCCTGGAAACGGGCCTGCACGCGAACGAGGCAGCCGTCGCCGCCGCCGTGACCGGCGCTGCCAACGCGCTGACCGCGGCCACCGACGCGCTGAACGCCTCGATCACCACCGTCTCGGACGGCCTGGCCTCGGAGATCACCCGCGCGACCGGTGCCGAAGCAGCTCTGGACCAGCGCCTGAGCGACGTCGAGCAGCAGGCCGGTGGCAAGATCGGTAACGTTGACGATCTGACCACCACCGTCAAGACCGACCTGGTCTCGGCCGTCAACGAGATCAACGCCGGCCTGGCATCGGAAGTGACCGCACGCGGCGCCGCCGTGGCTGCCGAAGCCACCCGCGCGACCACCGCGGAAGGCGTGCTGTCGACCGCGATCGCTGCCGAGACCACCCGCGCTACCGCCGCTGAGTCGGCTGTGCAGCAGGCCGTCGACGCGGAAGTGACCGCCCGCCAGGGTGCAGTCTCGACCGTCGCCGGGAACCTGACGGCAGAGATCGCCCGTGCGACCGCTGCTGAAGGCGTCAACGCTGGTGCCATCACCGCCGAGACCTCGCGTGCGCAAGCCGCCGAGATCGCGCTGGGCACCAGCGTGTCCAACGAAGTCACCCGCGCGACCGCTGCCGAGCAGCTGAACGCCAACGCGATCGCAGCCGAGGCCACCCGCGCCCAGGCAGCGGAAGCCGCGCTGCAGGCCAACATCGACGCCGCCGGCGGCACCGTTGGCACCGCCCTGCAGGACGAAATCGACCGCGCAACTGCGGCCGAGGCCGCCGTGCAGGCGAGCGTGGATGCCGAGGCCACCCGCGCCCAGGCCGCAGAGCTGGTGAACTCGAACGCGATCGCGGCCGAAGTGACCCGCGCCACCGCAGCCGAGGGCGTGGTCGCCGCAAGCGTCACCGCCGAGAACACCCGCGCGCTGGCAGCTGAAGGTGTGATCGCCGCATCCGTGACCGCCGAAGCAGCCGCCCGCGCGGCCGCCGACGCCGCCGAGGTGACCGCCCGCAACGCCGCCATCGCGGTCGTGACGGACGCCATCAACGCGAGCTCGGCCACCTTCCAGGCCGGTTCGGCCCAGCTGGTGCACGTGTTCGCCCACGGCCTGCACTCGACCCCGCTGAACTTCAGCTTCATGGTCCAGGGCGACAACGGCAAGTACTACAACGACATCGTGTCGGTCGAAGAGACCGACATCGACACGCTGACCGTGACCCTGACCGAAGCCGCACTGGTCAAGGGCTTCGCAAGCAAGCTGCCGGGCCTGTAAGCCGCGCCTGAGTCGTAGATAGGGAGGGTGGGCTTCGGTCCACCCTCCCTCTCATATGCCTCCACCGAGGACAACGCCATGACGCCTCTCCCGAATTTCGACATCGCCTCGATCGCCACGGTCGAGGACGGGCTCGCCCACATCCGGTCCTGCATCGCCGCTCTGAAAAACGCGTCCACTAAAGCTGACTTTTCCGACGAGGAGACAGTCGACGTCTTCCGGGCGAACATGGACTTCCTCAAGCAGTGTTACAGCCGCGTCGGGTCCCTCATCCACGCAGGGAGCGCGCCATGAAAGCAATCAACGCAAGGATCGTGGACTGGCTGTCCAAGTGCGACGACAACATCGCGCGCCTCCAGCGGACCGGGGCCGACGCCGAGAGCTTCTCGCAGCAATACGCAATCCTGGCGGTCACCCTGAAGGTCCTGGAGGGGAAGGCCGTGTTCTCCGGCGCGCCCCGCCCGAAGGCAGATCCACCATCCGGGACAACAGATGATTGAAAAACAGGATCGCCGCTATGGCGCCCTACACCTCTTCTAAGCGGAGCACTCAATGTCCAACACAAATTCCACGGTGCGCTTTCGCGCCGACGCGCACTTCGGCGGTGCGCTCATCATCGGGACGAACCACGAAGACTTTCCGCCGGAACCGAAGCCCAACTCGATCAGCTTGGTGCAGGGCGCCATCTGGGCCTACACCACGGTCGCCGGAATCCCGGCCTGGTTCCCGCTGACCAACCCGAAGAACAGCGCGGCCCACCACCAGGCGATCGCGTCCGCGGAGTGGACCGTCAACCACGGCCTCGGCACGACCGACGTGATCTTCGTGGCGTACCACGACGACGGATCGATCATCCAGGGGCAGGACCGGGTGCTGGTCGACGACGACTCGTTCAAGATCACCATGCCGGAGGCGTTCACCGGCAGCGCGGTGATCTTCGCCGACGCGCAGCGCTTCCTGGCGACGGTCGAGGCGGGCAACGTCAACGCCCTCACGCTGGACGTAGCCGGCGTCGTGACCGCCAACAGCTCCGGCCTGTTCATCAACGGCGTGGCGGTGCAGGTGGCCGGCGCGTCGTACACCAAGTCCGAGTCCGACTCGCTCTTCTCCCTGGTCGGCACCGACATCGACTGCGGCGAGCTCCAATAACCACTGCTAGGAAAGCACCCCATGAGCACTACTGAAATCCGCAATATCCGCCTGAAGCGCGGCACCACGGAGCTGGCAGCGGCGTACATCGGCCAGTTCGGTGAAGTCGTGATTGACATGGATCTGAAGCAGATCCGCGTCCAGGACGGCATCACCCCCGGCGGCATCCTGACCGCCAACTCCGACCACACGCACGGCATCTCGGAGATCGTCGGCCTGCAGAACGCCCTCGCACTCCTGGCGTCGCTGGACTCGCCGCACCTGACAGGCGTGCCGCTGGCGCCGAACCTGGACGGCCAGTCCCCCGACGGCCAGATCGTCAACCAGAAGTCGCTGCGCGACCTGCTGGCCTCGGGCCAGGGCGTCGGCAACGCCGCGACCGCGACGAAGCTGCTGACCGCGCGCATCATCCAGCTCGGCGGCGACGCCACCGGCTCCGTCTTCTTCGACGGCTCCGACGACGCAACGATCACCGTCACCGTGCTGAACGACAGCCACACCCACACGTTCACCAACCTGACCGGCAAGCCGACCACCCGCGCTGGCTACGGCATCACCGACGCGCAGGCGCTGGACTCGGACCTGACGGCGATCGCCGCCCTGACCGGCACCGGCATGCTGGCCCGCACGGCCGACGGCGCCGCCGCACTGCGCACCATCGGCGCGACCGGTCTGGGCGTGAGCGTGGCCAACGGCGACGGACAGGCGGCGAGCCCGCAGATCGTCATCGCCTCGGACAACCTGAACACGCCTAGCACCCTGGTCTACCGCGACGCGAGCGGCAACTTCGCCGCCGGCACCGTGACCGCGGCCCTGGCTGGCAATGCGTCCACCGCTACCAAGCTGGCCAACGCCGTGGCGCTGTCCGTCTCGGGCGACGCGTCCGGCACCGTGCAGTTCGACGGCCACGCCGCCGCTGACATTGCGATCACCTTCGGCGACTCCGGCGTCGCTGCGGGAGCCTACAACAACTCGGCCACCCAGCTGTCGCCGTACACCGTGGATGCCAAGGGCCGCCTGACCTTCGTGGGCCCGGCCGTCACGATCACCCCGGCCTGGGGCAGCGTGACCAACACGCCGACCACCGTGGCCGGCTACGGCATCACCGACGCGGCGCTGGCTGGCCACACCCACGCCCTGTCCATCGGCGACGGCACCGCGAGCCAGATCTCGTTCACGTCCGCAGAGCGCCTCGACATCGTCTCCGGCGCCAACGTCACCATCGGCTACGACGACGTCAACAACAAGATCACGATCGGCACCAGCGGCTCCTTCACCGGCAACGCCGACACCGCGACCAAGCTGGCCACCAGCCGCTCGATCTCGTCCACCGGCGACGTGACCTGGACCACGAACTTCGACGGCAGCGGCAACGCCACCGGCGCGGCCACCCTGGCCAACACCGCCGTAGCCGCCGGCACCTACAACAACTCGGCGACCCAGGTGACGCCGTTCACTGTGGACGCGAAGGGCCGCATTGTCGCGACCGGCGCTCCTGTCACGATCACCCCGGCCTTCGCCAGCGTCACGGGCAAGCCCACCACCCTGGCCGGGTACGGCATCGTCGACGCGCAGGGCCTGATCGCAGCTGGCACCGCCGCACAGTACTACCGCGGTGACAAGGTCTTCGCGACCCTGGACAAGGCCGCAGTCGGCTTGGGTCTGGTGGAGAACACCGCGCTGTCCACCTGGGCTGGCTCGTCGAACCTGACGACCGCGGGTGCCCTGACCGTGGACTCGCTGACCGTCACCGGAGCCGTGGTCTTCAACGGCCCCACGACCACCGTCAACTCGACCACCGTGACACTGGACGACCCGATCCTGACCCTGGGCGGCGACACCGCTCCGGTGCTGGACGACGGCAAGGACCGCGGCATCGAGTACCGCTGGTACAACGGCGCGGCCAAGGTTGGCTTCTTCGGCTTCGACCGAAGCACCGGCCGCATGACCTTCATCCCGGACGCGGTGAATGCCGGCGAGGTCTTCTCCGGCGCGGTGGGCACCCTGGAGGCTAACCTGCTGGGCAACGTCACCGGCAACCTGACGGGCGCCGTGACCGGTAACGCCTCGACTGCGACCGCTCTGGCCACCAGCCGTGCGATCTCGATCACCGGCGACGCCACCTGGACGACGAATTTTGACGGCACCGCTGCCGCGACCGGCGCCCTGACGCTGGCCAACACCGGCGTCGCCGCCGCCCAGTACAACAACTCGGCGACCGCGATCACGCCGTTCACCGTGGACGCCAAGGGCCGCATCGTGGCAACCGGCGCCGCGGTCACGATCACCCCGGCCTTCGCCAGCGTGACCGGCAAGCCCACCACGCTGGGCGGCTACGGCATCACCGACGCCGCGGCCCTGGTGCACACCCACGCGCTGACGATCGGCGACGGGACCGCCGCGCGGGTGAACTACCTCACCAGCGACCGCCTGGACATCGTGTCGGGCAGCAACATCACGGTGGCCTACGACGACGTCAACAACAAGATCACGATCGGTTCGAGCGCGAGCTTCACCGGCAATGCCGACACCGCGACCAAGCTGGCCAACGCCCGCTCGATCTCGATGACCGGCGACGTGTCCTGGACCACCAACTTCGACGGCTCGGCCAACGCCACGGCTGCCGGCACGCTGGCCAACACCGGCGTCGCTGCGGCCTCCTACGGCTCGGGCGCCCTGGTTCCGACCTTCACGGTCGACTCCAAGGGTCGCCTGACCGTCGCCGGTAGCACCGCCGTGACCCCGGCGTTCGCCAACATCACGGGTCTGCCGACCACGCTGGGCGGCTACGGCATCACCGACGCTGCGCCGCTGGTGCACACCCACGCGCTGAAGATCGGCGACGGGACCGCGACGCAGATCAACTACCTGACCAGCGATCGCCTGGACATCGTGTCCGGCACGAACATCTCGCTGGTCTACGACGACGCCACCAATAAGCTCACGGTCAACACGACCGCAGGCTTCACGGGCAACGCCTCGACCGCCACGGCTCTGGCGACGACCCGCGCGATCTCCATGACCGGCGACGGCACCTGGACGACGAACTTCGACGGCACCGCCGCAGCCACGGGCGCCATGACGCTGGCCGCATCGGGCGTCGCCGCCGGCACGTACAACGCGACGGCGACCGCGGTCACGCCGTACACGGTCGACTCCAAGGGCCGCATCATCAGCGTCGGCGCGCCGGTGACGATCACGCCGCTGTTCTCAAGCATCACGTCCAAGCCGACCACCCTGGCCGGCTACGGCATCACCGACGCGGCGCTGTCCAACCACACGCACACGCTGTCGATCGGCGACGGCACCAGCGCGCAGATCTCGTACACCACGGCCGAGCGCCTGGACATCGTCTCCGGCACCAACATCTCGGTGGCCTACGACGACGTCAACAACAAGCTGACCATCAACACGACGGCCGGCTTCACGGGCAACGCCTCGACCGCGACCAAGCTGGCGACCGCCCGCAGCGTCTCGATCACCGGCGACGCCACCTGGACCACCAGCTTCGACGGCTCGGCCAACGCCACCGGCGCGCTGACCCTGGCCAACACCGCCGTGGCGGCGGCGGCCTACGGCTCCGGCTCCCAGATCCCGACCTTCACGGTCGATTCCAAGGGCCGCCTGGTCCTGGCGGCCAACGTGACCGTGACCCCGGCCTTCGCCAACATCACGGGCCTGCCGACCACCCTGGCCGGATACGGCATCACTGACTCGCAGCCGCTCATCGCTGCTGGCACCGCGGCGCAGTACTACCGCGGCGACAAGGTGATGGCAGCGCTGAACGCCGCGGCCGTCGGACTGGGCAACGTGGAGAACACCGCGCTGTCCACCTGGGCTGGCTCGGCCAACCTGACGACCGCGGGCGCGCTGACCGCCGCGTCGCTGGTCGTGAACGGCACCACCACCTTCACGGGCAACGTGACGTTCAACGGCACCACGACCACGTTCAACTCGACGACCGTGACCATCGACGACCCTATCTTCACCCTGGGCGGCGACACGGCTCCGACCGTCGACGACAACAAGGACCGCGGCATCGAGTACCGCTGGCACAACGGCACCACCGCGAAGGTGGGCTACTTCGGCTTCGACGACTCCACCGGCTTCTTCACGTTCATCCCGGACGCGTCGAACACCGGCGAGGTCTTCAGCGGCTCGGTGGGCACCGCCCAGATGAACCTGCAGGGCAACGTCGCGGGCAACGTGACCGGCAACGTCACGGGCAACGTCACGGGCAACGCCGACACGGCGACCAAGCTGGCGACCGCTCGGGCGATCTCGATCACCGGCGACGCCACCTGGACGACGAACTTCGACGGCTCGGCTGCGGCGACGGGCGCTCTGACTCTGGCCAACACGGCGGTGGCGGCGGCGGCCTACGGCTCGGCGACCCAGATCCCGACCTTCACGGTCGACTCCAAGGGCCGCCTGGTCCTGGCTGCGAATGTGACCGTGACCCCTGCCTTCGCCAGCATCACCGGCAAGCCGACCACCCTGGCCGGCTACGGCATCACGGACGGCGCGGCTGCGGCCCTGGTCGACAACCCGAAAACCGCATCCTACACGGTGCTGTCGACGGACGTCGGCTCGATGCTGACCAACCGCGGTGCAGCGGGCGCCATCACCGACACCCTGCCTGCAGGCTCGACGATGGTGGGCCAGACCCTGCGCTTCTTCAAGGTCAACGCTCAGAACTTCGTGATCAAAGCCGTGGGAACTGATACCATACAGGACTCCACGGCGGCGGGCACTCTGACGAACTCGACCGCGACGGAGACCAACGCCAGCGTCATGCTGACGTGCGTGCAGACCGGTGCCAGCACCTACGTCTGGCACATCACTGGCGGCTTCGGCACCTGGACCACCGCGTAAACGACAAGGAGGGGCTTCGGCCCCTCCCCACAGGAAGAGAGGAACACAATGCAACAAGCACGATTCGACGATCTCATCGCCACCCATGGCGGCACGGACCTCGAGAACGTCCGCTACATCGCCACCACATCCGGCAAAAACTGGAACATGCACTCCTCAGTGGGCGTGAAGGCGCGCTACAGCCTGGTGATCGACGGCGGCACGCTGATCTTCACGCACAACGAGGAGGTCGGCCCCGAGGTCATGCCGGTGGTCGAGTGCACCGAGGTCGACCAGGTCGAGCTCGTGGCGTTCTTCCGCGACGCTCCGTAAAAGACGCCCATACCCCAGCTGGGGTATGGGCTCTTTCTATACTTTACGGAGGAGGGAAGTCGGCTTCGGCTGTGTCTCCGCCGTCGCCGCCCGCATCCATGCCGGCAGCACCGAGGCCGTCGCCGCCCCCTTCGAGACCGTCGCCGCCACCGGCGGCCGGCGTCGTCGATTCGCCGGCCTTCTTCTTCTCGATGGCCTTGCGTGCGTTGTCCAGCATGTCGTGGTACTTCGACCAGTGGATCTGAGGCATCAGGTCCTGCAGCACCTGCTTCTTCAGCTCGTTCTTGACGTCATCCTCCTCGCCGGAGCCGACCACGTCGGTGATGAACTCGGCCACGGGTTGGCCCTGGTTCATCGCGTCGGCCAGGTTGGTCATGTTCAGCGTGGCCGGGCTAGGGTAGCGCACGACGATCTTCGAGATGTCGATGTCTGCCAGAGCTCGGTCGACGCCGGCCTTGGCGTTCTCCTTGTCGCTGCGCTCCTTGCTGGCCCGCTCCACGTCGTCGGCGGACTGGTCCTTGGTCTTGCCGACCAGCTCCTCCAGGCTCATGTACTCGTTGCGCCACAGGATCTGCAGCACGCGGGTCATGGCCGCACCGAAGTGCTTCTGGTTGCGGATCACGCGGCGCAGGAAGCGGCCGTTGTCCATCGTCAGGGAGCGGGCGAACGCCACCTCCTCGGAGTAGCCCAGGTACGCCGCAGGGACGCCCGTGCCGCCGATGATGGCCTTGCGCAGGTACTCCAGGTAGGCGTTGTCGACCTCGGCGGCGGCGCCCATGTTCAGCGTCTCAACGTCGACGGGGCGCTCTCCGTTGTAGGTCGGCACGTAGAAGTCGTGGAACTCGCCGATCTGGTTGATCGTGGTCGTGATGTCCCGCAGGTTCGAGAACTTGACCTCGCGCTGCTTGATCGTGCGGATGAAGTTCTGGACCGAGTTGCTGCCGTCGTTGTCCGTGCCGATGTCGATGTACCACACCAGGCGCTCGGGGCGCCGGATGGAGTTGCGCATGAACGCGTTGGTCATCGCGCCCAGGTACAGCTTGGACAGGAACTTGATGCGGCTCAGCACGGACTCGCCGTAGGCCGTAGAGCCGTTCGGCGTGAAGTGGACCATCTGGTCCGGGGCCACGTACGTGAAGGTGGCGCGGCGGCGCTCCCGGCGGGCGCGCGACAGGATCGCGTACGCGTCGGAGGCGAACTCCTCGTGGTCCTTCAGGTACTTCGAGTTGCCCAGCTTCGTGCTCAGCGTCTTGATGATGATGCGGCTGATCAGCGCGTCCTTGCCCTTCGGCACGGCGCCCGTGTTGCCGCCCAGCGCGCGCACCGACAGGTTCTGGTCGATGGCGCGGACCATGGCGGTCTGGTCCATCGTGCCGCGGCGCGCGAAGTCGGCGATGTCCGGGCCGGACAGCTCGATGAAGTAGTAGCCGAACAGCGTGTCGTCCTGGTACAGCTTGACGACGTTCTCCGGAGGGACCATCTTCACCACCGAGCCGGTGACCTTGGAGCCCGCGAGGCTGGCGCCCCTGCCCTCGCCGGGGGCGACCATCTTGCCGCCGGCCCGGACGCGCTGCTTGCTCGGCAGGTCCTGCGCGAACTTCATCGACATGGCCTGCTTGCCGACCAGGCCCGACGCGTCCTCGTTGACCACGAGCAGCTCGTTGAAGTAGGCGGCCAGCTCCTCGCGGAACTTGGACGACTCGGCGACCAGCGTGCTCTCGGTCAGGGCTCCGTCCTTGGCGCCCTTGGCCTCGCTCGCCTTGATCTCGAGCTTCATGATTTCCATGAGGCCCTTGACGTCCGGGTCCTCCAGGTTCGGCACGTGCTGCGCCTCGAACTTCTGCGACACGCGGTGCTCGTCCAGCAGGGCCTGGGCGTTCTCCACCAGCGCGCCCTGCTCGTTCAGGATGCCCTCGAGCTCCTGGCGTAGGTTCAGGATGACCATGAAGTAGTCGCCCTTGACCAGCGCCTTGGTGATGGCCTCCTCCGCGCGGTCCTCCAGCATGTACTTCTTGATCAGGTCGTCGGCCTTGGCCTTGACCTGCTTGATCAGCTTGCCCTCTTCGTCGGTGCCGTCGTAGAACACTGCCACATCGCGCTTGGTGAAGTCGTCCGGGCTCACGATATTGTCGGTGAACGCCTGGATGGACTCGCCCGCCTGGGTGATCAGGTCGGCGATCTGCGCGTAGGTCTGGTAATCGTCCAGCCGACCCTTCTCCGTGGCGAAGAGCTCGTTGATCATGCTGGACTCGACCTCGTCCAGCGCGTCCTTCAGCGTCGCGCCGCCGTCGGTGATCTTGATCTGGTTGGAGGCGTTCTGCTGCACGAGTGGGGTGGAGAGCAGCGTGTCCTGCTTGAGGCGGGACATGGTCTCCAGCGTGTTGCCGCCGGTCAGGCGCGTGTTGGCCGCGCCCACCTGCCGGGCGATGGTGCGGACCACGCTGTCGAGGTCGCGCGCACCCTGCAGCTCGGGTTCGATCCCGCCGGTCAGCAGCTGATCGGCGCTGTCGGCAGAGCGCTCCGCCCGGCCGAGCGCCTTCTCGGCCGGATTGTTGCGCTTGCCGCCGCGGTTGCGGCCGTTCTGTGGAGTGGTTGCCATCTTGTGTCGTCGCTATCAGAGTTGTGGTTCAGCCCGGCGGGTAGTCGCCGAGCAGGTTGGAGGCGCAGCCGGCCAGCACGGCGGCCATGAACGAGCGCAGCACGGCGCGGTGGTCCGTCAGTTGCTGCATCGCGCCGGTCAGCACGGCGGCGCGGCCGTTCAGCACCGCGTCGTCCGGGAAGTGGTGCGCCGCGGCGGCGCGGGCGATCCGCACCTTGAGATCGAGGAAGCTGATCTTGCGCGAGGTGCCGACGTGGTTGGGCCGGGCGGACTCGAGCTCGTCCAGCAGGGCCGACAGCTCGGCCGAGGTGTACGGGCCGGCGACGGTGCGCTCGACAGCCACCCTGTGCAGCAGGAGGTGCGTGTCGTACGCTGGCATGGGGGTGGTGATGACCCACTCTGCCAGGGCCGGGTTCAGCTGCAGGGAGGACGGCACCATGCCCGTCCACACCAGCCGTCGCAGGAGGAGCCCGTCGTCGGGGGAGATGAGGGGACCAAACACGCCAGACCCCCACAGCCAGGCCTGGTCCTGGGCGCCCGCGGCGCACGGGAGAGCCCTGTACTCGGCCTCGTTTCCCGGCAGCACGCTCTCGAGCGCGCTCACGCCCAGCGCGGCGGGAAGCACCGCGCTTCGGAAGATCGACTCGGCTGCCGCCTCGTTAATGTGCCCATCGCGGCCGCCGATGCGGACGTGCGCTCCCAGAGTGCGGGACGCGGCCGGACCCGCCACGGCGAGCGACGCGTCCTTCACCAGCTGGGCCAGGCCCAGGGTCTCGGCGAGGTACGTGTACCCGTCGGTGCCAACGACCGGCTGGGCCACCGACGGGTTGGTCCAGCTTCCCAGCGAGTCTTTGAGCAGCGAATCCGCCTCGGCCGCTGTGAATCCGCCAAGGCGAACCAGCTCCTCGGGCTGCAACTCGTTGTTGAGAAGTGCGTCCATGACCGCTAGGAAGCGGTCCCTCGGCAGCAGGTGCAGCCCGTAGAAGAGGTGGTAGTTGGTCCGGTCGAGGTTGGCGTCCATGTAGTTGCGGACGGACGCGCCCGTCACTTGTGCGCGGTCCATGGTCAGTCCCGGCGGAACACGGCGGACACGACCAGGGTGTCGACCGCCGGGATCGTCACGTCCTCGCGGACCACGATCGCGGCGTGGGACGAACCCTCGCCCGCGCCGGCCTGCACGACCAGCGATCGCGGCAGCGCCACGTCGGCGATCATGTGGCCGCCAAGTTCGACGAAGGCCGATCCTGGAATGCGCAGGACGCCGGTCACGGCCAGGATGTCGCCCGCCGACAGGACGGCGTGGGTCGCGTCCACCGGAGGGTTGTCCAGCGCGTCCGTGTAGAACACGATGTCCAGATCAGGCGCGGCCTGCATGTCGCGCAGGATCACCTGCAGGCCGTCCAGTATGGAGAACTGGCCCGGCCCGCGCGTCGCCGCCGCGAACGAGAGCTGGGCTCCGAGGTACATGCCTGAGCTGTAGTCCGCGCCGGCGGTCGTGGGCGATTCCACCTGCGACCGGAAGTGGTTCTCGAAGACGATGACGGACTGGTGGTGGGCGCCGCCGATGATCTCGGTCGCGATGATGGTGCCGAATCCGGCGGTTACTGAGAGGGCCATGGTGGTTTCCGTTTATGGGTTGGTGATTGCGAGGAGGATGCCGACCGACTGGCCTGGTCCGGCGCGGTACAGCGACGCGTCGCCCGCCACCTTGCGGCTGATCAGCTCGTGGATGTTGAGCAAAGCGGTGCGCGCCGCCTCCAGGTAGCCGAGCAGCGCCGCCTCCTGCGCGACCTCTGCGGGGCGGTCGAACCCGACCAGCGACGCGCCGTAGGCCGAGGGGAGGTTGATGCGAGCCATCCTGGCCCTGTCCATGTCCCAGCCCGGAGCCGGGAGGGCGATCGGCAGCCACGTTGCCGCGTCGAACGCCGCCTGGGCGCCGGGGAGGCCCGTGCGCGCCGGGTCGACGGAGGCCGCCATGGCCGGGTACGCCACTTCGTCCATGAAGCGCGCGTAGTCGCCCGGCAGGCAGCGCCGCCAGGACGCCGACGTCACGTAGTCCAGGAGGACGTTCGCTCCGCGGCCGCCGTTCACGCGCTCCATGAAGAGGCTGGTGGACACGGCGGCGTTGACGAGGCCCAGCACGGGGCACAGGGAATCCGTGGCCTGCAGCAGGTCGGGGTGGGCGGCGCGGAACGCCGCGTGGGCGGCGCGGAAGGCGTCCGCCTCGGCGAGGCAGAGCGGGTCGTTGGCGATCACGAGGTAGGCCGCGTACGCCTCGCCGTAGCTGTGGTACTTGGTCTCGTCGGTCTTCGTGTAGTCGTAGGCGGGGCGGATGATGCCGCCCCACTTGTCGGTGTACCTGGCGGCGATGGACGCGGCGGCGTCTCCGATCGAGTCGGCTCGCAGCCTGGCGACGTCGATGCTGGCCGGGAGCCACTCGGAGCGGTACCGCCACGCCAGCACGGACTCGTCGGTGACTGACATCGTGCTGCTGATGAGCGCCTCCACGAGTCGCGCGTTCATAGCCGGGAGGTTGCGCATGTCGGCCATGGTGATCAGGCCCTGCGCGATCGCCGACACCGCCTGCGCGAAGGAGGCGGGCGGGAGGAGCAGCATGGCGTTCATGGTGGTGTACGCGGTGCTGCCCTGCGCGAGGTCGAGCCCGGCGACGTACTCCGACACCTGGGCGTCGGTGAGCAGTGTTAGTGGCATTGTGTACTTTCTATGCTATCTGAGGTTGCATGGCCGCGATGACAGCCTCCTGGGACGCCTTCTGCGCGTCCTCCAGGGAGCCCGCGCGTTCCAGCTCGATCGGGTTCGGGGAGATGGACGACGCGTCCGCGCCGACCACCGACGTTGTGCCGGGGACGTAGACGGACCCCGGAGAGCCGTCCGGGTTGGCGGTGAGCGGCGTCGCGTCGCGCTGGAGCACCACGGCGCCGGGCTGCACACCGTAGGCCAGGGACTGGGCGCGCTGCGACGTGGCCTCGGCCGTCGCGTCCCGCGAGGCCAGAGCCAGCCGGCCTCGGGCCGCCGCTATGTCGGCCAGGGCCGCGCCGGTGGCCGGTGCGCCGTCGGCCGCCACGAGGTCCTCGACGACGATGGTGCCGTCGAAGAGCATGTCCATGATCGGGCGGTACAGGTCGTACGGCTGGCGCAGGAGCGCCTCGAAGATGTAGTAGTTCGCCTCGGTGACGGGGAGGCGATTCACGTAATCCTGCATCTGTGTGAACGTGAGCTGCATTGTCGCCTCTCAAAAAAATCGGGGTAGGCGGCCGGACCTTCCGGCCCGGCCTTGCTATCAGAGTGTTCGGCCCTCCGAGGAGGACCAAGGCGATGCGCTACACCACGAGCACCCTGAAGAACTGCTCGACCTTCATCGTCGGGGTGTCGGCGACGAACCGCACGATGCGGTCGCCGTTCGGGTCCTCGTACGCCGTCACCGTGCAGGGGCACCCGGGCAGCATGGACGCCCGCAGCTTGACCTGGGTGTCGGTGCACTCGGGCGCCAGGGCCTGCTCCAGGCGGATGCCTTCGGCGCCAACCACGACGACCCACGAGTCGCCGGTCAGGCCGGGCATCTCGTGCGGCCCCGCGATCGCCATGTCGTCGCGCACGCGTTCCTCGATGAGGGCGGCCACCTGCACCGCGTAGGCTGTGCTCTCCGGCGTCGGGGAGAGGTCCAGCTCGACCACGCCCTCGACCACCGTCATGCGCGTGACCCGGGTGCCGATCTCCGCGACCTTGATGTTGGCCTTGTGGGTCTTCAGCCACGGCGACGCGTCGCCGTAGTTCAGGCGGGCGCAAGCCTTCTCCTGCATCTGCTCGACGGCGGCGCGCAGGGGCGACCGCTTCTTGCAGAGCTCGTGCAGCTTCATCGTGATGACTGCCGCGTAGACGGAGTGGTCCGTGCCGACGTAGATCTTGCCGTTGTGCAGCGACACGTCGCAGTGCTCCTTCTTGCCCTCGGCGTTCTCGCGGGTCGGCACGTAGGCGCGCGCGGCCTTCAGCGCGCCGCCGATGACCCGGTCGGCCGCCTCCTGCGCCAGCTCGGGAGCCGAGGTCATCAGGCCGTTCTCGGTCAGTTCGATCATTCTGTCTTCCTTCTGGTGTGTTATCGCTGAGCCGGGTCCGCGTTACCGGATCCGCCCCGCTGGTTGAGTTCGGGTTCCCCGGCGCAGAGCATGACGCCGCCGTCGCCGACTGCCCCCATCGTCACCGGAGGGCGGCGCGCGACCAGGTTGTCGTCGGAGTCGATGTCGTAGCCGGCCGCGCGGATCTGGGATCCGAGCTTGGTCAGCCGGGCGTCGGCCTTCCATGCCCTTGCCACGGCGACGCGCAGGTTGTCCATGACCGGCTCGACCGCAAGGGCCTCGCGCCGGGCGCAGTGCATCTGGACCGCCTCGATGGCCGCTCGCAGAGTGTGCGCCGGATGCGCCCGGGGCGACGAGAGGTGGAGTTCGATGTGGTTCTGCAGCAGGCGGGCCCACGAGTCGTCCGGCCGGATCGTGTAGCTCGCCACGGCGGCCAGTAGCTCGACCGAGGCCGTGTGCCGGTCGCCCTGGGACAGGGCGCTGCGGGGCTTGTCCAGCATAGCGGCGGCCCGGTTCTGCAGCGCCTCGACCTCGGCGCCGGTGAGCGTCATCGGGACCAGCCTGTATCCGGGCCAGGCGTTCGCCGGCATCGGATCGCGGTGCAGCGCGGCCAGGTGCGAGCGCACGGATTGCAGGCGCTGGATGACGTCCACCGTGTCGGTAGACAGCTTCTCGTCCGTGTAGGCCGAGCCCTCGGCCACGCCGGCCTGGTGGTGCGCCCGCAGCGCGTGCTGCGCGTCGCGGAGCAAATTCTCTATGTTGTCGTTCATCGTTCATTGTCCTTTCGGTGGGAACAGCGGCCGGTAGTGCGTGGGCCTCCAGGTGCGCTGCATGCCGTTGGCGTGCACGCTCCCCATGTAGAACCGGCCCATGGCGTACTCCCACTCGCCGGATTCCATTTGCCTGGCAAAGACGAGCTCACCCCTTTCCTCGCGCGCCAGGGCCGAGACGGGCACAGGTTTCCACGGGTCGTCGGCCTGCATGGTGAAGCACGTCAGCTGCGTCCAGTTCTTGAGGTCGCGATTGAGCAGGTACCCGTGCACCAAGCGGTCGTAGTCATCAAAGACGCCGTACCACTTGACCCGGACCATTCCGCCGCCGGACCCGTCGGAGCGGGACGGCACGTCGTAGTCGGATGCGTGGACCTTGTAACCAGGCAGGTCGGCAATGCCCTTTTCTGCCACCCACTTAGCCACCCACCCGTTGCCCGCCTCCACGGCCATGATCTCGTCCATGTGAACGCTGACCTGCATGTCGCAGGACGGGCTGAATCGCACGCGCTGCGCGATTTCTTCGTTGGCGGCGTCCATCGCCGCGAAGTCACCCGGCTCCATCAGAACACGTTCCGCTCGTTGGGGTCGACGTACAGCTCGGGATGGGCCTCGCGGTGGTTGCGGCGCATCTGCATGCGCGTCTCGAGACGGTCGCGCGGGTCGAACTCCAGGGTCGGTTCGGACCATGGGATCGCGGGCTTCGGCGGATTCGGGTCCACGCCGCCCAGCACGTGCATCCACTCGCCGTTGTCGGCGGGCGTGTCGTCTTCCTGGCACGAGTCGCACAGGCCGATCTGGGACTCCTCCAGCGGGTTGGCGCACCGGTCGCAGTGCTCGGTGTCTTTGGTGACGTCCATTCTTTACTCCTTCTTGTCTGAATCTACCTTGGCCAGGAACGCCTGGCGCGCTGCGCGGATTCGCTTGCCTGCCCGGCGGGCTTTCCGACCGATGCTCGCCAGCTCGTTCGCCTCCAGGCCGCGCTGCAGGCGCATGCGGCAGGCCGTCAGGGTCAGGGGGCTGGTCGTCAGGCTGATGACGGTGCGCAGGGCGGCGGCCTCGCGCTGGGTGATGCGGTCGTCGTCGCCCATGAGCATCAGAGCGTGGGTGAAGCTGTCGCTCGCGTCCTGCGCATCGAGCCTCCAGGCCAGTCCGTCCTTCTCGATCCAGGTCATCGCCGGGAACTCGGTGTGGGGCGAGCCGTCGCGCTGGGACTGCCCGTGCGCGCGGACGTTGTAGTACCCGCTGCGGCCCACGATCGGGTCGATGCGCGTCATCATGGCTCCGCTCGCCAGCATGTGAGTGCGGAGTCGCTGGCTGTTGGCCCAGTACGGGACCGGCAGCACGCGGAGGCCGGCGAACGGTCGCGAGTGTCGCTTGATTGACATTGCATTCTCCTTCGGTTGATTGATGGGCCGAAGCGGGTTTCCCCGCTTCGGTCTCATTGCGCTACTGCGGGTCGCGGACCAGCTCGGCCAGCTCGGCCACACCCGGCAGGCCCAGCCACTCGCGGCCGACCTCCAGCGGGTCGCCGCACGCCCAGTTCTCCATCAGCGTGAACGAGTTCACGTCCTGCCCGTACTCGTCGAGCGTCACCAGGCGGCCGACCTGGCCCGACTGGTCGATGTTGAAGCCGATGATGATGGACGGGTACAGCGCCGTCGCGTCGAAGTCGACCACGTCGTCGAACACCCGGTCGGACCTCGTGCCGCCCATGATGATGCCGGTGGCGCCCATGAGCTGCGGGTCCGCGACGAACGCGCCGCGGAACTTCTCGGTGTCGATGCGCTCCTTGTTGCGGTTGCGATTGTTGCTGAGCGTCAGGCCGCGGTCCCGGTAGTAGACGTTGGCCAGGTTGCGCAGGCAGACGGTCTTCTTCAGGATCTTGTGGAACCGGGTGCGGGTGACCATCGACAGCTGGTACGCCTGCGCGATGTCCTCGGTCTTGTCCTCCAGGTCCGCCATCGGCAGGACGTCCTTGCCGCCGTACTCGACGAAGCGCGGGAAGTCGTTGTACGAGAACTGGCTGATCGGACCGGCGAATTCGAGCTTGTTCTGCCCCAGCTCGGCCTCGATGGTGAAGTCCAGGCTGTAGCTCTCCTTGAGGCCGCCGGCCTTCCGCAGCTGCGCGTACAGCAGCATCTGGTCGATGTAGATCGTGTACGCGCTCACGGTGAAGACGTCGCCCGACTCGGTCGGCTTCAGCGCGTTGAACGTGTCCTCGTTGTAGTCCGCGATGCACCACGGGCGGAAGTCCTGCGGCGAGAAAGCCTCGGCCGGGTTGAAGCCCAGCTGCTGCACGCGGCCCATCATGGTGCGGATGTCGAACGACGCGTTCCAGTAGGCCAGCGTGTCCGGGCGGTCGACCTCGTTGACGAGGTGGAAGAACGCCTCCAGGAGCTCGAGCTCGGTGTCGTAGAACAGCAGGTCCAGGTCCTGGAGGCGGCAGGCGGCCACGGAGTCCGGATCGGCATCCACGCCCTCGGTCAGTCCGATCTGGCCGGCGATGACCTCCCACTCGCAGTCCTTCGGGACCAGCGGCGCCAGCTTGACGCCGTCCGCGCCCTTGCGGGCCTTCTCGAGCGGCGCGCGGTTGTACTCGGCCATCAGCCGGACGAGCCAGTAGCCCGTGTCGCTCTCGAACTGGGCGATGGCCGGGTTGTCGCGCACCGTGTTGCGCAGGATGAACTGGGTCATCTTGCGCGTGGGGCGGTGGAAGTACGTGATCAGGTTGACCGGGACCGGGGCGATGCGCTCGTCCGGGAAGCCGCGATAGTCCACGCCGTCCACCTCGATGTCGGCGAAAGCCTGCTCGAGCGGGGAGGTCGTGTCCAGCACGCCCTCCTTGGCGTACTTCTCCATGTAGCGGTCGATGTACGCGTCGGCGATGTTGGCGTCGGAGCCGTGCAGCCAGCGGTGGTCGTGGAGCTTCCGGCGGCGGCGGTTGGCGCCCGGACCCTTGGTCTCGTTGTAGTAGGCCATCTGGCCGGTCAGCTCGGCGACGTGGCGGTCCAGCTGGTCGATCGGGCTCTCGTACAGCTCGCAGCGGTTCGACGGGTAGGCCAGCTCGGGCAGCTCGTGCTCGGCCTGGAACTCGGGGGCGGTCAGCGAGTACTGCTGGGTCGGCTTCTCGACCTTCAGCACCTGCTTCTTGGTCGTGCCGTCGGGGAAGTGCAGCTTCTCGACCAGCATCACGCACTGGCCCTTGCCAAACCAGTCGGAATGGTAGAGCGCCATGTTATGATGGATTACGTTAATCAGCTGGTGGCGTACCACAGGCTTCGATACCGTTTCGGTCATTGTGTTCCTCGTTTCTTGGTGGTAAGTGCGCGCTCGACGCTCCATCCGGCATCCAGTCGGTTCTGCAGCGAGCAATCAGTGATTCCTAACTCGCGAGCCCATTGGGCTTTCGTCATCGTGCGCTCGCCCAACGTGAGTGTCACATTGGTCCGACGGTTGTTGGCCTGCTCCTCATCGGTCGCCCACTTGCAGTTTGACGATGTGTAGTTGCCGTTGTTGTCCTCGCGTTCGAGGGTGTGCTTTGGCGATGGCGGTTCGCCCATGTCCGCATAGAATTTCTCGAATTCATGCCACGACGGGTCGACGGTGATTCCTCGGCCACCGTAGTTGCTGTACGCATCGGCCTTCGGATTCGTGCATCGCTGCAGCATCATCTTCCATATGTGGTACACGCGCGTCTCGGACATACCATGCGTGATCGTTGCAGCGGCCGAGTTCTCCTTGCGAACGCATCCGCACGACACCGTCTTTGCGTGCCGCAGGTTGTAGGTCTGCACGATAACCTCATCTGCCTTCGGACCTCCGCAGTCGCACGTGCACAGCCACGTCGTGTTTCGTCCGTCCAGGCCGTGGCGCCGCACAACGGTGAGCCTTCCAAACGTCTGTCCCGACAGGTCTATCAGCTTCGGCATTACTCTGGTTCTCCTAGTGCGGCGGTGTCCGCCCGGCCGGACCACAGGGCGCGCGCGTGGCGGCCGATGCAGCGGAGCACGTCCCGGGCTGCGATGACCGCGATCACCGCCATGGCCAGCCACATCAGCAGATGCAGCACGGGCATGAGGACCAGGATCAGCGCGCCCAGGTGGGCGGGTTGGATCTTCGAAAGTTTGGTTAGGTTCATCTGCTCTTCCAGGAGTCTGATTTACGGGGCGTCTCCGGACAATGATATGCGTGCGGCCTCCGCGTTGGCGGAACATCAAGTTGACCGAAGCACCCAAGCGCCCGCAGCCCGCGACCCGTTGTCGCACCATGGCCGGCGCCCTCACTGGACACAATCATGGCTATCGCCGACTACTCAGACAAGAAGTTCCGCGCGTCCTACCAGGCCGAGACCAAGCGCATTCTGGAGGCGATCCGAGAGTGCGAGGCCCTCGACAAGCGCCTGAACGAGCTTCTGGACAAGCTGTACCCCACGATGGACCGCGCGCGCGGGGCCGCCGCCCTCGTCGTGCGAACGACGGAGCAGGTGATCTCGAACCGCAACCAGCGCCTGGCGCTGATCAAGGAGCTCAAGGCGACCAAGAAGGACATGGCCGACCGCGAGATCAAGATCGCCCAGCAGGACGACGCGGCCAAGAACGACGAGCGCGCGTCCGGCGTGAACGCCAGCCTGCTGCAGTCGATCCAGACCATGCTCAAGGGCGGGACCGCCCCGGCCGCGGCCATGCTCGACCCCGTGGGCGGCGACGAGCCAAAAAACGAGGGCGCGGCCCTCCCCTCCCCCGCGGCGGCCCTGGAGCCGTACGAGGAAGAGGAGGAGCGGGAGCTGCCGGCCGACATCAGCGTCGGCGACACCGTGTCGGACCCGCAGGGGAACCTGTGGGTGGTCGGCGAGAACGGCGCCGAGCGGGCCGACGTCCAGGCGGAGGAGGTCTACCCCGACGCGGAGCCGCAGCCCTACGCCGTGATGGCGGACGGCCGCCTGATCCTGGTGGTCGACATCAACGGCGCCTAGTGCATCATGCCGATGCGCGGCGCCTTCAGCAGCGTCTCGGTGAAGTCGTCGCCCTTGGCGGCCTCGTCCACCTTCTTGCATGCCTCCAGCCAGCCCGGGTACATCTCGTTCAGCGTGACCGTCTCCTCGGCGGTCGCCAGGCGGCAGCCCTCGATCTGCACGGCGGTCGCGGACTCGTCCGGGATCTGCCCGACCTTGACCAGCTGCCAGGCGTAGGTCTCGCCTGGGCGGGTCGAGGCCAGGACGGCGCCTCCGCCCAGCAGGAAGGTCAGCGGGGTCATGCCGGTACCGGCGTCGAACGCCGTGACGAGGTCGTGCAACACGTTGCCCGCGCCGTCGACCTTGGAGTCCAGCACGCGCACGAGGCGCACGCCCGACATCTGCGCCACCGGGACGGTCTCGGGGAACTCCTCCAGTCCGGCTGCGGCTTCGAGCACCGCGTCGTACTCTTCCAGCGCGGTCGCGGGTGCCGCTTCCGCTTCATTGGCGGCCGGATCGGCCTCGGCGGCGACGATCTCGCGCACGCCCACGTCCGGGCCAAACTCGGCCAGCAGCACGGCGCGCACGTCCGGCACGTCGAACTTGTCCGTCACCGTGATCTGCGGCAGGGATGTGATTTGGTCTTGCTTCATTGGTTCTCCTGATTGGTGTTGTCTGCGATTGGCTGTTGCCCGGCCCGCGAGCGCTAGCCCGGGAGGCCGCCGGTCGCGGCGCCGCGGTTGTGGAAGAGGGCGGCGGCGACGTCGCTGATGTCAGCTTCGTCCAGCTTGCCCGGGATCAGGGCGACCGTGAACACACCCTGGCGCTCCTGCGGGCTCATCGAGCGCCACGCGGCGAGCATGCGCGTCGGGTCCATGTTCACGTTGGAGAAGAACGCGTCGATCTCGGCCTGGGCCACCTTGCCCTCCCACGCCGCGGAGAACAGGATCCACTGCATGACGGCGCCGGACCCGTTGGGGGCGCCCTTCGTGCTGTACTGGAAGTACTCGACCGCCGACTGGGCGATCTTCTCGACGCCGGCCATCTCTTCCTGGTTGGCGGTGTCGATCTGGAGGGACGCCGCGAGGTGCGCGGTCAGCCCGTCGATCAGGGAAATCTTTGGCAGTATGCTCATCTCTTCTTCCGTGAGTGCGCCGTCGGCGATCTGCTTCTGCAGCGCCGCCGCGGCGTCGGTTTTCTGTTTGTCGCACACCTTGCAGATGAAGCGACGCTTGTGTCCGAAGAACGGGACCTTGCAATCGCAGCACGTGTTGGTGTACATGCCGCTGCCGTTCGCCGCGTAGTCTTCCGACCAGTTGCGCGGGTTGTCGAATTCTGGAAGTGCGTACATCTCTACCTCCTGCAAAAAACGAAAGCCCATCCCCGCGGGGATGGGCCTCCTCACTGCATGGCGCTTACGCTGCCGCTTCTTCGCCGCGGACGGCGGCCTTCAGCTCGGCCGACACGCTGAACTTGACTTCGGTGTGCGCCGGGATCTGGATGGACTCCTGGGTGCGCACGTTGCGACCGGCGCGCGCGGCGACCATCTTGGTCTTCAGGGTGCCGACGCCGACCAGGCGCACGTCGTTGCCGGCCTTCAGGCCCTCGGTCACGGAGTCCAGCAGGGCGCTGAAGTGACGCTCGGACTCGGCCTTGGTGGTGCCGGTCTTGGCGGCCATCGCGGTGATGATGGCGTCTTTGTTCATGATCGGGTTGCTAGCTGCATTTGCCATTGCTGTATTCCTCTTGTGTGAGTTGGGATGGTGTTGCGGTTGCGGCGGTCACAGCTCGTCGAGCGAGCCTTCGCGCACTCCTGCTTCCGGTGCGCCCGGAACGTAACCCGCCTTCGCGGCGGGAGGGGTCAGGCCCATGATTTCGATGGCCTCCTGCTCGGTGACGATGCGGATCTCGAGGGCTTGCGCCTCCTTGTTCTTCTTCGTCCCCGACTTCGGGGTGTTGGTGATGAGCAGGTCGACCTTTCTGCTCATCGAGCCGACCATCTTGTGGCCGAGGGTCTCGATGTAGTCCCGGAAGACGTCTCGGTCCCAGTGCGTGAGATCGCCGGTTACGACGACCTTGTACTTCTGTCCTGTGGTGGCGGCAAGCATCGCCGTCTTGGTGACGTTCACCTTGGGCAGGTTGGCGTGCATGAGGTCAGACAGGTCCGACCAGCACCGCTCCACGCCCTCCATCACCATCGGTCCGCGCTCCTTACCGAGTATAGCCACAAGGTCCTGAGTCGCTTCTGCGATGAGGATGGCGCGGCTCTCCAGCATCGATGCCTCGCTGAGCGGGAACGGGGCCGTGGCGGCCAGCAGCTCCTCCAGGGTGCGCACCTTCAGCGCCTCCTTGGACAGCGTGCGGCCCACGTTGTTGATCCCGATGCTGGCGAGGATCTGCCAGTCCCACAGGCCGTCGCGGCGGACGCGGTCGATGGCGTCCAGCACGATGTTGGCCGAGCCCTCGCCCATGCCGGGGATCGAGGCGATCTGCGCGAACTTGGGCTCGAGGTCCCACATGTCCGACAGCTTCGTCACGACACCGGCCTCGACGAGCTTGCGGGCAGTCTCAATGCGCAGGCCCTTGATGCCGCACTTGATGACCATCCGCTCGACGCGGCCCTCCAGCGGGGCCTCGCTGTAGGCGAAGACCCGGTAGCCCAGCTTGCGGTTGTACGTGTACGTCATGCCTTCCGGCTCGACGAACGGCACGGCGCCGGCCGGGTCGTCCCCGTCGCGGTCCACCCAGCCGATGATGTCACCACGGATTTCGACTAAGATTGGTGTTCCCGGGGCGAGCTTTAACTGATCAAACCGTGTCATGTTCGCGAGTGACGTTCGGCTGAATGTGCGTCCGTCGAGCGTGATCGGGTCGTAGTTGACGCACGGCGTGCGCCGGCCGGTGTTGCCCGTGTCGAAGTCGATCGTGCGCGCGAACGTGCGGCCGACCATGCTCGGGAACTTGACGGCCAGGGCGTAGTCCGGGCAGTCGTTCTCCAGGCCGCCCAGACGCTCGACGTCCTGGTCCTCGGCGAACTCGATGACCGTGCCGTCGAGCATGTAGTCGCAGGTGTCGCGCATGTCGTGGACGGTCTGGTAGATGTCCGAGCACGCGCTGAACGCTTCGGCATCGCCAGTGCCCCACCAGAAGAACGGTGCGGCGTTGTGGCCGTCGTTGAAGATCGGTCCGGCTGCAGGAGTTACCAACCCGGTATCCTCATCCGTGGTCTGCTCGGTGCCGGCGAACAGCTGCTGCATGAAGGTCAGACGCTCGACGCGGTCGTCGGTCATGTCCTTCCACTCGATCTCCAACGGCACCAGCGTGACGTACTGGCGGCGCTCGGAGCTGTCGTCCTTGGCGATGATGCCGGCGATGGTATTGCGCGGGTTCTTGTACTCGCCGCCCAGGTCCTCGTTCATGCGCTCGAGGTCGGTCCAGGACAGCACGGCCTCGTACTTGACGCCGAACTTCGCGACGCCGAAGTCGTAGCCGCCGAAGTGCGACTCGTCCCTGAAGTGGCGGGTGACGTCCACGCCCTTGCCGTCCTCACCGCGCGTCAGCACGCGCTTGACGATGCCGAACTGGCTGTAGGTGAAGACCAGGCTCATGCCATCCCACTTCGGGCTGCCGATCATGTTGGCGCCGGAGCGCACGCGTTTGGTCAGCCACGCGGCCATCTCTGCGGGACCGTCGGCCTTGGCCAGCCAGCCGGACAGCAGAGGCCACTCGTGCGCGTGCACGGCGTGGCGACTGTGACCCTCGACCTGCGCCTTCTGCGCGACGGAACCGGTCTTGAAAACCAGACCGAAGCGACCGGTGTAGATCTTGCACGCGTGGTCGAACTCGGGGTCCGTCATGGCGGACGAGCCGTTCTCGTAGTACGCATCGTTGTGCTCCTTCAGCAGGCGCTGGGAGAGCTCCAGGTTGCCGGCCTGGACCGCCGCGAGGACGGCGTGGTACGCGGTCTTGGTGCTCATGCCGGCACCGCCGTCGAGGATGGGGACGCAACGATGTCCATGGCGATGACCTGCGCGCTTGGCGTCGAGTCGTCGGTCATGCCGGCGTGCTCGCCGCTCAGGATGACGTCCTTGCCGACGAGGTGCTGGCCCATGCTGGAGAACGACACGTTCGGCACCAGGCGCAGATCGTTGCGGCGGTGCGCGTAGACGAATACGTCGCCAGGCTGAAGGGAGTCGCGGATGGGCGCGTTGGGGAGTTCCGTGCTGATACTGACTTGGGTATTGCGGGTCATGAAGTTTCTCCGTTGTTGATCGAACACATCGCTTGTTGCGAGCGTTTACTTTTTCGGCGCGAGGAAGCGTTCGACGCGGTCCAGGAGGACGGGCAGGGCGGCCCGCCAGAGCGGCGAGGAGTCGTCCAGCGCCTTGACCAGGTCGCGCACCAGGCCCTCGGCCTCGACCGGGGGAGGCGGTGCCGCCTGCACGCCCTTGGGCTGCTTTGGCTTCAGCTTCTTCAGCTCCTGCATCAGCGCGGTGTAGAAGCGGTCGTAGCCGCGCTCGTCCTCGTACTTCATGTAGAAGTCGAAGTAGTTCTGACGCGGCGGCTGGCTCTGGACGCCGACCATGGCGCCGGCGGCGTTCTTGACGTAGATCGAGAGCGTCATCGTGTCGCTCTGGAAATCGTAGTTGACCAGCGCGATGTCCACCGGCTTGGTCGAAAGCTGGATTCCGATCGCGCCCATGTTGGAGAACTTGCCACGGTGCACCGGGTCCAGCCCGTTGTCGACGATCGCCTGGGTGACGATGCCGAGGATTTTCTTCTGGTGGGCGTTGCCCATATCGGTTGCTCCTTAGTCGGTGAAGATGACGATGTCGGTCCACAGTTTGCCCGTGGCCGACTCGCGCCACATGCCGCTCTCCTTGTCCAGGACAGCGAGGTCGTCCACCATGGTGCCGTCCGGCAGCTCGACGCGGAGCTCGCCGTAGGTGATCTGGGCGTAGGCGAACGGGCCGAGCTTCTGCATGTCCTGGTCGGACGGCATTTCGAACTGGACGTAGACGTCGCAGCCGTTGTGCTGCTCGCGTGCCTGCTCGACCTTGAGGTCGGCTTCTTTCGCCAGCTCGTGGTGCAGCCAGTCCCAGTAACCCTGAATGGTGTCGTCATTGGCCACGGCGGCTCGCCAGTCCTCGCGCGGAAAACCGGGGTGCTCGCCGTCGCCGCTCGGCGACCACATGGTCTCCAGGTCCGCCGCCGAGGGGATGGCGTTCGCCATGCGAACGGGCCGTACGACGGCCCGCGGGTCGACCTCGATAACGAGCGACTTCTGCCCGATCTTGCCGATGTCGTGGGCGACGTCGAGCATGAACTGCTCGACGTGGGACTGGCGGTGGGTCGGGAGCTTGCACGAGATGATCGCATGCGGAGCGTGGCGCTTGAGGGCTGCGTGGATGTCCTCGACCTTCATGGTCGGCGCCGGCAGGTGGGGCGACGCAACGAACGAGCTGGCGACGGCATCGTCCGTTTCTACGGTGATGATGCGCCCGGTGCGGTTGGCTATCTCCTGGACGGCCGCGCTGAGAGAGAATACTGCTGATTCGGTCATGGATTACTCGCTGTCAAATATGATGCCGCGGATGTTGGTGAGGGGAACCGTCATACGTCCCGTCTTGGCGAAAGGCGTGTGGAGCATGATCCAGTCGGCGTTCACCGATTGGGCGTCGTCGACGAACACGCTGGCGCCCTTGTGGAAGAACACCCAGGCACCAGCGTACAGGTCCGTGCCCTCGATAGGCTCGCGTCCGGTGCCGGCCAGATACTCGGCCTTGGCCTTGTCGTCGAGCGCGGTCTTCAGGCGCTTGATGTAGTTCGCCAGCAGCGTGCCGGACATGTTGGGGACGTCGCTCATTCCTTGCCTTTCTTTGACCACGATACGGTCATGCGCTCGTTGATGTAGTTGCTGGAGAACGTGAAGTCGGTCTTGTAGCCCAGGTCACGCAGAATCGGGTCTATCAAGCTCACGCCTTTGTGAGCCGTCGGCTCGTTACCGAAGAACTCCACCAGATTGAAGCAGACGCTGTACTCGCCGGCGGCCGCGGCGCGCTCGACCAGGGCGCCGACGGCGTTTATGTGCTTGGTGAGCGTATCGCTCGCGCGCACTCTGTCCAGCGTCTTCAGCTGCTTCATGTGCGCCGCGGTGGCGGACTTCTGCTGTGCGTCCTGCGGGAGGAGGATGCTCATGCGACCTCCTTGCGGTACCAGTCCGGCGGCACGTCGTAGCAGCGGTGGCCGCCGTTGACGGGTGCCTCGTCCAGGTTGCCCGCGCCCGGCATGCAGGGCGAGCACAGGTTGGTCGCCGTGAAGTGCGGCGAGCGCAGCACCATGACGTGCATGGCACCGCCCAGCCACATCGTCAGCACGTCGAGACCGTCGGGGCGAGTGTAGCGGTGCTCGGGCTGGTCGTAGCACTCGCCCTCCAGCGCGAAGTAGACCTCGTTGGCCAGCTCGGTCTCGCCGATGTACGGGCGCTTCGTCTGGATCTCCGCGCGGAGCGCCGCCGCTTCGGCGGCGCGGGTGAGGTCGGTACCGTCGTTCTGGATGGTCTCGATCACCTCGTCGTAGAGCAGGCGGGCCGAGACGGCGCCGTAGCGCACGCCGGTCTCGGGGTTGACGTTCGGGGGAACGGGGCGCGGGTCGATCACGATTGCACCTTGGAGCTGAAGAGGCTGATGCACATCTTGCTCGCGGCCTCCTCAGCCGTGTGAAAGCAGCGAGGTGTCGGCATCCACTCGGGCTTCTGCGCACCGGCGTGGTTCTCGTCCAGCGGGAACATCCACTGTACCAGCCACTCTTCCTGCTGGGACGGCACGCCCGTCCGGTTGAATTCCGTATTCTCGGCGGAGAATCGCGTCTGGCGGCGACCGATGATCGTGCCGGAGCGCAGGGTTCCCCGGCCGAATACTACCCACACCTCGTTGCCGTCCGCGAACTTTGGAGTCAGCTCGAAGTCCACGATGAACTCGCTCGGATTGACCGCGTAGCCCATGATGCCGCCGAGGTCCTTCTCGCGGCCAATGACCACGATGTCCCACTCGACGTTCGCCGGGTCGGAATCAAGCAGGGTCACGATGACCTTCTTGGCGCCGCGGCCGAAGTACCCGTTCACGGCGTCGAGCGTGCGGCCCTGCTCGGTCTCATGGTGGCCCACGGCCCGCAGGTTGTCTTCCTTCTTAGTTGCGTTCATGCTGCTTCCTTTGCTTGTGTCAGAATCACTACTTTGCCGCGCAGCATGTCTGCCTCGGGGCGGGACAGCGTGCGGCAGATCTTGAAATGGGGGTCGGACGTGTTGTCGCCGTTGCGGCGGCGCTCCAGCTTACTCCAGCGCACCACGCGCTTCGCGCGGTAGGTGGGCGCCAGGTCGCGCAGGCCGAGCGCGATCGCCTCGACCGTGAAATACGTCGTCGGGGTCTCCTTGACCACCTCGAGGAGATACGGGATCTCCTTGCCGTTCGGCTCGCCTATCTGCACGAAGGCGATCGCCTTGCCAGCGACTTTCACGCGGCGGCCTTCATGAAGGACAGCTGGATGCGGGCATCGCTCTCCATGATGACCGCGAAGTTGGCCAGGCTGTTCGGCGTGGAGCTCATGTGCACGATGCTCTTGACGATCTCGACTGCGCCGCGGTTGAAGCACTTGTGGCGCAGGGCGGCGAACGCCTGGTCCGGGGTGCCCTCCAGGACCGTGGCCTCGATGGGCGAGGTGTGGCCGGGCGGCGGCACGGCCATCATCACCGCACGGGTGGCTCCGCGCAGGCGCGGCCCCTTGGTCTGCGTCTCTGCGAACGTATCGAATTTCTTGTCGATCGACATTTTCTGTCCTTCGGGAAAAAGTAAAGGAATGGCGGATGAGCCAAAGGGCTCATCCGTCCATGTCAATGATATCTCGCTAGGCGAGGGATTGGAAGCTGTGGCCGAGCGCGGACAGCGCCGCGGCGCGGTCCAGCCCGTCTTCCTGGGCCTGCGGAGCGATCGCCTTCGCCGCGGCCAGCTTCAGCTCGCGGGACAGCTCGTGGGGCAGGAACACGGCGAACGGGCCGACGTAGCCCGCCTCCGTGAGCTTGCGCTCGATGGCCATGGTGGTGCCCGGGTCGGACAGCACCAGGACCCCCAGGGTGCGGGGAGCAGCCTCCGTGCTGCGGATCACCACGGGCAGGCCGGCCACCCGGCCGGAGCCGGAGCGACCCACCATGTTGGCCTGGACCAGGACGCCCAGGTACGGCATCGCGCCGTCCGGGAGCGCCTCGGACACCGGCGACACGGGCTCGCCGACCACCGGGGCGGACGGCAGCGGGTCGGGGGCGACCAGCGGCACGAACGCCTCGCTCTCGAACTCGCGGTGGTCGCCGGGCGGTACCTCGATCGCCGCACCGGCGTCACCGTCGAAGTCGTCGGTGGCCGAGGTCACGGTGAGCCCCTCGGCCGCCGGAGTCTCCGGCTCCGACGCCACCTCGGTCAGGCCGTCCGACGAGCCCGAGGGCATCGACGGGGCGCTGTCCGAGCCGGACTCCAGCAGGCCGTCGGCCGGGACGAGGTCACTCGTCTTCGGCGTCTGGGTCGACTGGGTCGAGCTCTTCGACGGCAATTGCGGCCTCGGTGGCTGCGGTTTCTTCATGCTCATTTTCGATCTCCAATGTGGCGTAGGTGGTAGGCAGGGGGACGTCGTCCAGGGACTCGTCCACGATCTCGCCGGTGGTCTGGAGCTTGAGCCCGATGGACTCGAGCAGCGCCTTCAGGCCGGCGACGGGGCGGGTGATGCCCGTGCCGCGCGGCTCGATGCGCTCGTGCGAGAACGCGTCCTGGCGCACCAGCAGCTCGGCGATCGCCCCTTCGCGGGACAGGTCGTCGGTGGCGTACAGGCGCAGCAGGCGCTTCAGCTCGTCCGGCTGGTTGGCTATCAGCAAGTTCTGGAGCTCCTGCTCGCCCAGGCGGATAGGCGTCGTGCTGTGGTGCTCCGTGCTGCCGCGCACGCCCCGGCTGTTCTTGGTCGGGACGCCGCTGATCGACAGGTGCTTGGCCGAGCGGGCGGACATCTTCGACAGCGGCTCGTGGCGCAGCTTCAGGTAGTAGTTGGTGCCCGGGATCTGCGGCTCCTCCAGGCCCTCGTAGTACACCTTCTCGACGCCGAACTCCTTGTAGGTGAGCTCGAGCGTATCCAGCGAGATGTTGCCGAAGAAGGGCGGCTGGTGGATGTAGATGTGCTCCTCGCCGCGCAGGATCTCGCCCACGAGATCGTACAGCTCGGGCTGCTCGGCCAGGAACGCACCGTGCACGGGGTCGACGAACGAGTGGAACTTCAGGAAGTGGGTCGCGGCCGCCTCGACGCCGGGCATCGCGCGCATCTGGGCTTCCACGCACTCTCCGATGTAGTTCACCTCGGACTCGTACAGCTGGGCCGGGTTGAGGCGGTTAACCACGCCCAGGCTGTTGACGATCAGCTGCGCGTAGACGCCGTCCTTGGTCTTCGGCATCAGGTGGTCCGGGCGGACCTCCGAGACGACGCCCTTGCCGCCGAAGCGGTTGGTGAGCTTCGAGCCCGCCTTGACCGGGTTGCGCTTTGCCACCGTGAAGCGGATGACCACGCCGTCGAACTCGCGGCGCTCGTGGCGCCACCGCTCCGTGCGGGTGTCGCGGCACAGGCGCCACCAGTAGGCCACGTCGTCGGAGTACATGCGCGGACCCTCGGACTGGGTGACCTCGCTGAAGACCTCGGTGAACCAGTCGCGGAACTCCAGCCACTTGTTGTGGTACTGCAGGATCTGGCTGTTGAACGGGTGCTTGTCCAGCTCCTCGGCCGACAGGTTCGAGTAGACGTCGATGTCCACCACCGTGCCGTCGACGTAGAACGGCTGGTCGGCGTCCCAGTGGATCTTGCCCAGCTGCTGCGCCGCCAGGTCGAACAGGATCGACTCGTGGTTGATCCGGCGGCGGACGGACATGAGGCCGTTCTTGATCTTCTCGCCCACGTTCGGGAAGCCCTGGTGCTCCTCGTTCCCGCTGTAGTGGTTGACGAGCAGGTCGTTGGCGTTGAGCACGACCGTGACTTCCTCGACCGAGGTGTGCGACATGTTGTCGGCCGCGGACTCGCCGATGATGTAGCCGTCCTCGTAGGTCTTGCCGTCCTTGTTCATGTACACGGTGCGCAGGTTCTGGCCGAACTGGAAGCTGCCCTCCTCGTTCGTGCAGGCCCAGCTCTGGATGACGGAGCCGGACGGGAGCTTCTCGCCGGCCTGGCGGCCCTCCAGGTGGCTGCTCAGGGTGTAGCCGTAGTTCTCGGTCAGGTGGCGCACCGGCTTGGCGAAGTGCACGTCCATCTTCCCGTCTGCGTAGCGGATCGCGTACACGCTCTGCAGGGCGTTCTTCTGGAACACGGCCACGATCTCGGCGTCGGCCGGCAGCACCTTCACGGCGGTGGTGTACGCACCGATGGCGTCCTCGAAGCGACTGAAGATGCGCGGGCGCTCCGGGTGGTCCAGCGTCACGGCCTGGACGAAGTGGCCGGCCCACATGTTGGTGCGGCCGACGTCGCACTTGTCCGACATCGGCTGCAGCAGCTCCTCCGCGAGGAACTTGTGCCCGCCGTCGAACTGTGCTGCGTCCTTGATTACTGATCCTGCCATTCTTCTTCTCCTTCGGGTTGCGGAAGCGCCTCCGACCGATGGGCCGGAGGCGCTGCGCTTGGTGCGGGTGTTACTCGGTGGCGGTCAGCGCCTCGTCGAGGTCGCCTGCCACGGCTTCGGCGCCTGCCATGACTTCTTGCTCTTCGGCGGTGCCTGGCTGCGGAACCAGGCCCAGCAGCTCGTACTCGAGCCGCGCGTCGGCGACCTCGCGGAATTCCTGGTCGCCCTCGTAGAACTCGGACCAGTTGCGCTGGGCGAACTTACGCGTGGCGCGGCCGTCCGGCGCCTCGATGAACAGGTGGGCGCCCGCGCCCTTGATCGCCTTGACGCTCTTCAGGAACTGCAGGTTGGACCAGGCGTTGCTGAAGCCGTTGTCGGTCAGGACCAGGTCGAACTGGCGGCCGTCGTAGGACAGACGCGACTTGATGATCGAGCACTTGACGATCTTGCCCGGGATGGCGAAGCCCTCGTCGGCCTTCATGGTCAGTGAGTCGGTCGGGCGCAGGTGCAGGAAGTAGTCGGCGTACTGCGGGAAGCCGGTGCCGCCCGGGACGGTCTCGTCGGCCGCCAGGTACTGGACGCGCTTCGGCTTCGGCGAACCGCCGTCGCTGATGCCGACGCGGACGTGGTTGATCGCGAAGATGGTGATGTTGACCTCGCCGATCATGCCGGCCAGGCGCTGCGCGAACGCATTGTTGGCGCCGGCCTGGGCGCCCTTCTCGTACATCAGCTTGCCCATCTCCTCGTTCTCGGAGAGGACCTCCTCGGACTGGAGGGCCGCGACGGTGTCGATCAGGAAGACGGTCGGCGTGACCATGCGCTCGCCGGTGTGCGGGTTCGTGACCCAGATCGGGTCGTTCGGGTTCTTCATCCGCTCTTGCTTGGCGAAGATGACGCGCTTGATGAAGGCGTAGATCTTGTCCAGCGAGATCGGCTCGGTGCGGAAGTACTTGGTCTTGACCGTGTCGACGCTCACGCCCGTGATGTCGGCGGTGCGCTCGATCGACCAGGCGTTCTCGAGGTCGATGTGGAAGATGCTGCCTTCCTGGAACGGGGCTACCATCGACCAGGCGTTCTGGACTGCCAGGGTGGTCTTGCCCGTGCCGGTGTAGCCGATCATCATGATCAGCTTGCCGGTTGGCAGGCCCGTGAACAGCTCGTGCTGCTTCGACTCGTGGTTCATGAAGTAGCGGGCGTTGTAGTAGTCCATGACGTTCAGGCCGGTCGGGACCGGCTTGTAGGACTTGGCTTCCTTGATGCCGGCCTTGCCCGCGATGTCCTTCATCATGTCCATCAAACCGCCGGCGGTCAGCGCTGCCGCCTTGTTCGCTGCTTTCTCAGCTGCCTTCGCGGCCTTCGCTTCTTCCAGCGCTTTACGAGTTGCCATTGTGTGCTTCCTTGTGAATGGGTGAATCGGTGGTCGTACGATACAATTATATCACGGTTCCGCTAGTTTTGATAAAAAAAGAACGAGTGGGATTGGGAGCGAACCGCTCTGGCCCGCTCCCGTCCTTCAGGTCCTGTACGTCTTCTGGATCGTGCCAAGGTCCGCCTTGCCGATCATCTGGCTGGCGATCATCACGCTCTTTCCCGTCCTCGTGTAGTGGCGGATGTGGCACCGGCGCAGGTGCAGGCGGGGGCTGTTCCGGCTCGGTCCCTCCTCGTAGTCCTCCGGATCGCGCAGCGCGCCGGGCGGGCGGGCGAGGTCGAGCACGCGGAACTCGGAGAACGGCACGCGGCCGTTCTTGATCCGCTTCCTGTTGAGCTTCTCGGGAGGCTGGATGACCTCCTGCCGGATGTTCGAGCAGCTCAGCGTCAGGCAGAAGTCCAGCGCGACCCACACGAGGGACATCATCCACTCGGCGAAGCTCGTCGCCCGGTCCTGGTCGAACTCCATCTCCGTCTTGAAGAACCCGAAGACGGCCGACTCGACCTTGAGCCTGAAGCCGCCCAGCTCCATGCGGTCCGCGAGGCCGAACTCCAGGGCGCCGCGGCGGAAGAGCATGACCATGGTCGGAGGGGCCACCACCTCCGCCCTTGGCTGGCAGACGACGCACGCGAGGGCCATCCACTCGCCGGCCTCGATCTCGGCCGCGAACTCGGGCCGGTTGATGTTTCCGTGCGAGCCGACGTCGAGCGCCTGCATGTCGGAGAGCAGCAGGTCGTGCAGCAAGTCGGGCGTAAGCTCCATGAAGAACATGCCGTGCCTGATCTTCTCGTCGCTGCTCGTGAACTGCATGTACGTCTTGGGGAACGGCGGGAAGACCAGCTGGGCCATGTTCGCGGGGAACATCGGCACGGGCTTGCGGACGATGTGGTACCCCTCGTGCGGCAGGGTGAAGCGCACGCTCCGGGCGATCCATCGCTCGGCCATGGCCGCCGTCTTCGCGAGGCCCCGGTCGTGCGGCTTTCTCCTGGTGGCGGCCCGCATGCCCTCGACCATGTGGGCGGACCCGTCGTGGTAGACTTCCGAAAAACTCATTTGTGCTCTCCTTCGTTTGGATTCGGCATGTCTACGATCATGCCACTGTGTATTCCCTTGCACTTCAGCCAGGGACCGGAGACGTGCTCCCTCGGGCGCTCGTACTCGCGAAGAGCGGCCCGGGCGTCCGACGCCTCTCTGAAGCAGTACCGGCGACCCTCGCACGCGGACGTGATGCCCACGCACACGGCCACCGTGGTCAGAAAGTTCTTCAGGGCGCACGTGACGCCGTCGACGACCCTGATCTCGTAGTAGCCATCGGCCTGCAGCTCAGCCGGTGTTCTGCGCTTGCCCATCGTCCATCTCCCTCAGTGCTCTCAAAACCGCGGCGGTGATCGCCGGCGGGACTTGTTGCTGGATCGGCTTCCGCTCTTCCCTGGCTGGCGCAAGCACTATCGGTCCGCTCGGCGCCGGAGCGCCGGTCAGGGGCGCCCACTTGGCGCGCACGTACTCGACGGCCAGCTTGCGGGGGTTGCAGAAGCGCCCGCCCTTGACGGCCTTCGCCACCGGTATCTGGAGGAGCTTGCGCCCGTCCACAACCACCACGGCGATCCTGTCGCTATCGGCGCGAGCCACCCCCTTAACCCTCCAGCCCGACTTTGGGCAGAAGGAGCACAGCAAAACCTCGATCTTGCCCATCGTCTTTCTCCTTGTTTATCTTGTTGGCCGGATGTGTACGTTGTTGACGTCCGGCGTGTCGACCATGTTGCGCCCGTAGATCACCAGCGGGTCGTTCCACATTCTGTCCTCGTCGTGGCGCGTGAACACCGCTCGCTCCCCGGCCTTGAGCCACGGGATGACGAACGAGGCGAACAGCTCCGGGCACGTGCCGGTGCGGTTGACGTAGGATGCGATGTCGACCGTGGCGCTGCCGTCCTGGTTGTCTGTGTACTCCAGCTTGTAGCCGTCGTACAGGCCGGAGTGGCGCTTCATGATCAGATCGAAGCCGTTGTTGCCACACAGCCCGGTCCAGCGCTCTTCGCTGAACAGCTGGTGGTCCGACAGCGAATCGGGCCTGTTCAGGCTCCGCTCGGCGCGCAGCACGGCCACGCAGAGGTCTTCCTCTTCATTGGCTGGCGTTGCCCCCTCTACGGGCATGTACATCAGGCCGCGGACGATGTCGCGCACGAAGACGGGTGCGGCCTGGCGCAGAGTGAACTGCATTTGGAGTACGGTGTAGAAGCTCATGGCATCCTCGTGTTGGTTGTGAAAAAAGAAGGGGCGCGGTGGCCCCCCTCCTTCGAATCATTCGGCGGCGATCAGCTCGCCGTCGTGCATGGACTGCACCGGGTCGATGTCCACGGACTTGCGGATGGCGCGCTCTTCCACGACAGGAGCGTCCAGATTGATCAGCGACCACTGTGGCGGCACGTTGGTGTAACGGACCATCGAGCGCATCTCTTTCAGGATGGCCTCGGTCTCGGCGTGCAGCAGCTTGTCCTTGCCCTTGTAGTACTTGTCCATGTTGCTCTTGCTGACCGTGTTCTTCACTCCCAGCAGCTTGACGATGCTGTCGATGACGTCGATGGCCTTCTTGGCGGAGTCCAGGCCGGCGCTGGCGTTCATCGTCTTGAGCTGCAGGACCAGCTCTTCGGCGAAGACGACCATGCCCACGGCACCGGGATTGCGCAGGACGTACATGCGGGTGTAGTCGATCAGGCGCAGGATCCAGGCGTTGGCCGGGATGAACTTGAACGTGGCGTAGGTGTCCACCAGGCCGGCCAGGGCCGCGACGCGACGCTCGCTGTAGGAGGTGTCGGTGTCTTCCATGATGGCCTTCGAGGCCTGGGCGTGGATCATGCCGTGGTTGCGCGGCGTCGGCGTGGTGGCGGCCTTGGCCTTCGCCTTCATGCGGTTCCACAGGGACTCCTTCTTGGCCTTCGGCTGCTCTGCGCCCTTGGCTTCTTCGTTGGCGTTGTTGGTTGCGTCTTGTGCGTTGTTGGCTGCGGTGGTCATGGTGTGGTACCTTTCTTGTGGGGTTGAGGTAGTACGGCTATCGGTTCGAGAGTATGATATGGGCCCGCTTTTCGGGGCTCCTACGGTCACATCAGCGTGCGGCGCTGCGCGTGGCGCACGAGGGCGCCGATCCCGGCGGTGTGCTGGAGGATGGCCTCGTGGCGGCCGCGCCCGTGGGAGCCGACGTACTTGGTCATCCAGCAGCCGGCCGCGTTGATCGACTCGGAGGCCGCCGTGGAGGCGGAGCGCAGGATATCCGCGGCGTGGGAGCCGAGCTGGGAGTCGGACAGGTCCAGGGCGATCGCGTCCAGCAGCCAGGTGACGACGTGCGGCACCCCGCCGTCCAGCTCCTTGGCGTACTGCAGGGCGCAGGCGGCCACGACGGAGCGGTCGTCGCGGTGCGCCCGGCCGGCGTAGTCGCTCAGCGTCCGGGTCGCGTCGTTCAGCAGCATGGCGATGGTCTCGGCGTCGCCGAACTTCCTGGCGCACTGCTTGGTGATCTTGACCGGGGACAGGGTCGGGCGTGGCTCTTGCTTCAGCATCTTGCTTCCTTTCGTCTTATGACTGTGTGCGTGCGTAATCGATCCCGCTCTTCAAGAGGACCAGGGCGCGGTCGCTGAAGCGGCCGTCGTTTGCTACGTTGTCGATGCAGACCGCCAGGGCGGCGAGCAGCGCGAGTGTGGTGAGGGTTCTCATGGTCGGCTCCTGAAAGGTTGGAAAGAGGACCATGCGCCTTTGGGCGCATGGTCTCTGTTGGTTCAAACGCATGATATGCGCTCGCTCTGCGGGGCTCCGACGCCCCTACAGGGCGGCGGCGTTCAGCATGGACTGGGAGATGCGGCGCGCGCCCATCGAGGAGTCGCCGAGGGCGAGCGCCTTCTTGGTGCGGTGCAGCCCGTCGACGATCACCTCGCGCGTGCCCTGGCGGAAGACCAGGATGGGCACGGACGGATCGGCGGCGGCCACGCGCTCCGGGTCGGCGTCGCCGGCCAGGTTCCACGCCAGCCTGGACATGGGCACCCGCTCGGTCTTTAGCTTGGCCGTGGCGGCGAGCAGTTTGTTGAGGCTGTACCGGCGCCCCTGGTGGAAGAAGAAGCTCCGGTACTCGCTGTACGCCTCCATCAGCTCGACGGGCTCGAGGAGGTCCATGGCCTACTTCTTGATGTCTTCGATGATGATGGCGTCGAAGCACAGGCACATGCCCACCAGCTTCTCGCACGCCGACTCCATCCAGCTCACCATCTCCGGCGTCTTCGGGCCGGCCTTGGAGCAGAGGCTCAGGTGTGGCGAGTAGTCCGGGAAGCTATGCTGGGCGCCCGCGTCGATCAGGTAGCGGTTCCAGGCCGCCAGCGACTCGCTCGCCAGCTTCAGTACGACGTACCCGTCGCCGTCGTGGCCGTCCCAGTGCTCGATGCCGGTGATCTTGGCTTCGATGCAGCGCAGGTCGAACGCGGACTTGTCGATGAGCGACATGTCGGCGGCGTGCTCGCGGGAGTACACGATGGTCACGTGTGCCTCCTCGCGCAGCGTCTTCGCGTCGAACGGGCACGCGGCCGGCATCGCGGCCAGGACGGCGGCCACGTCGTCGTAGATCGGGTCGGCGCGCGCGTAGGTGCCGGAGGTGCCGGTCAGACCGGCGGCGCAGATCTTGATCGGTGCGTACGGCATCTCGAGGGCCTCCATGAGGCCCATGTCTTCGATGATCATGTCATTTCCTTTGGTTTTCGATGGGGCGATCGACGCTCACGCGCAGCAGCTCGGTCGAGTCGACGAGGTCGGACTTGAGCCCGGCCGCCAGGAGCAGCGTGTTGAGGTAGTTCAGCGTCGGCTGGTCCTTCGTGTCGCCCACGAGGTCCTTGTACTGCACGTAGCCGTCGCGCTCGATCGCGTGGTACATGCCGAGGCGCTTGCCCCGGTTGTCGGCGCGCGGACCCAGGAGCTCGCGCAGGATGGCGTTGGCGCCGACGGTCTTGAGGGCGTACGCCTCTTCGTCGGCCAGGCGGCCAACGGCGTCGTCGCCTGAGAGCTGGCCTGTCAGCTGGCTGCGCTTGCTGGCCTCGGTCGAGTAGGACGTCTTCTTGGCCAGGATCTGCTGCAGGCGGCGGACGTGGATGTAGCCGCAGGGCAGGCGCTTCGCGGTGCGCACCGGGTCGCCCTGGGCGCCGTCGTGCTTGAAGTAGACGTACTGGTGGAGCTTCGTGCCGGTGATCTTGGCAGCCTTCTCGATCTGCTCCAGCGTCGGTTCGTTGTGGAAGGGCTGCACGTCCAGGTAGAAGTGCTTGTCCTCGTTGCGAACGAACTCGTCCAGCCACCTCGTGAACTGGGCGTCGCTCATTCCCTTGAGCTCCTTCTCGTACTTGGCCGCGTTCGCGCCCGTTTCGTCGAGGGCGGCGAAGGCCGAGACCACCAGCTTCTCGATCCGGGCGCGCTTGTCGGGTGTCAGCTTAGCCATGGGCCTCTCCCAGCGTCGCGTAGAGGCGCGCCTCCTTCCCCTCGGGAACCTCGCTCAGCGCCTTGCACGCCTCGCGGCAGGTGCCGAACTTAGTCTTCGGCGTCGCGGTCCAGCCGGTAGTTGGATCGAAGAACTGGACCTCCGTTCCCACGGCGTTCGACGGCGTCGCCAGTCCTGCGCGCCGGCACTGCTCTCCGCATACGTTCATTTTTAGCTTCCGTTAGTTGCGCCACGACCCGTTCGACGAGCATGGCTATGTAGTGTCCGTGGCACCGCTTCGGCGTGCACCAGCACATCAGGACGATGCGCTCTCCGTCCATGACGCGGCGTGCCAGCTCCTGCACCGCCCGCCAGATGGGGCCGTGCACGGCCATGTCGCGATCCGCCATGCGCGCGAACCTGTCGCAGCACAGGTTCCTCGCCGCGTCGTCCTTCGCGTCCCTCAGCGGCCAGGGGTTCCCGAAGTCGGTCCCCCGGTCGACGGATACCATCGCCTCGCCCTCGGCCAGGATCTCTTTCCCGCCGTGCTTGTTGCCTACTCTGATGTATCCTGTCATACAGCTTCCGCAAATGGCAAAAAAAAAAAGAGAGCTCCGGCCGGAGCTCCCATGAGTGTGTTGACGTGCCCGTCCTGCGCAAGGACGGGCGCCATATGCGGGGCCGCTGGACTGCCCCTCAGCCGGCTCAGATGCCGATCACGTGGTCGTTATCGCCCATGGCATCACCCCCTTCATACAACGGTGGGAAACGTGCTGGAGACCATGATCTGGCGCTCCTGCGTTTGCGTGCCGACGGCCACGACGGGGCCGTCCTTGTAGAGGGCGACTGCCAGGCTCAGCGCAGCGCTGAACTGGTTGCCGCCCAGACCAAGCCCTGCGATGCGGGGATTGGTGATCGACGCATCGAAGACGATCTTGCGATCCTCTTCCCACGCGTCGCGATTGGCCCAGAAGGCCACATCCATCTTGCGGTTGACCATCACGCGGAGGTTCTCCGCCGCGGTGATCTGGATGATCTGCTCGACTGCCGGCCCGTACATGCCCGCCATCTTGACGGAGTAGACGACCTCGCCGCGATCCCAGCGCTCGAGCCACTCGGCGCCCGTGGCCGCGTACTTGGCGTTCAGCGAGTCCTGCCGGTACTCGCCCGGGGTACGGTAGTGGACCAGCTTGCCGTCCAGCATCAGTCCGCGGATCTGCATCGTGCGTGCATTGCCGTAGATGCGCACGCTGGTCAGCGGCTCGGCCGGCGTGAAGTCCTCCGGCGTCACGTGCAGCGTTCCGCCGTCGATGTTCAGGTCGTAGCCCTTGTCGGTCTTGGACCAGCTCTCGATGGGGTAGTCCGTGAATTCCGTGTCGGAGTCCAGGACTACTCCGCCCATGCTGGCATAGAGCGCGATGGCCTCGTCGTTCGCGTTGGGGCGGCGGGGTTCCAGTTCGCCGATCGGGTCCGGGCGGCGGCTATAGACCGGCACGAGCCCCTGCGGCGCCGTGGCGATGGTCCACTGGCGGGCCGCCTCGGTTTCCAGGCGGCGCATGAGGCACGCCACCGGATCGTCGTCCATGCGGCCGACGTTGAGCATCGGGCCGGTCTCGCCGTTGCGGGTCAGGTAGATGACCCAGCCGTGCTCCGTTGGCTGTATGTCCTTGATGTGCATTGCTGCTCCTTGGTTGTTGGTCTTGCGAAAGTATGATATTGGTGCGTCACACGGGGGCGCTGCTCCACTGGGCCGCCCAGCGGGCGTCCATGCCCACCACGTCGACGTTCGGATTGCTCCTGTAGAAGGTGCGCCGGCCCTGGACGTTGGCCATGGCCTCGCTGATGCCGTCGCCCAGGCGGGCGCCGAAGCGCCCGGCCATCTCCGTCGCGACCTGGTAGGGCGGGATCCACTCCATCGCCTTGAACTTGTGCGGCTCCGCCAGGAACACGGAGTATGCGGCCTCGGTCGTGACGTCCGCGTTGAAGAAGATGAAGTGGTTGGTGATCGTGGTGCAGCCCGGCCACACGGCCTTCTCCACGGCGTCCGCCTCGCGGGTCTCGCGGTAGACGTACAGCAGCCTCACCGTCTTCGGGTCGAGCTCCAGACCGAGCTCCTCGCGGATCTCGCGGATGAGGGCCTGGAGGGCGTCTTCGCCCTCGTCGATGCCGCCGCCCGGCATCTGGATGCTCATCCAGTCGTATCCGAGGCGGTCGAGGAAGTTGCGGACGAGCGCCAGGACGTGCCCGTCGGGGCGCTCCAGGACGATCCGGGTTCTGGTGGTTTCAACGTGCATCGGTTCTCTTTCGGTTGGGTTAGTACTTGACCGCGACCATGACTACGACGCAGCCGGACTCGTTGTCCTCCAGCACCATCGAGTGCGTGCGCTCGTGGTTGAACTCGTACACGCCGAACAGCTCCACCTCTTTCTCCTCCTCCTCGGAGGTGATCACCGAGCGGCCCTTCGGCAGGACGATCGGCACGACGAAGGTCGTCGGGGTGAACTTCTGGTGGTCCAGCGAGTCGGTGTGCGGCTCGGCGCCGGTGCAGACGCTGAAGTAGACGAAGTCCAGCTTCTCGCGGTCGATGCCCACCAGCGCGGCCAGGTTGTCCATGAACGGCTCCGTGTGGAGGCCCTCCAGGTTGCGCACCTCGAACTTGGTCGGCGACGTGACCTTGTAGCTCAGCTTCTTGATCGTGTCGGCGTCGAAGAGCATGCCCGTCGTCGCTTCGACGTGGCCGTGGAACTTGATCAGTGGTGCGGATGATGCCAGCATATCGAATTCTCCTTAGTAGTCCGGCTTGGACAGGAGAATGATATGCTGGCATGGTTCTCTGCTGCGGCGGCCCGCCTAGCGCGCACCGTAGCACGTGAGGCAGGCGAGGGTGAAAGCATGTTTCTCCAGCTTGCCCCCGGCCATCCACTGGCAGAGGGCGTCGCCGTTCTCCGCCACGTCGTAGACGGTCATCTCAGGGCCGCCCGATCGGAGCATCACGCGGTTTCCGGGCATGACCGAAAGAAGGTTAGGCGGGGCGTAGCACCGAATCAGATCGGCTTCGTTGAAGACACCACGTTTCATAATCGCCCTCCTAGGCTTTGGTCTGGATGTAGAGCACCAGGGTCAGGTACATGGCCTTGCGGAACGCGCCCTTGGTGGCCTCCCGGTTCGTGCGGAGGTACTGCGGGCTGCGCTCGCGGAGGAGTTTATCAAGGATCGCCTTGAGCTTTTCGACTCTTTGATCCACTGTATTTGATCGCATGTACACGCTGTTGCAGAACGACAGGAAGTTCCGCGTCCTGATGTCCTCGCGTGTGCCCCGCGTCTCCTCGAAGAAGAGCTCCACGATGATGTGGATGGCCTCCTGGACCGGGCCTGGGTCGCCCTGTCGGATCTCGTTGACCGCCAGCACCAGGCTCTGCTGCGGCGTGTCGGTCATCTGCGCGGCGATGTCGACGATGCGCGGCGGCATCGGCTCCCCGAAGAACGCCTCGTTGACCTTGTTGACCGTGGCCTCCACCCGCCCGCCGTCCGTCTCGCGCTCGACCATCTCGCCGTCGTCGTGGCGGTCGCGGGACTGGTTGAGGTAGTTGCCGGCGAGCTTGGTGTTCTCGTACTGGTTCTTCAGCGCCTTGACCATCCCGTTCAGGCGGCCCCACATGCTGACGAGGTACTTGAGCAGGAGCAGGTCGGAGCCGTTCTCCAGGTCCGGGGCGTACTTGAGGTGCGCGCGCCACGCGATGGTCAAGATGGTCTTGATCATCGTGCCCTCCTGCTTCAGCGTGAACTTGTCCGTCAGCGTGTTCATCGCGTAGGCCATGGCGTTCGGCTGGTAAAAGCGGCGGAAGTAGCGGAACTGCAGGCCGGCGTACATGGCGGTGGCCATGAACATGACGGCCATCTTCGTGTTCTCCTCGATCTCGGCGGCGCGGAAGCCGACCTTCATCGCGGTCGGGGCGGTGTTCTTCTGGCGCGCGTGGAAGCGGATGATCATCATCATCGTCCAGTACAGCGGCTTGTTGGCGTGCGCCCAGGACGCCTGGACGACGCCGGTGTCCTTGATGGCCTTGCGCACCTCGAGCGGGTTCAGCCCGGAGATCTCGTAAACCGGCACCTGGTCGGCGCTGCCCTCCTTGTCGCCGAAGTAGACCGTCTCGCCGGGATGCGTGGCCTCCAGGGCCTTCATGAGCCGGTCGGACCCGATGACGCCCTGCATGTGGGCGTGCAGGCGGGCCGCGGCGCCGGGGCGCGACAGCGCCTCCTCGACCTTGTGGTACTCTCGGGAAAGGAAGACCTTACCCTGCGTTGTGTTGGACATGAGCGTGATCCTCTGTTTGGCTAAGTGGATGTTCCAGGATCGAGCCCAGGTTGCGGAGCGCAGAAAAAACGAAAGAGGCGGGAGCGACCGCAGCCGCTCCCGTCCCGGAATTACTTGCCGCTAACCTCGTAGTAGCGGTCGACCAGCGGCCACTCGGGGCGCTTGTAGCGCTCGTTGATCAGCTGGCCGGCGTAGTGGCGGCACGCGTCCACGTCCATGAAGTCGCCGACGGCGGCCGCCAGGTCCTGCACGCCCTCGCCGACCGGGCAGCGAATGCGCGCGTAGACCGTGAAGAAGTCGGGCGCCTCGTTGTCGACGGTGATGTTGTCCCTGGCCGGCGACGTGTAGCGCACGCCCTCGATCTCGAGCTGCACGACGTCGGCCGGGTTGGTGATGACCTTGTGCGCGTAGCGCTCGGCGAGGGGGACGGTCGTCATCTCGCCGGAGGACACCGCGTCCTCGATGGAGTCGCCCATGTTCTGGATGTCGTTCATGGCGGTCTGCAGGCGGTCCTGGAGGTCCGCCAGGGTCTTGACTTCCTCGGCCTCTAGGACCAGGAACTGGAAGAGGAGGTCGCCGACCTGCTCGACCTCCTCGGCCGTCTCCAGATCGGCGTACTCGCCCTGGCAGTAGTGGGCGCACACTACCTTCTGCATCTCGTTCAGTTTCTCTTGGCTCATGCGGTGCTTACTCCTTCGGTTGGTTGCACGGGAATGATATCCGTGCCGGGAGGCATTTCGATCGGCGCGCGCCGGTCCTCGGAGTCCGGGCGCGGGGAGGCCCGGCGGTCGTGCGCGTCGACGAACCCGCGCGTGTCCAGGCCGATGCGGTGGCCCAGCGCCTCGCGGTCCACGTTCGTGGTGCGGTTGAAGGAGGTGCCGCACCCCTGGCGGGCGGCGAGGTCGAACACGGAGCGGGTCACGTACTCGAACACCTTCGGAGGGGCGTTAAGCGCCCACTTGTGGAACGCCTTGTACACGTCCGCGTTGTAGAGCCAGATGTCCTCGGCCAGCCAGTCGACGTCCTGGCCTCCGATGACGTACTCCCGCGCGCCCCAGTCGAACCAGCTGGCGCTGTTCGGGTGGTCGGCGATGCGCGGCTTGGCGCGCTCCATCATGAGGCGGACGACGCGCCAGATACCGTTCGGGCGGCCGTCGAGCGCCTTGAGCTCCCTCATCAGCTTCGCCGAGAACACGGCGATCACCGACAGGCGGGCGAGGTAGCACTGCAGGATGTACGGCACGCCCGTCGGCACGTGAGGGGGCACCATCACGACCGAGGGGATGACCATGTGCTCGACGGACGTGAGCACGGTCAGGGTGTAGAGCCGCATCGTCTCCTGCACGGTCAGACCGTACAGGGGCGTGCTGTCGAGGACCATCGCCTGGTGCTCCTCGCTGAACTCGGTGGAGCGCTTCACGATCTCCTCGACCGTGAGCGCTGCCTTGGCCTTGTTGGCCCTGACGCTCATCACGACCAGGTTTCCCCGGGCGTAGCCGCCGTCGTTGTTGAGGCGGTCGACGGACCAGTCCGTGTCCTCGCCCGTCCCGGAGGTCATCTCGAACCGGCAGATCGGGCAGTTGTCCTGCGCGATCTGCACCAGGAAGCGCGGGGTCACCGCCTCCTCGAAGATGCGGCCGCGGCGCCACGCCGACCGGCGCAGCTGCAGCCACTTCTTGGTGAAGATGTCGTGCTCCTTGGGCCTGGCCTGGCCCAGTCTGAGGATGCCGGCCTTGTAACCGTCAAGCATCACGCCCGGCCCGGAGAAGTCGGCAGGCAGGGACAGGCCGTACTCGGCGTGATCCCAGCCCACCTCGAATCCTATCTTTTCCAGTCCTTCCATGTCGCTCTCCGGTTATGCAGACATGATCTCGGTGTAGGAGCTGACGACGCCCAGGATCTGCGCAGCCGCGCCGGCCTCGTCGCCCTCGGTGCCCATCTCGGAGATGAAAGTGGCCTTGGCGGTTTCCTCGTCCATGCTGTTGTAGATGTGGGTGTAGAACTCGCCGTTGACGTCGGTTCCGCTCACGGCCCAGTTCTTCGGCAGCTGGACGTCGGCCGGCGGGGTCGGCGCGGCGATGTCGTCGCCCACGACCCAGATCTGGGCGCGGTACAGCTCCAGCCCGTCCTCGCCTTCGATGTGGCTGACCTTGTCGGCGTCCCAGCGATCGACGGCGCCGTTCGGAAGAGCCACCAGCAGCAGGGTCTGGAAGCCGAGGTAATTGCCGTCGCGCTCGATGATCAGATCGAACTCGTTATTCTCGTCGTTTCCGTTTTCCAGCCCGTAGATGCGCGCGGCCATGTCGATCACGATGCCGACGTCGTCCGAGCCCTCGTTCTGCACGAACATGATGTCCTCGCCGAACACCGACGATGCCGGCAAAGCGCTCAGCTTCTTCGCGAGGACCAGATTCAGGGTGTGCTCCGCCAGCATGTACTCGCCGGGCATCGGCTCGATCCCAGGCGGCATGTCGTTGTCGAGCTCGAAGTGCTTCGCCGCCACCAGGCTGCCGACCATGATGTCAGCGTAGCTCAGCCACTGGGGGAGGTGACCCGGCTGGGCGATCATGGCCATCGCGGAGGCGCGGCCCAGCGGATCCTGCTCGGCGCTGGCGCTTACCAGGAAGCGAATTGGCTTCGGGTTCGATGCTACTACTTGGGTGATTGTCATGCGGTTCTCTCTGGTTTGGTTTCAAAAGGGAAAGCTAGGCGGTGGCCTTCAGGGGCCACCGCCGGAGCTATTCCCTGGTTGGGCCCGCTTTAGTCTCGCGGGACCATGACTACGAACTGCTCTTCGGGGTCATCGACCGTTATCCGGCCCTGGATCGTGTGCATGCCGCTGATCGCCAGCATCAGGCGGCCGTCCTGGGCGCAGTACACGGTGGCGAAGTGGTACGTCGGGGCGTCGGCCGGGCGCTCCAGGTCCTCGGTGTCGAAGCCCTGGAAGAGCACGACGTCCCCCTCCTTGACCTCATCCCGCTTCGCTTTCGGGCTGGCTTCCCACAGGAACGCCAGGTGGTTGTGGACGACGACCGCCTCCGGGCGGAGGATGTCGTCCAGCACTATGGTCTCGGGCAGGTGAGTGGTCATCCTCCGCTCCTAGTGCACGTGGCGGGACGTGCAGGTCTCCGCCACCGCGGTGTCGCTCTTCACCAGATCGACCTCCAGCGCCGCCCACTGAGCCGCGTCCAGGCCCAGCGTGTTGGCGATCTGGCCGCGATACGCGTCCATCAGGCTTTCCTTGTGCTGCTCCGCGTGGGCCTCGCAGCACAGCTCGATGGCGTCGAAGCGGGCGACCTCCATGCCCTCCAGCCGGCCGATCACGGTCATGTTTTTACCCGTGTTGGTCAGGTGCGGGCCGGCCACGACGATGTTGCCTTCGGCGTCGTTCCAGTACTGGGCGCGGAAGGCGTCAGCATTGATCTTGCGGGCCGAGGTGGTGACCGTGCGGATGATGGCGCTCATCAGGTTGGTCGGCTCTTCCTCGTCATCGTCCTTGCCGAACGTGCACTCCACCAGCGGCCACGCAGCGACGAAGCCGGTCGGCAGCAGGGCCATCACATGGATGGCTGCGACGAAGTGTTTGCCGTCGTCTTCGATCACGGTCACGCCGTTCGTGCCCTCGACGCCGCATGCGTTGCGGATGGTCTCGTCCTGCGCGTCGGACACGCCGTGGGCCGAGTACGCCACGTCGTAGGCCAGGCCGATGTCCTCGGTCTTGTTGTTGCGCACGAAGACGGGGCTGCGGCCGGCGTTCAGCTTGGAGTACAGCGTGGCGCCGCATGCGTGGGTCAGGAAGCGCACGACGCTGGCAGACAGGGCCGATTTGTCAGCCCAGACGCGCAGCTTGGGCATGGTCGCGACCTTCTGCATCGTCTCCTGGACGCCGCTCTCCAGGTGGGCCGGGAAGGACGAGCCCAGGGCCGCCGCGATCGCCTGCAGCTCGCCGTTCGGGAAGCGCGGGTCGGTCATGGTGGACTGGGCCGCCAGCTTGTGGGTGTTGGGCAGGGTGTTGTTGGTGGATACGATCTTCATGGGGAGCTTACCTTTCTTTGGGTTGCCCGCCCGGCGGGGTGCCGGGTCGGGGTGCTGCGTTTACGATTTGGTCCAGTGCTCGTCGGCGGCATCCCAGCCGTCCTCGTGATGCGTCCAGCCTTTGACGGTGGACTTGTACACGAGCTTATGGACGTCCGGCTGACCGGCGGTGCGGATCGTGTCGGTGGAGAGGCTGCAGTGGCCGATTCGACTCAGCTGGCGCTCGGCGCTCTCGAGACGGCCGTGCACGTTGATGCTGTTGGTCATGTCCGAGTACGCGTCGTCCCCCGGCACACGGATGAAGACGTAAGTGAACGTCTGCTCCATGTTCGGGCCGATCGACACGTTGACGCGCTCGACGGTGCGCAGCCGAACGAACGGCGCGCCGCGCGGCTGCCACTCGATCACGTAGACCTGGCTGGTGGGGGAGAACGCTTCGACGCGGAAGCGGGAGTGCTGGTTGTGGACGTTGGGGTCCATCTCCACCGGCTCCTTGCCGTGGGCGCCGAGCACCTTGCTCGCCATGATCTTGACCGCCGCGATCGACTCGCCGTGCAGGTGCACGAACTTGGTCATCTCCGCGACGGCCTTGTTCGACAGGTCCTCGCAGAAGTCGAGGATCGATACGGCGTGGTCGTCCATGAAGTCGGCCATGCGGTCGACCGTCAGGATGCGGTGGCCCTCCAGCGCCCGGATGTACTCGGACGGCGGGAGCTCCTCCAGGATCTCGAAGCGACCGTTGCTCGACGGGCTGTCGTACGGCGCCAGGACGACGGTCTGGAGGCACGCGATGACGAGGCGGCGGTAGCGCTCGAAGACCTGGTAGAGCACCGTCTCGCGCTTGCGATCGAGGGCGGGAGGAAGGGCCGGCGGGAGGAGCGGCTGCTCCCTCAGCAGGGCGTAGCGGCACGGCTCGCCCGACGCGAGATCGACCAGGCGCGCGGCGAACTCGGCCTGCTCCTGCTCGGTCTGCGCGCCGGAGTCCCTGTGGTCGGCCATCTCCTCGGCCACCTGGAGGATGGCGCTGGTGTCGGACGAGGCCCAGACGCTCGTCGAGTAGTCGCCCTCGTCGGAGCCGGGGTTGTCCGGGTTCCACGGCAGGGTGACGACGTACTCGCGGTTGTACTCGGTGTCCGGCGAGAGGTGCCAGCCGAACCTCGCCGTGCCGGGCCAGGACACGGTGGCGCCGGCCTGGTTCTCCGCGAGCTGGCGCCGGAAGTCGTCAGCGCGCTGCGCGTCGGGCATGATGCGGAACAGCAGGCGGTCCATGGCGACGGTCGGGTTCGGGGCCTTCTGCTTGTACTCGCCGTGGCTGCCGTCGGGCCAGACCAGGCGGATGTCGAATTCGATCTCCGGTTCCTGCACGGTCGCGGCGGCGCTCACAGCGTCTCCCACTTGCCGCTTCCGGCATTCTGGTAGTCGATGCGGACGGCGCCGGCGTTCGGCATGCCGAAGTCGTCCAGCGGCGCGAAGTACTCCTCGCCGAAGGCGTCGCTCTTCATATCGCCGGTGCTGCACGGGTCGCCGCGGACGATGATGCGGCCGGTGTAGTACAGCTCGGCGTCGTCGTCGTACATGCGGAACTCGCGGCCGGAGCCGAGCTTCAGGAGGGCCGCGACGTCGTCGTTGATGCCACGCGGCCCCATCATGCCCTTGGCGTTGCTGTTGGTGCCTTCGGCCGCGCCCTCACTCGGGATGTGGTCGATGTCGATGATCCAGCCGTACGGACAGACCGGCGTCTTCAGGTCCTTGGCGATGGACTTCATCTCCTCGGTGGAGGCGCCGACCGCCTCCAGCTTCTGGATGAGTTGGTCTTGTTCGGTCATTGGTGATTCTCCTTCGGTTATGGTTGGTCGGAGTCCCCTAGCGGGAGACCTCCATGGTGATGTAGCTCGTCCCGTCGTGGAACGCGGCGCCGACGCGGTGCAGCGTCTTGTAGCCGGCGCGACCCGCGTACTCGGCCGGCGTCAGGCAGCGGTTGATCCTCTTGGCCTCGTCCCAGAAGCACACGTCGTTGCACAGCCCGGGACTGTCTCGCTTGCGCACGCAGACCAGGACGTCGTGGGTGTCGGAGGCCACGACCATGGAGTCGCCCGGAGGCTTCTTGCCCTTGTCGGACATCGCGCTCCCGACGATCACGCCGGTGACGAATCCGGCGTGTGCCGGGAGCGCGAAGGCCAGGGCCAGCGCGACGTAGATCACTTTTTTCATTGATTGCTTCCTTTACGTTTTGTCGCAGGGGTTCAGGAACTGCAGGACGCGACGCCAGAGGCTGGGCGGAGCTGGCACGCGCTCCACGGTCAGCCCGGCGCCGGGCTTGCGGCGTGTGCCGATGCTCGGCAGGACCGGGCTCTTGGCACAGCGCATGCACATGATATACGTGTGCGGCGTGCCGCTGTCCATCGCGCCGCCGCCCTCCTCCCAGTACAGGCGGATGTACTCATGCTGGCAGGCGTCGTCGCCGTGGGCGAACTTGCGCAGGTCGACCTCCACTTCCGCGTACTCCCACGGGAAGCCCTCGCGCTGCAGCGTCATGCGCGGCGTGATGCAGTTGTACACGCGGTCGGTGTATCCTGCCGCCTTGAGCACGCGGACCGCCTCGGCGCAGAGCGCGTCGGACGTTACCGGATGGTCTACGCGCTCCAGGTTGTAGATGTGGCCGGAGAACCGCGTGGCCGCAAGCACGGCGCGCACGACGGGGTACATGGTCTCGCGGCTGAAGTCCACGTAGGCCGGACCCTTCTCTTGGTTCATCTTCTTCATGCTTTCTTCGCTTTCGGTGGCTTGATGGGCTTCAGGATCTTGCGGAGCACCCGGACCATAGATTTCACGTCGTAGGACCGCATGGTGCGGCGGCCGACGACGCGGATGAAGTGGCCGCGGTTTTTCATGTCCGGCGCCATCTCGTTGAGCTTGGCGAGGGCTGCTTCCTGGGTCGGAAATGCGATCACCAAGTCCGACTTGATGAAGATCTCGACGCGACCGTCCTCATGGCGCATGCCCTTGACGTAGTCATCGATGTGCTCGGAGATGACGGTCGGACCGCTGGTGGGGAACATGGCTTCTGGCAGACCGGTCACAGGCGCCTCGCGCCGTTGCAGCCGAACGGCACCTCGATGCAGTGGCGGCGCTTGGTCGAGCGGGCCTCGAAGCGGATGCGGATCATGCACGCTTGGTTCTCGACGGCGTCGTCGCTGTTCAGATCTTCACCGTAGGTGACTTCCAGGTCGCCGCAGCGGTTCACCAGCGGGCCAACGTCCGCCTCTTCGAAGGCTGCCTTGACCAGCGCCCCGGCGCAGTCCACCTCGGTGCGGGTGAACGGGTCGCCGATGAAGTACTCCGTCAGCGCCTCGCCGATGCCGTCCGCGTACAGGGACGCGACCATGTTGCGCGACATCAGGCTGTCCGCCAGGTTGGCGGTGACCAGACATGCCTTGGCGAGAATCTTGAGGTCGTCGTGGGCGCTGGCGCGGACGCGCGGGTCGGTCTGCTGCGTGTTTGCTGGTGATAGTGACATGTGGTTCTCCTTTGTGTGGGTTAGTCTCACAGGAATGATATGCTCATAAGCGGAGGGGCTCAACTCGTGAAAAAAAGATGCGGCGCTCGGCCGCATCCGTCTAATCCGGTTCCTCCGGTTCCGGCGGCGTGCCGGGAGGTGGTACGATGCGCATAGAAGCGCGGCGCTCGACGGCCTTCACACTCCTCACGGCGCCCTCGATTTTCGTGACTTCGACAAGGCCGTCCTCCGGCGATAGGGATTCACCCGGGGATGTGAGCCAGCCGCGCACGCCGGTGGCGACGGCGTAGTACGGTCCAGTCCCGATGCGGAAAGCGATGCTGTAGGACATCCGTCCGAGCAGGCCGAACGACGCGCCTACTATCACTCCCTCGATCGGGCGCTCGAAGCCGTGCTCCTCGTTGACCCAGACCCACACTGGATCGGCGATCTGAAAGCGCGACGGCAGGACCGACGTGGCCGATTCCAGTATCTCCTGTAGCGTGACGAGCCGCCCCTGCTGCCAGCTCACGCGGCCTCCGGGTAGATTTCGGCGATCGTGCTGAAGACGCAGATCTCGTGACCCTTCAGCACGCGCGGCCGGGTGAACGCGGTCGGATAGTACTCGTGGATCTTCGTGATCGAAAAGGTGAACACGCCGCGGAGCGGGTCATCCTGGACTTCCAGCGACTCCGGGTCGCTGAACCGGGCCACCATGACCAGGTGGCCCTTCTCCGTGTAGGCGCCGATGACCTCGCCCCATGCGCCTTCCTCGCTGACCATGAGGCGCCCGCGGTGCGGCGTGGCCATCTCGTAGGTTTTGAGTCCCTCGTCGTCCGTGGTGATGATCACCTTGTCGCCGAGGTAGTTCAGCACGGACTCGACGAGCCGCGTCCTGTTCCCCTCGGCGATGCCGGTTCCCAGGCTGATGGTCTCAGTGGCGCTCATTCTGCCAGTTCCGGGTTGAGCTCGTCGAGCGATCGGCCGATGATGATGTCCTTGGCTGAGAGCACATTGCTGACGTGGCACAGCGGTGATTCGGTTCCGGACAGCGAGTAGAAGACCACGCCGTCGTCGCCGAAGTTGGCTGCGATCACAAATTCGCCCTCGAGGACGAAGGCGCCGACCAGCGCACCCCACGAGTCCTCGCCGCCGCAAAGCAGCGTATTTGCGGTGCGCTCGGGGAACTCGTACTCGTTGGTTTCGTCGGCGATGTCGTCGACTTCGTCCTCCATCTTGATCGTGACGTACTGCCCCAGCTCAGCGATCACACGCCGTACCAGCGGGTTCAAATGCTCCGGGCGAATTAGGGACAGCATGTCCTGGGTCACTGTATGCATGACGAATCCCCCTTAGCCGTAGTTTGCGCACAGGGCGAACGGCAGGACGCAGTCCGCCAGCTCGGTTCCGAGCGCGTGCTCGAGCGCCTCCGGGACGTCGTGGAACGCCTGGGCCATCGACTCGGCGTCGGTGCCGGTTACGCGGCGCAGCATGGTGGCCATCCCAAGCGCCTCCTCGAACGCGCTGTCCTGCCCGGTGACCCACGTGGCGAAGTCTTCGGCCTGCTCGTGCTCGCTCTCGAAGTCGAGGGCGCAGTAGTCCGAGGCGACCGTGCGCTCGTTCACCAGGTCCAGCTTGTAATCGATGCCCAGCACGCGCACGTCGCTGCCGTGCGTGAGCATGCCGAGAAACGTCGGTGGCACCAGGGCCACGACGATGCCGTTGATCACGGTGGTCCAGCCGGTCTGCTCGGTCATCGAGTAGATGACCGCCGCGACGAGGACCATCTCGCCGCTGTTGATGATGTCGAGCGTCTCGCCGACGCTCAGGTCGTCGCGCTCGGCGAGGTTCAGATCCATTTGTGCTGCGCCCATGTCAGTCTTCTTTCACGTTCAGGTTGTACATGATCTTGACTTGCTTCGGCTCCAGCGGCAGGATGTGATCGTCCTCTTCCGCGGCGGTGACGGCGAACTCGATCCAGCCACGCTCCGGGTGGTCGGCCAGGAGCGTCAGGTGGCCTTTGGTAGTGACGTAGGCTGCGACGACCGGGAGCAGGCAGATCAGATCGTCGTCGATCATCAGCTGGCCTGTCGAGTCCGGCAGCAGCTTCAGATTGCCGTCCTCGTCCGGTTCCACCGGCGACACGATCACGCGCGTGCCGATTACTGCGAGTACAGCATCGACAAACGAGCCGCGCCGGACCGGAATGATGCTCATGGTATCGACGCGGCCTGGCTCCGCCAGCTTGCGCAGTGCCGTCAGCAGCTCGCGACGGCGGTGCACAGCATGGGCGGTGACGGAGGCCGCCACCGCGGGGGCGCGCTCGGACAGCAGGTGCCCCAGCGTGTTGGTGTCGAGCTGACTGTATACGTCTTGGATGGAGTTCATATCAGTTGTCCCAGTGGATGCAGAGGCCGAAGAAGACGGGCTTTCCGGTGAAGCGGGTGTTTGCCATGCCCTGGCCGGCCGACAGCGCCATCTTGGCGGCCTGCTCGACGTCGCCGCACATACTGACGAGGCTCGTCACTTCGTTCGGCAGCAGCTCGCAGCGGCCGAACAGGGCGCCCAGCTTGGACTCGCCGTCGGCCAGCCACAGCTCGAAGTCGTCGTACTGGTCCTGAGTGGTGTCGAACTCCAGGCCGATCTGGTCGGCGTAAGCGGTCGGATTGTTGGCCAAGTCCAGCTCGCGGCCGTTGGTGACGTCGGTCTTGGAAACGGGGCTGTCGCCCTCGGAGAGCAGGTCGAGGAATTCGGTCGGCACGACCAGCGCGCGCCAGCCGTCCGACTGGACGCTGTAGCCGTTGGACTCCCGGCACGAGTACAGGGACGCGACGACCATGGACTTCTGGCCGGACAGCTTCAGGGACGCGACCGCCACTTCGGTATTGGATTCGGTGTTCACTTCATTCTCCTTCGGTTGGTGTTGCGTTGTTGATCAGGCGTAGTACTGGTTGCAGAACGCCACACGGGTGGACGGCTTGGTGCTCCGCGGCTCCCACGGCGCGACGTGGCCGTTCGGCAGCATCACGAGCAGGACCAGACGCACGAGCTTCAGCGTGCCGGACGCCTCGGTGTCGTCGAAAACGATGTCGTACATGGCGTCCTCGGCGCTGGCGCGCACGGAAGCGCCCTTGCTGTCGGACTCGATCGAGCCGACCTCGTAGTCGGCGCCGATCACGATGCCGCGGTCGTCGGTGTCGACGCTCGCGACGAATGCGCCCGAGTAGCCGCACAGCAGCGCGTCGATTGCCAGCCCCACGTGATGCACCTCGCTGGAGGTCAAGTTGGCTTTAACTTCGATGGCTGCTCTGCGACTTTGCGCGATATGAACCTGCACCTCGCCTTCGACCGTGCCGTCTCCGTACGCCGGGTTCAGCGCCTCCCGCAGGAATTTCGGAAGGGGCGCGCCCCCGTGGCGGCGACGCGGTCGCGTGTCGACGATCTTGTGCAGGGAGCTCTTCAAGATCACCGGCCTGGCGCGCGCCTTCATCTGCACCGCCATCAGCCGAGCCTTCTCGTCCGTCATGTCGGTGGGCGCGTCCATCGCCTCGGACTCGGCCTGGGTCATGCGGCGGTTGCCGGCCTCAGCCACATTCTCTTCGACCTTCGCGACCGTCAGACCCTTCAGCAGCGCGACCATGGCCATGCGGAAGGTGTGGGCGGCGCGCAGCTCCGATTCCTTGCCCCGGCTCGATTCGTGCACTTCTCTGAGCCTGGTGTAGGAGTGGCGGTCGTAGCGCACGGCCAGGCTCTCCAGGGCGCTCAGCGGCATCTGCATGTACTCGTCGAGTTCGCCGGGCAGGTCCACGGCGTCCTGCTTTTCCAGCGCGGCGACCATCTCGTTGCGGAAGCCGGCCTCGTCGGGGCTCAGAAAGACGTGACCTGGTCCGAGGCGACGAGCGTACTCGTTGCTCAGCTGCGGCGTCGTCATCTGCTTGTAGTTCTTGTCGCTCATTCGGTGCTCCTGTGTGTGAACGGGGCATCCCGGAGGATACCCCGTGTGGTTTTACTCCTCGTCGTCCAGCGGCAGGATCGCCGCGGACACGACGACGTCGCCCTTGTTCAGGGCGATCAGCTTGACGCCCATCGCTGAGCGGCCGAGCTCCTTGACCTCGCCTACGCGGATCCGGACGGTCACGCCGTCCTTCGTCGCGATCAGCACGCTGTCGGCGTCGCGGACCACCAGCGCCTGGACCAGCTCGGCGCCGGGGCGCGGGCGGATCAGGATGCGGCCCTTGTTGCCGCGGCCCTGGGTGGGGAACGCGGACGACGCGGTGCGCTTGCCGATGCCGTCGCTGGTGACGCAGAGGATCAGCTGGTCCTCCGAGTCGATGCGGCCGATGGAGACCAGGCGGTCGTCCTCGCGGAGGTCCATGCCGCGGACCCCGCCGCTGTCGCGCTTGGACAGGCGGACCTCGCTCGGGGCGAAGCGCGTGCCCTGGCCGTGCGCCGACGCGAGGAACACGTCGCCGGAGGTCTCGCCGGTCGGCAGCTCGATGCCGCCGCGGATGTTGCTCTCCGTCGCGGAGCGGAAGAAGACCAGACGCTTTGTCATCTTGCTGGACAGGTCCGGCATGGCGACGCGCTTGACCTCGCCGTCGGTGGTAGCGAAGACGGCCTGCGCCTCCTCCGGCACCGGCCACGGGCTGACCAGCAGCGCCCGGACCAGCTCGCCCTCTTCGAAGCCGAGGTTGGCGGCGTGGCGGCCGGCGCTGACGACCGGCACCTCGTGGGCCTCAAGCCGCACGACCGCGCCCCCGTCCGTCACGGCGAAGAGGCGGTCGTGCGAGTGGCAGCCGACGACCGACTGCAGCACGTCCTCGTCCTTGACCTTGACGGTGGCCTTCTTGTTGCCCTTGCCACCGCGCAGCTGGGTGCGGAACTCGTCGGCCTGCGACCGCTTGAGGTAGCCGCGGCCGGTGACCTGCACCAGGCAGTGCTCGGGGACCACCAGGTCGCGCGGGTCGCCCGTGGCGCTGAACTCGGCGATGACCGTGCGGCGCGGGCGGGCGAGCTTCGCTGACGCCTCGTCGAGCTCGCGCTCGATGTGGGCGATGACGGCCTCCTGGGATGTCAGCAGCACGATCAGGTCGTTCGCCCGGTTGTGCAGCTCGACGCGCTCGGCCTCCAGCTCCTCGGTGCGCAGGCCGGTGAGGCGGCTGATGCGCATGGCCAGGATGGCGGTCGCCTGCTTGCTGGTGCAGGGAATGAGAACGCGCAGCTGGTAGTTGGCGACCTCCTCGGACTCCGACCCCTTGACCACGGAGATGACGTCCTCGATCTTCGGGATGGCGGCCACGAGGCCGTTGATGACGTGCTCCCGGTCGCGGGCGCGCTCCAGGTCGGCGGCGGCCTGGCGGCGCACGCACTCGGCGCGGAAGTTGGCCCAGCGCGTGATGGCCTCGACGAGCGTCAGCATGATCGGCTGGCCCTCCTCGTCCAGCGCGACCATGTTGGCGGCGAAGGTGGTCTCCAGCGACGTGTTGATGTAGAGCTTCTCCAGCGTCACGCGCGGGTCCTCGCCGGCCTTGACCTCGATGACCATGCGCACCTTGACCTGCTTGGTCACGCGGTCTGTGGTGGTCTCGTCGCGGACGTCCTTGACCTCCGGGACCAGGGGCTCCGCGCGGCCCTTGCCGGCGGCCAGCTTCTTGCCCAGCTTGGCGTCCATGATCTCCTCGACCAGTGACGTGGTGTTCTGGGCGTAGGGGATGGAGGTGATCACGATGCGGCCGCCGGAGCGGCCCTCGCCGTCCTCGCACTTCGCGGTGGCGCGGATCTTGAGCAGGCCGCGGCCCGTCTCGTACATGCGGGCGATCTCCTCGGCGGAGCTCACCGTGCCGCCGGTCGGGAAGTCCGGGCCTGGCATCGCGGTCAGGATGTCCGCCAGCAGCGGCTCCACGCCGGCCGCCATGCACTGCAGCACGTACTTCGAGGCGGTCGCGAGCTCGGCCGCGTTGTGGGAGGGGATGACGGAGGCAAAGCCGACCCCAATCGAGCCGGCAGGCACGCCGTTCAGGAGCAGCATGGGCATCTTCACGGGCAGCAGCGTCGGCTCCGTGAGGCGGCCGTCGTAGTTCGGCGCCATCGGGACCGCGCCCTCGTCCACGCCGTCCATCATCAGCCAGTTGGCCAGCGGGTCCAGCTTGGCCTCGGTGTAGCGCATGGCGGCCGCGGACGAGCCGTCGATGGCGCCGAAGTTGCCCTGGCCGACGATCATGGTGACGTTGTTGGCGTAGGGGCGCACCATCCGGCACATCGCGTCGTACACCGACGTGTCGCCGTGCGGGTGGTAGTTCCCCAGCGCGTTGCCCACGATGGAGGCGCACTTGACGGTGCCGCGGCTCGGCGGAGCGGTCTGAAGGGTCTGGAAGAGCACGCGGCGGTGCACGGGCTTCTGGCCGTCGCGCGCGTCCGGGATGGCGCGGCCGTTGCTGGACTTGGCGAAGGCGGTGTACTTGAGGCGGAACATGTCCTCCAGTTCGCCGTCGATGATGCTGCTGTCTGCCATGTTGGTCATGCGGTTCTTTCTGGTTCGGTTTCTGGGAGCGTGAATTGGTCGGTGCAGACCAGCCGGCTGGAGTTCGCCTGCCACCACTCGATGCGCGCGGACCCGTCCGGGATGACGGCCAGGCGGCGCACGACGGGAGAGACGCGGTGGTCGTCGCCGAAGAAGCGGTGCATCACGAACGCGTCGTTCGACTGGTCGAGCGAGAGCGGGTCGAGCGGGATGTGGATCAGCGTGGCGCCGCAGGAGTGCAGCGCCTTCACCGCATCCATGATATGCTGGCGATGGTACTCCATGCCGGACCACGCCGCGCCGCCCGCTTGCCGCTTCCACGGGCCGTTGTCCCGCACATGCAGGCTCAGATTGATGAGCTTCACGGTCACTTCCCGTAGTAGTTGAAGTACGTGGTCACGCGGATCGCCGGGGTGGGGTCCATCCCGAACGTGACGTCGAGGCCGCTGCGGACCTGGACCCGCCATCCGCGGTTGAGGGAGCCGTCGCCGCGGTTGTTGGGGCGGGGGTAGACGTCGCCGTTCTTCAGCCACGCGCTCACGAAGTCGGCCACCGCGGCCGGGTTCTTGTCCATGCTGAACGGCAGAGGGGTGTACTCGGGAGGCAGGGCTTGGCTTCCGTAGTGGCGGATGAAGTCCATCGTGCCGTAGCCCTCTTCGTTCTTGCCCGCACGCGTGTGGGTGAAGTGGCCATCGAAGAGCATGGCGAGGTCCAGCGCCTTCAGGAGGGCCACGGGGCCGTCGGACTTGACGTCCATGTGTACGATTGACATGATGCTCTTTCCTTGCTCGGTTGGTGACTGTTGCAGGACGTCCGGCACGAACCAGCCGTCCAGGTAGCGCTCGCCCTTGCTGAGGGCGGTGTCGCGGTGGTGGAGGGCGGTGAAGAAGAACTCCTCGCCGCCATTTTCGTCCTCGCGCTGACGCATGATCGCATGGGCGCGGTAGGCGCTGTCGGCCGGAATCGCGCCGATCTTCAGGGCGTAGCCCATGAGGTTCCTGGCGCTCTCGGACCGGGCGTTCGACGGGATGTACATCTCCATCAGCGTGCGCAGGTCCTTGTACTCCAGCGCGCGGACGACCTTCTCCAGCGCGGCATCAACGTCGAACAGCAGGCGGTCCATCCGTCCCTTCTTCGCCTGCCCCATGCGCGGGTGGTCGTACTCGTGCATCTTGTGGTTGACGTAGGCCAGCAGCCACGCCGATGCGCGCATGTCGTCCAACTGGCGCGGCATGTAGCTGTAGCCGCCCACAGGCTCGTAGTCGGTCCAGACGTCGCCAGACCAAGCGCCGCCCTCCAGCACTGCCACGCGGAAGACGCTCCCGTCGCCGAGCGTGGCCACGGTGATGGCCGGCTGGATGTAACCGCCGCCGCTCATCACCCACAGGGCGCGCTCGTGCGTGAAGATGCCGGTCGTGGCGACCTCCCAGCGCCCGCTGGCCTGGGTCGGGACGTCCTTGAACGCGGGTGTCGGTGTGCTCATTTGGTCTTCCTTTCGTTAAAATCGAACTCTGTCGCCGAGGCGGATGTCTAGGTGCTGCATGCGCGCCATGTCCTCCTCGGTGAGCACGTGGCTGAGGCGGCACATCCCCAGCGACTCGTATCGGCCGCCGATGCCCTCGCACCAGTAGATCTGGGCTTGCCGCTTGCCGTGCCCTCGCCTGTCGTACCAGAACATCGTGTCTCCGACGCGGACCGGGCGCGGCGCCGTGAGAGCCGCCGGCACGTGGCCGGCGATCGCCATCTCGCGGCGATTGATCGCGGAATCGCGATCGCCACAGTATATGCTCACCGCCAGGTGAACTATCATCGCGGCGATGATGAACGCCATCCACCGGGCGAGCCACCAGAACTGCCGGCGCTGGCGCTCGCAGTACTCGTCGAACGTCTCTTCGGTTCGCTCGCTCATTTGGTTTTCCTCGTCGGCGGATCACAGGGTTTCGTTATGCGATTGCGGATCGCGTGGAGCCGGGAGCAGAACTCCCTGGCGGTCAGGACGGTCTCGGACTCCTTGGAGCTGCCGAGCGCGTGGGTGAAAACGGACTTTCCCGTGGCGAGCAGCGCCCGGCGGAAGCCCTCGTTCTGGTCCGCGAGCGCGCCGTACGCGCTGTCGAGCAGGGCCTGGTACTCGGCTCCGTGTCGGTCGTAGGCCGCTCCCTTCCACCAGAGCGTCTGCTTGGACTGCCACGCCTTGTTGCGCTTCTTACCGCGGATCTTGGCCGCCATGCCCGTCATGCGGCAAACGTTCGCCTGGACGTGCGGCTTGTCGAACTTGAGCGCCTGCAGGAGACCCTCCATCGATCCGCACTCCACGCCGTCGAAGACGAAGAAGTGGGCGGCGAAGTTGCTCAGCGCGGATGCCGGGTAGCCGGCGCCGGACCTAATTTCCATCGATATACTCGATGGTGGACTTGATCAGATCCGGGAAGTTCTTACCGAGCTCGGTGACCACGCCGTTTTCGTCAAACATCTCGCGCATGCAGAACGCCGCCTCGACGGCCCTGCACATGTTGGACGATATCTTCTCCAGGTAGCTCGTGATGCCGAGGGCGCCAATGGCTGCTTCGCTCATGACGTCGGCAGCAGTCAGCTGGAAGTCAAGTTCGTAGGCTGGGTCCAAGTGCGCCGTGAAGTGCAGCACGCCGTCCCGGGACGTCTTGAACCGGATCGGGAACTTCTGACCGCGCACGTAGTCCAGCAGACGCTTGAAGTGAAACTCGTTCAAGCGCGTGAAGTGAAATGTTTCCATGGTTTCCTCTCTTGGAATTGCTATAGCATTGGTATAATATGGATTCTTCGCTGTCTTTGTGCTGAAAAAAAGAGGGGGTCCGGCGACCCCTCTTCCTCCCCTAGCGGCGGGGTCCGGCGCCGAAGAACTCGAACTCGTAGTCCGTGTCCCAGAACCAGCTGTAGCGTGCAGCGTAGGCGCCCGGCGGCAGCTCGAAGATGCCGGTCAGGGTACCGAAGTCGTCTGTGACGCCCTGGCAGATCCAGTCGCCGACGTGGCGGGCATTCTGTCGCCCGGCTATCTCGCGCGGCTCTATCATAAGTGCGCCACGATGAGCTCAACCGGCACGCCAGTCTGCGAGCAAGTCTGGCGCAGCTGGCCAGCCAGCATCACGGCTTTGCCCACCAGCTTGGCCTGGTGCCAGGTCGTGCGGCAGGCCTCGCCGAAGAGGTACAGCGTGTGCCAGTCGGCGTGCTTCGGCACGATGAACTCGGTCAGGACTCGCGCCGGCAGCGGCCCGGTCTGGAGCCCCAGGTCGACCAGCGCGAACTTCCACTCTCCCATCCACTCGTCATCGTGGAAGACGGGATGGACCAGGTAATCGTTGGACAGCAGCTCTTTGTTGAGTGCGGCGGCCTGTTCGACCAGCTCGGCGGAAGGACCGAAGCCCTTGGTGTCCACGAAGCGGTAGGGCTGCACGCCCAACGCTTCCAGGTCCCTCCGCACGTTTTCCGCATCGTACTTGATGTACACCATTCGCATCACTCCACCTCGCAGACGGCGATGACGGTGTGCTCGTCCACGCGCATGCCGACCGTGCCGTTCCAGCGCGGATCGACGGTCACCTGCTTGATGACGCCGTTGAATGCGATGCGGTTGCCGTTGTGCACGCGATCGTAATCCTGCTTGCGCAGGACGCAGGTCATGTTGCTCAGGCCGGGCGACACGTGGTCGCCGGTGCGGACCGGGCCGAGCTCGGCGAAGTAGATGGTCGACTTGTGGTCGTTGGCCATCATGGTGCCGACGCGGCTGACGAACGCATCGTAGTTGATGCGCTTGTCGGTGTACTCGCCCTGCACCTTGCTGCGGTGCACCGCGCCCAGGAACTGGTCGAAGTTCTTGATGACCTCCATGCTGGCGGCCTGGACGTTGTGGCAGGCGACCATCGAGGCCGCCATGGCGAGGGCTGCTGCGAGTTTCGATTTCATGTGTATCTCCTTGTGTGGTTGAGCGGAGGGAGAGTTCCCTCCTGTCGACCACATGATATGGATCGCCGGAGGGAGGGTGCTACGCTTGCGGCCGGTAGGACACGGCCGAGGTGGCTTCCGCCATGTCGGTCGGCAGGGTCTCGTCGGTGTCGGACACCTCCCATGCCGCGTCGATGTCGAACCCGGGAGCGCCCTCGGTCGGGATCAGCGCGGCGACCGTGTTCAGCAGCTGCTCCGGGACCGGGATGCGTGCGGCCTGGTCCTCCGGCAGATCGACCAGCAGCGTGACGCTGATGAAGATCTTTGCGTCGCCCTCGGGCTGGTCATCGTCCACCGAGATGCGCGCCGAGGTCACGGCCATCACTTCGGGCGGCAGGAGGCCGGCGATGCGCGCCGCGTCGTTGTAGCCGATCAGGGTGTCCTGCATCACGCAGCCCTCGTAGAGGCTCGGGTCGGCGACGAAGGCGGTGGCTTCGAACGTCACCTTGGACGTGTGACCCCAATCCAGCGCGGGCGCCTCCGGCTGCGGCTCGGCTTCCGGCACGTCGGCGCTCAGGCGCTCGCAGGCGATCTGGACGAAGTGCTTGTAGGTGTCCTCGGCGAGGTGCGTCGAGAAGGTGACGGCCTTCTTGCCGTCCAGCGCGATCGAGCTCGTGCCGGCCGGGGTCCAGGTGCCCAGGGACTTGGTGCCGGGGACGCGGTTCATCACGTCGGCGATGTGCAGCGCGAGGCTGCGGCGCTCCTCCACCTTGATGGACTGATGGAAGCTTGCGACGTGTACGCCCCGGTGGTGGCCGCTCACGTTGCCGTCGACCCACAGGGTCCACAGGTCGCGGGGCTTCTGCCAGACTGAGCGGTCGGCGTCGCCGGGGGTGAATTCTGATACGCGCATTAGGTGATCTCCTTGGTTGATTCCGTTGGATTGGGCGTCGGCGCTCTGCCAACCCCCTCTTCCCCCGTCGTCCCACTCCTCGACGGAGCGCCAGACGGCGGGGGTGGTGATGAAGGCGCCGGATGTCGTGGCGCCCATTGTGCTGGTGGTGTAGTACGTCGCGGTCGTGCTGGTTGTCTGCACGGCCCACTGATATATATCGGTGTAGACAGACATGGCACGCCTCCTAGGCTATGCAGCTCTGCACGAGCTGAAACGTCACGTGGCGCAGCTCCCCGTTGCGGTGGCGCAGCGTGAACTGCAGGCGCATCATGGTGCTCGGCGCCTTCGGGTCCGCCTCCAGGCGCATGTAGTGGCCGGTCATGTCGGAGCGCGAGTAGTCGTGCTCCTCCAGCAGCTCGTAGTCCGTGCCGATCGTCGCGCGCCGGAACTCCTGGCACGCGGCCTCGAAGGCCAGCGTCGCCGACTTCTCGGCGCGGTCGTTGAACTTCGGGTTGATGTGCGTGGACACGACGTCGGCGCGCAGCGGTTCGTCCGGGGCGCCGTTCATGGACGCCCGGACGATGTTGTAGACGTGGATCACTTCGCGTCCCTGGCCCATTCGGGACGGTACGCCTCCAGCGCGATCAACACGTGACCGGACTGCGAGATCAGGCCATCAATGATGCCATCGACCGTCAGGTTGTCGTCGAAGAAGAGGTTTACGGCCTGCTTCACCCGATCGCGCTTGAGACCCTCGAATTCCTGGCGGCGGCGCATCAAGGCCATCAAGGTTTCTTCGTCCTCTGAAGTCCACGTCGGCTCCGCCGTTGGGATCATTCCTATCATCTGTGCTGCTCCTTTTTTGTGTCCGTTGAGAATGATTCCGTCTTGCATGATGTCAGCCTCCCCTGCTGCCAGACACGGGCAGGTCCGGGACGCCGCGCAGGACGAAGCCGCGCTTCAGGTCCGGCGAGGCCGCCATGATCATGCTGCCGAGCGAGTTCGCCAGCTCGTTGGCCGCCATGGTGGCGACCGCCTTCGAGTGTGCGTCGTCCGGGTCGAACCGGAAGTCCGCCACCGTGTCCACGCCGCCGCGGACGTAGTGGGCCTGGACGGAGAACGCGCACGCGCGGTCCGTCGGGAGGTTGAGCGGAACGAACCCGCCGTCCTCCAGGCTGACCGTCATGTCGTGGATCTCCACGGCGTCGAAGGCCTCGACCGGCACCAGCCCGCTGTACATGGTCGCCACCAGCATGCCGGAGTCGCGGATCTCGGGCTCGGACCGGAACCCGAGGCGCTGGATGGCCTCGACCGTCTCCTTGGCGATCAGGCCGGCGATCTTGCTGATGACGTGCCGCGTCGCGACCGAGAACACCACGCGGCTGATCACGCCGTCGCGGGGCGTCGGCTTCATGGTGTTGCGCAGGAACGCGCGCATGCCGTCCACGATCTCCTTCTCGTCCGTCAGCAGGCGACCGCGGTAGATCACGGCTTCCTTACCGAACGTGATGAGCTCCGAGCCGTCGGTGGTGCGGAACGTCATCGAGTAGTCCGCCACGAGGTCGGCGTTGACCGCGCTCTCGACCGGGGCGCCCACGGTCACGCTGGACATGCGTCCCTCCGGCGGGTGGTCGTCGCGCAGGTCTGCGTCGTTCAGCGACTCGGCCCAGGCGTTCTCCTTCTCCGACTCGCTGGCGTCCTTGCGGCAGACGACGACGCTGGCGAACACGCCCTCCTTCGTCTGCGAGATGCGCTGTATGGCGAGGCGCTTGGCCTGGGCCTTGTCGGCGGCGCCGAACGTGTCCACGATCTGGCCGCCCATCCACGCGTCGTACTGGATCAGTTCCATTGTCACTTCCTTCTCTTGTCTGCTGGCAGGAGCAGGTGGTCCCTGCTTCCCAATGTGTAGTCAGGGCCGCCCACGAGGACGACCCGCTTCTCCTCGTCGTAGTAGAGGGCCTTGAAGGCTTTCCCCTCCACCATGACGATGGCCCCTGGCCGTATCATGCCGAGGTCGGCGGCCTTCTGGGCATCGCGGATGTCGAAGAACTCGTGGGTCCCCGGGAGGTTCAGGGGGCGGTGTGCCATGGTGGTTCCCGTCCCGGTTGCGATGTTCAGTTGATCGACGAGCGACCTAAGCGCCGCTCTCCATGTGTTTCAGTTCCTCCACGTACTCCTCGCGCCCGAGCAGCACCATCGGTGCCACGTAGGCGTCGTGCAGCAGAGCGCGAACCTTCAGATCGTCCAGCCGCCGCCCGCAGTCCGGGCAGAAGTTGTGGACGACCACGCTGCCGGGCCTCGGCACGCGTACCGCCGGCCGCTCCTCGCCCAGCGCGTACCAGGAGGCCAGGAGCCGGGCGTACCTGCGCACGCCCGCATCCCAGCCGGATTCCTGTATGTCGATGTTCCCCACCAGCGCGACCCGGTGGTCGCACCGCATCAGGCGTCCACCATCTCGCTGTCGATGTGCGTCGAGCGAATGATCTCGACGCGGGCCGGCACCGTGCTCTTGCTGAGCATGTCGCGGATGAAAGCGCCCGTGGAGTCGAAGTCGCTGACCCTCACGCGCACCATGCGGCGGGTGGCCGGATCGAGCGTGGTTTCCCCCAGCTCCTCCGCCTGCATCTCGCCCAGCCCCTTGATGCGCTGGATGGAGATGCCCTTGGTGGAGATACGCTCGATCTCCTTGGCCAGCTGGAAGAGATCGCGCGACACCAGCTCGCCGATCGAGCGCGGCTCGCCGTGGTTGATGTTCGCGAAGGAGTCGTCGTCCATCAGCTCGCCGATGGTCTTCCACGTCTCGGCCACCGCGCCGTAGAACACGTCGTTCACCACCGTGGTGAAGAAGCGCCCGCTCGGTTCGAGGCCGGACATGATGACGGCGCCGTTCTCCAGCATGCCCGCCTCCACGGCCTCGCAGTCGCGCTCGCGGATGGACACCAGCCGCTCGGCGAACGCCATCAGCCAGTCCTCGCGGTTCTGGTCGTAGCTGATCACCGCTTCGAACGCCTGCGAGATGTCCGCCGCGGTCACGCCGACGCTGGACGCGGCCTTCTCGAACGCGCCGCGCACCTGGGTGGCGACGCCGGCCAGGGCCAGCAGGTCCTTGTCGTCCCCGATGGACGCCTTGGCCCGCTTGCGGAAGAACGCGCGCAGGGCCGTCTCGTCCTTCAGGTACGTGTGCTTGCCGCGCTCGGTCACGCGGTACAGCGGGGGCTGCCCGATGTAGATATGACCGCGCTCGATCAGCGGCAGCATGTGCTTGTAGAAGTGGCCGTTCAGCAGGCAGTCGATGTGCGAGCCGTCGATGTCGGCGTCGGCCAGGATGACGATCTTGTGGTACCGGAGCTTGGCCATCAGCTCATCGATCTCTTCCTGCGTCATCTGGTCGTTGAACAGGCCGGTGCCCACGGCGGCGGCCAGGTCGGACAGCTCGTTGTTGCTCATTACCTGGTTGGCGTCGGCCTCCCAGGAGTTGAGCGGCTTGCCGCGCAGGGCGTAGATGGCCTGGGTCTCGCGGTTGCGGCCCATGCTGGCGCTGCCGCCCGCGGAGTCGCCCTCGACCAGGAAGAGCTCGTTGATGGTCGGGTCCTTGGACGCGCAGTCCTTCAGCTTGCCGAAGTTCTTCATGCCGAAGGTGCCGGCGTCGTTCTTGCGCACGGCCTCGCGGGCCTTGGATGCGGCGATGCGGGCCTTGGCGGCACCGACCGCGCGAAGGGCGGCCGAGCGAGCCTCCTTCGGATTCTCCTCCAGCCACTGCGCCAGCGCGGTGTTGACCGCCTTGATCACTGCGCCCTGGGCGTCGGTGTTGGACAGCCCGCCCTTGTGCTGACCCTTGAAGACCGGCGACTTGTGGCGGATGCTCACCAGCGCGATCACGCCCTCGAAGAAGTCCTGCGCCTCGATCTTCAGGTCCTTGTCCTTTCCAGTCAAGATCCCGTTCGCTTCGACGTAGGCGCGCATGACCTGCGGTACAGCCATCTTCAGGCCGGTGATGTGGGTACCGCCCTCGCTCTGGCGCACGCTGTTGGTGAAGCCCTGCACGTTGTCGCGACCGTAGCCGGAGGTCCAGGCCAGGGCCACCGCGACGCGCACCTCGGAGTCTTCCGGGTTCTGGAAGTAGCACGGCTTCTTGAAGATCTGCTTACCGTCAGCCAGGTGGGCCGCGAAGGCCGCGATGCCGTCGCGCTCGAAGAAGGTCTCGCTCGGCTGCCCGGCCCAGTTCAGCGTCAGCGTCAGGCCGGCGTTGATGTACGCCCGCTCGCGGAGCATGCGGCGCAGGGTCTCGCGGTTCGGCACCAGGCTGGTGGCGTCCTTGAACACGGTCTTGTCCAGCACGAACTCGATGCGCGTGCCGGTCAGCTTGGCCTGGGACTTCGGCAGCGGGGTCGACGCCAGCGGCGCGACGATCTTGGCGTTGTTGAACACCAGGACGCTCTCGAGGCCGTTGCGCCAGACGGTGGCACGGAGGTGGGTGGATGTGGCGGTGACCGCTTTCAGACCCGTACCGTGCAGGCCGCCGGAGATGCCGTAACTCTTGCCGAACTTGCCGCCCGTGTGGGCTTTGGTCAGGACGGCCTCCAGCGTGGAGACGCCCGGGTGCTGCGGGTGCTCCTCGACCGGGATGCCGCGAGCGCGGTCCTCGACTGAGATCACGCCGGTCTCCTCGTTGATGGAGATCAGCACGACGTCGCCGTTGCCGTTCAGGTGCTCGTCGACCACGTTGTCGATCACCTCGCGGGTGGCCACCGCCACGCCGTCGTCGTCCGCGCTGCCCAGATACATGCCGGGGCGCAGGCGGATGGCCTCGATGATCTCCAGCGTCTGGATGTCTTCCGCCTCGTAACTCTTCTTCTGTTTGCTGCTCATGGATCGTCCTCTGATCGGTTTTTCGGGTTCCTACGGTGACATGATATGGGCCAGAGCCGCTGTGTCAATCTTGCTGGTTCCCGGCGCCGAGCGGTCAAAAAAAGAGGGACCGGAGCCCCTCTTGCGATAATCAATCGGTGAGGCGCGCCCGATACCGAATTTCTGCGTTCATCTCACGAATTCGCAGTTCTTGCCGCTCCATCGGATCCGGCCTGTCTGGAGGAGGCGCATCGGTCGGATGGTCGATCTCGCGCAGGAGCGGATACACAATCCCCCTAAGTGTATTCAATGCCTTCATGTGCAGCTGCCGGATGCGCACGTACGAGAGGTTGAGGTGCAGCGCGATCTCATCGAGGGTCTCGTCATGGTAGAGCCAGCGAAGTAGAACGTCCATAGCTTTGGGTCCGTCGGTACTCTTGAAATACCGATGATCGGCAGCAATGGATAGCAGCTGTCGACAGAAGAGAACATTTTCGCTCTGCATCGGATCGGTCTCGTGCCAGCACCTGAAGCCGTGTTCCGGCGACGGAGTCGGCTCTTTGTGTCGATCAATGCACAGTGCTCTCAGCTCGCTTGAGAGCTGCGAAATCACTACGCCCGGAAATACGACTTTCATGACGTCGCCGATGGACCGATGCTGACAGAGCCGTTCACGCGCATCCGGCCGGCGAAGTTGAGGATCGCCCAGTTCTCAGCCAGGCCGTAGCCCTTCAGGATGTGCCCGACCGTCTCGGTGATGGTGCGACCCGTGTACACCAGCGGCTTGCCGGCGCGCATCTCGGCGCCGGTGTGCAGCGTCTCGCGCAGCAGCAGCGTGTCCCCGACCGCGAAGCCGCGGTCGTCCAGGCGGATCTCGTAGTCCTTCGCGCCGCGCAGCACGTCGCCGAACACTTCGGGATCGGTCTTCAGTTCGTGGTTCATTGGTTCTCCTTGCTAGGTTCTGTAGTGTTTGACGGCTTCGTCGTGCAGGACGGCTTCCTGCTCCAGCGCCGCAATCTGAGCCGCCTCGATGGCGATGTCGCTGAGCCTGACCGAGCTCTTGAACGTGTAGATCACGCCCATGCCCGGCTTCTTGCGGAACCGGACGACGTGCACCGCCTTGCCGTCCTTCAGCGACCCGATCCGGACGGTCAGCTTGCCGTAGCTGTCGTCCAGGATCTTCATGCAGTGGGTGCTGTCGTCGAAGCTCACCATGGTGCCGGTGCGCTCTCGGTCCTGCGCGGCGTACATCCGGGTCAGGCTGGCGAGGCCCTCCCGGTTCGCCCTCTCCTTCTCGATGTCGTGCATCAGCCCATCTCCGCCGAGACGCCCTTGTGGAGGTAGTCGCGCATGTCGTTGGTGACGCTGCGGACGCGGCTCTCCCACTCGCGCATGTGCTCGTCGTTGCTGCCCATCACGAGCTTGGCGACGCGCTCCTCGAACTCCTTGATGAACTCGCCGAAGAGCATCATGCGCGCGATGCGCACGGTGGTCTCCGGCGCCCCCTCGATGAACGAGTTGTGCACCAGGGCGAGGGTCTGGGCGCGCTCCGCCGTCGTTTCGATGAGCACGCTCATCTCCTCGTCGAGGATCGCGGCGCCGCCGCCGTGGAGCGGGATCGCGCGCCAGTGGCCCGTGCGGGCGACCGGCTGAGTCGGTTCGGTCTGGTCGGCCATCAGGAGCTCCGGTCGGAAGCCACGTTGGACGTGGTGTACACCTGACCCGTCACGGAGTTCACGGTGGTGGTGACGGTCGTGTTGTCGTACACCGGCGGAGTGCCGGCAATCGCGCGGTACGTGACTGGATCACCGAGCTCGTCGGTCTCGTACTCCTCCGTCGTTGCATCCACTACCTCGACTTCCGGCGTGACCGGCTCGCGGTCGACCATCGGACCGTAGACGGCCATCAGCACGGCGCGGCACTTCTCCAGGCTGAAGCGATCGTTCTCGTCGCGGACGCCGGTCTCCATGTCCAGCCAGTAGCTGCGCGACCAGCCGCCGATGTCGATCGCGTGCTGGTGCACGTTGTCCGGGTTCAGGCCGCCGGCGAAGCCCAGCAGGCGCGAGCGGTCGTCGTGGGTCGGGCGGGGCCAGCGCGACGGGGATGCCCCGCGGCCGCCGGAGAGATCGAAGAGCCACTTCAGCTTGCGGGACTCGTCGCCTGTCGGGAACTCGCCGCGGCACTGCAGGATGACGTCCACGCCCAGCTCGTGACCCCAGGTCGCCAGCGGATCGTAGGAGAACCGCTTGGAGGTGGTGTTGACCTGGACCCGGTGGAACGCGCGGCCGATCATGTCGTCGTGCGGCGACGTCCCGCCGTCCAGCAGCGCCTTCGCATCGTCGCCGCACAGGTGGGCGGCGAAGCGCAGGTGGTGGGCCTCCTGGCTGGTGGCGGCCTCGCCGTACAGCATCTCGCGCACGGCGTTCAGCGGTGGGTAGCGGTTCTCGGCGCCCTGGCGGGACGGGGAGAACAGGACGCCCCACTCGACGGGGTAGTCCTTCGAGATGGCGATCAGCTCGTTCACGTCGGTGAACGCGTCCACGCCGGTGAACGTGATGAAGTCCGGGATGCAGGCCGGCGAGTAGTATGGCGGGGTCAGCGGGGCCGGCGAGTCGGCGGTCGTGTCCGCCACCGGTGGTGCGCCGGTTACAGCGTCCACGTCCAGGTCTGTGCCCAGGCTCGACGCAGCGACAACCTGCGGGGTTTGGGTCTCGTTGTTTTCACTCATGTTGCGATTCCTCTAGCGTTGGGTGTTGTTATTCGGCGCTGCCCGGGAGGGGCTGGCCGGCGATGCGCTGGGCGTCCTTCTGACGGATGACCTCCAGCTTGCCCCACACGCGAGCCAGCTCGGTGTCGGCGCAGTCGTGCATATTGATGCCCTCGTTCAGGCACAGGCAGGCCAGCGTCAGCATCACGCCGCCGACCTCCTGGGACGTCTGGCCAACCGGGCGGCCGAAGACGTACTGTCCCAGGATGATGTAGTCCGCCAGGTTCCCTCCGCGGGCCTGGTACAGCTCGGCCGCCTCCTCCATGAAGCGATCGCTGCGGTTGTGGGTGTCCGACAGCTGGGCCTCGCCGAAGCAGGCCACCAGCCACGGGCGAGCGCGGCTCTGGAAGTCGGTGCCGGACGAGCCGGACATCAGGCGCGCGGCGAACTCGTACACGTACGGGTTCAGGTCGGCGACGCCGTTGCCCTGGTCCTTCAGCTTGAAGCCGCAGGCCAGCGCCAGCTCGCGGATGGGGGCCTTCTCGCCCTCGTTGAGCTTGGGCGGGGCCAGCTTGATGTTGTCGATGAACGCCACGGCGCGATCGTACATCTGCGCCCGCATGTGGCTCGACAGCTGCCGGTAGTTGCGGCCCCACGCGAAGGAGCAGAAGTGCTCGTACAGCGCCGTGCTGTCGCAGGACGTCACCGGCACCTCGATCCAGGTGCCCTCGGCCACGAAGCGGTCGATGTCCTCCTGGTCGTACTCGCCGTCCGGGCCGGGCATCTCAACGCCGCCCGTCCAGAGGACGTTGTACTGCTGGCCGCCGTCGAACTCGTGGTAGATGACGCCGCCGCCCATCGAGCCGCTGCGGTGGGCGTAGCGCTTGCGCGCGGTCGGCGCGTGGACCTCCGGCTCGGGATCCGACTTCGCCGTCATAGCGACGTAGCTCTCCTCCACATGGCGCAGGCGGCGGATCTCTGCCACCAGATCAGCCGGCGGGAGCACCTCGGAGGTCTCCAGACCGAGCTCGTCCTGGATGTAGGAGATGTCGTAGGCCGTCGGCTCCTTGGGCGGTGCGCCGTCGATCAGCGCCATGACGGCGCCGGAGAACTCCTCGTCGGCAAACATGTCGCGCAGCATGAACGGCGCGGAACGCATGCGGAACGGACCCACACGGTCGAGGAACGCGCCGGCCTGTGTGTTCATGGCGTCCATGATGCGGGCGGTGCGCGCTTGCTCGGGCGTCATGCCCGGCTTGACTGGAATACCGATGATGTCGTTGATCGTGCGGTCGCTCTTCCTGGTGTTGGCCAGCAGGGGAACCGGAACTTCCACGGTCTCGCCGCGAACGTGCGTGCGGCGCTCCTTGCGCGGCTCCTGGATGGTCTGGGTCGGCGCCCTGAACGTCGAGTAATCCGGTGCGTCGGCGTCGCGGGGCGAGACCGGAATCGGTAGCAGGCCGTGGCTGTAGTGAGTGCCGTGTGCATCCAGCGCGGCCTTGCTACTGGAGATCAGCCAGACGTCGTTGCTGTCGTGCTCCAGGCCGTACGAGGGCAGCTGCACCGCCACGACCAAGGCGCCGTCCACGGCGCTCAGCGCGGCTTGGTAGCCGGACGTTCCCGGCGCCACGAGGCCAGCGCGGTCGGCGTCCTTGATCCAGTTCAGTAGGCGCTCGCGCACCTCGCCCATCACGCGCTGCTCGATAAACGGGCGGCCGTCGCCGCGCGAGATGCCGTATTGGCGCACGTCGTCGTAGGCGACGACCATGGCGTAGGCCAGCAGGTCAGACGGGTACTGGACCTCGAAGTCCTTGATGGTCTCGTTGAAGGTCAGCGTCTGCGAGCCCTGGCGCATGGTGCGGACATGGATGATGACGTGGTTCGCCTCGGAGAGCACGGCGGCCAGTGCCGCAACGATGCTGGCCTTGTTCTTCAGATCGATCATTGGATTGCCTTGGTTAGAGTGAGAGTGGGTCGCCGTCCGCGGGCATGGAGCCCAGGACCTGGCCCGTGACTTTGCCGTTGAGCTTGAGGTCCGCAAGCATCAGGCGGGCGTGCTCGTCGCTGATCGCGTACATGTAGACGCTGTAGGTGCCGTCCGGCGTTTCGAACTGGATGTCGAAGAGGTGCCAGTCGACCCCGTTCACGCGGACGGTGACGGGCTGGTTGACGAAGCCGTTGAGGCTCACTTGCGGTACCCCGTCTTTTCCAGGGTCAGGTAGACGTCGGCGGTGATCGCCGCGTACGCGGAGGCGTACCCCCGGTTGAACTCGTGCCACTGGTCGTTCATGTCGCCGTCTAGGTAGATGAACGACTCACCGTCCAGGCGGGCGCTAGGCTCGATGCCGTACATGCGCTCGAAGGTGTCGCGCGCGAGGGTCTTGAGGTGGTTCGGGTCCGTGGTAACGCGCTGGCTCATCCAGCTCGTGACGATGCGGTCGATGACGTGGCCGTAGCAGGTGTCCCACTGCTCGACGTTGAAGGTCGGCACGGCGGTGCGGACCTGGTGCATGATGCCGCCGATGACGCGCTCGCCCTCCCAGATGCACGCCGTCATGATGGCGTCGAGCATGGTGTTCTCCTTCAGAGCCGTGGCGACCACGTCTTCGATGCCGCCGCCGATCATGCGCTCGCGCTTGACCAGAGGCCAGCGGGCTTCGACCGGGTAGAGCGGCAAGCCTTCTTTGAAGTCACCGATGAGCTCGGATTGGCGCGGAAGCTCTTCGTAGGTGCGGGCGATCTGCTTGCCGTCGAAGCGCACCAAAATGCGGGCCGGGGCGGCGCCGGTCGTGTCTTCGCACGCGATCGTTCCGTCCAGGCGCTGGAAGCACGACTCGCCGGGCGAGCAGTTACAGGCGATGGCGCGCGAGCCCGGCATATCCGAGCTGCCATCGACGTCCGGGCCGAGCCCGCGGTGCAGGGCTGCCGCCTCCACGAAGGAGCGCGCACGCGCAATCATCGCGTGCCGGTCATCCGGAACCGGCACCTTCAAGGTCTGGATGATGCCGAACAGGTCGGTCAGGGAGTCGAGCGCTTCGCGCGCAGTCGGCATTGCTGGGATCATTTGCTTCAGTGCTGCTATGGTCATCGTTTCTCTCCGTGGATGGGATTCATTGCAGACGAATGTTAATGGTCTAATATGGCTATTCCGACTTCAAAAAAGAATAAGCGGGAGGTGCGGCCGAAGCCGCACCCCTGCATCAGCGTTTCAGAACCGCCGCCTCGTGCCGCTGCTCGTAGTCGGCCACCGCGAGGTAGCTGACAGTGAGCATGATGACAGTCGAGGCGACGCCAAACAAGATGGTCAGTTTGTGGATGGCCATGGCGTCACCAGAGGCGATCGATGACGTTTTCCAGCTTGGCGCGCTGACCCTTGCGGACGCTCAGTTCCAGGGCCGCCGCCACGATGGCATCGAAGTCTGGACCCCAGCATGGGCCGAGGTAGCCGAAATCGGCATCCAGGATCGTCTTGCCCTTGGGCACGGCGAACGCCAGAGGTTCGTACGGCATGTACCACACATACTCGGCGCGGGTACGCTCGGCGGCGCGTGCCTGTTCGGCGCGCTTTATCTCGGCCTGCTCCGCTTTCTGGCGGATCAGCTCGAGCTGCTGTTTCTCCACGGTCGCCTGCAGCGCATCCAGCTTCTGCGTCATGCTTTCCATGCCGCGCACAACGCCCTTCATTCCGGCATCGAGCGTGTCGACCTTACTGTAGAGCTGGCGAATGTCGCCTTCCAGGTTCTGCAGCTTGTCGGAGAACATCATCATCGCCGGCATCATCATCCCCAGCACGTCGAAGTTCTGCGAGAATGCGTTGGCCGCGATCGGCAGGTTTGCATCCGTGGCGCGCAGGTGCTCCAGGATGGAGTAGTGGCGCAGCGGGCAGATGACGTACATCTGCATGCTGGCCTTTACCGCCGCGTCGCGGAACCGCTGGATCGACTGGCGCATCTCGTAGCTCTCATCCTTGTAGCTCTGCGGGTTGAGGTAGTCAAACGGGATGACGATCATGTTGGCGATGCGGGAGATCTCCATCAGGTCCGGCATGGCGACGCGCGGCGTCTGATTGAAGCGGTCGATGACGTCGATCCGTCCCAGGCCCTTTTCCACCTTTACGTCATTGCGGTAGTAGGTGTCCAGTTCGATCGCTTGCTGCTCCGCGTTGGCCGGCAGGGAGCCGGTGCGGTGGAAGAATGCCGTCATCAGCTCGATCTCGGCGGCGTTCTGCTGCGCTGCGATGATTTTGCCGGCCGTCGCCATGGCTTCGCATTCTTCGCTGTATTTGACCGAGCGAGCTGCGTTGGACTTCGCCATGGCCTTGCCGATAGTGTTCAGCGAGAGCTCGGCAGCGAAGCGGGCCGCGTTCAGCTCCTCCAGCTCTGCCTTGTTCAGGTTGGCTGGCTTGGGCTTCTGCACGGTCACTACGTCTAAGAGGTTGAGGCTCATCTTGTTACTCCTTCATGGTTGGATTGGTTGGTTCGAGTGATTCGGTACACAGCTGCAAGCCGTTATCGCTGAGGGTCATTTTGTACGGCTTCTTCTGCGTCATGATGACGTCGGTGCCGCGGCTGTTGTCGATCAGGCGGAAGCCTTCGACTGGTGCGTCGGGCTGCTCGATGCCGAGCAGCGTATCGGCCGCCCTGGCGAGATCGAACGTGTACGCCCCGCTTTCCGGGCGCGCAGCCCGCTTCTTCATCACCGTGAACTTCAGCGGCTCCGAGATACGCTTCAGGTCAGCGTGCCAGGTCATCATCTCCGCTCGGCCGTCGATGAAGCGATCGCCGACGAAGCACTCGACGATGATCTCCAGGTAGGCGATCAGATCCTCGATACGACCGCGAATGCGGAGCTTGTGCTCTCCGCCGTCGTGCGGGGCGCCGGTCGGGTCCGGCGCCAGCTTGTACAGGGTCGTGTTACCGTAGTGGATGTAGTACAGCATGCATCCGATCGGGCTCTGCTCCGAGTCCGTCATGTCCAGGCTGTAGCGACCATCGTCGAGCCGGCGGATGCGCGGTTTCCCGCGGTACGTCGGCGACTGCGTCTGCCAGAGGAAGAGTGGTACTTCCGGTGCGCTCATTGTGGATCCTCGTGTTAGGAGCGTGATGGGGAACTGGACCGCGATGTCGCGGACTTCGTTGTAGAGTGCGTGGTTCATTCGCCGTCCTTCTCGTAGAGTGCCAGGTGCTTGGCGGTGTCTTTCATGGCCTGCTCGGCGACCGCCGAGGCCCGGCCGCGGGAATAGCCGATCATAAAGGCCGAGGCCACCACGAGGACGTAGGCGCCGAGTCGCAGGAACTCGGCCGTCATGCCGAAGTCGCCGTGTAGCCCAGCGAGCGCAGGGGGAAGAGAATCTTTTCGTCGATGTCCTGGGTCCCATTGCACCCGGTGAGCTGGGTGTCGAAAGCGATCGACACCAACTTCACGCCGAGCTCCTCCGTGAACTTGGCCGTGCGCGCGGAGATCTTTAGGTACAGAGCGATGTCAGCCGCCATGTCCTTGGACTCGGACCGCGCCACGCGGGCGTACGCCTCGTGGCACTCGGAGATCTCGGCAGCCATGGTTGCCAGGTAGCTGAAGTCGGTGCCCTTGTTCTCGATGGCAGCGATGACGGCCGGATAGTTGCACAGCGCCGCGGTGATGATGACGTGCAGGCACATGGCTGCGCGGGAGCGCAGGCGGTTGTCGGCCACCTCCTCGGAGGCCAGGAAGCTGGCGGGGGTCCCCGGGAGGATCTTGAAGGTCGGGTCTTTCAGGATGGTCATTCTTGGGTCGCTTTCTCTCCACGCACGGTGAAGAATATCTTGCACATAGGTAGGTCGTCCGAATCGGTGAAGGCTATGTCGAAGCCGGACGCGTTGAGTATTTTCTTGAGGAACCGCTCGAGGCCGCCGTCCAAGATCCATGTCTCGTTGCTGCAGTCGAGGACGCATCCGAAGCCGGTCTCTTCGGCCTCGGTCAGGCACTGGCGGAGGTCCTCGGACACGAATCGCATGAGGCTGCGCGAGTAGATGTCGTTCGGCTGCTGGGCGAGCTGGATGGTGAGGTGCTCGCCGCACGCGGCCATGGCCTTCTCCACGGAGACGGTCAGGACCGGTGGGCTGTTGCGCCTGGCGATCTCCATCTTGGCGCGGCGGGTCGCGTACTCGGCATCCTGCAGGGCGCCGCGCATGGCGCTCAGGCGCTCGCTCTTCGCGCCGCTGCTCCTGCCGGCGATGTACGCCCATCCCATGAGGATGAGCACCCAAATGAACCCGGTCCAGTTCACGGTCAGGTGATCCATCACGCAGCCTCCTTCAGCTTGGCCTGCAGTGCTTGGCGCGCAGCCAGGTTGTTGGCCGCGCAGATGTAGAGCACGCTGCGGTTCTGGGCGATCGATCGCCACACCACGTAGAACCCCTCCGCGATGAGTGCCTTGCAGAAGACGTTCCGGGTTGGAGGCCGGTCTATCCACTGCTCGTCCTGGCTCTGCAGCGAAGACCATTCCGCCTCGGCGCCCTCCAGGTAGCTGGAGAGCCGATTCTTGACGAACTCGCTGAACGCGTCATCGCGGTCGATCGCGGCTGCGAGCTGGCGGATGGTGACCAAGGCGCCGACAATCGATGGCGCGCGCAGCGGGGTTGCCGGCGCCGGCTCGTTCTTGATCTGCCGGAACGCCGCGCGGTACCCCCACTGGTACCCGAAGTAGATGCCGATGGATGAGCCGATCGCGCCGAGCAGGATGGCAAGAAGTGGAGCTGGATTCATTTGGTCAGTCCTTTCAAAGATAGGGATGCACGACTGCGTCGGTGCAGAAGTACGAGGTCGGAGCGGCTACGCCGGGCAGGTTGAATTCGGCGTAGATCTTGATCGCCACGCCCTCGAATACGCGGATGCTCGCGGCGGTCAGGATCGTGTGCTTCCCGACGTTACACCAGCCCAGCTCGTCCCGGAAGCGAACGAGCTGCATTTCGTCCGGCGTGAGCATGACCTCGACCGACTTCAGGCTGAAACCCATCGGGTCGCTGTCCTGCAGGACTTTGCGACCGCGGGCGACGATCGGGCGCAGAGAGACGTCGGCTATGCCGATCTGCAGGAGCGGGCGGCGCCGATCCGAGATGGTCGGGTTGCGGTTCGGGAGTTCGTCCTTGAGCTGCAGGATGATCATCTCTTCCGGTATGATGTTAACTTTGTCCATTGCTATCCTTTCGCGCCTGTGCGGCTTTGTCGGTTTCCATGCCTTTCACGGTCACGGCCGCGTCTGATACGACTTTACGGATCACGGTAACTAAGGCCTGGAGGCCTGCGTCCGTGTCCACGTGGTACTTCCCGATCGCCAGGCCGTTGTGCTGCTCGTACGGGGCCGGGCAGCCGCAGTGGCCGTCGACGCGCACGTGCTGGCCGTGGTCCTCGTGCAGCTTCCAGGCGTACGGTACCAGCGGGATGCCGGGGCCTTCCGCGATGATGTAGCCGCGGTGGAACTCGAACATCCAGCCGTGCAGGGAGCCCATGTAGATGCTGTCCTCGGGGAACTTGCGCGTGCGCTTGTCGAACGCCTCGACGCCGGCCGCCTCCAGGCGCTGGCAGCAGCGGATGTCGAACTCGTTGGGCTTCAGGCGCTCTTCGCGGGCCGCCTTGTCTTGCTCTTGGCGAACCAGGTTGAAGAAGTTTTCCATTTTCGTGTGCTCCGGTCGAGTGAATTCGGTGTGAAAAAAGAAGGGGCGCGTTCGCGGCCCCTTCGAAAAGTGACGCCCCTACCCCGCGAAGGGTAGGGGCTCGTACAGGTTACTCCAGCTCTACCACAGGGCTGAAGTAGTTCTCATACTCGTGCACCATCAGCATGCGGGCTTGGCTCATGTCCAGTCCCATGTTGCCGACGCGACGGGGTGCGATGACCACCATGCGCACATCCGTCTCAATGCGATCGATGTCGAGCGCGTGGTCCATCGGTCCGATGACCGCTTCCCACACCACGCCCGGATAGATCGCCAAGCACTCGCGCCCGCCGTCCAGGCCGATCGCGAGGAGGTCGCGCTTGTTGGCGACCTCGCTGAGCCCGAGGGCCACAGCGTTGAACATCGGAGCCGACAGTTCGATCTCCGTATCGCTCGTCATGCGGACCAGCGCTGCAGCTGAGTCCGGCGTCATTTCCGATTGCCGGGCGACGCGTGGCTTGGTTGGAGCCACCACTTTCGGGCCGGCCTTGGCAGGCTCCGGCTCGTTGTTCCCCGCGCGCATCGCCTCCACGCTGCGCGCGTACTCCTTCTCGTCGCGCTTGAAGCGGACGTAGGCCAGCACGTTATCGGCGATCGCCAGCGCCTCCTGCTGGATCACGTCGATGTCGCGCTGCACGGCTTTCCACTTCGCCTTGAGGCCGTCAAAGTGCGCCTTCTTGCCCATGTACTTGGCCCGGACGCGGTCGCGCTCGGTCGTCGGGGCGCCGTCGACCACCTTGATGGTTTCGAGCTCCTCGGCCAGCGCCGCGTACTCCTCGATCTCCATGGCGTTCTCGCCCTCGACGAAGGTGATGAAGAGGTAGCCGCGCGACGCTTCGTCCTCGTCGGTGAGGATGGAGCGCAGATCGCTGATCACGTTCTCGACCCAGGAGATGGTCGGGAAGTTCGTGCGCAGCAGGTCGGTGATCGGCATACCGTTGCTGGTGTAGCCGTTGATTGAGAGCGCCGTCGTTGCGATTGCGCAGCCGATGTCCGGAACGGTGTTGCGGAGATGGACCATGGAGCTGGAGCGGATGCTGTCCAGCTTGGTGATCTTGGAAGTTTCGAGGCGCCCGAGGAGGGTGTCGTCGATTGGGACCCAAAGTTCGTAGACCTCGCGGGCGTTGGCTGCGTCTTTGGGGCGCTCAACGACCTCGAGGGTGAATGGTTCTTTGCGCTTGTTGATGCGCACCAGGTTGCCCAGCTCGTCGACCGCTGGCGTTTCGGCCAGCATGGTCAGGAGGCGGCGGGTGCGGGTTGCGTGGAAGTGGCCGTCCACCCCGACCGCGGCCTGGGTGACGATGTTCTCGACCGCGCGCAGCGCAGTCTTTTCGTGCGGCAAGCCGGGGTCCTTGCGCAGCGCCACGGCCGTGAGGCAGCGGACGATGTGGTCGGACAGCGGGAGCACGTGCTGGATGCCGCGGCCGTTGTATACGGCCTCGATGATAGCAGCCAATTGCCCCAGGGACTCTTGGGGCTTAGTCACCGGATCGTATACCGGTCGCGCTCGCACGACGGTGGGCGCGCGATGGCGACCACGTGAGCGAGGGTTCAGCTGTGGCGGCTGAGCCTTGGAACCGGTGTGCACGCTGGCGCCTGGACGGGTAACTACTCCAGCGGTGCGCAGATCTGCGAATGACTTCATGGTTGCTTGGGACATGTACTGACTCCTTCTAGGAATTATGAATGCCCTTACCCGGTGGTCGGGTAAGGGCCACGAACGCGAAGACTACTTTCTGGGTCTCCAACTGAATTATATGCTTCTGTCTTCGGGGGGCCTTTACGGCTCCAAAGACAGACGCACCGGGAGACCGCCGGGTCAGGTGCGGACGAGCGCCGCGAGGGCGTCGAGGGTGTCGTCGCCCTCCTTGCCGTACACCGGATCAAAGGAGAACCCGGCGATGATCTCGGCTCCGGCCTGGTGGGTGGCGACCAGGGCCAGGAAGTACCCCGCGTCCTCGGCGCCCAGCAGGGCGGGCGCGCCGTACATCGAGCTGTAGTTCTGCACGAACGAGCGGCCCGACATGCGGTTCAGCCACGGGGCGGACTTGGACAGCGCGTCCAGGAAGTCCAGGATCCCCAGCGAGTACAGGTCCTTCTGCGTGGTCGCGCCGCACTGCGCCGCGACGCCGCTCTCGAAGTCGCCGAGGGCGTTCATCGCCGAGCCGCGGGTGGCGCTCTGCGCCAGGGTGTCGGCCGACTCGTTGGCTGCGCGACCCAGCATGTTGACCAGGAAGTACTTGGCGAAGATGAACTTCACCTGGTCGCTGCGCAGCTGGTCCATGCCGACGCCGGTCAGCTTGTCGACGACCTTGTGCATCATGCGGGCGTACACGACGGACGCGGACTTGGCGAGCTGGACGCTGTTGGCGACCTTGGCCCACTGGTCGAACACGTCCACCAGGACCTCGCCGAACACCATGAAGCCGAACAGCTTGCGCACGTCCATCGAGTGCGCGCCGGCCGCCGGGACGTACTGCGAGATGTTGACGTAGGCGACGACGCCGCGGTCACCCGCGACGCGCCAGCCCGGCAGCACGGTCGGCACCTTCACGGTGTCCTTGTTGCTCAGCAGGTGGATGCGGTTGTTGGTGTACAGGTCCAGGGTCCGGCCCTTCAGCGGAAAGCGCTCGAAGCGGCGGGAGATCTGGCGCAGGTTGTCCTCGATCTCGGCGTGCGGCACCTCGTCGCGGGTCAGCACGAACTGGGTGAGGTCGCGGAGGTTCTCGGCGTTGGGGAAGGATACGGCGATCAGCGACAGGCTGCTCAGGGTCTTCGGTTGGGCGGACATTGTGGCGTTCCTCTGCGTGGGAAAAGGGATGACTTCTAAACAAGTGTTCGGCGCCGATATCATTCGCTTGCAACCGCAACCTACAGGAGATTCAAGATGGCAGACACACAAGCACCGGACGACGACAAGCTGAAGACCGTGGTAATCATCAAAGCCGGTGAGCGCACGAGGAACGGGCGGGTGTACCCCAGGGAAGTGATCATGGCCATGGTCAACGGCGCGGCAGACCGAGTCGAGAACGGATCGTTCTTCGGCACGGTCAAGGAGCAGCCGGGCCTCACCATCAGCATCGATGACATCACGCACCGCGTAGTGCGCCTGGATGTCGATGACGAGGGGTGCGCGGTGGCCGCGATGCGCCCCATACCGAACACCCTCGCCCCCATGAGCGAATTCGCCGATTTCGTTCCCGGCGGATACGCCGCAAAAGTGGATCCGGACGGGACGGTCCGCGAATTCGTCCTCACGCACGTAGCAATGGTGCCAAAGCAAGGGAAACAGCCATGAACTTCAACCGCACGACCATATTTGTCACGCGCCGCGTTGCGCTCGTGGCTCTTCTCGTTTGCCATCTGGTCATGGACTGGTGGCTCTTCACGGCCGGCGTCATCGCGCAGAAGATCGCCGTTCCCTTGGCGGTCGGGTCCTTCGTCTTCTGCGCGTCCATCTGCATCTGCCTGGCGCTCGTCGAGGCGGAGGAGAGGCGGAAGCGGGCCGGGGAGACGGATCCGCTGCGCGCCGCCCACGCGCTCCTTCTCAGCCTGACCGACGAGGTCCGCGCCCTCGAAAGCTACCGCAACTTCATGCGCTACCAGCTCACAGCCCTGCTTGCGCAGGCCGCCCGGGGCCAGGGCGACAACCAGATCCTGATCGACGCCAGGTGGCTGGAAGATCCGCACCTCCGGGATCACTTCAGCGCGGTGCTGGAGAAGATCAGCATGTACGCCGTGTACGCCCACGACCCGTGCGCCTACTGCAGCGTGACCGCCACCCTGCACTGGCAGCCCAAACAGCCCGCCGCAACAGCTACCTGTGAATCGGGCGCATCGGCCGACACCGGAAGCGCGGCGCCGTGACGCCCGCGATGGAAACGCCGAAGCTGGTGCCTCGGCAGGTCTTCAGCATCAACGAGGAGTCGATGCTGTACATCAACGCCCAGCGATCGTACCCCTACCGCAAGCGGTTCCACCAGATCACCACGAGGGTGATCGGCAACGGCGACGACACCGGCTCGATCTACCTGTGCGTCTGCAGCATCACCGACTTCCAGCACCAGCGGTACGTCGGCGGCCGCCTCTTCCACTCTCTGCACGTGGACTACAAGGCCGGGTCCCACACGCCCGGCGGCAGCTACACGATCGAAGGCTTTCTCGCCAAGCTCGACAAGCACCCCAACACGCAGCGCGTGGCGCTGCAGATGTACAAGAAGGCCATGCGGATGTACTCCGTGATGCGCAACGACCTGATCTAGAACAACAACCACAACCAAAGGAAACGCCATGCTGCGACTTCTCTATCCGTTCATCGCCCTGCTGGACTTCGCGTTCACGCTCTTCTGCTTCGCCTTCGTCTACTGGTGGGCGCCGCTTTTCGCCCGCCCCGGGGAGGTGTGGGACCGCGGCGTCATGCACGTCGGCCCGACGCTGCCCTCGTGGCTGAAGTGGTTCGACACGTTCGACGCGGACCTGGACGCCGGCCTCCCGGCGGGCCAGATCGGCACCTACTGGACGCACGTCAAGTGGCTGTACCGCAACCCTGCCTACGGCCTGGAGTACTGGCTGCTGGGCGTCGAGTTCGACCCGAAGGAGTGGACCGTGGTGCGCTACGAGCCGGGTCCGAGCCCGGAGTTCTACGCCACCGGCCCGAACGGCGCGTTCTGTCTGCGCACCACCGCGCTCGGCATCCAGTGGAAGTTCGGCTGGAAGGCCTGGAACTACTTCCTGGCGGACAACAGCTACTTCACCGGCTGGAACGACAAGCCGTGGGGTCCCGAGATGCGCCTCCCGTTCACCTTCTCCTTCTCGCTGGCGAAGAAATGACCATGACCGACACTTCCCAATACCATGTCGAAGGCCGCATGACGGACGGCGGTAAGTTCGACGACAGCGTGACCGGGCGCGTAGCCGCCTGCCTCAAGGCCCAGGGCATCGAGGAAGACGGCGGCTCGGCCTCCGTCACCGGCCCCGACGGCGAGATCGTCGACCACTGGGACGGCTACCGGATCGGTCTGACGTGGGAGGCCGCGCTGGTCTTCGGCGGCCTCGTGTCACCGGCGCCGCGCGAGAAGCAGCTCGAGCACGTCGCGCACACCATGGGCAACGAATTTGCAATGGTCCACGCGGCGCTGGGTCTGCCAGAGGACGCCGTGATGGATGCCGAGGTCATGGTCGAGGCGATCAAGCGCCTCAAGCAGTCGGCCGACCGCTGGGATGCCCTGCTTGCCAGCGACCGCATCCGCATGATCGGCAGCGCGGGCATCATGCGTCCGGAACCGAACAACTCCGCGCACTTCGGCATGGAGATCTGGACTCACTACGGTCGCAGCCTGAACCCCGAGCAGCTCGATAGCATGGCCAAGGGAAACGAGCAGGGCCGAGATTGGCTCACCAAGTACGCCGACATTGCGATGGCCCGCCAGCAGGCCAGGCGCGAATCGGAAGACCAACAAAACGAATCGAAAGAGCAACCATGACCGCACCAGTCAAGACCGCACGTATCGCCCACCTCGGCGACCTCCACTGGGGCGCCGTCCCGGCCACCCGCCTGGAGAACGAGCTCAACACGATCTTCTTCCCGTGGCTCGAACAGGCCCAGGTCGATGCCTTCGTCCAGGACGGCGACTGGTTCCACAGCCGCCTGGGTCTGGACAGCGACGACTCCAAGGCGTCCGGCCGCGCGATGCTGCGGCTCGCGCAGATCTGCCAGGCCAAGGGTATCCCGTGCCGCATCATCAAGGGCACGCTGACCCACGACTTCTTCCAGCTGGGCAACTACCACGCGCTGGAGACCGAGTTCGCCAACTTCCGCATCATCACCACCGCCTGCGCCGAGGAGTTGCTGCCGGGCTTCAACGTCCTGTGGATGCCCGAGGAGTACCCGACCGACTACAGCGACTTCTACGCGCCGTTCTTCTTCGGCGGCGAGGACGGCCAGCAGCCGATCTACTACGACGGCATCTTCGGACACGGCGAGATCGACGTGGCGGCCGGCTGGTCGCAGATCAACGAGGGCGAGCGCCACTACGGCGGCACCCCGTGCCACGAGGCCGAGTTCCTGCTCGAGCACTGCACGGGCGCCATCCAGTTCGGCCACATCCACAAGCGCTTCCGCCACAAGAAGCGCGTGGGCTACTCCGGCTCCTGGACCCGCTGGTGCCACGGCGAGGAGGAGGACAAGGGCTTCGACGTGCTGGACATGAAGCGCAACAAGACCGGCTGGGACGTCAAGGTCGAGTTCGTGGTTAACACGCTGGCGCCGATCTACAACACCGTGGTGGCCGGCGAGATCCTCGACATGTCCGACGCACCGGACACGATCGTCATGAAGCTGCGCGCCGCCGTCGGCGCGTCGCACCGCCTGCGCGTCAAGATGGGCGACTTCCCGATCGGCATCGAGGAGCTATCCATCGTGCGCGGGGCGCTGGTGAACGATCACTCGATCGAGCTGGTCAGCACGGCCCGCCCGATCAGCGAGGTCCCGGACGACGGCGAGGCCGTCGAGCAGACCGAGGCCCAGCTGGAGGAGACCAGCGTGCGCGACAACCGCCTGGCGTATCTGCGCGATCCGAACCGCCCCGGCGAGTCCCGCCTGACCCAGTACATGCACGAGACGATCCCCGGCACGGAGGGCATCACCGAGGAGGAGGTGCGCGAGCTGACGGCGCCCCTCGCCACGGCATGAGCCGCCTGATCAGGGAGAAGCGGTCCGGCCTCTGGGCCGGGTCGAACGGGTGGACCGGCGACCCGGAGGACGCGGTGCTGGTTCCGGACGAGCACCACACTCCGGCGACGGCCCGCTTCTGGTTCACGGAGACTGCCAAGCTGACGTGGATCTGGAAGTGGCCACCGAACCAGCTGGACCTCATGCCGGACCCGCTGGCGGACTCCCGACTCCCGTCCGACTACGCCGGGCCGTGGTTCGACATCCGCCTCGTCAGCCGCCTGACCGGCTCCTACGCCGGCCGCTACAGCTTCACGCTCTCAAAGGACGAAGCGCCGTACACCACGATGCCGTTCCCCGACAGGGAGGCGGCGATGGCCTGCGACACCAAAGCTGCCCTCAAGGGCATCCGAAAAGCCGGCTGCGTCTGGATCAAAGCCGACAGCCAGCTGGCTGATCTCGAGATCGACGCGCAGCCATCAAGACACGGAAAGAAACCATGCTGATTGAAGACAAACTACCGGACATCGCGGCTGACCAGACGTGGCCCGACGCCATGCTGACCGGGCTGCTGAAAAAGCACTTCGGTGAGATCAAGTTCGACCTGCGCCTGAAGCACAAGGGCACGGGCATGTTCGTGATGAAGGAGGGCATGACCGTCCACGAGGCGATGGCCCTGGCGTTCGAGACCGGTCCGGCCGGCGAGACGCTGGAGTACATCTACGCGTGGTTCGCTGAGGAAGCCGGCGCGAGCTGGCTGCACGATCACGACTCGGGCGCGTTCGAGGTCCACTCCACGCTGGGAGAACTGTGATGGGGAACCCGGCCAAATTCGCGGGCATGAACCTCATCCTCGCCAACTTCGAGGCCATCGACCGGCTCAATGCGCTGGAGTTCGAGCTGCGGCTGAAGGCCGTCGAGACGCGCGAGTACGTCACCGAGGGCGGTTACTCCGTCGCGCCGCAGGACGCGGTCGTGCGCGCGGTCCTGCTGGAAGACTGGACGGTGCGCCAGCTGATGGACTACTTCATCGACGAGCACGGCATGAAGTGGCTCAAGAACTACAAGCCGGAGCACTTCACCATCGCAAGCTGCCTCAAAGGGGAACACGATGTCCGACCAAGCTAAGCAGCCCGCCAACCACAAGTACGCCATCGAGCTGGCTGAGTCCGTGCCCAGCGCGCTGGGCGCAGCCTACCTGGAGCTGCTGGACCGCCTGGTCTACGGCACGCACCATGACGGCGCATTCGAGGAGGTCCGCCAAGCCCTCGTTCCAGCCGTGCAGGCGCGCCTGCAGTTCAACAGCGACATCGTCAACGGCGGCATAAGCCGCGAGCTCTCGGACGAGCTGAAGGCGCGCCTTACGTACGCCGAAGAGATCACGACTTTCAAGCCCGGCCGCAAACTCTGCATCTACCTGACCGCCGTCGATCCGGCACTGACGGGCCAGCTGATGGCCGCCCTGTACGCGAAGGACCGTCCGCTGCTCGCCGGCTGCAGCGTCGAGCGCATCGAGTGGGGCGTCCGCCCCGATCCGCAGGGGCCGATGATGCGCCTCCTCCAGGACATGCTCAGCAGCGATGAGCGTGTCAACCAGTACGCGGAAGCGATCGAGCGCTTGGATCTCGCCGCCCAAAGCAAGAAGACCGACTAGATCAATATCATCCAGTCGTTACCACAGCACCAAGAAAGGAAGCACCAGATCATGGAATCACTACGATTCGAATTTCAACCAGAGCCGCAGACGGCCGACGCCCCCGATCGCTCGACCCTGTACAAGGGCCGCAACGGGATGGGGCGCTGCACCGGACTCGAGGTCCTCGCGGTGAAAGGTGAGGAGGTCCTCCGCCTGTCCCCGTTCAACTCGAAGGACGCCGTCAGCGACTCGTGCTTCATCGAAATTCCCCGTACCCAGGCGGCCATAATGGCGCTGGTGCGGAATCTGCTGTCGGAAGCCGACGGCCTGCTGGTGCCGGGCGGCGTCCGCGTCACAGCCCCGGTCGCTTCCCCCGAGCTCCGCCAACTGGCGGATGTCATGTTCGGTGCTACCCCGGTAGCAGAGGGAGCGCATCATCGCTAAGTCATACATCGACGACGCACAGGACGAGAAGCGCAGCAACGAGCCGGAGCGCTGCAGGTTCGACATCGGCGAGCACATCCTCGTCCTGATGACCCTGTCGTTCCTCACCACCAACATCTCCTCCACGCACCGCCTCCGCAGCAAGCTCCTCGAGTTCCTGGAGGAGATCGACGAGATGGAGTACGGCGACAGCCAGGACATCGTGTGGCGCATCTCGCTGGCGCGCGCGGTCGGCCGGGCCGTCCTCAAGCACGGCGCCCGCACCATCCCGGCGATCGAGACCCGCGTCCTGGAGGACACGGAGTGGGCGGACTACCACTCGGCGTTCTTCGACGCGTACGTCAACAACACGGGCCACGCGGCCGAGGGATACATCCTCGAGAACGAGATGAGCGACGAGGACATCCACTACGTCGACAACTACGCCTCCACGCGCCTCCGCTTCGCGTACCTGTGGAAGGCGCGCGGCCTGTTCCGCGAGACCGCCGACCGCATCGACGCCGGCGACATGGGCGAGGTCTCGGACTTCAACGACAACGTCATGACCGCCCTCGAGCGCGTCGTGCAGCGCGGCCGCCAGGTCAAGGCGTCGTCCTCCCAGGAGGCGCAGGACTTCACCACGGGCCGCTCCTCGTTCGAGGCCGCGATCCGCTCGACCCACGCGGCGCGCAACAAGCCCCAGTCGGTCGTCCGCACGGGCGTCCGCCTGCTGAACGACATGCTGGGCGGAGGCTACGAGGGATCCCGCGTGTACGTCCACTTCGGCCGCTCCGGCGACTGGAAGTCGGGCATGCTGATCTCGGACGCGATGTGGGCCTGCGACCCCCGGTTCAACCCGGAGTTCGTGACCAAGGACCCGACCCGCAAGCCGGCCGTCCTCTTCGTCACGATGGAGAACGACGTCTACGAGACGATCGAGCGGATGCTGTCGTTCGCGCTCGGCTCGCACATCGACCTCCGCGGCTCCAACGTGGACGACATCGTGCGAGCCATGGACAACGCGTTCTCCTCCGAGACGTGCCGCTTCGTGTTCAAGTACCGCCAGTCGCGCTCGATCAGCACGGCCGACCTGGAGGCCATGATCCACGACCTGTACATGGAGGGCTACGAAGTAGTCATGATCGTGCAGGATTACATCAAGCGGATCAAGGCCGTGGAGAACTTCCGCGACCAGCGCCACCTGGAGCTGGGCGCCGTGGTCGACGAGTTCAGCGGGATCGCCAAGCGCTACTCGATCCCGGTGGTCACGGGCATGCAGCTGAACCGCGAGGCGTACGTCAAGTTCGAGCAGGCGATCGCCTCCGGCAAGATGGACGCGGTCAAGTCGCTCGGCGCGTCCAACGTGGGCGAGTCGATCAACGTCTACGAGAACGCCGACTGCGTCATCTTCCAGGGCCGCGTGACGAGCGAGGCGCTGGACCAGCTGTTCCTGACGGTGCGGCTCGGCAAGATGCGCGGCAAGCGGAAGGCCGGCCTGGACTTCTTCGGCCAGCCGTTCGACCGCGACGCCAACGGCGACATCAACGAGATGAAGCTGTACGAGGATGCGCACCTGCCGCCGAAGCTGTGCCGGGGCATGCGCGAGCTCAGCGACGCGGTGAGCAAGGAGTACGACGCCAACGCCGCCCGTGGGGACGCAGACGAGGGGGCGCCGACCGGCGGAACCACGCGCGACGACCGCAGAGCGGACCGGAGCGCCGCCGCCCTGCAGGGCACCTCGGGGCCAGGCAGGACCGGGGCGAGGGGTGGCCGGAACGCTCCGCCTACGCGCAGAGGCGGACCCGCAGCCATCCCGGAGGTGGCCGGCGACGCCACCATGCAGGAAGTGCCGGAGCGTGGCCAGGACGGCCTCGGGCTGAGCGGACTGTAACACCGATGACGGATAGGCCACCCGGCCTATCCGTCGTCTTTACCAATAACGATGAGGGAGAAGAGCATGAGTATCGGCAGGGAAAAAGTAGACCAGTTCATAGAGCACATCGTCGCGTCGGGCAAGGCCCTCGGGATTTCGCTCAGCCACGAGGACTGCCAGGGCGCGTTCCGAATCGTGCCCTACAGCGAGCGCGCGGCGGCCCACCTGCGCGCGGCTAGTATTTCGCTGCTGCAGAAGGAAGCGACGGCCGACACGCCCGTCCTGATCGTTGCGTTTTCGGTGAAGAACAAGGTCGTGACGAACGATGGCATCTACGCAGTCAGGGTGCCGGCCAAGGTGCTGCAGCTGCTGGCCAACGGTAGCGAGCATCCGGACCCCTGGATCCAGAAGTCGATGGACCTGGCGGATGCCGAAACGTCTTACTCGATCAGCCTCGGCATGACCTACGACGAGAACTCCGAGTGCTTCGCCGAGCTGAACGATTGGCTGATCGGTCAGCCAACCGCGGGCAACAAGTTCCTCAAGAACTTTGGCGCCCTCCCCGAGCGCGCACTGCTCTTCATCGACCCCGACCCGAAGCTCAGCATTCGTCAATGGATGGAGCAGAACGGGCTCCTCCGTAACAGCTACACCACCTTCGGCATTTGCAAAGAATGGAACTGACATGATTCAAGGAACCACCGGTGAAGTGGCGCAAAGCCCCACCATCCCCGACAACGAAATGATCCCGCTGCACGTCCCGATGAAAATGCAGGAGATCGCCAAGCAGGAAGGCCGCAGCATCCACGCCATGCTCGGCCCGACCCCCGAAGGCAACCCGCGCGGCACCCTCGACTACCGCATTCGCCCCGAGGACTGGCCCGTCTTCGTGCCGGACCCGAAGCAGGCCGCCGCGCACGCTGCGTACTACGACCGCGTGGTCACGCTGCTGACCCATCTGGAAGACATCATGCCGGACGGCGCGTGGGACCTCATCGAGCCGCAGAAGTGGGCCGGCGCCGTCACCCCGTTGGAGCACATCCAGGAACCACCGCGCGCGTTCTTCGCCGCGCTGGCATCGAGCTGCCCGCAGGAGATCGCGGCGTTCGAGCAGTTCGCCCTGGACCGCCGCTACGACATGGCGATGCACCCGCTGCACTACCTCTTCCTGCACCGCGAGACCTACGCGGCGCGACAGGGCTGGAAGGCCGCGCTCGAGTACGCCCGCCGCGAGACGAAGGCGAACGGCGGCCACTACCTGCACATCTTCGCGGACGGCGACTCCCACACGATGACGCACTCCGAGGACGCCGCGCATGCGCCCGTGCCGTTCGACCTCGATCTGGCGGCGAACGGGCTGACCCGCGATCAACTGGTGGAGATCATCGTCAACACCATCGATTCCGTTTCGATCGACTTCAGCCGCATGGAAACTCCCGAAGAAGTCATGGCTAAGTTCTTCGACGAGAGCACTCTCTTCTGCGACAACGCCGCAGTCATCCCGATCTCCCGCTATGCGGAGTTGTGCGCGGCGGCCAAGATCGCTGGTAGCGCAAATGGAGAAACCGGTGAGGTAATCGATGCGTTCAACGAGATGGTGAAGGAGGCCGCCGTGCGCGTGTATCGCCTCCCCACCCCCGACCTTGGAGATCAAGAATGACCTTCGTCCACTACCTGCACGCGTTCTCCGACGACGTGCTGCTGCACGACACCATTCCGCGCGGCGTCCTCGCCGGCCCGCCTCTGGTCAGCGACTGCGCGGCTTTCCTGGTGACCGCGGAGGTCATCGATCGGTTGGCCGTCGGCCTGCTCCAGGGTCGCACGCTCGTGGCCCAGGACGTTCAGGGTGTCATTGAGGAGATCTTCCAGATCTCCGGCGTCCGCCTGACCCACGTCGCCGTGATCCCAGGTCAGTACTACAAGGCCAACTGCGCCTCGGCGTGGGCCGTCGTCGAGGCCTGCGCTGCAAAGGGAATCGATCCGAGCATGTCGCCGTCCGTGTCGGCCAATCCGGAGTCGCGCGACTACGCCGCCGGGGTGGTCCGGGCCTACAATAAGCTCATCAAAGAGGTTGCCACCCGGGTGGTGGCGCTATGAGCGAATACTACGCTTACGCATATGGACCGTTCGGCGGCCTGCTGCATGCCGGCAGGGAACCGGTGGACCTGTCCACCGACTCGTTCCTCGTGATCCCACGGCCGAACGACTTCGCGGTGACGCCGCACGTTCTGGTCTTGCTGGCGGGCACGATGGGAGGCCAGAACGAGAGCAGCGTTAAGATCGAAGGCAACCTGTACGCAATGAGCGCCTCCGATGTACTCCTCAAGATCAAGGAAGCGACGGGCGAGCTGCTGACCCACATCGTGCTCATCCCTATGGAGCACCACGTCGGAATGCAGTACGCGGCGCAGATGGTGCGCAACATCGGCAATTCTGAGCCGATAGCCCTCGGAGCCGCGCTGAGCGGGTTCAACGAGCTCGCCCGTTCGCTTGCGGTGAGAGTCATCGAACTTGATGGGATCCCGTCATGAGCGCCTCCGACGAGCTGTGGATCCAGCAGACCGTGACGAGCGCCCTCGAAGCGGCCGACAACGTGATCAAAGCGAACTTCCCTGAGCTCTTCGGCAACACGGGCACCGATCCCGTGAACCTCACGCCCGGGGCCAAAGACCTGGAGGACCTGCGTGCGATGTACCACGAGGCGCTCGTCCAGCGCCTGCGGTACGGCATCTGGATCTCGACGCCGTAGAAACGGACCATGCCCGCGGAGGGCATGGTCGTCTCTTTTTTTTCGCTACGCGAACACCTTGCGGACTGTCAGGTCCTCCAGCGTCGGGATGCCCTTCTTGTCGGCGGCCGCGGCGCGCTTCTGCCCCATCGCCAGCATCGCGAGCAGCTGGCCCGTGTAGCCCGACGTGACGTACTTCAGCTTGGGGCCGCGGAAGTCCGCCCGGGTGCGGGCGCCGTTGATCCGCATGAGGATCGCCCACAGCTCGTGGGTGTCGTACAGTTCGCTGGACATCTTGTCCGGCAGGAAGTCGTACTGGGTGCCGAAGTCGTCCGTGCTGACCATGGTGTCGAGCAGCGAGTCGATGCCGGACATCTCCCACTGGGGGTCCGTGATGGTCGTGGCGCCGACGACCAGCTGCTTGTACTGGCGGCCGATCTCCAGTGGGTTCTTGGCGGCCAGGGCCACCTCGTCGACCAGGTCCGGGCTCGTCGAGTCGTACTGGGTGAAGATGCCCATTTCCTATGCTCCGGTCAGGTTTTCATGAAGTCCTTGATCTGCAGCTGCAGCATCAGGGGGTCGAGGAACGTCGGCTCGCGCCAGCGGAAGGGCCAGTCCGGCCCGTTCACGGCCTCGCGGTTCGCCAGGTCCTCGAAGAAGACGACGCGCTCCTTCGTGATGTCGAAGAGGCGCATCATCGGCGTGATCAGGTTGTTCGCCAGCACGCGCCACAGCCGCCGCTCCACGTTCTCCACGGAGTAGTTCTCCTGGATCACCACCAGGATCGCGTCCATGTACTGCACGGGCAGCACGCCGGCCGCCACCGCCTGCTGGAGGAACCAGCTCTTGTTGGTCAGCGGACATCCAACGTACATGACGTAGTCGTCCTCCAGGTACTCGGCGAAGTAGTGCATCGGCAGCTGGCTGTTGCGCGCCAGCGGACTGCGGCTGTAGAACGTCTGCACGCGCTTCCACGTGTAGCTGGTGTTGCCGCCGCCCCAGATTGCCGGGTCCAGCGTGGTGTGCAGCGGGACCAGGCTCTCGATCTGCGCCACGATGATGTGCCGGCCCTGCCGGCGGTACGTCTCGTCGGCCCGCATCAGCGGGATGGACTCGTTCAGTGCTTCTTCCATTGCCGCTCCTAGTCGCTTTCCAGTATGGACCCCGTGGTCACCACGTAGGGTCCGCCGGCCGAGCACACCCCGACGTCGCCGATGCGGTGCAGCTGGCTGTCGTTGATGGTCGCCATACCGCCGGTGAGCGCCACGGTTGGGTGGCCGCAGGACGCCGCGCCGATGGAGCCGACGTGGCACGCCTGCCTGCCGTCGATCTCGAAGGTTGAGTCGCCCGTCGCCAGGATGACGACGTACGGACCCCTGACCGGACAGACACCCGCCCCGATGTCGCCCACGCACGCTACTTTGCTGCCCATGTCAGCCTCCCACAATTTTCACAGACGGCGCCTTGATCGTGACGCTGCTCTTGCCCTTGACCGTGACGTCCGATCCCTCCACTGTGGCCGCGCCGCCCGCCTTGACGGAGACCGTTCCCCCGGCGCTCACGGACGCGTTGCCCTGGGCCGAGACCGACACGTTGCCCTTGGTCGCGGTGGTGAGGTCTCCCTCGTTGGTGATGGACACGTTGCCGTTGTCGTTCAGCACGGCGCGGGACTTGCCCGTCTGCGTGCTGATGCGGATCTCGCCCGAGTTCTCGTCCAGCTGCACGAGGTGGCCCTTGCCGGTCTGCAGCACGATGCCGGACTCGGCCGCGTGGCCGATCGACAGCGTGTGGCCGTTGGCCCATCGGATGACGAAGCTGTTGGAGTTGTCGTTGTTGTCGACGGCGATGATGTTGCCGCTGTCGTACTCGGCGATCACGTGGATGTCCGTGCGCTTCTTCGGGTCGTGCCAGTTCGCCAGCGTCTCCTGGAGGTTGACGCCCTTGCCGAGGTTCGACCCGGCGATCGCGTCGCCGTTGATGGTCGGGCTGAACGGCAGCCACCTGCAGTTGTTCGGGTCCTCGTTCTCGAAGTAGACCGTCACCATGGTGCCGACCTTCGGGATGCGGTGGGAGCCGCCCGCGTTCTTCGACTTGGAGCCGTTCTCGACCAGCCACGCGGTCGGCCTGGCCCAGATGAAGTTGTCGCCCTTGACGTGGCTCGGCAGCTTCAGCTCCTTCCCGTTGGCGAAGAGGCCGGGCGGGATGACCAGCGTCTGCGGCGTGGGGGCCTCGAGCGTGTTCGGCACCTCGGTGATGAGGGAGGCGATGAACACCCCGAGGCGACCGTCCATCATCGCGTCGTCGTTCTTCACCACCCTGCCCCGCATCAGTCCGGCGAAGCTGAGATTCCGAACCTGGCCCTGATGTGAGTTTGCCATGGTGTCCTCTTGTGTTTTGTCATCGAACTGTTGGCAACTAGTCTTTTGCGGCTCGCCGGGGTGGGAGGAGTCCCCCTTTAGGGGGGACATCCCGTCCACCGCCAGAGCGACCAGTCGCCCGCTTAACATGGGCGTGTCAGACACACAGGAGCAACAAATGGCAACAGCGCTTAGTAGTAGCGACCTCACCGAAGAGCAGCTATGGGGTATTGACAAGTTCGTAAAATGGTACAAGCACGGCCGCCAGTTCGGGTTTGACAAGCTCACCTTCAAGATGGCGGGACCAGCGGGCTCCGGCAAGTCCGCACTGATGCTCTTCGCCCTGGAGGCCGTCGGCCTGGACCCGAATGGCTCCGAGGTCGCCTCCGTCGGCTTCACCGGCAAGTGCGTCATGGTGATGCGCAACAAGGGACTCATCTACTCCAAGACGATCCACTCCAGCATCTACATCCCGGTGGACGGCGTGGACGAGCAGATCAAGGAGATGCGCAGCGCCCTGCTGAAGATGCGCGGCACGCTGTCGGCGATCCCGCTGGAGCAGCGCGACCAGGTCAACCTCCAGATCGAGATGCTGGTGGAGAGCATCCGCACGCTGCAGGAGCAGGCCAACGACGACGCGCAGTTCATCCTCAATCCGAACGGCGCGATTGCCAGCATGAAGCTGGTCGTCTGCGACGAGGCCGGCATGGTCGGCGGCAACCTGGCCAAGGACCTGGAGAGCTACGGCGTCCCGGTCCTGTACCTCGGCGACCAGTTCCAGCTCGGCCCGGTCACGGACGGCGACGAGGGAGACTCGGTCTTCTTCGACGGGCAGAACAACCCGCTCCCGGTCGATCACCAGCTTACGGAGATCCACCGGCAGGCCGAGGGCAGCCCGATCATTCGCTACTCCCGCGCCCTGCGCGAGAACCGCACCGACGAGCTGTCCTTCATGGGCAAGATGGTGGGCGACGGCGGCTCCACGTTGATCCGCGTTCCCCGGTCCCAGCTGAAGATCGAGCACATGGCCCGCGCCGAGCAGATCGTGGTCGGCAAGAACGCCACGCGCCACATCGTGAACGCCAACGTCCGGGACTTCCTCGGCCGCGACGACCCGTACCCGGTGCCGGGCGACAAGGTCGTGTTCCTGAAGAATAACAAGGAGTACGACGTCGTCAACGGTATGCTGGGAGTGGTCGCCGGCAACTACTACGATTACAACGAGCGCGCTCAGTCCTTCAAGATCGAGGTCGACCTCGAGGACGGCCGCCGCATCATCGCCCCGGTGCTGGTGCCGTACTTCCAGGACCCCGGCAACCAGGACGCGTTGTACGAGGCCCCGGGCTGGGCGCGCAAGAAGTGCCTGCACATGGACTACGCCAATGCGCTGACGTGCCACAAGGTGCAGGGCTCGCAGTACTACAGCGGCATCGTGCTGAGCGAGCCGCTCGGCAAGACTGCTGAGATGCGCCGCCGCTGGGAGTACACGGCGCTGACGCGCTTCGAGCAGAACGCCATCCAAGCCGTATAAGGAGAACCACATGGCAGTAGTGAAATACAAGATGGGCACCGGCATGAAGCTCAAGGACAAGTGGGTGCTTCCAGCACCCCGCGTCACGGGCAGCCTCTGCGACTGGGTGCCTCGCCTCGTGACCAAGGAGGCGCAGAGCCGCGTGTACTTCGAGATCGACAGCCAGTTCCCAGTCGATGGCGAGGGATCGCCGTTCAAGGCGACCAAGGCGGAGAGGTGGGTGGCGAAGGCCGGCCTGGTTTACATCTGCGACACGCGGGACGAGGCCTTCCACGCAATCGCCATCGCCAAGGAGCTGCATGCGGCCATCGGGCGCGTGTCTAAGTCCCTGAGCGAGCTTGCCGACAGCAACATTCTCAAGATCTAGAAGGGCTAGTATGAACGACGTAGTCACAAGGGAGAGAACGACGATTGCAACCCGTCGTCGCCACGAGAACATGCGCAAGCTCTTGGAGCGGCTGAGCGAGGGGGAAATGGATGCCGTAGACGCTGCCATGATCCTTGGATTCACCCCCTCCGGCGTTCGCAAGTATCTCGTGGATATGGTGGATGCCGGGGTGATGGTGGTCCTGCGCCACGATGGCGCCAACGGGAAGTACCCTGGCCGAGCGATCTACTGTCTCAATGTGGAGAACCAGCGCGCCATCGCATCGTTCCGGGAGCTGCTGGACTCGGCGCCGCCTCTGGTGGAGCCCACCGCTGTATCGCCCACCAATCAGGCGCGGCCTACCGTGCCGGGGTCCACCATACACACGATGGACTACGATGCGCGGTACTCGATCAGAACGGACACAACCGTTCCCGCACGCGACGCCACGGTGGCGCTGATCTTCGGCGCTCCGCCCGTGCACGACAGCGATCCTCTCGTGTGGGTGCGCACTCCGAAGTGGGAGCCTCCGAAGGCCGCGTGGCCTGACCCTAAGAAGATCGGGAAAGAGCCATCGACCAAAACCGATGAAGAAGATGAGAACGAAAAGGAGGATGCAGCATGAGCAACGAGCAGTACGTCCTTCCGCCGTCGCTGAGCGTCCTGACTCCCATGGACGAGCTGCGACGGCTGCAGTTCGCCATCGGGCGCGCCTGCCAGGCGCTGGAGGCGATCGCAAAGATGACCGCGCCCCAGCTGGTGACGGTCATGACCCCCTCCGGCCCGCAGATGATGGCCGCTCAGGCCGTCGAAGCCTACGTGGCGATCGACGAAATCAACCGCGCGAACGGCTACGCGCCAGAGGTGGCGCCTGCGGGGCAGCCTGACCCGCCACAGCCCCCTAGTCCCCCGCGCTGGACCCCTACCGTGGTCCAATGAATCGCAACGCCCCTGCACTGCCCTGGTGCAGGGGAACCCAAAAGAGAGGAGCAACACCATGCCGTCCAACTTCACCCACCACATCCTGTCCGACCAAGGCACCACGCTCGCCGCAATGGTGACACGCTTCGCACACGCCTTCTACAAGGGGGGCGCCGACAACATCGACGCTCCTCTGGCATCGATCTCCGTCCCGCCGCACTTCTACACCGAGCGCGAGGAGGCGAAGGACCGCCTGGACCGCGCTCTGGCCTTCGACGACGCGACGTGGGCCGAGAAGGCCGCGACCAACGGCGCCGAGTACATCCGGTACTACACGGACGCCAAGGCGTACAAGGCGGCCGTGCGCGCTCGCTACGAGGCCATGGTCGCGCGTGTCGAAGACTGGACGCCGCCGAGCCAGAACCACCAGGCGCTGAAGGACTTCATACTTGCTCACCTGGCTGAGTGCATGGACGTCGACTGCCCACTGGGCGAGGCCGAGCAGTACGACGAGATGATCGAGAAGGCCAAGTTCGAGATCACCGGCCCCGAGCTGAAGGCGCAGTACCTGGAAGCCGCGCGGAAGGACTTCGACCGCCGCGACGAGCAGCTGCGCCTGCGCGTGGCCGAAGTGACCATGGCCAACGGCTGGATCGAGCAGCTCCAGGAGAATCTGGAAGCGATCGGTTCGGAGCCGGAGCTGCCGCCGCTGCCGAAGCTGGTGCCGAACGTGGGCGCAATGGCCGAGGTCGATAAGTGACCCCGGTCGAAGAAGCGGCACTGCGCGCCGACAATGAGCGCCTGAGAGCGCAGGTGGGCGAACTTCTCGGCGTCATGGAGACGCGCCGAAAGATCGGCCGGGACCAGGAGACGACCATCCAGGACATGACGCGCGCCCTGCACCATGTCACGTCCAACCACGAAACGCGCGTCAAAGCAGCCAGGGTGCTCCTCGAGCGCCTCGATGTTCCGCTGGAGCGCGTTGCCGCCTACCGCGAGTACCTGGCAGCGCTGACCGCGCTGGCAACGATCAGGGAGGCGGATATCATCGTCGGTGACGGCGGCGACGAGGAGTGGACCGGGACGCCCGAGCAACTGAAGGTGTTCCGCGAGCAGTGGATCCGCGCCAACGCATCCGCCATCGTGGAAGGCATGGGCGAGGGCCATGCGGAGGTGATGCAGTTCCTCCTCGATCGCAACGAGGAGATCATGTCGCAGCTTCGTCGACCGTTGCGCAACATCTTCCAGGGCCGAGTGGCCCCGTTCGCGTTGCCACTGGCGAACAATGGTCAGATGGTGATCGATGCCAACTCCGAGCTGGTTGGCGGTTTCGAGGCCGCCACGGCGGATGAGACGGCCTGGATCATCAATTCGGTGAACGGCATCGCCCGCCTTGCGCGGATCGAGATCCAGTTGGCTAAGCCCTGCGACACCACGCACAGGGCGCGTCTGGAGAACGAGCGGAACCGCATCCTCTTCGGGAGCGAAGCGGTCCCAGCCGAGTAAGCAGTGAGAAGGCCCATGCCCGAGAGGGCATGGGATCCTTCATTTTTTTTTTACTGAGCCGGCGCTTCTGGCACCGGAACGGCTTCGGCCACTGCCAGCGCCTCGGCGGTCGCGGCGACCACTGCAGCGCCGTTGGCGGCGATCTCGGCGGTCGCGGACGACTGGTCCTTCAGGGCTTCGGCCGCATCGATCGCAGCCTGGGCCGCTGCGGCCTGCTGTTGCAGCAGCTGCTGGCGGGCCATGCCCTGCGCGTTCAGGTCGGCCATGGCCAGCTGCTGCAGCTTCAGCGACAGCGGGTGCGGCAGCTTGTTCAGCGCGTCGGTGATGAAGTTCACCTCGGACACGAACAGGGGCACGTTGACTTGGACGTCGGGGGCTTGCTGCTGGTTTGTTTGATCGGACATGGTATCTCTCAGGTTGGTTGGACGACAACTGGCTGTTGGGCCCCAACCTTTTCCGGCAAAGACGCGGCGCGCGTGAAGACCGAGTAGAGCGTGTTCGGGTCCATGCGCCACGACTCGGGGAAGCCGACCGCTGCGGCGACGGCCTCCGAGCAGTAGTACTTGTCGCGGTCGTCGGCCACGGAGCGGAAGACACATCCCACCAGGCCCATCACGTCGTACTTCGCGCCGACGCGCTCGGCGAACCACGCCACCGCCGCGATGGCGTCGCTCTCGGTGCCGCCGATGTCGACGATGTCCCAGTGCTCAGGGATCAGGTCGACGATCTTCAGGCGGACGCCGCCGTCGCGGAAGGACGAAGAGTAGCAGATGGCCTTACCGTCGCCGGTGTAGCCGATGATCAGCTCGCAGTGGGAGTACGGGCCGCGCGTCCACCAGGACACCAGGGCGTTGAAGACGTGCGAGTTGTCCTTGTAGAATGCGACCTTCATGTGGTTCTCCTATGCGATTGTGAGGGACAGGATGTACTTGAGCTGCGCGATGGCGGTGTCGGTGGCGGCGCGCGCCGTCTGGAAGGCGACCTCGTCGTCCTCGATGAGGGCGGCGTCGCGGACGCCCTGCTTGCCATGCAGCCGAGCCACGCGGATGTTGATCAGCGCGGCGCGCCAGGCCGTCGCGGCGCCCAGGATGTCGTCGCACGCCTCCCTCGGGGTCCAGTGCTTCGCGTCGGCCCAGCACTGGATGTACACCGGCACGTCGCCCTCGTAGTTGGCCGCCACGTACGCCTTGGCGTCGAGCTCGGCCGACTGGTACTCGACGACCCGCACGGGGTCCCCTACGATCCGGACCCGGGCGTCGTCGGCCGCCGATTCGATGGAAGCAATGAGGTCGTCGATGACACTTTTCTGGATGGTCATAGTGTTGTTTCCTTATGGAATGATGTCGGCCACGATGACCGAGCCGGCCACCACGGAGACCGAGACGCTGTTGACCTCTGTGGCGAGCTGCACCTGGAGCGGACCGGCGGTGGCGCCCGTCTGGACGGTACCGAGGATGGTCGCCATGTACGTCGTGTTGGCCGCCTCCACGCCGTTGCTCAGGACGGAGTCGCCAGAGGACGTGATCTGCCCGTAGAACGCCGAGCCCGTGCCGTCGGCGGCGCGCGGGATGGTCGCCGCCAGGGCCACCGTCGCGGACGCCGGTGCGGTCACGCCGAGCTTGACGCCAGTACCGGCATTCGTCGAAGAGAATCGCACCATCATGCTGACGCGGTAGAGCGTGTTCGCAGCGAGCTGGATCGAGAGGCCCGTCGCGTTGGCGAGGGTGGTGCTCGTGCTGGCCGTATTGACGGCGTTCTTCCCGACGACGTTCAGCAGCTGCGAGTACCGGGCGTCGCCTCGGACCTGGTTGTAGTACTGCGGGTGCGGGTCGGCGCCGCCCGTGTGGGCCAGAAGGTCGGCCTGCAGCGCGCCGTCCGTGATGCCGTAGCCTCCCAGCGTGGTAGGCTTGCCCGTCACCGCTGCGAAGGCGGGAGGCGTCACGGCGACAGACCCCGCGGCCACGAGCCGGCCCTTGCCGTCGACCGTGAAGGTCGGGATCTGGGTGCCGGAGCCGTACGCGCCCGCGGCCACGGCAGTGTTGGCCAGAGTCAGCGCGCCCGTCGCGTTGGCCGAGCCGTCGAAGTTCGTCGTCCAGGCGGCGTCGCCCGTGATCGACAGGGAGCGGACCGAGCTGAGCTTCGTGGCGGTGTCGGCGTTGCCGGTCACGGCGCCCGTCACGTTCCCCAGCAGGTTCGCCTCAACCACGCCCACCGCGCCGGAGAACACCTCGCCGGCATTCACGGCGTCCGGGATGAAGGTCATGCGACCGGTCGAACGGTCGAAGCCGAAGAAGCCCGTCTTGGCCGCGCCGTTGTACCATCGGTACTCGATGCCGCGGTCCTTGCCGTCGTCCACGGTGAGCGCAGCGGTGCCACCCAGGGTCATCACCGGATCCGCCAGCGTCACAGTGGTCGCGTTGACCGTGGTCGTCGTTCCGTTGAATGTCACCGGACCTGTGAAGACGGTGGAGCCGGAGACGGTCAGCGCCGCGGCGGTGAGGTTGCCCGCCGTTACCAGGCTGGCCGAGCCGGCCCACGTCGACAGCGCGGTGTTCTCCACCAGACCCAGGCCGACCGCTGCCTTGTCCAGCGTCTGGAACGTCTTGTCACCGCGGTAGTACTGCGCGGCGCTCCCGGCGACGATCAGGCTCTGCGCGTCGGTGATGCCGTAGCCGCCCAGAGTCGTCGGCTTGCCGGTCAGGGTCGAGAAGGCGTGCGCGTGGCCCAGGAGCGAGACGTCCACGCCGTCGACCTGCAGGGCGCTGCCCGAGTCGGTGATGCCGCGGCTGCCGACCAGCACCTTGCTGGTGTGCACCGAGTCCGTCGAGATGGAGTTGCCGAACAGCAGGAAGGCGCTGCCGGACTGGGCCGCGCTGAACGTCAGGTTCGTCTGGTTGTCGGACACCACGGTGACGGCCATCGGCGTCAGCGGATTGCCGGCGCCATCGCGCACGGCGATGGTCGGCGTCCCGGCGGTGTTCAGGCCGTGACTGATCTGCCACAGCGTCGAGGCGACGGCCTGGAAGTGGGGGTACTGCGGGGTCTCGGGGCCGGCGGGGACCGCCACCTTGAGGCCGGACGAGATGCGGCCGATCCAGATGCGGCCGTTGTACAGGGTGACGTCTCCGTCCTCTACCTGCGGCAGCGCCGCTACCGGCTTGATGCCGAGGCCCGCGCGTAGGGACATTTTTGTGCGCGCGGTCACGCCGGGATTCGTCATGTTCTTCTTCCGTTCGTCGTTGGTTCGTGGGGTCCGCGGAGGCTCGGCGGTGAGAGGAGGTCCATGCCGCGGACGGCATGGACCTCATATGCTGCAGGTTATTGCTCAACGATGTGTTCGTAGAGCGGCGCGTCGGGCTCGATCGCGTAGATGTAAGCTTTTTCTTTTCGGATCTTGCCGTCCTTGACGACGTCCGGATGGCCGAATGCAGCTTTACGACTGAACTCCACGTGGACGCACTCCAGGCCCGGGATCTTCACCGGCACGATGCCGACGTCCAGCAAGGTCTTCGTGAAGTACGCATCCTCTCCACCCAGCGGGTTCTCAGCCGAGCAGATGAACCAGCGACCGTCGTACGGCTGCAGGCCGAAGGCGGTGGCGCGGTCGGTGCGCAGGTGCACGAAGACGCTGCGGTGCACGAACATGCAGCCCGTGGCCACGGTCACGATGCCGCCGGCGGCATCGAACACGCACGCCGGCTCGAAAGTGCGCTTCTTCAGCGGGTACTCACCGAAGAAGACAGGCGACGTCGGATTGGCGCGCAGCGCCTCCAGCCACAGGTCCAGCGCGTCGGTCGGGAAGAGCACGTCGTCGTCCATGAAGAGCAGCCACGCGTCGTCCACGCCCTGCGTCTTTGCCAGAAAGTCCTCCACCAGGGCGTTGCGCGCGACGTCCACGGGCAGCTCAGCCACGGCGCCGCGGATTGGTGCGAAGATACGTGTCTTCTGGTCGATCGTGTTGAAGCCGACGAGGTGTGGGTTGGCCGCGTGGCGGAAAGGGGTAGCGAAGTAGAGAGGGATCATGGCGTGTCCGTGATTCGTTGAAAGGAGGGGCCGAACGGCCGCAATGGACCGTTCGGCATCCTTTGGAGCTGCGGCTGCTACGACATGTTGGCGAATGCGCAGCCAGAGTAGCGTGCAACGGACAGGTTGGCGCTGACGATCGATTGTGCATCGGTCGCAAAGGTCAATCTATCGATCCGCGTGGTGGGTACACTGGAAGCGTAACCGCCCGCCAGGTATCCGATGAGCCCCGAGGCTGATGACATTTCGTAGTAGCGCGTCTGGCTGAGAGACGCACCCGTGTTGGCGTTGGTGTCCGACGCGAACGTGAGCTTGTTGATGAGCAGCTGGCTCACGCCACCGCTCGTGTAGCCGGCGGTGGGGGACGCAAACCCGGTCGAGTAGTACCGCGTCGCCGGCAGGTTGCCGGAAAGCAGGACTGACACCTCGTTGGAAAATGCCATCTTCTCGATGCTGGAGCTACCGAAGTTACCGCCCACGGCATATCCGGCCGACGACGAGGAGAAGCCCGCCGCCTGGTAACGGCCGACGGCCATACGCGCCGTCGCGGAGCTCGGCGTGTCCGTTGAGAAGACCAGCTTGGCGAGGTAATCGTAGGTGCCGCTGGCCGCGCTCTGACCGCCGCAGGTGTACCCCGTGGTGGAGGAAGCCATCGACGAGGCCAGCTGAGTGTCTGTGAAATTCTTCACTGTTGCCATGGCCAGAACTTCCGTCGCGAAGGGCATCTTCGCGATGTTCGTCGTGGACGTGTTGTTGCCCCCGCCGACCTGGTAGCCCGCTGACAGCGAGGCGAAGCCGTTCGTGTCGTACGCCGCCACAAGGCCGACGCCGCCGGCCAGCCCCGTCACGACCTCGGTGGAGAACTGCAGGCGATCGATGTAAGTCGAATTACCGGTGGCTGCCGCGCCCGACGTTGCATACATCGCTTGGCCTGTGGACACGTACGGAGTGGAAATATTGATGTCTACCTGAAAATCGGTAGCGCTGATGGCTACACCCATCTTCACCACAGCGGCCCCGGGCACAGCCGAGAGACCGCCCGCGTCGGCCATATAGTACGTGGCACCGCGCGTAAGTCCGCTCAACCCCGTCACATGTCCCAAGAGCGTGATGGTGCCGGAGCCGGAGTACACGCCGGACGGGCGCGGTGTGTCCTTGGTGGCGATGGCCCAGGTGCTGCCTGCGATCTTGTACATCGGCTGGCCCTGCACCGGCGTGCCTTGGTAGCTGACGCCAGAAAGCACAACGGCGTCGCCAGAGGCGGCGGAACCGCCGCCGTTCCACAGTTTGTAAATCGTCATATCAGAGTCCTTCGATCATGGCGACCCACTGCTGGGCGCGCCGTTTCCACGTCTGTCCCGCCATGGAGGTGCGGGCCTTGTCCTGCATCGCCCGGAGGCGCGCACGGTCCGCCAGGATCGAGACGGTCGTGGCGACGAACTCCTGCGCATATCCCTTTGTTCCAGGGTGGCCGTCGATGAGCTTGCCGTTGGTCCCGTCCACTTGCTCGTTCAGCGCGCCCAGGTCGGTGGCCACGACTGCGCAGCCCGAGGCGAGGGACATCATGGTCGCCGTGCAGCTGGACTCGACGAAGTCGGTCGGGTAGAGGTGTAGGTCCATGCCCGCCAGCGAGGCCATGAGATCCCTCTGACACACAGGGCCATGCAGCTCGGCGCCCACGCGCTTCGCCCGGTTCCAGAGCCACTGGTTCTCGGCGTCGCCCCCGCCGTAGATCTGGTTGCCGGTGCGCAGGTGAAGGCGGGCCTCCGGCACGGCGGCCTGGATGGCCTGCCACGCGTCGAGCAGATACACCAGGCCGCGGTACGGCATGGAGTGGTAGGTGCAGTGCAGCAGCCCGTCGCCCTCGGGGCGCTCGACCAGGAACCGGTCGTCCACGCCGTTGCGGATGACGTGCAGCTTGTCGCGCAGATGCGGCTGGCGCTGGATGCGCAGCTGGCTCTGCACGAAGTCTGACACGAGCACGATGGCGTCGATGCGCTCCGAGACCGCTCCGCCTGTGTCGTTCAGCAGGTGCTCCGACGCCGGGTGCTGCATGACGTCGTGGCTCCAGAAGACGACTTTGCCGAAGTTCGACCGATCGATTGCCAGGACGGCGCCCGCGTCGCGCACGGACACGAAGACGTCGCCGGAGAGGCGCTTCATGTCGACGGAGGCGGCGGGGATCACCTCGACACCGTCGGCGAACTCGTACGTCGGGCACTTGGCCACGACCGTGACCTGGTGGCCAAGCAGCGCGAGCTCACGCGACAGGGAGATGACGGACGACTCGGTCCCGCCCAGCGGGTGCGTCTCGAGGGAGCGCATGCCGAACGGGATGGAATCGCAGTGAATGATGATGTGCATGACGATCCTAGGTTAGCCGCCGTTGTTCGCGAAGCCGGTATTGTCGACGGTCGACGTGGATGTGACTTGTGCACCGAGGATACTCCAGGTGCCCTCGGTGGCGAAGCTCATCTTGTAGAGCGACGAGGCTTGCTGTCCGCCCGCGGCGTATCCAGTCAGGCTGTTGCCGAAGGACGCCGGACCACCGGTGAGCGGTTGAGGCACACCTGGGCCGATAGCACTGGTAACAAGGGTCGCATAGACAAACTTGTCAACCCGAGTTCCCACGGCAGAGGCGCCGCCGCCGGTGTAACCAGTGGTAGACGAATAAGCGATCGGACCCTGGCGGCCACCCTGCGACACCAGCGTCGAACCGAGGAGGCTGGGGGTGTTTGTGGCGAATGGAAGCTGGACGATGTACGAGATGCCCTGGCCTGTATTCAGGTCGAAACCGCCAGCAAACCATGCATTTGCCGAGTTCGCAAAGCCGGCACCCCACGTGGCATTCTGCGAGATCAGAGCACCGTTCAGCGTGCTGACCACGTCATTGCTGAAGGTCAGAACCTTGATGGAGGTGTAGATATTTGGATTCCAGCCGCCGGCAATGTAGCCGGCCGTAGGACTCATGCATCCAGAAAACGCGGCATAGTGGCCGGGCGCAGCCTGACTGGCGATCAAGGCGCTCACGTCCGTGGAGAACGCCAGCTTGTCGATGGACGACTTGTAGTCCTGTCCGCCGTCGACAACGTAGCCGGCCACCGACGAGGAAACCGCGCTGGCATAGTAGCGGCCTGCGGTGGCTTGGGTGCCAATACGCGCGTTCACTTCGGTGGAGAAAGGCATCTTGTCCAGGTAACCACTGGCGTTCGACGGGCCGCCCTGTGCGGTGTAGCCCGCCACGCCAGTCGGATTCGAGCTGAAGAACTCGATGTCCAGCAACAGCTCGGTCGCACTGATCGCGGTGCCGATGCGGGTCTGGATGGAGCCAGGCGAAAGGCCGATGCCGCCGCCGTCCAGCAGCCAGTAGGATGCGCCGACCGACAGGGCGCTGAAGCCAGGAACGCGACCACCGAGGTAGACATTCGACCCGGCTCCGGAGCCGGCGGAAAAGCCGCTCGGACGCGGTGTGGACGAGGTGGCCAACTTCCAGATGCCGGTCGCGTTGTCCATGTAGACAGGCTGGCCGCTGCCTTCGGTGTTCTGGCCTGTCAGAATCAAAGCGTCGCCGCTGGCGGCAGCAGCCGATGGGCCATTGGTGTAGGTCGTCATTCTTGGACTCCAGGTTGTGGCCCGCTCGTGGAAACGAGCGGACCGTGGGTGTTGGTTAGGTGAGTCGCGGCGCTTCAGGCGCCGATGGTGCGCTGAGCTTCAGCACCGGCTTGTCGAGAAGACCGCTCTGCTCCAGGAGCTGTGGGTCCATGCCGAGGCCCTGCATGAATGCGGCGCGGCCCTCCGGCTCCATCTGCGTGATCGCGCGCATGATTTCCTTGTCGACCTGGTGACCGGTCTTGATGCCGAACAGCGTCAGACGCGCATCCTCCAGGAATCGCTCCGACCAGTAGCCCTTCTCGGCCACGTCGAAGGTGATGCCCTGGGCTTCGAGGGCCTGCACCTCGGGAATGACCTTGGCGAGCGCGTTCTCGAAGGTTTTTTTCTCCGCAAACGCGTCATCCAGCATCTTGGCGCCTTGCTGGCGGCCGACGTTGATCTCTTCGATCTCCAGCCGGAGTTTGCTGATCTTGATCTCCGCGTCGCGCGTGTCGAATTTGTCGAAGTCGCCTTTTGCCATCTTGTGCTCCAGGCGGTCGATCTGGTTCTGCTTGTCGTCCAGGTCCAGCGCGGTCTGGGCCTGCTTGTTCTGGCTGCCGATCAGCGTGTAGCACAGCTGGTCGTACTGCAGCAGGATCTGGCGCAGCTGGCGGTGGGGCGTGCGGTGCTGGTTCACCAGGAACTGCTCGGTCTGGTACTTCGACTGGCCGAACGGCACCAGGGCCAGCAGATCGGCGTAGCGGACGCTGGCCGTGTCTTCGACGGTGACGATGGAGAGCTGCTTGCTGTCTTGGGTGGTCATTTCCGGATCTTTCTGCTGTGTGTTTTTGTGGGGCGCTACAATGGTACGTTCGATCCCTCCGGTTGGAAGCTCCGGAGGGGCCGAAGTGCTACGACAGGTTGGCAAACATGAACGGCGATACGCGGCCCAGCACGAGCTGCGCGGTGCTCAAGGCGACGGTGTCACTTACGAAGGCCAGTTTGTTCAAGATGGTTCCGCCGGTGCTGCTACCCATGATGATGTAGCCAGCAGTGCTTGATGCTGTCGCACCGCCCGACGACGTGGCCGTCAATGCGGCGGTTCCCACGTTCACGGTTGCAGCTGTGTCCGTTGCAAACGTCAACTTGTTCATCAGCGTGCTGTTCGGAGAACTATTCGAGTGGTAGTAACCTGCGACCAGCGAGCTACATGCCGACAGGACTGAGCCGGAACGGGTCATGCTGCTGGCGTTGTTCGTGGTGGTCTCGGTAGAAAACACCATGCGATCGATGCTCGAATATTGCCCCGAACCATCCGCCGTCTGGCCGCCGCCGGAATAGGCTGCCGTGCTGGACTGCGTGCCAGCATCCAAAAGACGAGCCTGTGCGCCAGCTGCTGACAGCAGCGCTGTCACCTCCGTGGAGAACGGCATTTTCGCGCGGTTCGTCGACTCGGTGACGACAGTGCCCTGGCCGCTCAGCGTGTAACCTGCGGACGAGCTCGATGCAGATGCGCCGTTGCTGTTGCACGAGTTGCTGTTGCGACCGGCGATCAGCGCGTACACTTCCGTGGCGAACGGCATCTTGTCCACGTACGTCAGATTGGCCACGCCGAAGCCGCCGGCCACGTAGCCCGCCGAGGACGACACGTGCGACATGCCGTTGGCGCGACCGTTGGAGATCGTGACGCCCTGCGAATTGACGATCTCCGTGGCGAACGTCAGCTTCTCAGTGGTCGTGCCGCGCGTAGGCGTTTGACCAGAGTTGTAGCCGCCAGCGATGTATGCTGCCTTGCCGGCATAGGCACCCGCAGTGGCATCTGTGTCGATGTCAACCAGGAGCTCGGTTGCGCTAAAGGCGACGCCGATTTTGACCGTGGTTTGTGTGAGCGTCAGACCGCCGGTCGCCGCGAGGTAGTACATGCTTCCGATGTTTAGGCCGGAAAGCAGCGAGGCGCGGCCGAAGGTGACCACGCTGTTGGCCGACGGACCTACTACGCCCTCGGGAACGAGCGTGGCGGCCGTGGCCTTCTTCCAGGTCCCGCCGGCATCCTTGTAGGTCGGATCGCCCGGCACCATCGAGACGTCCACCGTCTGGCCCGTCAGGATGATCTGATCGCTGGCGCCCGCAGAAGGCGCCAGCCCCATTTTGAATGTGGTCATGGGATTAGCCCTCCACCGAAGCCACCACCGAGGTGCGGTCCTGGACGATCGCACCGGCCTCAATGCGGCACTCCGAGTACGTGACGGTGATGTCGCCGCCGCCCGGCATCCAGTTCGGGAAGGTGTTCTCGCGGGCAGGCGAGAACGCCTTGGCGATTTCGAGGGCCTCTTCGATGGTCAACGTCTGCGAGCAGAAGCTGCGCAGACCCTGGTCCGCGGCCATCTGCGCCACGGTGATGGTGCTGCCGGTGGACAGGTGGTCGTCTGGACCGTCGACCCAGGCGAGGGTGCGGCAGTCCTGGCCGTTGTAGTGGCGCGAGAAGTGCTCGTCGGTGTTCAGCGTCTCGGTCGGGCCGAAGTTCAGCTCGAAGTAGGCGCGCGGGTCGACGTACGCGCCGCCCGGGAAGTCGGAGTTGCGGACGTACTGCGGGATGTACGTGAGGTACTGGCGGACGGTATCGGACATGTCTGTCTTCCTAGAGTTGTGGGTTGTCGGGCGCGATTACGCGGTGGTCCAGGTGCCGAAGCCGGCGACGATCGCCCACTTGTACACGCCGCCGCCGCAGTTCGTCGAGCGGATCTTGACGGTCGACAGCAGCTCGCCGCCGGTCGAGTTGGTCAGGGTGCCGCCAGCCGAGGAGTCCATGATGAACTGACCTGCGGCGGCCTTGAAGCCGATCGTCTGGTCTACGACCTTGGCGACCTCGAAGCTGGCGCCCTTGAAGCCGACGGCCGACGCGGACGGCAGCTGCAGCTGGACGGCGGCGGTCGCGCCGATGTTGTTGATCAGCTTGCCGATGTCGCTAGCCTGCAGCGTGGTGTTCGCGGTGTACGACACCTCGGTCAGCGCGGCGCCGGCCTGGGCCGAGCTCACGGCGGCGGCGATGGCCGCCTGGTCGATGTGGGTGACAATGGCCACGTCGATCGAACCGTCGAACTGCACGGCGCCGGTCACATCGCCGGTCAGCTGGATGGCGCGCGCCGTCAGCAGCTTGGCCGCTGTGTCGGCAGCTCCGCCGGCACCGCCGCCCCCGCCGTTGTAGACCAGAAAGCCGTTGGCGTCGATCGTGAACTGGTTGCCGGGCTTGACCAAGCCGGCCTGGTTCGGACCGGCGACCGGAATGGCTGCCAGTACAGCCTCCGGGGTCAGCGCGGCGGCCAGCACCTCTGGCGTCAGCACGTCGCCGATCGACGCCGGGGTCAGCACCTGAGCCAGCGACTCGGCCGAGATGATGATCTTGCCCGTGGCCGGATCGACGGCGAAACCGGCGCCCAGGTCCGGCAGGCCGACCTGCACCAGCGGCGCGACGGGCTGGTTGTCAGGACGCTTGAAGATCGCGCCTGACTCGGCGGCGATCGCGACCTCGCCCTCGGCCAGGCCGGTCGGGTACGGTTGCTGCAGGGTCGCCAGCGGCGCTTCCCAAAGTTTAAACTGGATGCGGGACATGTTGGGCCTTCGTAGTGTGAGGGTTTGTCATTGCTCGCGGAAGTCGAGCGAGAGTGAGGTCGTGTGCAGGCGAGCCCAGTCGGGCCACGTGGCCGGGTCGGTCGGGCGGACGGACAGCTGGTCGGCTGCGCCCTCGCGGAAGTCGATGCTCCCGGTCTGGGCCGCGGCCTGGCCCCAGAACTGCTGGGGCAGACTCACGGAGCCGCCGTTGCGGGCGTCCACCAGGCCGGTCTCCCCCTCGTACCTGCCGTCGAGCACGAGGCCCACGGTGTCGTAGCGGAAGTCGGCCAGCCCGCTGCCGTGGCCCTCCCGGGCGTCCAGCGAGTTGATGTACGAGATCGAGGCGGCGCCGTCGCGGGCGTCCACCAGGACCTCGGGCTGCACGCGGCAGTCGAACAGCACGTGGCCGTCCGCGCCGCCCTGGCGCCAGGGGTCGAAGTGCTCGTTCTGGCCTGGGCGGCAGTCCACCGCCACGTACGCCGTGCGGGCCGCGGCCTGCTCGTCTCGCGTCCAGAAGTAGCCCGCGCCGAAGTAGCCGGGGCGTGTCTCGGGGCGGTAGTCCAGGTGCGGCACCGGGGTCGGGTTCTCGCCGCGGTACTTGTCCACGAAGTCCACGCCGAAGCCGCCGGACGGCTGCAGCATCTCGACGAGGCGCTCCAGCGGGGTCTGCGCGACCGAGCCCTGGAGGGCGGCGGCCAGCAGGCCCGGGGGCCAGACGAAGCGGGCGCGGAACTTCAGCTCCCGGTCGTCGCTCAGACCCTTCAGGTGCACGCCGATGTTCTCGGCGACGACCTTGATGCTGTCGCCCACGCTGTCGACGTAGCCGCCCGTGGAGGCGATGCCCACGTTGTCCACCAGGCGCAGCAGGTGCTGGGCTCGCGGCAGGTCGTAGATCGCGCGCGGGTCGGTGATGGTGCCCGGCTCGTCGATGGTCAGCTCGAGCTCCTGGTCGTACGGGGCGTTCGCGATCACGAAGAGGTGGCGCTGCCCCGGAGGGATGCCCTTGAAGATCAGGTGCGGAGGCTTGGTCGGGTTGCGCCGGTTCCAGGACAGCCAGAAGTCCACGCTCGGGCGCAGCAGGCGGCCGTCCAGCCACACGTCCACGTCCTCGATGCGCGCCACCGGGGCGGGCTGGCCGTCCGGGTACGTCAGCTTCACGCGCCACACGTCGGAGGCGTCGGTGACGAGGGTCTCGTACTCGGCCTTCCAGAAGGACGCGACGTTGACGACGATGAAGAGCTGGCCCGCCACCACCTGGTCCAGGTAGAGGAACAGGGCGGCCGGGGTCGCGTCGTCCGCGCGGGCCACGAACTTGGCCAGGTCCACGGGGCGGAAGAACTGGTCTCCGGGGGTCCGGGTGAACAGGTGGTAGTACCGGATGTCCATCACGGGACCGTATGCGCCCAGGTCCTGCACGGTGATCGGGTAGCCCGAGGACGGGTCGCCCGCGCCGGCCGACAGCATCGGAGACGCGCCGTGCGTGACGCCGCGCTCGCCGAACTTGCGGAGAGCGACGACGCGGATAGGCACGTCGCGGACGCCGACCTCCTTCTTCAGGTAGACGGTGAAGCCGCCCTGGACCGAGCTCAGCAGATACGCCGACGGGCCGACGAGGCGGCCGTCCACGAAGACCAGGACCTCCGCGGCGTTGCCGAACTCGGCGCCGCCCAGGTCGTTCATGCGGAGCGCGATGCGCTCCTCGGGGAAGTCCAGACCGGTGCCGGCGGCGTCGAAGCCGTGGCGGTAGGTGAGCAGCGCGACCTGCGGCGCGTCCAGGTTCCACACGCGGCTGACTGCGACCTCCCAGAAGGGGGCCACGAAGTCGCCGAAGCGGGAGCCGTCGGGGAGCGCCTGCCAGATGCCCTGTAGGGCCGTCATCATCGTGCGCTGGTTGGCGCGCTGGATGGCGTATCTCTGGTTCAGCTCCTCGACGGTGATCTGTCCGTCGTCCGTCAGGCCGGTCAGCTGCTGCTCCGGGTACAGACGATCGAAGAGATCGACGTAGTTAGGGGGAGTGAGCATTTTGTTGTCCAGGCGAGTTTTCTATTCGGTTGTTTGGCGTCCCGCGATTGTGGCCACGAAGGCCGATCGGGGCGGAGGGCCGGCCCTGCTGCAACATCAGATTGACAACTTTATGGAGGTTCATCGACATGACACAACTCACCCTGGGCAGCACCGGCGACGAAGTAGCGACCCTGCAGCGCGCGCTGGCCGCCGCCGGCTTCCCCTGCGGCCTGCCGGACGGCCAGTTCGGCCCGGGCACGGCGGCCGCCGTCACGGCGTTCCAGAAGTCCCACGGCCTCGTCGCGGACGGCGTCGCCGGCCCGCGCACGCAGTCGGAGCTCGGCCTGTCCGCCGGCCTGGTGGCGAACGACGCCTCCCTGTTCACCGTCGACCTCGTGGCCAAGATGTTCCCGGTCACGCCGCGCGCGAACATCGAGAAGAACCTGCCGGGCGTGATGGCCGGCCTCGCATACTTCAAGCTGACCGACGCCCCCGTCATCCTGATGGCGCTGGCGACGATCCGCGCCGAGACCGAGGGCTTCCAGCCGATCAAGGAAGGCATCAGCAAGTACAACACCTCGCCGGGCGGCAAGCCATACGACCTGTACGACAACCGCCGCGACCTCGGCAACCGGGGCGGCGCGTTCGGCGACGGCGCGAGCTTCCCGGGCGGCGGCTACGTCCAGCTGACCGGCCGCGACAACTACATCAAGTACGGCAAGGTGGTCGGCGCGGACCTGGCCGCCAACCCGGCGCTGGCGTGCGACGCCAAGTACGCCGGCCTGATTCTGGCAGCGTTCATCAGCGACCACGTGGTCGAGGCCAAGCACGCGCTGCTCGAGGGCGACCTGCGCCACGCGCGCCGGATCGTCAACGGCGGGTCCAATGGCCTGGACCACTTCAGCGATGCCTACAAGCGCGGCATCGTCCTCCTGCCGGCCGGGACCTGCGACGCGTACCGAAAGGCCGTGGCGTAGGCATGCAACATCACAACAACGAGAACGAAATGAAAAAAGTCCGAAACTACATGGCCGCCTGCGCGGCTGCGATCGTCCTCCTGGCCTCCGTCCTGCTTTCGGGCGCGGCGGTGGCCCAGCCCCTCAACCTCTTCGCCGACCTGGGCGGCGCCGACGCGATCGCTCGCATCACGCTGTTCTTCGGCGTGGGCATGGTCGGCATGATCGGCCACTACGTCAAGAAGTGGCTGCGCGGCGAGATCGAGGGGAACTTCGTGGACTACATGTTCCGCCGAAAGCCGAAGGCGACCGCGCTGGCGCTCATCACCCTGGGCTCCGCGGCGCTCACCGCCCTGCTGGCGAACCAGCTGGACAACCTGACCGCCTCCCAGCTCATCACCTCGGCCTTCACGGCCGGCTACGCCTGCGACTCGGCGGTCAACGACTCGACCTCCCCGGAGGGCAAGGACCAGGCCGTCGCCGACGCCTCGCCGCAGACCCCCTCCTAACCCACCCAATCCACTCACGGAGAACGCCATGCCACTGTTCCTACTAGAAAACTGGAAGTCCATCGGCATCGGGCTGCTTCTGCTCTTCGCGGTCGGCGGCGCCTACCTCAAGGGCGACGCCAACGGCTCGGGCCGCGTCCAGGCGCGGTGGGACAAGGAGAAGGCGACCGTTGTGGAGAAGGTCGCGGAGGTCAAGGTCCAGCAGGCCGAGGCAAACGTGAAGGTCATAACCGAGTACGTCGACAGGGTCGTCACAGTGACCAAGAAGGCGGACGCCATCATCAAGGAGGTACCGATCTATGTCACCAAGCAGGATGACGACAAGTGCGGCGTTATTGGCGCTGGCTTTGTGCGCGTGTGGAACGCCGCCAACAGCAACACCCCCCTGGCCGGAGACGCCCCAAAAGCTGATGGACCCGCCGGCCAGCCTGAAGTCGGAGCGCCTCAAGGACAGCCCCAAGCTGAGCGAGGTGGAGACGCAGCACGCCCTGGAGGCCAAGAAGGCCAGCCTGATGGAGGAGCAGATCATCGGCCTCCAGAACTGGATCAGGACGCAAAAGGCAGCGTGGGAGCAGAAGTTCCCGACGGCGCCCAAGCAGCCGTAGCAGTGAACGCCTGAAGGACGCCCATGCCCGCGGAGGGCATGGGCTCTTCTTCTACACGGTGTTGATGCGCTTGAACGTGGGGCTCGGGGCCTGCGGCCTGCGGACGACCGGCGCGAGCTCGTCGAGGCGGGACAGGTCGGTGTACAGTCCAAAGTGGTACTTCTGGCGCGGCTGGAACGCCACCTTGTCGATGGTCAGCGCCCACGTGGCCGGGTCGAACTCCCACCCGGCCCCGATCTCGTCGCCGTCCAGCCAGAGCTTGGCCTCGACCTTGTCCTGTGCTCCGCCCGACAGGAGGGCGTGGATGTACGCCCGCATCCTGCCGTCCACGGACGTGGACAGGTCCGTCACGTCGGGGGCGCCCGGGCGGGCGGGATCCACGTCGGCCGTCACGACCGCGGTGAAGTAGACGAGCGTCAGGTTGTCCGCCACGGTCTGCGGCGGGCGCGTCCGGTGCTGGGCGCTGTAGTACGCCCCCGCGCCCTCGTCGCCGATGTCGAACGGCGTGGGGTTTATGGGGGTGACCGACCCCAGGGACTGCTCCTGGCGCAGCGCGTACGCCACCGGCACCATGACGTCCATCTCGAACGGGATGTCGACCTGCGCCTTCGTCACGACGTTGCCGTCCCGGATGGGCGTCATGGAAGGGACCGAGGTGATGTTGACGATCGGGTTCGCCCGGTAGTGGAAGGCGAAGACGAGGCGGCCCGTCGAGGAGCTCGTCACCTGCTCCACCAGGCCGGCGGTCGAGGCCGTCAGGTACTCGCGGAATTCCGCCACGTCGTCGGGGTCCGTGCCGTCGCCCAGCCCCATGTCGGTCCAGATCGGGCGCAGCACGTCCATCGGCACCTCGGTGGCGACGTCCACGTCGTTAAGGTACACCTTCTGGTCGATCGGCAGGCTGCGGCGCAGGTACATCATCAGCTCGGCGGCCTTGAGGTCAGTCTCCACGGTGAACGACACCTGGAACCGCATGACCATGCGCTCGGTCTCGTATCCGACGTAGCGCAGGTTGTCGTCGTCGACGATCAGGCGGGCCAGCCGGGTCGGGTCGTCCAGGAAGCGGGTGCTGGTCCAGAACGTCGTGCCGGTGGCGAACGGCGATGGGTCGGCCGTCGAGTCCACCTTGATGCTCAGGAGCGGCAGCTTGCGAATGTCCAGCTGCGAGTGCATCATCGGCCGGAACTTGCGGCGCTGCTGGAAGCGCACGATCGGAAGCTCCGTGTCGATGAAGTAGTCCCTCACGTACTCGGTCGGCAGCACGCTCATGACGTACCGGCGCAGGGCTCCCGCGAGGCTGCTGATGACCGGTGCCACTACGGACACGGGCCGGGAGATTGTGACGTCTTTGAATGCCATGATGGGTTCGCCTTTGGGTCTCTATAGCTGCATGTTCCGGCAAAAAAAAACCGCGAGGGGGTCGGACCGCGCGGTCCGCTTCCCCCTCACTATACCCCTCCGCGGGGTTTCGGTCCGGATCCGGTCCAGCCAGATCCTGATCGCGGTCCCGGAGGGACGGGCGGCCTCACGAGTACCTACCCTGCCCTCCTACTTGCGGACTCCCGTTGGCTAGCTTTGGGAGCCTTCGTCGTGAACCAGCGCCCATTCGGCGTACGCTGTCACGCTCCTGGCAGCCACATCTCTGCAGCTGTTTGATGCTCGGTTGGTTACTTCTTGCGCGGCGCGGCGGCCGACGACGGCACGAACTTCGGCCAGTCGTTGGCGCCGTCCAGGCTCTTCATCTCGTTCCAGCCCGGCTCGAACTTGCCCTGCTGGAGCTTGGTCAGGCTGGAGGCCATGCAGGCGCGCAGCTTGCTGACCTGGGCGGCCTTCTCGCCCGTGAACTGGCGGGCCAGCAGCAGGTTGGGCACGCCCAGCGTGTTGCTGTTGTACACGGCCATGCTGCGGTAGTTCAGCGGCTTGACGATGTACGGGGCGGCCACGACCGCGTCGAAGCTCGCCAGGGTCAGGCCGCTGTCCGGCGTCAGGTTCTTCAGGGCGCCGTGCGGCCATCCGCTGACCGTCACGAAGGCCACGATGTTGGCCGGGTTCTTCATGGCCTGGATCGCGTCGGCGTCGCTCTTGAAGCCGCGGATGGTCATGTTGTAGCCCAGCTGCTTGTTCAGCTGGCGGATCAGCAGGTCGGCCGAGCCGACGGCGCCGATCGTGCGGCCCTTCAGGTCGGAGAAGGAGCGCAGCTGCACCTGGATCGGGTCGCCGTCCTTCATGCCGCCCCACTTCTTCGGACCGGGCACGTTGAAGCCGGAGCTCGACACGACGGTGTGCATGAAGTTCGTGTTCAGCGTGGCCACGGAGACCAGGGCGGCGATGTTCTCGTCGCTCTTCATGCTGCTCGCGGTGTCCAACTGGGCGAAGCCCAGGTCGGCTTCCTTGACGGACAGCGCGTTCACGTTGTCCAGGCCGCCGTTGGTCGGGTGCTCGCACATCGGGACGACCTGGCCGCAGACCTTCTCCAGGTTCGCGTACAGCAGGGAGTAGCCCTTGCCCTTGGCGCCGGTGGCGATCTCCAGCGCGTCCTCGCCGCAGGAGGCGGCCGGGCCGCCCTCTTCCGGCGCGGCGTGGGCGAAGGCGGAAACCATCATGACCAGCATGGCGGCCAGCAGGCCCTTGATGTACTTCGGTTGCATCACGTTCATGGTGCTGTCCTTCATCGTTGGTGTCACAGGTTGTAGTTGGGGCCGGCGGCCGGCTGGGTAGCCGGTGCCGGGGCGTCGGCCGGCGACGAGGGCTGACCCAAGGCGCAGACGACGGCGGTGATGATCACGACCAGGATGGGCGCGGCGATCTTGAGGATCTTCCAGTAGTTCATGTCAGTTCACCTTCGCCATTTCGGGCACCTTGTAGCCGGTCATGTCCAGCGTCAGGCCGCCCTCGTAAGTGATCACGCCTTGGGCGTTCATGGTGCTGACTTCCATGTCCATCTCGGCGCAGATCTGGTTGAATTCGTCGTTGACGGCGCGGTTGGCCTCGCTGGTCAGGATCTCGTTCAGCACGGATTCCTGGTCGTTAACGTTCAGTCCCTCGATGGTGGCCTTGCCCTTCTGGGTGAATTCCCACTTGAAGATGTCGCGCTCGATGTTCTTGGCGAACTCGGCGATCTTACCCTCGCGGTAGCGCAGCTTCTCCAGGTTGCCCTGGTAGAACGCCTTCATCTTCTCGAGGCCGCGGCGCTCCTGCGACATGTCGCAGTCCGGGTCCTTCCTGGCCTGCTCGCGGATCATGTCCTCCATGCCCTCGATCTGGGAGCCGGCGCCGACGAGCGCCTTCTTGGCCATCTCGATCTGCTTGCGGCGGCGCAGGAGTTCGTTCTGCTTCTGCTCGATCGGGTTCTTGCGAGCCTCGGCCTTGCGCAGTTCGAGGATCTTATTCTCCAGCTTCTGCCCGGCCAGCGGCAGCAGTCGGATGGCCCCGGCCATGGCGACGCCGAGCGCGCCGACCAGGCTCAGAGCGAGCCCGGCCTGCAGCAGCATCCAAAGCAGCGGGCCGATGAGTATCAGCAGCGCGGCCACCCCCAAGCCCATGAAGAGCTTGACCTTCTTGATTTTGTCCACTGTATTCCCTTGTAGTTGTGGTTAGCCCTGCACGCGGATCATCTGGCTCTCGCGCTGCGCGTCGGCGATGTCCTCGATGTCGGAGGCGTGGAAGCCTGCGGCCACCAGTCCGGCGGCGTCGCCGTTGAGCGGACCCGGCTTGGCCTTGCCGCCGCGGATCGGCTGGATGCGCGGGCGGACCTTGTCAGGCTCGTAGCCCAGCGCGCGGATGGTGCCGCCGCCGGCCACCTGGCGGGCCTGACCGATCTTACCGGTGCCCACGCCGGGCAGCGGACGTCCGTAGCCACCATTGTCGAAATCCAGGCCGCTCTCGCCGAGCTCGCGCTGGAGGGACGCGCGCTCGTCCGGTCCCAGGGTGGTGACGTGGCCGGCGCCCATCTTCTCGACCTTCGGAGCCGTGTAGCGCTTGACGTTGGCCTTGATCTTGGCGGTCAGCTCCTCTGGCATGTCCAGCAGCGTGCCCTCGGGATTGACAACGGCGCGGGTCTGGAACTTGGAGCCTGGCGCCAGCGGGATGTTGACCACGGCGTCGGGGAAGCCCCACGGCGGCATGAACAGGACCGAGGCGAGGAACTCCTCGTTGATCGAGTTCTCGTCGGTGCTGGAGAAGCGGTTCACGCCCGGCGGGTGACGGTGGATGACCACGTTCCACTCCGGGCCGGGCGGCTCCTCGGTGAACTGGATGGAGGCGCCGCTCACGACCTGCTCCGGTACATAGAATTCGCCGGGGCGAACGATGACGGTGCAGGTCTTCGGATCCCAGTCGCCCTTCAGGTACATGCCGTACTCGAGGCTCGGGTCGGGGATGGCGGACAGAGCCGCGGCCATGGTGCGGCAGATGTCCTGCGGCATCACGACGAACGCCTTGCTGTGAAGCTGCAGGCCCGTGCTGATGAGGTGATCGTTGCGCATTCTTTACCCTTCTTTGTGTTCGTCTAGACGCGATGGACCCTCGGGTCCATCGCTACCTTCCGGCGCGCCTTTACGCCGCGGTCAGCTGCTTGCTGAACTTGTACTTGCCGCCGTGCACGATGTCGGCGAAGCCGCAGCTGCGGCCGTTGTTGTCGGAGATCTGGACCTTGCTAACGTTCAGCTCTTGCAGCTTGGTGAAGAGGGCGTTGGTGGCGTCGTTCTTCGACGCGCCGGCGAACTCGTAGTTCGTGCTGAAGATGTTGGCCTGGAACACGAAGGCGCGCGGATCGGCGGCTACCTTGGTCTTGGTCGGCTTGGCTGGCTCTTCCGCGGCGGCCTTGCCCGAGTCCTTGGCCTTGTCGGCGGGCTTCGCCTTGTCTGCCTTGGCGTCAGCTTTGCCCTTGGCCGGGGCGTCGGCCTTCGCGGCCGGCTTGGCGGTCTCGCCCTTGGATTCCAGCTCGGTCACTTCCAGCTTGGAGTTGACCTTGATCTTGCCCGCGTCGATGCGCTCTTGCAGCGAGATGTAGGGGCCGTTCGGCTGCGGCTGCACGATCTCGTGCTTCTTGAAGATCTGGGCTTCCAGCGCCAGGTCGTCCTTGTCCTTCGCTTCGGCGGTACCCTTGGCGCCGCCGGTGCGGGTCACCAGGGTGTGCAGCTGCAGACGTGCGGAGCGCAGCTTGACGCCCACGGCAGTCCAGTCGGTTTGCAGGGCCTCCAGGATCTGGGCGTTGGATGCCTTCGGGTCGTTGTACGCCTTCAGGAATTCCAGGTCAGGGATGGAGGATGCGCCGCGTGGAGTAGCTGTTGCCATTGTGATTCCTTTCAAGCGGGGCCGTGCACGGCCCCGTCAATCGTAGTGAGTGGGATTGTTGCTGGTGCTTCAGGCAGTACGGAAGAACGCCTGAAGAATCTTAAGCTGTTGATTGTCCAATTTGGTCTTGAACGAGACAGCCTTGAGGTAAGTTCCCATCTCCGCGATGGTGTTGATCAGGTTGACCGGGGAGTGCAGCGCCATCTGGCGGTACTGGTGGGCGTTCATGAATACGCTCCAGAAGCCGCCGTTGCTGGCGAGCTCCGCCAGCTCGCGCTCCAGGGTCGCCGACATCTTGAGCTGCATCTGCAGCAGCTGCATCGGCGTCAGGTCGCGGCCCGTGACGGATCCGCGCAGGGGGCGGATGATCAGCGTGTTATTGCGCGACTTGGACTCGGCCACGTACACGCCCTTGAGGATCACCAGGATCTCGGCGGTGAGGCGGCGCAGCTGCTCGTTCTGCGGTCCGTGGTCGCGGACCAGGCCCGGCAGCGCGGTCAGGAACGGCGAGACCACCATGTGCAGAGCGCGGGCGATGCTCGGGGCAGGACCGGCTCGGCCGCCGATGATGTCGGCGTAGGCCACGGAGAGCGCGTCGCGGACGCGCTCCGGCGGCAGGGAGCGGATCTTGCCCACGGTGCGCTTCATGTCGATCGAGTCGTCCTCGAGGAAGCGTAGAACGGTCTGCACTTCGGCCGTGTCCTCCTCCGGCACCATCACGTCCTCGGTCACCGGAGCTTGGATCGAGATGATCGGCGGCTCGCCGATGGCCGCTTCGATCTCAGCCATGGTCTGGGTCGCCATGTCGGCGACATCGGAATGCGCGTGGTGGCGATGCGCCGACGCGATGTTCTCGAAGGCCGGCGCCACCGCTCCTTCGGTGACGGTGATCATCTCGCCAGTCACGTCCTGGTACGTCACGGACCTGACTCGCGCCGTGCTTGGGTCGATTTCGATGCGCGTGTCGCTCATTGCGGTGGCTCCCATTCGTATGAGACGGAGTCGACCATCTCGTCAAGGTTCATGTGGAAGGTGCCGGCGCGCATCTCGGTGATCTCCAGGAAGTTCTCGAACTGCATGAACCGCATGGCCAGGATGGACAGCAGCGCCGCCGGCACGTAGAAGCTCGGCACGACGGCGTACGCGTTGCTGCGACCGTTGCTCAGGTCGACGACGTGTTTCGAGACGATGTGCGGCAGCCAGGTGAAGCTCATCTCGCTGCCGCCGTCGTAGGCCAGCTTCAGCCAGGTCGCCGCCGGGATCTTGGTCGGGTTCAGCGTGTCCCGCGCGTCGATCACCAAGCCCTTGGGCAGCACCGTGTCCCTGTCGATCTCGGCGTTGCTCGGGGTAACGGACAGCTCGCTGGCGAGCCGCTTGCACGACGCAGCGATCGCGCTCACCTTGCTCGCGTTGCTGAACGCGTCGTCGATCGTGAACATGCTCGCGCGGTTCAGGTTGTGCAGCTCGACCGTGTCCATGTCGAAGATGCGGACCATGACCTCGTCCTCGTGGTGGCACATCAGCCGCATGAAGTTGCTGCCGACGCCGCCCACTCCCAGCAGGTTGAGGCGGCGTCGCATGGTGTTGGCCATGATGGGTCGCATTTCGAGGCGACCCACCTCTGCTCTAGTTATCGGCATCTGCGGCCTCCTCTGTTGGTTCTTCGGTAGTTTCCGGCTCGGCCTCCGTCGCCGGTTCGGCATCGGCGGCGCCCTCGGCGATCGGGTCGGCCTCCTCGCCGTCTTCCTCCGCCTCAGCGGCGGCCTGGGCTGCGAACTGCTTGCGCAGCTCCGCGAAGTCGTCGACCTCGATGCGGCGCAGGCCGGGGATGCGCCACTTCGGCGCGTTCGAGTAGTGGCCCTGCTCGACCGATTCCGGGTCGGCCAGGACGAACTCGCGGCCCCCGTGGTACGCGCTGTCCAGGTTGCACTGGCGGAGCATCTGCAGGAAGTCCCCCACGGACGGCATGCCGAAGCCGCCGCGCGCGGCGATCTCGGCCTCGGTCATACCCTGGTTGATGTTGCCCAGGCACACGCGACCGCCGCTGGAGATGTTGGTGTGACGCGCGATGTGCTTGCACGCCTCGTCGGCGTACGCCGTGGCGTTCGGGAACTTGGTCAGGTTGCCGCGGAAGTCCAGGTCGAACGCCCTGATGGACATGTCGCTCAGCACCGAACCCGCGTCGTCCTCGATGTAGGTGATGCCGCGGCGCAGGACCTGGGTCGGGTAGACCACGTCCTTCAGGATCACGCGCACGGTGCCGCCCTTGAGCATCTTGATGGACTCGATCAGGTCGTTCTGCGGGAACTCGATCTTCGCGAAGTCGCTTATGTCGATTGTGTCCATGCTGATCTCGCGGCCTGTGCGCAGGGCGGACGTGATCTCTGCGGCGCCGGCCCACACGAGCTTGCTCAGCGCTGCGTCCACCCAGTGGCTCACCTCGTAGCCGATCGTTGTGCTGATCGGCACCTGGTTGATGTGCGTGTGGCCTCGCTTCAGCTGCTCCCAGGTGACGAGGCTGTCCACCGAGTCGCTGCCGATGAACGCGATCATCTGGTCGAGCGATTCCATCGAGAAGCCCTCGATGTCCGCGAACGTGTTGCCGCCCGAGGCCAGATTCAGCTTGGAGACGACCGCACCGCTCATCTTGGCCGCGAGCTCCATGAGCTTGTGGGCGCGGGATCGTGGCACAACGCCGAAGTTCTTGACGTCCACGTGGGCGTGCAGTATGCCGTCGCGGTCCATGACGTTGGCCGTCCACTCGTCGCCGACCCGCCAGTGCGGCACGCCAAGCTCGTCCTCGAAGTCCTCGCCGACGTAGCTGAGCTCGCTGACCGCGAGGACGTTGCCGCAGCCGTCGCCGTCCGGGAAGCGCACCCAGTCGAGGCGTCCGCGCAGGATGCCCTCGGTCTCGGACTCGTAGAGCGACGCCATCTCCAGCACGGTGAAGGTCGTGGCGGTCACGGAGCCGCGGATGTACACGGCCCACTGGCCGAACGCAGCGACCTTGTCGGCCGACCAGTCGCGGATCGCGGCGAGCGGGTCCACGCCCAGCGCGTAGGCGTCCACCGTGACCTGGGTCGAATGGCCGCTCAGCAGGTAGTGCAGGGCGTGGAGGATCGGGATGTCGATGGCGCTCGGATCTTTGTCGCTCAGATGGGGGAACTGGTAGCTGCGGTCGACGATTACGTCGTCCTCACCAGGGTGCTCGTCCGGGTGGCATGAGTACACATATCGCATACCCCGCCAGCAGAACGAGCGCTGCTCGCTCAGCCAGGAGATGTACATGGTGCGCGCGTAGCCGGTCGGGACACTGCTGACCTCAATGGCCTTGATCGGGATGCCCTTCTGGTCTGCCACGTACCAGGTGGAGACGTCGACGTACATGTACGTCGGGATGGACGGCGCCTTATTCAGCTCCGCCACCGCCTCCGGCGAGAGCTCGCGCAGGGAGCGCAGCGTGCTCGATCCGGCGGGCCGGTCCCTGACCGGAGCTACTACCGGGCTGCTGGCGCGTCGAGGCGGTGCTGCCGGTGCTTGGGTCTCTTCCATGGTGGTTCCTTATGCGAATTGCGGTTGCGTGTTGATCTGGTCGGCGAACATCTGGAGGAAGTCGGCCGTCTGGCGCACGTGGTCGGTTCCGAAGACGACGGATGCCGCCTCCAGGATCGCCTCGCCCATGCCAGCGGCCGACGCGGGAGCGGGGCCGTCGGTCGGTGGATCGGGCTGAACAGCAGCTGCGTCTTTCGTTTTCTTGGTTCGCGTCTTCTTTTCGTCGCGGAAGCGAGGGCGAACACCCCGCGCGTTGACGGCCTGCATGATCGTCTCGTCGAGGAAGTCGCAGGCGAAGAAGAAGCGGTTCATGCCGAAGCGCTCGGGCTTGGCCAGGACGTTCAGCGCCATCAGGGCGGTGGTCGAGCGCAGGACGGTCCGCGACCACTTCTCGGCCCACTGCGGCTGCTTGTACAGGTCCTTGACGCCCAGCTCCTGAATGGCGTCCTTCGACAGCTCGTACGGGTGCGTGGTCTTGGCGACCATCGTGGTGGCGACGTCCACGCAGATCGCGTCGCCGCCCCTCAGCACCGCCTCCGGCACGGCGACCGCCTCGCCGTTGGTGACGACGAGCAGAGGGCCGCTCATGGTCGCCCCGTCGTTCTCGAGGGCCGCCGCCACGTTGGAGACGATGATCCGGAAGTAGGGCCGGCTCGGCGCGACCGCGCCCTTGAGCGTGGCCCCGAGGTCGTTCAGGCTGTGCATGGACCAGGTCTTCACGTTCTCGTCGATGACGATCGTGACCCCGGTGAGCCCGATCACCGCCAGGCCCTCCACCAGGACCGCCATGAAACCGCCGACGGTCCCGCCGACCTCCTGCTTCTGCCACGCGCCGTGCGGCACGTACACGGTGACCCACTGCGGTATGTCGAGGCCGATCGGGGCCTGGCGACCGAAGAGACCGACGAAGTTGTCGGTCGTTGCTGTTGGCATCGTCATGCAAATTTCTCCTTCGTTGTTTGCGCCCCATGCCCAAATGGGGCATGGGGACTTGGGTGTTTGCTCGGTACCATGATATCGGCCCGTGGCAGCCCTTGGATCGCTAGGACCGGAGGCGGTGGAAGCGGAACTCGCCGAGCGAGGCCGTCAGCGGCATCCTGCGCGCCCAGTAGGGGACGCGGTCCAGGTTCATCGCTATGCGGAGCTTGGGCGAGTAGAAGTGCGTGGCGCCGTGCGTCGGGTCGTCGCCGCCTTCGAGCACGCGCTCCGCGCACTCGATCAGCCGGGCGATCTCCGGGTCGTCGTGTTTCTTGGACATGACCGTCACGGGCGCGGTTCCGTCGCGGACGCGCCTGAGCGCTGACCGGACGGCGGGCACCATCTGGAACTGACCCTTGGCCAGCACCACGTCGCAGGCCGTGCCTCCGTACGCCGGATGGTTCGAGCGGTTCACGATGACGTGCATGACGGCCTCCGCCTCTATGGCGGGTCGGCCGCGGGCCTCGATCCAGGCGGCGGCAACCAGGCAGTTGCGCGCGGCCGGTGAGCCCTCGGACGTCAGGGTTTGGGCCAGCGCGGGTAGCGCGGCCAGCAGGGCTGCGGACAGAGCGGCAGCGATGAGTTTTCTGAGCATGAGGTGTTCCTCTTGGTTCGGGGATTCCGGCGTGTTGCGGGTGCGTGCCGGGTCCCTCCGGGCGTTGGTGGCGCCGTCGTGCTCCTAATGGAGATGGGGTTGATGGGGAGTGGTGGAACGTGCGGGGCGGGAGGGTCGCTCGGACCCCGCATCGGATTGGTTCGGGGAGAAGGCTACTCGATGGCGCCCTTAAGGCGAGTGGGTTCGCGGAACACAACCAGGACGGGCTCGGACTCGCCGGTCTTCAGCATCACGGACACGATCTCACCGCCGATGTTGAGCATGGGCTTGCCGATCAGTTCGTGGCCTTCATCGATGAACTGCAGCGCGCGTGCGGTGTGCGGGCGCACGAGGTCCAGCAGGAACGCCTTGATCTTGAAGATGTCGTTGCCGACGTAGCTCACCATGTCGACGGATTCGCCGAGGGTGTCCAAGCGCAGGGTGCGACCACCTGGCAGGGCAACGATGCCATTGAACGTAACGCCATAGGCGAAGGTGTGGAGGGTAGCCATTCAGACCACCGCCGGCATTTTTGGGTTCTCGAAGACCACGGCGATCGGAGTCGCCGTTTTCGGATCGTCCAGCGGATCCGGGATTGCGATCAGCACAGAGACGACCGGGCCACCGCGGAAGTCGTGCAGCGACTTACCGATCAGGAGGTGATCGTTGACGACGATGTGACCTTCGTCATTGCGAATGTTTCGCTCCAGATCGTTCTGGCTATCGCTGACGTAGTCTAGAGTGGGAGTACATGGGTCGCCCGCGTACGTGCAGCAGCCGATATCTACCGGCGCATCAACGTCAACATTGAACGACGCACCGTATTTGAAGCTCAGTTGGTTCATAGGAATCCCGTATGAAAATGGCGAAGCCCCGGAGGGGCTTCGCCTGCTGTTTAACCGATCGGCTGGTAGGTGGCGATCGTGGCGCCGCGCTCGGTCATCAGGTACGCCGTGCCCTTGAGGGCGAACTGCTCGACGACCTCGCCGCCGCGCATGACGCGGGCGGTGTGCAGGTACTTCTCGTTGAAGTCGCCCTGACCGCGGACCTCCGGCGACTCCTTGAAGAAGTCGACCAGCAGGTCGTCCTCCAGCTGGATGACCTTGAACGACTTCGCGCGCGACGTGTCGGGCAGCCCGTCGTCGTACATGACTTTCAGGAAAAGCATGGTGTTGCTCCTAGTGTAGTAACGGCCTCGCGGCCAGGTGCGGAGGGGCGCAACTCCCTCCGGTAGCGCAATGCTATGCGACCATGAGGCGCGGATCGTCCTCGGTCAGCACGCTCAGGCCCAGGACGTGGTCCTTGTCCATGAGCATGGCGCGGTTGACGCGTGGGCCGTCGCGCGAGATCATCATGAGGCGCGGGTCGAAGACGCGGAAGGCGTCGGCGAAGTCGCGGTCCAGGAACGGGATCAGGGCGCAGACGTCGCCGTCGTAGTCGCCGCCGATCAGCTTCAGGATGCCGTTGTGCACGCTCATCGTGTAGTCGAGCGGGTCGCGCTTGATGCCGGTGATGCGCACGCGCAGGATGGAGCCGAACGCGATGGTCGGGTTGCGATTCAGCAGCGCGTACAGGCCGTGGCCGTCCGGGCCGCGCTTGATCAGCTGGAGCATCGCCGCGTACATCGACGGGTCGAACTTGGTCTGGGCCTCGTGCCACAGGTCGTTGGCCTTCGCTAGCGAGATGCCCTTCATGCGGGCGGTCAGGTTGGTCAGCTGGAAGCGGTACATCTCCAGGAAGGCCAGGTACGGGACCTCGACCTCGTCCTGCTCGTGGCCGGGGCCGAGCGGGGTGATGACCATGCGGCCGCAGAAGTTGATGCGGTTGCCGAGCAGCTGGCCGCGCAGGTAGCCGCCCTTGCCGGACAGCACGAACAGGACGTGGTCGAAGATCTCGTTCGCCCGCTCCTGGATGCGCCACAGGACCGCGTTGACGTTGCCGTCCGTGGCCTCCTCCGGCGTGTAGTCGTTCAGCACCGACGCGTTGCTGATCAGCAGGTTGTACAGGTTGTTGACCTCGTCGAAGATCATCTGCTTCTCCACGACCAGCGCCGGGCGCAGGATGTGGTTGAAAACCAGGATCTTGGAGGTCATCACCATCGTCGGGTTCTCGCGGATGATGCGGGCGAACTCGGCGACGCGCGGATCGGACTTCTTCTTGGCCTCGAAGTGGTCCAGGACCTCGGGCCAGCGCCGGGAGAACTCGGCGAGGCCCATGTTGTCGAACGGTCCGGCGTCGTCCGCCACCTTGATGATGCCGTCCATGGTCAGGACGCGCTTCTGGTGGACGATCTTGGCCAGCTGGGTCGGACCGACCACCTTGGCGAAGTACTGGAAGAAGAGCGGGCTGATGATCTGGTGCGCGCCCAGGTCGACCCAGCCCTTCTTGGAAAACACCGTGTCGCGGCAGGTGACGGCGGCGTTGCACTTGGGGCAGATCGTGCCCTCGTAGAACCGGCCCTCGATGGGCTTCTGCGTGGACGGGCAGTCGCACGCGTACTCGCGGCCGCTCGACGGGATGCGGCCGAAGATGCGCTCGGAGAACACGCCGCCGTCCGAGAACTTGCCGGTCTTCTCGATCACCGGCGAGTGGTCCGTTACGGTGAAGAACGGGTCGAAGCCCTCGTCGAGCGGGTTCAGTGTGATTCTCACGTGTTTTCTCCCTTTTGATGTGCGAACATGGAATAGTTCGGCCTTTCTTGATCAAACAAAATACGTGGAATTATATCATGCTTCAGTCCAAACCGCCCTAGTTTTGTGGGCGGAAGGCCGTCGCAACCAAATGATATACGGGCCTGCAATCCGTTTAACCTTGAGGACAAACATGACACAGAACCACATCACGATCGTAGCATTCAGCGGCCCATCGGGCTCCGGCAAGTCCGAGCTCGCGGCCCGCCTGCAGAAGGGCTGGCCGGAGAACCTGCTGAAGTGGCCGCAGAGCACGACCCGCAAGCGACGCGGGCCGGGCGACGACTACGTCTTCGTGACGAAAGCGCAGTACCAGCACATGAAGGGCGCGATGACGTGCCGCACGGAGTTCAACGGGAACTTCTACGGCACCATCCCCGAGCCGACCCCGGGCGGGACGGCGGTCCTGACCATCGTGGACGCCAACGGCGTGCGCGACCTGGAGAAGGACACCAGGGAGCACAACGAGGCGCTGGCGCGCGGCGACTTCGGCGGCAAGTTCGGCGACCAGCCCGTGCGGCTGATCAAGGTCTTCATGATCTACGACCGCGACTGTGCCAACTTCGCCGAACGCACCGGCGGCCGCGACCGCACCCCCGAGTTCATCAAGGCCGAGGCGGACGCCTTCATCGGCATCTCGTTCGAAGAAGTGCTGGACACCACCAAGGCGTGGCCCGACGAGGAGAAGTTCTTCAACGACGTGATCTGGCCGGCCATCACCCAGCCGTTCGCTTCCTCGGTCGACTGGGGCGAGCGCGTCCACGACCTGTGCAACGACCTGGCGGCGCACGCCATGGCCCTGAGCGGCGGCGACTGGCCCGAGGGCGAGGCCATCGCGGCGTACCTGCAGAGCGTGCTGGACGACGCAAGTCCGCCGCGGACCCAGGCCAAAGCCCCGGCCGCCGACGGCATCGACGATGCACTTGCTTCTCCTGTGATCCGGCCACAAAGCGTGCTGGAGTACGAGGTTGTCGATCAGGTAACGAATGAGACGCGCGCCAAAATCGACGAGCTCGTCCAACAGGGCAGCGTGGCGCCCCAACTGCAGCACGTCACCCTGGAAGTGGTACTCAACGCTTCCAGTCAACCAGAAGCCGAGGTGCTCACTGAACTCACGGGCGACGGCTCCGGCGAGGCTCTGCCCCCGGTGTCGAACGAGGAGCGCACGGCCGAGGCCGCGGTGGTTCCTCCGATCCCAGCGGATGAGCCGGCAATCGTCGCCAACGAGCCGGAGGAACCGGTCATCCCCCTGGTCGCGCCCCGCGCCACCGCCGTGATCTACGCTACCGACAGCCTGACCGACTGGCTGATGGACGAGGCGATCGGCGAGGAAGCCATGGCCAACGACAACACCTTCCTGCTGATGTTCCAGCAGTTCATCTCCTCGCACGGCGGCGATCCGTCGGGCATGAGCGTCTCCTCGCAGGAGTCGAAGGACGGCAAGGGCGGCATCGTGCGCGGGTTCCTGGTGCGCATGCCTAACTCGCCGATGTACATCGTGGAGTTCAACGAGCGCATCAAGCAGATCGTGACATCGAAGGCAGCATAACTAGGAGAGCAGATGGCTTTGCCAGGCATGAATTACACGGCGCCGGTCGACGTGTTCGTCGGACAGATCACGGAGGTCGACATGGTTTCGGCCGGCATGACCGTGATCCGGTCCGAGGGGCTGCTTCCGCGCGCCGTCCTGGCTGAGGTCGAGGCCCTGCCGAAGCACCAGCAGTCCGTCGCGATCGGCAAGCTCTCCAGGACGCCGGAGCTGAAGGCGCTCTCCGGGAAGATCACCGACGGCATCCGGCGCCGCGTGGAGAACATGCTGCAGATCAACAGCATCGGGGACGACCGGATCCTCTCGGTCAAGCGGGATGCGGTGTTCGTTACCGGCCCGCCTCCCGCCCGGCTGGTGCTGAGCGACGGCACCAAGTTCAAGCTCAAGAACGGCTACACGGCGTTCGCCAAGCTGGGGACGGTCGAGGTCTACGGCGTGCCGAGGCGCGGGACCGTGGACCTGAAGGGCGTGCCGGAGGAGAAGCGCCACCTGCACCGCCAGTTCGTGACGCGCATGGTGCTCGACGTCCTCGGGCTGATCGAGCGCGCCGACAGGGTGGAGGCGGCGGCGACGCTGCAGCAGTTCCTCTCGGAGTACTCGGCGCTCCGCCTCCCCGCGGGGTTCTACCGCGAGTTCAACTCGGCGTCGGCCTTCGCGCGCCACGCCGGCCGGTCCCTGTACCTGATAGACAGCGACGGCACCGACATCGACAAGAGCGAGATAGACATCACCCACAACATACGGAACGTCGTCATACCCCTGGCGCGCTCCATAGCATAAGGAGAGACACATGGCACTGCATCTGTGCATCGACAACATGGAGGGCCAGAACGCCCTCAACGTGGTGGCCCCCGAAGGCTGGACCTTCGAGCAGGCCGAGCGCGCCATCCTGGAGGTGGACAAGGACGAGCTGGGCGACTACGAGGAATTCTTCGAGCGCCTCGAAATCCTGGGCTTCACCCGCTTCGAACTGACCACCGTCAACCTGAAGGTCAACTGATGGCCGGGCCGTTCGTGAGCGTGGAAGGCGGCGACTCGCTCTGGGAGGCGCACACCTGCGTCTTCCAGGCGCCGGACAATTTCACGGAGAAAGAGGCCAGAATGGCCATTTCGGCAACCTGGGATGCCCTGCCGGAAGGCGGCCAGACCGAGGAGGCGCTCGTGGAGGCGATGAAGCAGCGCGGCTTCGAGCTCTTCAAAACCGGATACATGTGCCTGTACCAGAGAGAAGATGAGGAGTAAATCTATGGCCAGCGAACCATTCGTCGTGCTGGTGGAGGACCCGATGGGCGGCGGCGTGACCGGCGTCTTCACCCCGCCTCCAGGCTTCGACCGCAAGGGCGCGGGCATCGCCATCAGGGCCACCGAGTCCGAGCTGGGCGACGCGTGCACCCGCGAGGCGCTGCGCGAGCGCCTG